TGGTGGGCCGAAGCCCACCGTTATCTAGCCTGCACAAAATGACTCATGGACAACGCCCGCCGGTAAGTCGGTACGACCGATACAGGTAACGCTCAGGCGGATGCCTTCTTCGCAGCTACCATCACAGTCGTCTTCCCAACAGCCACCACTTGTCCAGTGTCCGTATTTCGGACGAGTGTTCCGCGCAGCGCCCCGGTTAGAGGCGGCCACGACAATGGAATCGTACTCATCGTAATCTACGTCATCGAGTCTTTTCAGCAAATACAAGTTCATAATGTTCTCCTAAGCAATTTACGTCCGATTGGACAGCGTGCTTTTGGATACAGTGAACTTGCAGGCTAAATTTTATTTCTCTTCAGGTTTACGGTTAGGTCGAGTGGATGCGTGCCGCTCATCGAGATAAGCTACTGCGCCCTGTCGCTCTACGTAACGTCGACCTTTGTCGTCGGTCAACACCGGAGAGTTAATTTTCTTTTTCATACTCACTTCCCAACCCATCACTCACGTCTTGCGACATGCGGTGTTAGCATCGAGGGCCAGATGGGTTAATCCGGGTCGTCTCATGCCGAGGTTGGGTTACTTGCTCTTGCCGCGTTTCTTCGGCTTGAGGATAACTTCGATTGTGCCGGTAGACTTCGCCGTCACATTTGCACAGCTTGCGTAGAACGATGCGCCTTTGTCAGGTTCATCGTCTAAGCACAGACGAGCACCACCGCGTTTAAGATACCGACGGTTGGTTTCCTCGTCATGGATGAAAACCATGTCGGTCTTTGCCACAGTGTTACTCCTCATGAGTGTTTATACGGATGCTCTGCCCCGTTAACGCAGGCGCTCTAACGGCTGAAGAGAACGACGTTGCTCTTCGCGCATAACACACCTCCGTCTTGTAAAAAGATTAGCGGTCGGTTGTTTCACCCACACTCGGATTAATCGAGGTGACGAAATCAAACGTGTTCGTTCTCATCGTGGATTTGTGGTAAGTACGAACGAGTTCGTTAATCGCCTTGAGGACACCGTTGATGCCTTCGTGGTACGTTACACAAACCGGAATACGATAATGGCCGGCACCCGGATTGAGTTTACCAACAACCGCCACTGCTACGTCGTTTGGAAAACGCATGAACTGCAGCGATTCAAAATCCCGCTCGAGCAATGCGGCGTACTGGTTGTGGTATTCGTCGTCGGCTGAACGAATCCACTCCACGAACTGGGCAACTGGCATTGCTTCGCCGTCGACCACAAAATCGCACTCGGGTGGATTACGCTTTGCCACAAAATCCCACAGGGGGCGAGCTGCGCGTGGCTCGTGTATTGGACTATCACGCGCGATGCGGTTCATCAGCAACGTCAGTGCACTGGCAAGCATGCGATGGTAAACCTCGACATCGTCGCTTTTGTCGCCGCGACCTTGTTCGATACACACATCCTTGCCGGCCCCGCCTGCTGTAATCGTGAGCCAGCGGTCAGGCACGTCCTCAGCCGGATGTTTACGGTGACCCAGATACACGCCGAATACTTCGGCCATCAGGGCGTCGATAACCGAAGAGTCTTTGGTCTTCAACCAATCGGGCATGCCAAGAACATCGATGGTTCGGCTAAGCGACAGGTTCTTGTTGAGATTGCTTTGGTCAATCATGATTAGCTCCTTGAGTTTTATACACAGGGAGGAACTAACCCGTAAAAAATATCAGCTAGGTGCCGACGCTTCTCAGCGAGGACACCCACCCCTCTCGTCTTCCCGAGCCGCCAAGATAGTCTGGACCACCTCTTCACTCTGGTGCCCTCCCCCTCAGAAGGCACACCATGCTCTTGGCCACGCCTTGGGGGAGCAGGCCAGCCACCCAACGCAACTGTGCAACCAGTTGGCGGATGCCGAACGCAGCGTACTCTGCGCGCCGACCTAGCTCACTCCCAAGACTGCCACGGTACCTGTCAAGATTTCAGATGCGGTAACCCGCAACCCTAAACCGCCACCGCGTGCCGCTCAGCTTAACGGCGACGGTGGGTAAGACAGGAACCTGAACTCTGCCCGTAGGCGAAGTCGTGTTGCACCGTTTTCCAATGTCCTCGTGAGAAGGCATTCGAAAAAGGCCCCCGCGTAAGGGGCAAGGCAACTGGTACTGGCATGTGCAACCTGAATACACATGTCAGGGGTCTTCGCTGGTTCGTAGTCCAGTCGAAGATACTAGCAGCTGGCGCTAGTCTGGTTACGTTTCCCGATTGCTCGTGAAACCGAATGCGTTTCGCCATAGATAATAACTCACGGCGTTTGGAAAAGTTCGGTGGGCTGTTACACCCACCGCCAAGCTCGGACAGTGGCTGGGGTCAATCTCGATTTGGAAAGCGAGACTCATGGACTACGGCAAGCATCGCCAATGACCAATCGGTTGGATGCGGAAGTCTCTCTGGATGTTTTGGCTCAACATCGCGATTTGCATAGAATACTACACACCCCTGTAAAAAATCCGACAGGGGGATTTACCCCCCGATCAATCCTCTCCCAGATAAAATCTCTTAATAAGGATCACGCACGCGGGCGGGCGCGGTATAATGATCTTATTCTAATTATAATAAATTATAATTATAATAATTTATATATAAAACAAAAAGATCCCTGTAGGAAATGGCGTGCGTACGCGCACGCGTATATAGAAGGGATCACTTAGGATCACAACTTGTTGTTTTAAAAGGAATTTTTTAAGAAGTGAATAAGTAATTGATTTATAAGTATTTTTTAAAATTAGATAAAGAGAATTACCAAGGAAAACAAACACTTAGCAGAGAGACTCAAGAGATTTCGTCTCTCAAGGCTAAGCCATTTTAAATCCCCCTAAATCGCGCAAGCGCTAGTGTATTTTTGATCGGCGCGGCGGCGTCGGCCAAACGGGATTTCGCATCCCGGCGATTTTGCGATTCCCAAATCCTCCCCGCAAACTTTGCCCCCAACCCACTCTAAAACGCACTGTACGCCACGCTGTGGCCCGTTCTCCCCTTCACCTATCCGAATGTACCGGGTCAGAATGAAAGCCCTGAGAATGCTTTTCAGTGCGGTTTCTGAAAGGGGATAATCGCTGGTTAAAAAATAACCAATGCTTAGTGCCAGAAGGGGCTTGAGGCAAAAAAAAAAGAAATGAGTTCCACCCTATGGGTGGAAAGGAAAGTCGGCGCTCAGAAGAGACGCGCCGACTCAGATACTGCATTAGGCATGTATCGTGTTACCATCCAGAGCGAGCTGAATTGGTTTGACCCAAATCCCTGCCTCGCCCATGACGTTCATGTCCCAATGGCTGAACATGCTCAGCTGGTAAGGTACGTTCACGCCTTTCATCATCAGGAACTGCCACACAGCGTCGAAACGCTCTTTGGTGATGAACATCATGCCACCATCAAAGCCTGAACTGAAGTCCAGGAAGTTGCCGATGCCGTTGTCAAACGACCCCACACCGTCCTGCGTCAGGGCAACCAGTCCGGCCATGATGTCCGGTTGGCGATCCATGAAGTCACAGAACTCAACGATGGTCAGGCGACCTTCGAGTCGACGGAGTACCGCTGCTGCCGCCAGCAGTTGTGACCCATCGAAATAAACATGCGGGTGGTGATTGAGAATGGCGGTGATGATATACTGGTCGCAAAGTTCCACCAGTCTGCGGTCTTGGCAGACGATGTTTACTGCGGGCCTCATCGTTGGTGTTGCGGTAAGCATTATAAAATTCCTCTATGCAATGAGAGACTGCTTTGTGTGGTCGGCGAAGTGCAGTCCAATACGCTGAAGGCTGTACCCCGTTGCAAAGTAAATCAACGGTTCGAGCACGCGCACAAACCCATTGGGGTCTAATGCGTCAACAGAGTAGGGAGATTCAAATCGCCAGTGTTCGACCTGACCACCGATTCCCATTTCCGCCCCATATACACCGGGTTCTACTCCCTTGCGGAATGTGAATAGGATAGCGCCAGATTCAGCATCACGGCCACAAATTACCTCCTCCTCGAGGGTAATTCGTGCACGGGTACAACGCGTCGACGTGAGCATTGCGTTGCGGGGTTGTGGAGATGGCGCGAAGAGATACGGGCCATCGTATGCCGGGGTGTTGAGAGCACCCATGTCGTCGAGGGCGCTACTTCGATGCACAATCGGGTTCTTGTAGTTGCAAAGCCTTTGACCATCAGTGTACATCGTGAACTGGACTTTCACACGCGTCCCGACTAAATCGTCCAAACGTAACTTGGCATTTTGCAATTGGGCTTGGACATGTCGGGAGATTTTGTCAGCCAAGAACACGTTGTTATTATCGGAGCACAGGACATACCCGTACTTGGTACAGGCAAGGATTGTGCACACGACATAACGCTGGGGTTCGAGACTGTACTTCTTCCCGTTGGTTCGTTCTACGACAAAGAGCGAAACCTGATAATTACGGGATTGCATTCCAACGGTGGATTTGACGTTACAGGCTTGCAGCAGAATCGGTTCCACCACTTCGACTTTGAACGGCAGTGCCGTTTTCGGTCGACGGCTAAAGGTGTAAACCGTAATGGTACGGACCTTCTCATCGTCCATGGCTGGATCTCCACTCAACCACCACGTTAACCATTTCGCGGTGTTTTGTGGAATACTCTCGGTCGTGTGGATTATCACCTGACCGACGATGCCCGCATCGAACAGCGTGCGTGCAAAGGTTGAGTTCAGTACGTGGTGTTCACCGTTTACCAATACCGGTAAACCGGCGACTTCGCGGATTTCGCAAAGACACCCGTGGGGTTGTATCCAGAGCTTGACTTGCTCATCAGGTTTTATTTCCTGCTTTCGCATCTGGTCGAACCAGTCGACCTTGCGCAGTAGTTCACCAGACATGATAACTCCTTATGATTTAAAAAGATTTATAGGTGTATACTATCACATTTATAATATCTATCCGTAAAAAGTTAGAGGTTCCCCTATGCCAGAGTTACAGTATGATTTTAATCGGGGTGGATATGTCGAGGGCGGACACCGGAGTCATGTCCCCTATGGTCAGCGCCATTGGGACGACGACGATTACGATGACGAGCAGAAGATTGCCACGGAATCGTTGAAGAACCCGGCCCTGCTCAAAGCGTTTGATGAAGCGTTCAAGAAGGTCACGTTTAACAAACAGCTCTGCACACGAATCATGCATTACGTTTCGGGTGTTTTTTCTCGCGAGGGAAATATCGAGTGGTTTGGCTCGAACCTGCTTGGCGTACACACCATTCGTTTTTTCGATACCGATCGCTATGCCCTGTTTGACCAAGTGCTCGTGGTGGATGAGGATTTGCTGACCGAGCTTATCACCAACACCAAAACGGTTGACCCGTCGTGGAACGTGGCGTCTGATACCATGAACCTGACCGTTGCGTACATGGTGCATCGCATGATGCCGATGTTCGGGGACAAAGACTTTCACAAAGCCGCCGTTGAGATTGTGAAGCTGCTGCAGTTTAAGTTTTACTCGAGCATCTACTACCACTTCTTCCCGAAGCCGGTCGACATGCCCGCCGCCGAAGCGACCTACTCCCAGCTTTCCCTGAAGTTCGACATCCGTCGGTTGGGTAACTGGGGTGCGCATATCGAGCAACGTGCCCAAGACTTCTGCTCCAAAGAGTCTCCGCACTGGGAGACCATCAAGAAGTTCGACCAACCCGGGTTACTGATTCGCTTTATCACCGACTTAAACACCCGTACCAAACAAACGGTCAAGGACTACTACGCGGTCCTCGATCGGGTACGTCGTGAGAACAGCCGTGTGATTACCCAGTCTGCCCGTGTGGAGCTGGACGGTGAATCGATTATCCGCGACAAGGTTACCGCGTTTAACACCGCCAAACAGAACCTGTTCGATGCGTCTTACAGCATCAATAACCTGTACAAGGAAGAGTTGGCCCGCGTGGTACTCGAGATGGTGCCTAAAGCGTCCCCTAACGCCCTCAAAACGCTTTTGCTCTACATTGCAGACTTACCCCTTGGCAAGAAGCGTCAAGAGGTAGAGGCGATTATGGAGGACACCCTGAGCCACTCGTTTGATTTGATTGTGGCCAACCGCATTAACTTCCGTGATGTTGCTGCGCTTCTCAACCGGATGCGGGCACTCTATCAAGCCGCCAAGGCCTCGAACGAATACGTGCTTTCTCTGCGTAAGCGTATCGAAGCGCTGGCCAAGAAAGAGACCCACCTGCGAGACGACGCTGCCCTTTCCGCTGTGCGTACTGCCCTTCTCTTGTACTTCTTAGTCCGCGCTATCGCGGTCTAAAAAAATAAAGAGAAATACCCCCGACCTGAGTCGGGGGTATTAATTTTTTGGTGGTGCAGTATTAGGCAACCTTCACCGCCGATTCAGCCGCCACTACTGCCGCCTGATGCATTCGATAAACTTGTGACATGCCGTAATTAGAAGCCATTCCGGCAACCAGAACAAACGAGATGACGATAACCTTACAGCGGGCAATAGCTACCACGCCTAAACGTTCCCGTCGACCGTAGTCCCGGACAGCGTGTAAAAGGTGCGTTGCAATAGCAAAAACAATGCCCCACACAATGAACACACTTATAAAGTAAAATACAGTCATGAATTCATCCTTTGCCGCTGGATCAAGTCCTTAAGACTTTCCATCGATGCGACATTTCGCATATCAGTGTTAAGTTGACTGACAAGGTGCTGAAGCCTATTCTTCAACTGCATGGTCTTCACTGGGCATGCAACCCCCTGCATGCTACGGATGACCGCCTCAATCTCACCCATCAGCTGTTGTTGTTTTTGTTCTTCCTCCACCAACTTTTCTTCATCTTGAGTATCACCTCCTTCGAGCATGGTTTTGTTACGGATCATCAAACGGTGATTGGAAATCTCATAGTGACCGAGATTCTTACCGAAAATGAGCAGCCACATAGCCAGCAGCCAAGAGATAACCAAGTCATCGTGCCCTGAACGTTGGTGGTCTATACGTCCACTACGTTCGACCAAACTGAGAATCTGGTCTATCAGTTCCCCAGACCGGATGAGGTGCGCAGACAAACGCAAGGCCATGGTAAAGACTTCACCATAAAGCTTAAGGCGTTTGTTCTGATCCGTAGAGAAGCCAATGTACTTACGGAACTTATCCCAGAACTTCTCTGGGAAATTGCCCGGACCACGATGGTACTCTTTAAAGAGGTCATCGTTACGACTAAAGTCCTGGGTAATGCGCACATACAGACGTCGGTGTAAATCACGGACCTTGGATTGCAGCTGCAAGATAATCGCATCGGCAACCGAAGACCCTGTACTACGTCTTTCGAGAATCAAAACAGTATTCTCATATTTTATCATGAAATTCGCGAGGTGAATGGCGAAGCCGATAACGTTGGTTTCGTTTACGGTTAATTTACCCGCCATCTCGGCAGTCTCGGAATTCACAATCGACATTGCGATGGCATCTCGACCCACGGCTTCGGAGGTATCCAAACCGATGATGTGTCGTGCTCGCAACTTGCTGCCTAATTCAGACTCCTTATAATACCAGTCGGTGACATAACCCGACGCGGAGATATCTTTGAACTCGGCACGCGTACGTGACTTCGTCATCCTTGCCGCATCTTCTTCAGAGAACGGCTTGTTCAGTCCACCTGTGGTCCACTGACCACCGTAGTCACGACGAATCTGGTCGGGTGTACCGGTGGCGTTGGCAATCATGCCTGCTAACTCTTCGTCACTGGTGCCCAGCTGTTGGTGCGTGAACTTCACGTAGAACATGATACGCGGGATACGGGCGGTGGAGTTCAGTCGAATCAAATCGATTAACTCTTTGCGCGACGGGATATCGATATAGCGCTCATCCCACATAATCCCCGAGGTCATCAGTTCGTACATGAACTTGCCTTCCTCGGTCGCCAAGTCACCCGGCGTTGTGGCGAACACGTTGCCGTAGGGTACCCCGTTCTCTTCGTTGATACGACGCGCCGCGGTACCGGAACCCAGTGCGGCGGGTAAGATGTCGTGAATGTGTTTGGTGAAGGGGCCTTCATCCGAGAACAGACGGCCGGCGGTGAGTCCACGACCCACACCGTTCGCTGACTGCTGGTCGTTCTGACCAATCGCGGTAATCAGTTTGTTCCCCATGGCCAGACAGGCAAACGACTCTTTGTTGTCCGGGTCATCTTTGTGAATCGGCCACAGGTAATCCGGCAGACCGTCACGCAGACGTTTCAAGGTGTTGATGGTTTCCTCACGCAGTACCGGCCCTTTGGTGACATGGATGGTACGCGAGTTTTCCAGAAAGCGCAGAAGCCACGATTCCAGTGAGGCCACACCGATGGTTTTACCGTGCTGACGGAGGAACTCCAGCGCGACGTCGATGTTGTTAAAGAAAATCCAGTAGAGCGCAAAGTTACCGCGGTCTATTTTAAACGGGACACCGGTTGAACCATCTGCCGGAACGCGTAAGCATTCACGGAAGTAGTACCACGGGTTCTCTGCACATTCGTGAACGATGTCCGCCTTTTGTTGAATCGTCAGATTAGGGTCAAACGGGTCAACGTCTTTCAGGTCGGGATTGTGCAACGCAAGATGCAGGTAATAGTGTTGTACCCCCAACCCCAGCAACGTATCCGCAAATCCTAAGAAGTGCTTGTTACGTGTGTTGTCGTGGATAATCGCACCGGGATGGCTTCCCCAATCCGATTCGCGTAAGATCATACAGTCCTCCCGGTACCCCCGACCTTTCGGCCGGGGGTACGCAGTTCTTTTTAATCGATGTGGTGTGCCAACATCGGGGTTGCCCCTAATTGCAGCTCATCAGTCGGAGTACGGCGCAGCCAACGAATCACCAGTGACGCATCCAGCCCCACTTTGTAGTTGATGACCTTCTTGCTCATCCAGTCGTCGATTTCGTAGGTGTAGATATTGCCCCCTACGTGAATCTGGAAATGGGTAGGCACCGGTGGGCCATCTTCGTTGCGACGATCGTACAGCGGGTACACAGGGTCGAACAGTGCCGCCAACCATTCTGCCTTCGAGGTCTTTTGACAAGACACATCGAGTTCAGAGTAGGTGACGTTGGAGTATTTAAACTCCGCCCAAATCTTCTCACCGTACTTCAGCCCGTTAGGCAGATACTCCAGTGTGAAGTTGGTGTCTTTCTCCGTACCCGGATTCATCAGCGTGACACTGAAGGATTGCGGGTGCGTGTACGGACGGTAGGCAGTGTTGACCTTGCTGATGTCACATTGCACGTTAAGGCGTTGCTTCACCCCGTAGAGCGTTGGGTCAAACGACGAGCCCCCGGTGTAGGTGATTTGTGAGGTCGCATCGTAAACTGTACCACGGGTCAGGTTGTACAACAGATACTGCAAGCGATAGCCGCGTGTGGAATCGAGCCACGTTGGAATCACAAACAGTTTCATGGAGTAGGCCCCATCGACCGCTTCGGTCACGGCGGTGTAATCTTTCACAATGGTTTTGCCATCGATAAGGTTATCACCCGCATACGACTCACCCTTCGCCAACTGGTAGCTTAACGTCAGTGGCAACTCGTTACCGGCGTTCGAGGAAATGTAGTACGTGTCGTGCGCACCAGAGTTACGCAGACCGTTCAGTTTCACACGAGAGCCATCCACAGCGAGTGTTTTTATCCCGTCGTTGTACTGCACCTCACACCACAGCGGGATGGATTCCAGTGGCATGTTAATCGGCAGCGTCAACACCGAGGAGTCATCACCCGAGATAAACGGACTCACCAGTTTGATGTTGAGCACAGTACGGGCTGGGGTTTCGAGTGCCATCACCAAGTTGGTCTTGACGATATACCCTGACCCCATCGCTACGCCGTTACCCACATCATCGTACACCACAAAGCTGAACATGTCACCGTGCTCAACCGCAGCCAGACAGGCACCCGGAAGGGCCTGCTTCACCGCCGTCTGTGCACCTTGGTTCGAAATCGCCTGCAGCGGCAGATAGGTTTTATCCAGTCGGCCATCTTTGTACGACCCGGAAAGGATTTCACCACTGTCGGTAATGTCCGTTCCACGGAAGATACGAATCCCTTCCAAGTCCGCCCCGTTCCATGTCACGTTCTTATCAAACGCTAAGGTTGCCGGGTTTTTGCTGGAGTCGACGTAGATGCGAAACTTATCCGAGCGCAGAGGATAATGCCCGCCCAGCGGTTTGCCGTCATTGACCAACGGAATCCCGTTTAACAGTTCCACCGTCCACGAAGGCACACTGTAGTTAACGGTGAGCACTTTATAAACGATGTTGGTGTCCGGGTGATAAATCCAGTCGGTTGGGTTCGGCACAAAGCCCGTTTGGGTAATATCGTTGTAAAGATCAGCGGCACCCCACGGACGCCAGCCGCGGTCCTTGTCGATAATGCCTGAAGATAAAGCCATGGCTTAGCCCTTGATTTTGAGATACTGGTTTAGCTGCACTTTGCCACGCAAGTAACGTTGGTTCACCCGGTCGGCAAACGCAAACATCAACTCATCCACTTCCATGACAGAATACTGGATGTGTGGGTGCACCTTCACAAAGACCTCATCGTAGCCCACGTAAGCCGGGTCGAATTTCAGCAGGTAGTTATACCGCGTCATAATCTCATCGAGCTGTTGCGTGGAGATACGATAGTTCGGGTCATCCTCAACCAACGTGAGGGCACCGGACTTATGGTCCCAAAGTAGTTTGTTCAGCAATGGCGAGTACAGATGGTACCAGTGCGGAATCTCCACCAACGGGTTTGGTGGTGGCGTTGGTAACTTCACTGAGAGGTAATCCTCCACAGCGCTGTCCAATGCCCGGGCTGCATCACGCAACTCGTAGGTGTCGCCCACGACTGTATCCCGTAACGGAATCGTTGGGTCATCCACCGAGAACGGGAAACCGTCGGCCACGATATCGGAGCCGATAGAGGAGTCCTCGCGGAACACCACATCATCGCGCAGTAACAGACCGCCACCGGCCACAACACGAATCACTTTGTCATCACGCACATCGAAGTGGGAGTTGTTTGAGAAAAGCCCGTTGGCAACAAAGCCACATTTCGGAATCTTTAACTCGCCCGTTACCCCACGTGCACGAATCGAAATCCGGTTGCTGTCGCTGTCTGATGACCACGACTTACACACCACCGCCACATCCGGCCAATGGGTCACGTAGTCAATCGAGTGCACCAGTGGGTGACCGTTTAACCACGCCTCGACCGTCTCCATCGGAATCCACAACGTCCGCGCATCGCCGTTCTGGTTCGTCGCTGTCACCGGCACACGAATCTCACCTTCCGTTAACTTCACGGTGGTTTCAAAGAACAGGTGCTGGTTGTCGTGAATCACTGTTGGGTGACGACGGGTGCGGTCAACCTTCCACGTAATCAGATTGCCATTACGGGTGTAGTCATCCCCTTCCACCGCAGCGTAGTAGTCATCGGTTGGCACATCGCTTTTCACGATGCGAATCCAAAGTCCCACGTTGTCACCATCAGCGATAGTGAAGTCCGGTGCGTTGTCCGTGATACTGACCGAGGTCCCGGCTGAGCCTGCGATCGCTTCCACGATGCGGGCTTTCGGGTTCTTGGCGTAATAGACACTGCCACCCTTGTGCGCCTGATAACCCAACAGCAGCCCGTTGCCGTCGTACTCGTACACCGCGGACTCTTCGGCCAACAGTGCCGGGAGTTCACAGAACCAACCACGGGCGTCCAGTGACAGACGTTGCGGGGTGTCTGCGGCATAACGCGTAATGGCATTGTAGCCGTACGCCTTGGTGCAGAACTCACGGGTGATGTTACGCGGCTTCGCAGCGGCCAGTCGGTTTGCGTAAGACTGTTCGAGCTTCGAGGCCTGCCACGTCGGTAACGTCGCCTGCGCACCCACTAACGCCGCAATGATTTGGTCATCGCTCATTTTGTAGAGGTCGTGCACATGGTCGGTATTGAACAACGGCGGCAAGTCTAAGAAGTCGTCACGAATCAGCACCCGAATGGTGATGTCATCGATATCACTGACACCCGTGGAGTACGAGTTCAGCAGCTGCGAGATACGCTCGGTTGGAATCGACAAGTCGTTCCACGTCAGGTTACGCACAGCCTGTTGACGGTGACGGTGGTAGTAACGCACTTCGCGTTTGTACAGCACATGGATTTCGATGTCGTTGTTAAACGCCCACGTCCCGTTCTGTTTGGGTAAGTGCAAGAGATACTTACGCTTTCCATCCAGCTCCGAGATAAAGCTTGGCAGGTCGCCACAACGGAAATCCACCACGCGCTTGACACGACCGTCGATACGGATTTCAAAATCATCCCACAACGTCACATCCGAGGTCACCGGGTTATCAATGCACTTGCCGTTCACCCACAGCGTCACGTAACCTTTGGCGGTTGAACGAAGCAGTGAATAACGGTCAAACGCTTTCTGCCGGTTCTGCAGGGTGGAGATGCTGTGGTACTCAATACTGGTTGGGTTCACCAACGGGGCATTAGAGCCGCCGTCATAACCCGGATAAAAGCGCACGTACAGACCGTCAGTCTCCAGCCACTTGTAACGGTCAGACTGGGGAATGGCCAGTAACACCGCACCGTTCGGGCGACGGTAGAAATACGCGTTGTGTGCCGGAATCGTGACACCCGCTTCGTTGTACAACAGAATGAATGCGCTAAAGACATTGATGCAGGTTGAGACGCGTTTCCACATCCCGGCCCCAATGGCCAGATTGCCGTAGCTCGGGTGCAGCTTTCCGATATGGAAAACGTGCCACCATGAACCTTGGTCTGGCATCGGGGTTAAGCCCCCGCCTTCACGCACAAAGTTAATCCCGCCCGTGACCGGAGTCAAACGGGCAGGGCGAACATTCAGTTGTCCATCGAGATACGGGCGCTGCCACGCATTTTGCGCTGCGTGGTGGACGAGCCATTTCTCCATGACGTGCCTCTTACTGTATGTTGGTCGGTTTAGACGACTGGTTCAGAATCGTGTTGTAGGTAAAGAGGAACTTGTCCTTTTTCTTCGACACGTTGGTTTTCTTCACCACACCGCCCAAACGGGAGCGGTTGTACATGTTATGCTCTAAGCACGCTTTGATCATCACCAGCAGAGACGGCGGATATTCAATCGCACTCCAGCACAACTGTTTGTCGTAACTCACACCAAAGAAGCTGGTTGCCAGCGCTTGGTTCAGGGTTAAGACAGAGAAGTCGCTCAGGCGTGGCGTGATGTCTGCGGCCTTCAGGGTTTCCACAAACTCAGTGGCGTCGCGTGGGAACAGGTGCTCCGTATTCCCGGTCACCGACTCAAACAAGTTGAACGGAATCCCGAGGTCGCGGCTCATTAATTGCTGCAACCGGAACATCTGCGCATCGTCAGAAAAGTTGTTATAGAACTGCCCAACTGAGAACATTGCAGCCAAAGCTTGAACTTGCCCGCTTTGATATGGAGCGAGTGAAAATGCATGAGAGATTGTATCACTCACCCATTTACTGAAAACTTCATGGTGGTAGGGCAGTTGCGCCATGAGCGCACCCAACTTACCGTTGTTCCGTTTCCACACCAATTCCCAACGGGCCTGGTCGAGTCGCATAGCGTGCTCGATCGGGTTTCGAATTTTTAGCGCGCCGGTTTTATCCAGCGTGGTAAATGTACGTGCATCTACATACACGTCATTCTCGATAATAATCGGGAGAGGAAACGGTGTCACATCGGCAGTCTCGACCACGTAGTGGACTTCATCCGACTGCGCAACTGTTTGATTGAGTCCGCGTGCCAGAAGAATCTGGGCTTTGATTGACGTGATATCAAAGCTGCGAAAGATGTTGCCTGTGTAAGCGTTTTCGAGAGCCATGGGTGATTACCTTAGTATGACCATCTGGTCTTTAAAGACGAATGTATGGAGAAGCGTCCATGAGTATTTTTATTCCACGAAACGGCGCGCCATTGAATAACAAGCAGGGGTGGCAGGATATCTCTGTCCTACCGCTTGTGCGGACACCAACCGGTGACCCGATTCATAAGCCGCTGATCTTCACCTTCGCGCAGCGCAATGTGGACAACGAGGCGTTCCCGGTTGTCGGGGATAATGCTTTGTCTCTGTTCGGACGCAACCTGTTCGATTTGCGCAGTCCGTTCGTTACGTTCAACACCCCATTCATGGCGATGTTCAACGCTAACGCGAACGAGATGATGATGCAGCGTTTGGTGCCGGATGATGCCGCAACCGCAACGCACCGCATGGTCGCCGACGTACTGGAAACGGAAGTTCCCAAATACGCGCGTGACGCCAACGGTGCAGTGCAGTACGGTGCTGACGGTAAACCGAAAGTAGATTCACAGGTCACGGGTCTGGACATTGTTTATCGCATTGTCGAAATCAGTGAACAAACCGGTGAATTCAAAAATGGTAAAGTCGTCGATGGCGATCGTACCGGTTCCGGCGGTCAGAAGTCCAAGCTTTATCCGATGTGGGACATCAAAGCCCCATATGCGGGCGCGGACGCGAATGGCTTCGGCTATAAACTCGTTCCGTTGCATGCCAAATCTTCACCGGCTCTGTCGGCGAAGTATCAAGAAGACGTTGGCGCGCGCGTGTTCAGCCTGCAGTTCTTCGAAACCCTGAAAGGGGTTACGTCTCCCGTTATCTGGAAGACAATCGCTGGACTCAGCAGCATCAACTTCAGCTTTATGCCTGATGCATATTATCAAGCGATGAAGCTGGACTTGGACTTCGCCAACGTTGTTGCGGATAGCTACCGTAACAAGCTGCCTGACTACGGCAACCTGCCGGATTACGGCCCGTTCGAAGAGTTCTACGTGTACCAAGAAAACATGGAAGCGATTCTGGACTTGGCCTTCGCGGCTGTGGGTCCGAAAGCGCCTAAGTCGAAATGGCTCGTGGACATCTTCGCAGGTTACGACCTGAACGGTGGTCTGTACGACGGCCTGCAGGTTAACTCTGCAACCGTGACCGGCAAAGCGATTCTGGGTGGCAGCAATATCCACTTCCTGTCTGGCGGTTCAGATGGCACCATGAATGACGACGTCTATGACGAACTCGTCAGCCGTGAAATGCAGCTGTTCCCGGACGGCGGTAAAGTGCGCTACGACAATGAGTTGAAATACTCACTGGGCTTCCTCTGGGACTCCGGTTTCAGCATGGAAACCAAACAGTCGCTGTGTAACTTCCTCGGCGGTTCCCGTAATACCTTCTTGGCACTGTGTACGCACGTGCACAACCAAGGTATCAACGACGACCAGACGGAAGAAGCCGCGAAGATTGCGCTGAACGAAATGATCACCTCCATCCCGGAATCCGATTTCTTCGGCACCCCGGCGGCGCGTGGTCTGATTGCAGGCCAGTCTGCCATCATCCGTAACTCCAGCTGGAAAAAGCGCGTGCCGATGCTCTACAGTATCGCAAGCTTCTTCTCCAAGTACATGGGTGCGGGCGACGGTATCTGTAAGACAGCAGCTCGCTTTAACCGCGGTTCCAAAACCGTGATTGAAGATTTGGCTGACCTGTCACAGCCGTGGAAGGGTAATGACGTGTACGCCTCCGACTGGGAAGCGAACCTCATCACCGCGCGTAGCTTCGACTACTACCGTCTGTTCATTCCGGCGATTCAGTCTATCTACAGCGAAGACCGTTCCGTTCTGAACAACGCAATGTTCAACGCCGCGATGACCTACGTCTACCGCGTTTCGGATCGTGTATGGGCCGACACCACTGGTGAAGACCGCATGACCCGTGACGAAGTAGCGAAGGATGTTGAAAACAACATCATTGCTCGTTTAGCAGGTCGTCTGGATGGTATCGCTGATATCACGCCAAAAGCCTACTTCACAGCAGAAGACATCGCGAACGGGTACTCAATCACACTGGACCTGAACTGTGCCGGCGGTGTATTGCTGACTCAATTCAACACCACTATCAAAGTGACACGTCGGGGGTGATAGAACATGGCACTTGTTGAACGTTTGGTCCTTCCTGACCAAGGCCTGCATGTCGACGGCGGTAAATACGACATGGTCAACCCATTCTCCTCGGCCCAGAACGGCCCGGTTGGACAGGTTGGTAAGTTTGTTACGAACGCCCACCGTCTGCGTCGTAACGTCATCGCCCGTGTGATGGAATACCCGAAATGGGTGGACTACATGCCGAACCCCGCTATCTGGCGTCAGGCAATCAAGTCTTTCATTGAGGTGCACTCCACCATCTCTGGTCTGGACAAGACCCTGAGCCACGAAGCGGTGCAAACCCAGCAGGGCCGTAACAACCGTATCCAGTATGAAGCGGGTATGGTTACCGAAGCTATCTCAGCTGTGACGCACACCACGCCGGATAAACACGGTAAGGTGTTCCAGAACATGCTGTGGGCGTGGCTGACGTACGGCATCATGGACAAGGACACAGGGCACCCGGGGATTGCTGCAATCAACCCGAACGTGCCTGACTTCCTGCCGGACATGTATAGCATGACTGTGCTGTATATCGAACCGGATGCGTACCAGCGCAAAGCACAGAACGCCTTCTGGCTCACCAACATGATTCCAGAAGCGGCCGGTCAGGATACGGGCGACCGTGATCCGAACACCGGTCCACAGACCAACGAACTGTCTATCTCCTTCACCTCCCAGCAATGGACAGGTTGGGGTGCGATGCAGGCGGCGGATGTGGAACTGGATCGCATGAAGCTGTACGGCCTGCGTCCTTATTCTCGTAAGCTCTGGCTGACCCCGTCTCAGCAGACTGATGGCATCAACCCAGACGTTAATGCAACGCCGGGTGGCTACCGCTCTGTTTCTGACGAGTTCATGACCAACCAGCTGAACGGCTAAGGCAAAAAAATTAAGTGAAGTACCCCACTCATCAGAGTGGGGTTACTTTTATTCTTTTTTGTCTTCCATCACTTTCGCTTGGACAAGCATCCAGCGAGCACGCTGCAAGAACAGATACGTGACCAGTGCGTTGTAGTCACTGGGTGGCGCGTAGTCTTCGGGCTTACCGGTGGCACTGTAGGCGAGCAACCAGAGAGACAGCGCTTCACGTGCTGAGTCGGTAGGTGCCTGCACCAAATTACCTTTGATGACTTCGGCCTGCAGTTCATCCAACAGTGCAGTACCGAATTCAACCTTCAGTTGCGCAGTCAGGTTAATCAGGAAGCCGGCCAACACGCTGGACTTGTTGTCGGACTGACGCTGTTCATCGAGGAAGCGCTGATAGCCGTTCGTGGTGTGGGGAATCAGTTCGGCTGCAAAGTTGGTGGTGCCGGTAAACGCCGCTTCACTTTCCGCGGTGAGTTTGTAGGCAGCAACGTACATGTCTACGATGGCAAACATGTCTTGCATAAAGTTCTTACGGAATTCAGGATTCTTCAGATTCATTACTGGTGCCTTTTTTGGCCGTGAAGTACGACACACGCATCTCAGTGTACGGCACTTTCTCCGTCATCTTCATTTTGATCGTGTGCGAGTGGAAGTCATAGAATTCCAATGGAATACGGTTCTCCCGGAATTCAAAGCTGATACCTACCTCAACGATGGCCCCCAATGGAAATTTCACTGGGTGGTTTTCTAAGATGTTCAGTACCGCTTGTGCAACAGGCTCTGGCGGCATGCTATGAATTTGTTCAATGGTTCCCAGATTGGGCATGGTAAGTTCCTCGGACGCTGTGTGTGGTTCGCTACACATGTATAGGTTAACGTGTAAAAACAAAAAAAAGAAGGGAGACCGAAGTCTCCCAGCGATTTACAGAACTGGATTCGGCTCCCACGTCAGGTGTATCTCGCAATTCTTGAAGGTTCCACCAAACGCCGCCGGTGAAAGAAGCAGGGTGTGCGTCCTGCGATTCGAACCAATCAAATTCAACACCCGCTCAGGAAGTGGCTCGAAGTGTACCCATGCTGCCAGCGGGATGATAGAGTGCATGGAATCGCTCAGATAAAGAATCTCTCGCCAGACCTCATTCATTAACGGGTCACGGCTTTTGAGCATCGAACTTATCTTGATGGGAAAGCCATGGTCATCGACTTCAATATCCGTAAGACCATTCGGGTCACGTAACACCACATTGTTCTCGATAATCCGACCGTTGCCATTATCAAAACTGACGTAGTCTGATCCCGGCGTATAACTGGCCCCATTTTTTGGTGCCAAGAAATTGAGGTAGATGCACGGGTAGTCCAACCCAAGCTGATGGGGAACCGTAAACATCAGTTCGTGAACGTCCGCATCCTCAGAGGCAGTAAGCCCTTTTAATTTCTCGGCACTGATAATGGTTGAGCTAGGGTAACGCGCAGGGTGCGCATCCGCCCGGTCACAAATAAGGGACAGTATAGATTTGGCTTTTGGACTTTCACCAGCCGCAAGAATAAGCTCACGCAGCGTGGTAGGTAAGGTAAACATAAACGTCTCCCAGAAAAAAAGAAAGCCCCTACCGAAGTAGGGGATTTGTATTAGCGTGGTCGACGCTGCTTCGGAACCGGATACGGAACCTCGGGCACGTCGTACGGTGGTCGTTGAATGGTAATCGTCATCCCCAGTTCTTCAGGGGGTGCGATGGTGCCATCTTTTCGTATCGCACTGAAAGGATGGACATTCGGGTGAGATTCAATTGTCACCCGAGCGGCAAAGCGGTTACTACTCTTCATCTTCAGTTTCGAAGAATGATTTACCGAAGTCTTTGCGGACTTTGCCTTCCAGCGATTTCATTTTCGGCGTGCTGTAGCCAAAGCCGATTGAAGACGCCCACTCTTTCTCAGTTGGGGTCTCACCGGTTGGGCGCGCGAACACAGTAGAGAAGTCAGCGTTACCGACGTTCACGGTCAGATCCATCTGCGCCACATCAGCGTTGTCTTTGACGTGCTGAGCGATAACCGGCGCAACGATAGAACCCAGTGCTTCACCGAAGTTCGCATCGTGCTTACGGAAGCCGTCCATATCGGTCGGAGTTACCTGATAGCTCAGCTTGCCTTTGTGGTCTTCCGGCACGTCCAGCGTCAGGGTCGGCAGGGTCGCAGCGTACGCTTCGTTGACACGGTCTTTCACCGCACCTTCGAGGCCGTTGCTTTCGTTGATGGTAATAATGCTTTCGCCTTCTGGAGACAGAGCGGCAACGAGGTCTTTCAGTGAGTGCAGTTTAACGGTCATTCTTTAATCCTTACAATGGGTTAATGGGTAGTAGTTCACGGAAATAATATCTATCCCTTTTTATTTTCAAAGGGAGGACTGGTAGGTACGTTCTAACTCTTGGGTGAATGCCTCATCGAAGAAACTGATGTCTAATGACTCAATCATCTCGAGGCGTTTCTCTAAGCGTTCCGCAAAGAGAACATCGTACCACTCAGGAACACGGCCGTAACCGTTACGACCGAACTTATCCTGAATGTGTCGAATAGCATGGAACTTTGCATCGGTCAGCGACTTACCATGTGACCTTGCGTATAAAAAACTTCTCCCAGCATAATTGCCCACTTCTTCAGTGGACGGAATCCCGCGATCGGCTGCAGCGAGTATCTCAGAGATAATCCCGTTGTAGCGCTCACCTTTGTAAGAGCCCCGGTGCTCGAGTGCAGCGTAGGCCACAGTCATCACATCGTCATCGGTCATCTTAAAGCGACGCTTGAGTTTGGCTTTGTTGTCCATTGCCCAAGTGAACGCACGGATGTGATGGTCAGCCCGGAACTCGGTGGTGCTGTAGATGTCATGCAGACCGGCGGCAACAATGGCCAGCGGTAAATGCTCTTGCCAATCCATCAGGTGACAGATACGAATGGCGTTGGAAATCACCCCATCGATGTGGTCGATGCGATGCGCAGAATCGGTTTTCTTGTAGAACTCTTTGAAGTAAGTACGGACTTTCAAACGCAGCTGATTGATTTCTGAACCGGACATCTTTTCCATGATAGGCCTCTATGATTAGTCGATGAGTAAAGATTTAATACACAACTCCACAATAATAATATCTATCTCTAAAAAAATAGAGTAGGGGTGAGCCCCCGAAGGGACCCACCTCTGATTAACCGGTCTTTTAGTGCAATTGCAAAAGCAGCCCTACGGCCAAATTGGAATCCTCCTGATAGTTGCTGATGATACTGACGATGCCGTCAATGTCTGGGCGGTCTGTTAATGTCCATACCGCAAAACCACCATTGTCGGACCATTCGTTACAGTTACGACGGTAGTCGTCTACCAGCATGTGTCCGCGTCCTGCGTATTGTTTTTTCGCTGCCGAATTCTCCACGACGGTAATACGCGCAGCGGGTACATCAAAGTGCTTTTTGAACCACTCCTGTTTGCACTCAACAACATGGTTAAAATCCAGATGGTCTTCAGCGGCAGACGTCAATATCTGCCAACCATCCGTACACGTCATTGCGGCCTCAAGTATTTTCTCAGTACCGGGAATGGGTGGTAAATTATAAAACAGATCCGGGTCCTTTTGATAAATCTCTCTCATCAGAAACCGGCGACGGGTCTCAGGAAGCTTATTAAACTCTTCCGGGGACATCGTCAGTACGTGCTTAGAAAACACATACTTTCTCCAACCTGCAAACACGCCATCGCTATCCAAACTTAACATTTCAATCGTTCCTAATCCGTGACAACCTCTACCACATCAAACCCACATGCAGTAAATAAAGTAACAGCCCCCACCATTACTGAAGGTGCACGGTCTCCCTTCGCATTATTGCTTCAGCGTTAAGAGACCACGCAGAGGTTCGGTTAGCAAGAAATACGTCTTATTGAAATCAATGTCTGTCCCAACCATTTTCAGGTCGAGTGCGAACGTGGCCAAATCCATTGGCGCAACCGCAGAAGCGGCGTGGTTGAGTTTGCGTTTGGTGTCTAACCGCCCGCTGGTACCTAATACCTCAATCAGTGCTTCCTTCCCGCCACGACCGATAATCGTACGGACCGCCAGTTGCTTAAGCTCATCGGCTGACAGCGACTGTAGGCTAGGAGGCACTTTAACATTTACGACTTTCATGCGACCCCCTCGTGTGATGTGATTGCAGACCACGAACACTGGAGTTAGTAGCTGACGCCGTAACCGTCTTGTGCATTGAAGAAAGTGTCAACACTCACTTCGGTGCAATCCCCCACAGTAACCTCTTGCGTCTGGTGTTTGATAGCGACCGGTAAACGGTACGCGATGCCTTCACGCAACGTCTCCCCGTTACGTAATGTCACCTCTTGACCACAACGCACAACAAATGTAAAGCGGTTACCTTCCCCGTCCATTTCCAGCAAGCGCATCTCGCCCAACAGCTCAGGACTGATTTCCCAGTTACCCATGCGATGTGGGACAATCCACACTTCCCCGGCACGCACCGGTTCCTGACTCAACTCTATCGAGGGCTGAACCACACTGCGTTCAGTGAAACCATAGATAAAGACTTGGCGAGGAACATCGCCCGTTCTCAGGATGTGACGCGCTGACGCAATGCAACGCGCTAAGTCAACCGAACAACAAACCCGGGGTACGGTTTTGTCTTCATCGCTTAACACTGACAACGGAATGCGGGGACTGAATACACGAACCCGACTGGTACTGATGTGTAATGGTGGCGTATCCAACAGCCGCGGTGTTAACTTCTTCATCACGCGCGGCATCTGGTTTTGAAGCCAAGTGTCAAGAGAGGCAGCGTAGCTTTCCATTTACCAACGTTTCTCCCCCATGCCCATCACACGGAAATTCGAGCGCTGCTCAGTACCTCGAGACAGCTCGAGGTATTCTTGCGCAATGCTGCGAAGGTTGTTTTGACGGGTTGACTCTGTACCAACCAGTGTCTTCTCACGTTCCGCGTACAGAATCTCTTCCAACGCTTCACGGGTGATAACACGGTCCAAATACATGCGGGTTGATTCTTGCGCCACTTTCGAGCCGCGCTGCATCGCCGAGTATTTGTTACAGATTTGCAGACCGTCTTCAATCACCCAGTCAAAGGTGATGAGTTTGTCGATACGGCGCGTGATAACACCGTTGACACGTTTCTCACGTACGATGGCGCGCAGTGAGAAGCAGACGTTCTGGTGTGGGTTCTCAAACGCTTCCGCCAACAGCGGGCCACGTTCACGGTTAGGCTTCACCCAACCCCACACTTCAACCACCGGCATGCCATTACAGACCTGATCGGTATTGATAAGTTCAACTTCACGGATGTGGTGTGAAACGTTTTTGGTTTCAATCCATTCGTTGCGTTCCATAAAGGCCGCATCCGACATCCCCTGTTCCCACGGTGGATGATCCTCTTCCCCGTAGAGATTCCCCGCCTGAACTTTGCGCATAAAGACGTTGGACCGGTCGAACACGTGCTTGGATTCGTTGAACGCGTAGAACACCCCTTCGGAGTTGAACACGTTTAGCGCCGCCAGTAACACGCGGTAGTAGCCGTCTTTGTCTTTTTGCAGTGTAGCCCCGGCATTGACGCCGGCGAGCGCTACACAGTTGTAACGCATCGATAAGTTTTCCATGACCGCTCCTGATTACCGCATAAAGAGATCTTCGAGTGGTTCGGCTCGGACCGGGTCGACTGACAGCGCGGACATAATGCCGCGGCGTAATTCAACGTCGGCGAGTTTCGCCAAGCGAGATGTTTTGTTTAGGCTGCCGTCGCGCAGAGGAATGAACTGGACTGGTTTTAACAAGTCCGAATCCTTCTTCAACGAATAACGAAAGAACTGACGCGGGTCACCGAGCGTGCGCTGCGTGTGGGCAGCGTAACAGTCAGCGGTAATCTGGTCTGCGAACACTTGGAAGCCATTCCATTTTCGGGTGTTCGATAACAACTCAGCATCATCCACCGCGTTCATCCAGAACGGTCGGTTACCAAAGTCGTACACATACGAGGCGATGTTGTAGACGTGGTTAGAGATGACCTGCAATTGTCGGTTCGGGAATACTACCGTCCCCGGATCGAATCGGAATTCGTAATACGGCTCACCGTTCACCGTGATTTCCTCAAACGAGGAAGGGGTGATTTCAATCAGCGTTGTGACGTTACTCACACCGAAGGTTTTGCGGTCGGTACTGATGGCAAACATGCCAATAATCTCAACCGTGCTGGAGATAAACGCCAGCTCCTTCGATGCGAAACCAACGGGGATGTAAATGAAACATCCCCCTTTGGTCAATGTCGCCACGCCTTGTTTGATTAAATCTGCGTGAACCTTGCTCGGGTTCCGCACAGCTGTTTCAATGGCGCTCATGGCAACCCTCCCGCGAAAGCAGGTTATTCAACCAGCAGTCCGATAAGCAGCCACTCGATAACGAAGTTCGCTGCCCATTCGGACGCTACTTCCGCCGGGCTTTCGTTTTTGATCATGCCTTCGTGAATGGCCGTCAGCAGATTAGCGACATCGTACTCACCGAACACTTCTGCTGCTGCAACGTTAATCACAAACGCAGTGATATCCGTTGAGTCGCGGTTGAAACGGTAGTCGATAGACGAGAACACACCACGGCGGATTTCTTCCGGGGTGAACAGGTCATCAGACAGGTTCCGACCAAAGGTTTCCGGGTCAGCATTACCCAGCGCCACCGCAAACGCCGACTTCAGGGCTTGACGGTTAGCAGACAGCCAATCCGTGTCTTCCTTCATACGGCTCACGGTGGAGCGACGTTCCCAGACCTGCGTGTAGTACGGCAGACGTTCGATGATAGAGCCACCCAGTGTAGAGGCTTTGGTATCGCCTTCGTCACCGGCGTAGATAGCACCGAGCAGCGCTTCAGTGGTACCGCCATCTTCGCAATACTTATCAAACGCTTCCTGACACACGTACACTTTCTTGTCAGCGCGAGAGAACGAGTACACGACCTGACCGGAGTGGGCACGCTCAACGATGTTCTGGGCGAACAGGTACGTCCAGCTCACAGTGGAGTAGAAGATACTGTTGAGGATGTTTTCCCACTTCGCAACGGAGACACCACTGCCTTCCCACGGGTTGTCCACGTAGTAAGACGACAGCAGCATAAACAGCACTTGGTCTTTGGCAAACTGCGGCGCTTCAGGACTGGCAGGTGACACGTTAAACGCTTCGACCATGTGGCCCAGCGCTTCACTGATGTTCCAGCCTTTTTCGTTCAGCAAACGCGCAACCAAATCGTCCAGTGCACGGCTACCCGACTCCGGTGGCTGCACACCTTCAGGAATGTTGATACCGGCAACGTCACGCGAGAAGTCAAACGCCGTTGGCTTAGCGACGCTTGCAATCAGCGCATTCACCAGTGGGTCATCAATCGAGGCTTCCATTGAGACCGGTTCCAGTGACCAGTCTTCAGAGGTATCCTGAACCGGACGCACATCCATGTTTTTCAACACGTCATCAACAAACGGCTGCACCACGTTACGGGCAAAGTCGACCAACCCGTTCACGCGTTGTACGGCCATGTTCTTTAAATCGAACAGGGTCGGTTCGTGGTCATCCACGCGCAGCATTTCTGCACCGGCTGCGGTATCCACCACAACAGACTCTTCACCGGTACCGATGGCCGGCTTACGGGCTTTGGTGGCATCCGCCAGACCTTGGTAGAACTGCTCGTCCGTGATAGACGAGTCGTAGACCGAGGCATCGGGGGTTGCTTTGTTCAGCAGGGACACCGGAGAGCCTTCATCGGCATTGATGTTCAGGCCAGCCTGCTTTGCCAACAGCATTGCGTTGGTGGCAGCGTTCAGGGAATATTGGTTAATCACGCCGCACCTCCTTTATCAGTGCTGATTTTCTGCTGGATACGGGCTGCAATCTTGCCGCCGATCATGTCCGCGATGTCACGCTTATACAAACGCTGGTCGCCGACGTAACCGCTCAGACCGTCGGTCTTGTGCAGCAGTTCAAACAGAATCTCGGTACCCAGTTCAATGGTGTTTCCGAGGGAGACAAAGCTCTTACGCTGCTGAGCAGAGAAACCCTGCGTCTCGCGTGTTTGGTTGTTACGCGATACCGGCAAGCCGTTGCGCAGTCGAATGCTATCCAGGATGCTCATGTTTACTCCGGAGTTAATGGCTTGGCGGGAGCGACCCGCCAAGAGAGTTAATTACACTTTGCTAGGCAACTTAGGTGGCTCTTCGCCGTCTAAGATGCGACCGACCCAATCCCCACCTTTGAGGGCACAACCGTTACAGGTACCGATCTTAATGACCGACCCAACGATACGTGCATCGACCGACGTACGACCGAACTTAAAGTCGACGGGGTCACCAGACTCAGTGTGGTTCTCACCGGGCATAACTTGGTAGACGGTGGTTTTTAGCTGGTTGGCCAATACCAACTTATCCGCTGCTGCCATGTCAACCCGATGGGTGATGTAAAACTTAATCACCGCATTTTGGTAAGCCAGTGGGACACCATCAACACGGTAGTCGCCGTTCACACTGCCCGAGGTTGGGACGTCGTCTTTGCTCAGTGCAGTGGCTCGCTTCTTGCGAACGCGGTCGTATTTCTGCACAAGGCTGGTAATGCTGGGTGACATGTCCTCGATGTCGCCGTGATAGACGATTTCGATTTTGTCAATAAATCCACGCAAGCCTGCCTGCGGTGCATACGCACTCAGACCGTACAGGGTGGCTGCCGATTCTTCGCTAAAGGACGCAGAGTCGTCAGACATTTGGTCATTGAAGGTGCATAGGATACTGTCGACATCAACGTGGTCGCCCTCCTTCAGGATTTCCATGATGTTTTGGTCAAACCGAATGGTGACTTCTTTCGCCTTTGTGACATCTGCCTGCATCAGTTTTGATGCGCGTTCAGAAATCGCATTGGAGTCCTCAATCACCTCCTCACCTTCAATCAGCGCCATCCAACCGACGATACCGTTCTTCAGGTTAACCTGCGTTTTGTCCATCAGGTCACGCTCAAAGTGTTGCTCGTTGAACGTCACCACGGTACCTTCCGGGAACTTGTCACCGACTTTGAAATCGGTCACTAAGGTGTGCGGGTAATTGCTCCCCTCGTGCGCACCAAACCACCGTCCCAGTTCAAATGACACTTCACTGCCGTCGTCGTACTTAATCTTGATGTGGTCGTCACTGACCTCCAACACTTTACCGGCTTGCTCAGCCACACGGGCGTGTTTCACCGACGTACGGTGAGCCACCATTTTCTCCATTTCGGTTCGATACGGCAGGGTGGTCGCACCCACACAAGCCATAGCGGAACCCCATTGGATACCGACGAAGTTCTGACGCTTCGCATCGTCCATCAGTGTGTCGGGGGCGAGACCGTCAATGAACGACAGCAGCTGACCCGGTTGTAAATCCTTAACGTTACGTGGTGCGGTGATGCCATCCACCGTGGCGTAGCACGGGTTGGCAGTGGCGAACGCGGTAATACCCACATCACCGTTATCGACGGTGTTGCCTGACACCACCCCTAAATCACTGGGCTGGAATTCACGCGTGTGGTACACCATGGTTTTGCGGTTACGGCCTCCCGTACCACCCATGGTAATCACGTCCTTCTCTTTAATGTTCTGAATCGGGTTCGCTCCCGGTGCGAGCAGCACAGACGGGTCGGAGTTAATGGCACCCCACACCATGTCCTGCGGCAGCTCGAACTTACGAGACGAGCCCGGCGCGTTTTGATAATTACGCATCGCACGAACCATCGCCGTATAGACGTGGTAAGCAATACGCTGGTTGCCGACAAACATCATCTCGTCACCGTTAATCTCAGGCTTCGAGTGGTCGGTCTGCAGGAGTTCATTACTGCGCTCCAGCAAGCCAATAAAGGTTTCCGGTTCACCCATCTGACGCAGGATACGTGCATGCATGTCATCGACAAACGCGGACCGCATTTGTTTCAGCTCGTTGATATACCTCGGGGTGAGGCTATCGGCATCACGAATCAGGTTCAGGTAGATATCTTCACGTTCCACTTCCGACTCGGTGTACATCACCATGTGTTTCAGGTACTTGTCAAGCCCGTTCACCACCATACGTTGTTTGTCGTTGTCACACATCACGACAATCTTCGCATCCGCTAAACGAATCACCGAATCAAACGTCGTCTTATCGACACGCTGGCCCGGTGGTAGCACTTCGTAACGAATGCCGAAGTGTTTAAGCATCCCGGTTAACCCGAGATAGAAGGAGAACACAAACCCGAGCGATAAGCTCTGGCCCATAATCGACAACTCACTGACCTCACGCGGGGCTTTCACAGCTTCGATACCCAAGGTATCCGCCAGAGAACCCAGTGGCTCAACGTTATCCCCTTTAACACGGTAAACCTGAGAGTGCTGGTCCATGCCCAGTACACCACCGCGTCCGGTAGCCACAGGCACAAGTTCTTTCTTCTCAAGGTCTTTCACGACAGCTTCACCAAAGAAGCTCTCGCGCACCGCATGTTCAAAGTTCCAGCGATAACCGATAGCATTGAAGGTCGACACACGACGGGCAACCATGGTGTACTGACGCGGGAGTGTCAGTTCCGGGTTGAAGACGTTTGCCAATTTCGCATCGGTGATTTCGGTGTTCTTCGGATCAACAGCGCGGGTAATGATTGCGTTGGTGAGCCAACGACCGTAATCGTTCACGGCTTTCTCAGAACGGGAAACAAAGTTTTTGCCGTATGCCGTTGTGAGGGCCACGGTATCAAAGTTAACCTTACGGATAGGAACATCAACACGCTGACGACGCATGGTGTATTCCGTGCCGTTCGCCATCCACGTACCGTCTTCTGTCAGAGAAGGAACACTGAAACGGACCGTTACAGGTTCCCCGCCCACTGGCTGGAGACGGAGGGTGTGGTGTTCGACGTTACCCGTGACAGCCACTTCTTTATCCACGGTGTGGTTGTGAATCACAAGGCCCAGACGCTGAGACGACGCCACAGCACCCAAGATGTCTTTCGGCAACATGGTGCGGTTGTACTTCTTCGTCATCACATCGGTGGTGTTCTGCGTCCATGCTTCTGTCATGACCGTGGGATTTTTAACCAGTGTCTTGGCTTCCACTTTCAAATCGGCTTCGGTGTACTTCAGAGCTTCACCGTAAGTCTCTTTGCCCGTTTTATCATACGGGTTCGGCAGAGAAACAAATCGCTCAGACGACTCATTCAAGAAGGTGAAGGCTTTGACTGAGAGGCGGCCCGCCTCGGCCAGTCGCTCGACTTCGTTCTTGATGATTTGTCCGTGGTCAATGGTTTTCTCAACCGTAATCGTTGTGGGCTTGACGTCTTCGACTTTCTCTTGAATAACAAGGTCAGCTTTCTCATCGAAGTGGTCGTCGTCTTCCTCGAGTTCTTCATTCTCGATATCGTCGACGCCGTCTAAGCCATCGATGTTACCCTGCGCAACCGCCGGCTCACTGATGGTCACTTCATCGCCACTTGGGCTCACAAAGTCAATATCAGCAACCGGGTCCGGGTTACGGGTTAACACCTGTGCAATCAGTTTGTGGAACTTACGGGCCATCATGTCGTCATTGAAACGACCGCCCGAGTCCTTACGCATGCGCTCGACCACACCCATGTTCATCACCGTGAAACCGGTGTTGTGGGTAATGATGAAGTTCATGCGTGACAGTTGGGAGAAGTCCATGCCGGCAAAGACCGACAGTTCTTGGTCACCGTTGGCCCATGCAAAGAGCTCAAGCAGCCACTGCAGATCGAAGGTCTGGAAATGCTCCAGACGGGTTTTGATACGATCGTTGTAGGTGGCTTTGAACTTCTCGAAGGATGGCAGCATACCGCCCACGTTCAGAATGTAATAGTTCTGACGGGTGTATTCGTTGGTGTCGTACTTCATCTGCTGAGCAATGGTCACCACCACGTTATGCAGACGGTCATACCAGCTTAACTGGGTGTCGGCATAGCGGTAGTGGGGCAGCAGCGGGGTGTAGTTCTCAATGAGCAGCGTCATGTCATCACGACGCACTAACTCATCCGTCTGCATCCGGCGGAAGGTACGGTTCTCACGGTGGTATGCCAGAATCAAACGGTCTTGACCCTGTACCGGTACCGGGATAGGTTTCCCGGTAATCCCGTCTGTTGCCAGACGGAAGTGGTGGCGTACCTGAGCCGGTTTGGTCAGCTCTTGGAAGTACGGCAGGGTGCTGGGTGGTGCCAATACCACTTGGTCGAGGTCGACCGTGTGGAGTACAGAGCCACGGGGGATCTGCAACTTCTCAAGCGGGATGATACGCGGTGTGCTGTACTCATCCGACTTACGAATTGAGAAGTGTTGGTTGAATTGGCGAATCTGCAGCATGTCTAAACCTTATCGCAACAGTGCGTTCATGGAACGTGCAATCACATCGTTCACCGGGTTAACTTTAAAACTGCCATCTGTTGCAAACCAGTAGTTCTTCGAACGTAACCATTTGCGGTTTTCGTCTACGGCTTCTTGCGACATCGGGGCGTTGAACGAACCCGTGTCACCGTCGTAGTCACCGCCTAAACCGGCCAGACGTGTCGGATGCGGAGCCATCGATTCCACGAAGGTTTCCACATTCCGGTCTGGGAAGCTCACCGCCCCCTTCTCTTTGACGCTTGTCCAGTCGTCTTCGAGCTCTTTTAGGTAAAGAGATGAGGTGGTGGTCTCCAATCTTATGGTCGAGGAGTACGTCGAACCACGGCCTGCTACGGGGTAACGTGTGACGAATGAGAAGTAGTCATTCCACAGGTCATACCCCGACAGATACAGCAGTTCTGCCAGCGAGATGCCTCGAACATTTTTCTTGTCGAAGCCTTCTGGCAAGTCAGTAATGTCGTAGAACACTTTGAAGCGATTGGCGTCTTGATAGATAAGGGCCACGTAATGGTTTTTATCTATCATCACAGGTTGGTGGCGTAACTCACGCGCTTCCATCCGGTTAATCAACGTCTCGATACCGTCATCGGTGGTATAGAGGTCGTAGACGCGTCCTTTGACTTCCAAGAATTCACGACGCAATGTTTTGGTGTTCACCCCGTAGAGGTTGCCGTCACCTGCCCGGATGTTACTTAAGTAACGTTCGCGGATATTGAACTGTGCCACCGGCAACAGTGCTTTCAGGGTCTGGTACAAACCTACACGGGTGTCAGTTGGCCTGACCTCGTCCTCACGCCCCATCACCTTCGACCCAGTTGGGAACGATGACAACACGTTACGTGTGCCGTTCATCAACCGACGACGGGTGACCTTCCTGCGTGCAAATCCGCCTTTCCCATCGAGGATGTTAAAGAAGTACATCCAGATATCGTTGAACGTGCTTTGCAGTTTCCAGCGTAATGGGTCGGTTAATTCGACACGCGCATTACGGTCTGGTATCGCACGGGCAAGGGAAATCATTCGGCGGAACAAACCCCCTACATCTTCTTCTTGGTCCCGGCCATCTTCGCGAACCACAAGGTCACGTAAGCCGGCAGGTAGAACCAGTACATAACGAGACAATGACATGTCACGGAATTTGAAGAAGAAGTCGAGGGTGTCATCACGGCGCAGGGAATCGTTACGGGCAGGGGTCAACTGTTTGTAATACTTTAAGAAGAAGTTGAAGCCGGTATCGGCGTCTTTGTCACCCGGAAGAGCAGGCTCAAAGTCCTTCTCAGTTTCTTTCCACACGGCAAAACGGCGACCGGCACAAATGTCCTCGTACAGGGCTTTTAATTTAAACAGCCCTAAACACACGGTAGGAGAGATGATGTCCAGTTTGATATCGATGTACGAAAACGTGGCGTCACGTTCCTCGCTACCGACGAGGCCAAAAATATCGGTGGAGTAGAGTCCTTCTGGGTGGAAGTTTTTCGTCATCCCCTGATACGTGTCTGTGGTTGTAACCGGCTTAAGGTTAGACACGAGTCCGCTGTTGACGTTCAACAAATAGAAGTCAACCCAGTTTAGCTTTTTCACGTTGCAAGCTCCCGAATTGGAAATAAATTATCATGGCTAAAAAAGGCGATTTCGACGATCTTGATCTCGACAACATGGATTGGGATGACTTCGGTGAGCCACCGCGCCAGAAGGACACGAAACGCAATCCGGTGTTGAATACACTTAACACTGTGCGTAAATCGGCACTGGCGGCCGTGTGGCCAAAAGGTAAGCGTGATCAGGTGATCATGAAGGGTATGCCAAAGCCCGCGGCTGATGCTTACAAAGGCTATCAGGATGTGTCGGCAGCGGCAAAGGACATTGCTGCTCATACCAAAGAGGAGGTCGTCAAGACCAACCGCGTTATCAAGCAGCAGGTGCGTCAGCTCACCCCGACAATGCGCCGCTACTTGCCCGACAGCCTCACCCGCAAAATGGAACGTTGGTCAAAAACGGATGACCAGCAGTACAACAACTACGACCCACGTCAGGCACAGATGGACCGTGAACTGGGCGGGGTGTTTGGTGGCGGTGAAGGCGATTATAAAGACGCCGTCCGTGACCAAGCCGATGCGCGTGAGCAAGCGGTTGAAGACCGGGTTCGTGATTCGATTCGTGAGATGAAGTCCGATGCGATGTTTGGCGTGGTCAACACCATTGCCAAAGACATCCACTTGCAGACCTCGCTGCAAAAAGGGGTGATGCTCAACATCTCCCGTAAGCAGTTGGAATTGCAGTACCGAATTTTGTTTGCCTTAGAAGATGCGAACAAACTCAACCAGACCCAGTTCGACCGTAACACGCCAGCCTTAGAAGCGATTGTCAAGAACACCGCACTGCCTGATTACGCCAAAGAAGAGTTCTCCGAGATTCACTGGGCGAACATCAAGCGTAAAGCGGCAGACTGGATGAACCCGCTGAAATACGCTGATGGGTTTGTTGACCAGATTCGCAACAATGCCAAGAAGAAAATCTCCGAAGGGTTCGGCGATGCGCGTGGTATGCTCGAAATGCTCATGGGAAGCGCCATAGAGGACGATTTCGACCTCGATGATAGTTCTTCCTTATCTGCAGACAAACGTCGTCAGAATGGCACACAGAAGGCTGTAGGGTGGTTGTCGTCTCAAGCCGCTAAACGCCTGCTGGGTCCGCAGATTGAAAAGCTGCAAAAGCACACCCGTGAAAAGCTCGAGATGAACCCCGAGTTCATGAAACATGCCCAACGTGGCAAGTACATGTTCGGTAACCTCTCCTCGATGTCTAACTCCGCGATTGCCGGGGAAGATATGGGCGCGGCGGGCAGCATCTTCCGTGCACTGCACATGCTGGGGATTATCAACCCACTGCAACGTGAACAGGGGATGCTGGATGAACGCGAGCCGGGGATGTTGTCCCGGGCGTCCAAGTTCGACCACCGGACGTGGCTGTCGATTAATGAAATCATTCCTGCGTGGCTGAGTGAAATCAACAAATCGATTCGTCGCGGTTACGGCGAACACGCCGACATGGAATACGACATCACCAGTCGTGGCTTCGTTGACCGCAAGGTCATCGGTAACCGTGTGCGTAAATCCGTCGCCAACGATGAAGAGCGTAAACGTCTGCAAGGCAGTATCGGCTCGACGGTGGACTACCTTGACCACAACAAGAGCCTGACACAGCGTGACCGTCAGAAGCTGGCCGACTTCATCGAAGAACGTGCCTCAACGGGCAAAGCGTTTGACGTGAATGCACTGGCCCGTGACCCACAGGCCCTGCAGCGCTACATGGGCTTTGAAGGGGCGGACAGAATCCAGCAACTGTTGAGTTCCCATCCGGGTCAAGGTGTCGGTGGCGGTTACGAGTTATCTAACGAACTGGCCAACCGCATGGCGATCATTCAGTCGTCTATCAGTCGTCGTCAATCCCGTATTGATGCTGCTGCGGGGCTGTACGGGGAACGTGCCCTGCGTGATGCCGGTATCTTCCACTACGACAACAAGAATGATGTCTTCCACGTTGACCGTGACCTGAGTGACCCGCATACATTGTTCAATGACTTGGCCATGGGGAAAACCCGTAGCGGACGTGCGTTGACCCGTGAGCAGGAAATTCAGCGTAAGTTACAAAACGGTTCAGCCCTCGGTGACTTACTCCGTCGTCGTGGCATGGGCAGTGAAGGGTCGAAGGAAGAGGAGCGTCGTCGGGGTGCCGGTTTCGGTGGTGGCATGCGGGGTGGCTTGTCTGCCCTGGCCCTCTCCAACGTGCTGTACGGTGACAAACCGACAACCTTCCCTGAACTCTTCGAAGGTATGCGTTCCACACTGGGCTCGGGTAGTACCTCGTCTAACGAAGACCTCGTTCGGGCAATTCGTGAAAACAACCAGAGTGAACTGCTGGGCAAAATCTTAGACCACGTCCGTGACATGAATGAGGAAGGGGTGTTTATCCTGAACTCACTCAACATGGGGGGCGATGATTTGCACGGCCCAAGTCCGGGTCCCGCTGGCCCGGGCGGAGGTGGTGGTTCTGGTGGCGGCTTGTTCCGTCGTTGGGGCCGTCTGGGTCGTGACACCGCGGCCGGCGGTTGGCGTCAAGCCCGCCGTGGCTTTAACGGTGCGCGTGCGCGGGGTGGTCGTGTTGCGTCTTGGCTACGCGGTAAGTTTGCCTCAGGTGGTGCTGCAGGGACAAGCATGTTCCAACGTGTGCTCGGCATGGGCGGTAATGCGCTCTCGGGTGTGCGTTCATTCGGCAAAGGGTTGCTGGGTGCCCGTGACATTTACAACAGCCAAGGCAGAGTCGTCCTAAACGGTAAACGCTTAGCGGCAGGTGACTACTACCAGATGGGTAGCGGTCAGGGCAGTCAGATGAAGCAGCTCTTCTCCCTTGGCGATATTCGCATGGGGCGGGACATCATCGATGCGGCGGGGAATGTGATTCTCTCGGCAGCAGACTTAGCCCAAGGTGGCGAGCTGACATTCTACACCGGCTCAAACTGGAAGAAGCTCTTTGATGTTATCGGCAATAAAGCCGGCGAAGCAGGGCGAGGCATTCTGTCTCTGCCCGGTCGTCTGGCGAGTAAAATCCAGAACCCACTTCGCACAGTGAAAGACTGGTTTACACAAGCGCCGGATGTCTACGTCAAAGGTGAGCCGAATCCCCGCCTCTTTGCGAACCGCATGCGTGAAGGTGAGTACCGCCTGAAAGAGGGTGGTCGCATCATCTATAAGGTCAGTGAGATTACGGGCCCCGTGGTGGACAAGCAGGGTAATGATGTTATTACCGCGGCTGAACTCGCTAACCCGAACTTCAAACTGGTTGACCGCTTTGGCCGTTCTGTCAAGTCCCCACTGGGTCGTATCGTGGGTCGGGTGATGGGGATCGGCAAGTTCGCTTGGAACACCGCAGCCCGCGTCCCGTCTATGGTTAGAGGGGGGATCGACCGTATCAAGGGAATGATTAACGACAACCCCTTAACCCGTTGGTGGGGTAACCGTGGCTCGTCCTCCGACAGCAAATGGTTCTCTGGCAACAGCTTCTTTGGGGGTCTTGGCGGAACGAAGAAAACCAACCACATCTTACTGCGCATCTATAAGCTCTTAAACCAGCGTTTGGCAGGTGAGCCGGAAGACGAAAGTTGGACGGACAAGATGGATGAGCAGGTCGGGGGCGGGAAGACCTTTGGCCGGGTGAAAGGTGGACTGTCACGTGCCTTCCGTCGGGGCCGGGTTATGGGCCGTCGTCGTTGGGGTCGTCAGTTCGGGAATCTGCGTAACCGTATCAGTGGTTGGTTCGGACGGGGTCGCGGTGCGGCCTCTGACATTTACGGTCGGGGTGCGGGTGTCGCCCGTGACTTGGCAAACCGGTACACGGGTGCGGAACACGACATCGGCTTACGTTATCTGGTTGAGCAACGCTTGGCCGGACGTGATGATGAGTCTGCAGACTTTTATCGTGACCGTCTGCACCGTCGTAAAGGCCTGAACGGGAACCGTCTGCGTTCAGACTTGAATGATGCGGCTGAGGAAGCAACCGATGCAGCAGGTCGTGCCATTAACACCGGCAAAAAGAAAGTCCAGAGTGTCGGACAAGCCATGCTCGAGAAACTCAACCGCATGGTTGGGCTGCAAGAGATTACGTGGTTTGAGAAGATGCGTTCTTCAACGTTGGAAGCCGGCGGGTCAGAAGGCTTTATCCGTGGCATGATGAACAAGTTCACCCGACGTAACAAGTTTGGTGAAGCAACCGAGAAGAAAGACTACCTCAACTTCTTCCGTCGTAAACAATCGCATCGCGACAGCGAAGGCGGTCACGGCGGATCGAGTGCAGGTGGGGCACGTGGTGGGGTGATGGGTATCCTTGACAAACTGACCGGTGTTATCGGTGGGATTGGCGGGGTGCTGAGCACACTTGGCAGTGCGTTGGGCTTTGTCGGTAAATGGGGCCTCCTGAAGCCCGGTAAGCTCTTGGGACGTGGCGCGTGGGCATTGGCTTCCCGCGCACTGCCATGGGCAGCACGGGCCATTGCAGGGCCGTTAATCACGGGTGCGGCCGCATTGGTCTCGGCGGTCGGTTGGCCGGCTATCGTTGTCGGAGCAGCCATTGCCGGTGTCGGCTACGCGGCGTATAAAATCGCCACTAACGTTCCGGCGAAATACCTTGACCGGATGCGACTGGCGCAGTACGGCTTCCGTGACTACGAAAGCTGGAACAGTGATGACGGCGCAAAAGCGAGATACTTGGAAGACCAGCTGAAAGGGTACATCTCCTACAACAATGACGGGTCGGCCACCCTGCGTGGTCTGTCAGCCAGCGATGTAGAGAAACTTGCAGCCGGCTTTGGTATCGACAAGGATGAGAAATCCGAACTCGTCTCCTTCCACGCGTTTATGCTACAGCGCTTTATCCCACTTTACCTGCGTTGGATGACTTCTATCCGTCAGCTGGAAAGTGATGTTGCCTTGAAAGACCTCGGGGATGTGACCAAGGTCAGCAAAGAAGACATGAAGACGCTGTTTGGCAAGAACAAGTTGAGCAAGGACTCGCAATACCTGAAAGCCATCGAAGACCCGCGTAAAACCAACCAAGGTTTCTTCTCCAAGGCTTGGGATACGATTACCTTCACCTCACCAGACTTACTCGGTGCGGACGATGTGATGGATGTGCAGAACGAAGTGGAGAAATCCATTAAGTTCCGTGCAGAAGGGGCAGCCGCGGTGCGCAACCACATGGCACCACCGGCCGCTGCTGAGGGCACGAAAGTCTCAGGTGTGGCGGAATCGGTTAACCGACTGGCCACCTTTGACCAAGACCGTCGTGACCACACCATCAAGAAAGAAGGTTGGGAAGATGGCAACGAGCAGGTTACGGTTCAGGTGGACTATAACTCTGTTGTCCAGCAGAAAGATGTCGATGCGCTGCAATCGCTGCGTATGAAAGCGTACGGTTTAACCACTCTCAATCCGGCACAGGTGAAATCCCTGTTACTGATGGAGCGGTTGGTCTACCCGAGCATCGATGTCAAGAACAACACGTACAAAGGGAAATGGCAGGAAGCAATCGACGCGTTAGTACCGGGGGGTTCTTCCTCTGAGAAAGCTGACCGGTTGAAATACTGGTTCTACAACCGTTTCCTTCCGGTCTTCATGACCTACGTGGTTGGGGTGTATCGCTATCAGCCGACAGCGAACCCACTGGACTTGAAACTCTCGGGCGGTTACCTCTACGAAGTCGGTTTGATGACTTCACGGGCGTACTCCATGAAGAATGACATTCGCCAATCTGTCTGGGACATTGCCATCAACCCGTTTGGGGGCGATGCCAATACCATTGCAACCTCGGTGAACGCCGAACTGGAATCCCTGCACGTCCTTTCGAAAGAAGCGGACTTGGCGGTGCGAAACCTGATGCGTGAAAGCGAGAAGAAGCAAGGTCGGTCTCAGTGGAAGCAGAAGGAACTGACCAAGGGCCTCTACTCAGGCGACGGCATGAGCGACAACGGTGTGAGTTCTTACGCACCGGGGTCACCAGAGGCCATGCGTGCTGCGGGCTTAAACGGTCGCAGTGGCTACGATGGCGCAGGCGGGGGTTGGAACGGCAGCAGTGAGATTGCCGCTGCAGGCGGCATTGCAAACTACGCCGCCTTGACCACCGGTAGCACCAACGTCTCCTTGGGTCAGATGGGCGATGGCAACTACAAAGAGTTGGCAGAGAAATACCCACGGGCGTCACTGAACAACGTGGCCAACGTGAAAGCGATGATTGTGGATGTGGCACAGCGCTTAGGCGTGCCACCGGGTGTAGCACTGGGGATGGCGTACGCGGAATCCAAGTTCAACTACAAAGCATGGAACAAAGACTCAGGAGCCGGTGGACTGTTCCAGTTCATCAAATCCACGTGGTCTGGTCGCGGTGGTAAACCGGGTGAATTGCAGAACTACGGCAACAAGTTTGGGATTCCGAATGGAAGTACCCAGCTCGACCCGTATGCGAATGCGTTACTCGGTGTTAACTTCATCCGTAACAACATCTCCCAAGCCCAGAAAGATTACGGCGGTCAAGTCCCTCCGGGCGTGGCCTACCTGTATCACTTCTTGGGGGCAGGCGATGCGGCCAAGTTCATGAAAGCCTACAAGCAGAACCCGAATGCACCGGCCAACTCTATCCGCTATTCCAGCAGCGGTGTGATTGGTAACAACATGTCGGTCTTTACCTCCGGCGGGCGTATTCGAAGCTTTGCACAGGTGATGCAAGAGTTGAACGGGCGTATGGGTTCACAGGTGGCGAACATTGCGACCTCGAACTCCGACTTGGCGAAACAAGCCATGTCCGGCCAGACACCGACTGACCCAGCCCGGGCAGCCGGTGCGCCAGCGGCGAATGATGCTGACGGCGCTGTACAATCAGCAGACCGCAAAGACACGGCACTCGCGCAGAAAGGGGCACAAGCAGCGAACGATGCGGCAACGCAAAGTGCGTCTGTAACGGCACCGAACCCTGCAGGCGTATCAGCAGCGAACTCGCCGTCTGATGTTGCCAAGGATGTCGATAATGTCCAAGCGGCTGCGGAGGCAGATGGCATGTCTCCAGCGGATGCAGCCAAGGTCGGGGCAGGCTATGCCAATCAGGCAGCAGCACAAACCCGTCCACGTAAAGCGGCGAATGACATGCCAGCGTCAGCCGGTGATCTTGTCACCGTCAGCCGGATGGACGAACTCATTGATATCGAGGGGCAGAGTCGCGACTACCTCAAGAATATCTGGGAGTATCTCCAGAAGGGCGGGACGCTGGGTAATGTCGCGCAAGCGGCACAAGCAGCATCAACAGCACCCGGCGCTGCCAGTCGTAAGACACAAACCACAGCACCGGCACCAACGCTTAACCTGAACCGGAAAGCGTCGTAGTTAAACGGGGGCGGGCAACTGCCCCCATTCCTTTCAAGAGAGGTCCACTGTGGATGCGAGAACGATTACCGACACCGGTTGGGTCAGTGCCCTGTTCGGTGGCGCGATAACCCAACGCGACACGCGCTTTACGAATTTGCGTGTGTACAGCGATGCTCGAATGTCGTTTGCTGATACCACCATGGGTGGTGGGCAGGCGATTAACACCCCACCGGGATTTACCCTGTTTGCCGATCCGCCAGTCGGTGGTGTCTTCGCGCAGCCCTACGATGAGACCCGTGCTTCATTTCGTAAGTGGCATGACAGCCAAGAGCAACAAGGTTCGTACCGTAACGGTGCGTTCTACTCTGAGGCAATTGAGCAAAACAGTTTCTATATCCATTGCCGATTTGGTAAACCCAAATACTTAGGTGTGGCTGCCTTCTTCGCGAACATGTACGACTCCAACCTTGCCTACCTCGCCCGTACGGGTGATTACCCGGGCATGGTGCGTACACTCGGAACGTGGGTCACTGCCGCGGCTATCTGGGCAACCTTGGGTACCGTCGCCTTTGGTGCGCTCCTGATTATCCCGCGTGTGTTGAAAGCCGCACTGAACAAACAGGCTTCGCGCTACTACTACGTGAAGCCCACGATGCACCTGTATCTGCGTGCTGTGCAGAACATCGTAAACACCCAGCTTATCTACCGCAAACTGGTGCCGACGAATATCCTCGGCTTCTTCGGTGGAAAAGGCTCGGGCGATGTCAACGACCCGGCAAACAAGTATTACAAGTCCAAAGCGGATTTGTATTCTGCCCTGCCGGATATCTGGAAAGCCAACGGTGAGTTTGACATCTACAAGATGATTAACCGCTACCAGATACTGGCGAACTATCAGGCGGACACGCTTGAGAAGATTGCCAAAGAGTCGACGTCACCGGAAGACCAAGCGAGTCGCGTGCAGGCGTTTTATAAAGAAGCACTCTTCACCAACTCAATTGACCCCAACAGCAAAGCCATGGCTGGCATGGAAATCTCACTGGCCGCAATGGAAGCCGCGTTTGCCAAATCCCCGGGTTACTACGCCGGCTTTACCAACGTCGACAACCAAGAAGATGCGGTGCTGCAAAGTGTGGGCAGTGTGTACTCTGCAGCCGACCAAGGTGGCGGGACATCACAGGCCTACGACAACGCCACCGATGTGGAACGTCAGCGCTTGCAGAACCAGATGGCCGCGAATGCACAGGGCGGGGAAGGTGACCAGCCAAACCAAGCTCAGATTCAGAACTGGATGGATGCGGGTCAGAAGCAGACATTGGGTGACCTCTTCGGAGATTACGCCAAAGAAGCCGAAGGTACCGTGGGGCGCTTTGCCAACTCCATTGCCACGCAGGCCGAGTCAGAGTTCAAGAACGGTTCCCAGTGGGTGACGTGGAAGATTGATGGGCGGGATACCGTCAGTCGTAACTTCTCTAACTCCACCAAAGAACCGGAGATTTCCGGTACCGTGAACTCCGCCACCCAGAAAGCCCGTAGCCTCGAGGTGAACCTCTCCGGCGGTAAAACTGGCTTTGATGCGGTGGACGGGTTAATCACGGGACTGAAGTCGGCCTTTACGGGTGCCTTGGACTTCTTGCACCTCTCAGGGATTATGTCGCTGTACAACTCCTCGGTGATTGACTTCCCGGAAGTGTGGGACAGTTCGTCAACCGACGGGGATGACGTCACGCTGAACATTCCCCTGCGTTGTTGGTCAGGTAATGACTTGGATGTGTTCCAAGACCTTATCGTGCCGCTGTCGTTTTGGATTGCTGCAGCCTGTCCGATTGCCACCGGTAAGCAGTCGTTTACGCACCCCTTCTACGTAGAAGCGTACTCACGCGGTCGTCACTCAATTCGTAACGGGATTGTGACCTCCGTGAGCATGAACTTCGGTGTAGGCGGGTTGGGTTGGCGTGTGGACGGTTGTCCGCTGTCATGTGACATCTCGGTGACCATTCGTGACATGTCGCGTGTGATGTACATGCCGATTGTAACCGACCAGTCAGTTTGGGATGACGATAACAAGTTCACGGAATTCATGGCGGTGTTAGGTGGAGCTACCCTCCATCAGCGCACCAACGGTATTGACCGTACCATCATGAACGCCCTGAACTGGAAGCAGTCGTGGAAGTCGGCCTTCTCGGTCGGCTCGGTTGTGAACTCGGTGTTTGACTTGCCACCTGCGCGTGTGCTTGCCAACATCTTCTCGACCCCCGCACGATAGCAAAAAAAAAGAAGTACCCACTCCTTTACGGGAGTGGGTTACTTTTATTTGTTTAGGGTTGGTCACACGTCACGATTTGCCAGACACCGTTGTTGTACCAGACAATCATGGCGTTGTGGTCAGCTTCTTTTACCGGGACAGACAGGTAAGGAATTTCCATCCCCAGCGCCTCCGACACCGCGAGGGCATTCTTCCCTTCGGTGCAGTGGCCCCGGAACTTGCATTCACGCAACAGGAAACCGGCTTGCTGCTCATCGATTTCAAAGAAGCGCGGATTCCCGATACGGGCCCATGGACCAACGTCGTGGGGTTTATCCACCAACACAATTTCAAACCCGTTCTTCGCCTTCGGTACAAACATATCCCACACCCAATCTGCAATACCGAGATTGAACGGCACAGGCTTGTTGTTGATGAAGACTCTACTGTTTTCATCCCGATGGATGCGATTAAGTTCGGTCAATGTTGTCTCCTACTTCACGGTCGTCAGGGTGACGCAGAATCAGATAGCTGATACAGATAACCGGCAAGTCCAGTTCATCACGGTCAACGTGAATCACCAGAATTGGCGTACACACCGGAATGTTTGCATTGCAATCCAGCCACATGGAATTCAGACGAATGGTTTCCACCGAACGCAGACCAATTTCCTTTGGCAGCGAGGGGTCAATTTCATCCCACATTGCATTCGGGTCATTGTCTTCGTTACGGTAATCCGCGCAGGCGATTAACTTGCGCAGCATCGACTCTTCAAGCGGAAGGGTAATCTGCTCAGTCGGGGTTTCATCAAACGTCAGGCTGACATCTTCAATGATAAAGATTTGTTCAGCGTTCGAGAAGTACCGCCACAGTAATGCATGGCGGTCATTCACGGAGCCAATCACCTTACCGTTGATTTCAATGTCATTCTCATCGGGGATGACACTGATAACTTTGATACGGTTCATGGCGTCCCTTATTCGGATACGGTCTCTTTCACGATGTAAGACGCCGCATCGTCTGCGAACTGCCAGTAATCGATCTTCTCAACCGGCTGATGACGAGTTCCGTCTTTGCCGTCGAGGGTGAACTCGAACAGGACGTGAGGGCGCGGATAGAAGGTGTCGCCACCGTAGTAAACGCCGACGCGGACAAACTGCACGTGACTGCCGCCCAGCGTGGCGCGAATGGCATCAGCCGCAGCATTCAACTGCTCTTGAGTAGGCACAACCGGGAAGTAAGACACTTCTACGGTTTTCTTTTCAACGAAGCCCAGCTCATCAACCGGCGTGAAGTGCGTCGTTAAACCACGTGCACTACCGCTCTGCACGTCGCCGTCATAATCTTTCAGCTGTTCGGTTGGCGACATCTCAGCTTGGATGCTTGGGCCGTTGTCGCCGTCGAAATCGCCAGCCTTTTCGGTGTCTTTCAGGGCACGTTGGATACGATCGTTATCAGACATATCAGACTCCTTCACAAACACACCATCTGCATTCAGGAAACCGGTGCGGTCTTTGATTTCATCCCACGCCATGGACAGGGCTTGCTCCAGCGTGAATTCGTACGCATTAGCCAGCGCGTTGGCAAAGTAGATAGCTTCGGCCAAGTAACCGACAGCACACTGGATCTGCGTTTCGTCGAACAGGTCTGCGGTCAGCTTCTTCGGTGAATCAACACCGGCTACATCCCACAGGTAGTCAACCGCGACGGTGTTGGACAGACGCAGTTTGTGATACAGGTAATGCGCGTTACCCAGCGGGCCGTTTTCTTTACGGGACGCTTCAACCATTGGCAGAATAGAAACAGCGTTAAAGCCGCTCAGTTCCATCAGGTTAACCATCACCACGATCATGTCACCGACACCGTCGATAATCATGTTGCGTTTGGACTTGGCGACACCCGGTGCAATCTCACCGTCTTCTTCGTACATCTTGGTCGCTTGGGTGAACCAGACGCCGTTGTCCAGAATGCCGCGCGCCTGTGACCAACCTTTGATGTTATCAATCAGTTCAGCCATGCGGAACAGACGGATATAGCGCGGGTGTGTCACGATGTTCTTTTTGTCGTGATACAGCGGAACCAGCAGTTCCAGCTCCAGACCCGGCAGGGTCAGTTCGCAGTCGTAAATCTCTTCACCGCGTTGACGGTTAGCGACCAGCTCTGGATCGTTTTCAACATCGCCGTCTTCAGGTGCCAGCAGACCTTCGATAAACCACTTACCGGTTTCGACGTTGCGATCCAGTGAGGAGATAGCACGGAAGAGGATGTTTGCCCGGCCTTCTTTTTTCAGCTCTTCCAGCTGTGCATTAACCTGCGCCAGATACTGGTTCGGATTCAGCAGTGCAACGTATGGCACTTGGATTACAAATTGATCGCCCATTTGATGTCAGTCCTTAAAATTAATCGATGTTTATATTGGTTAAGAAAAGAATACCCCGTCGAAAGACGGGGCAGGCACTACTTAGATTTTGCAGCCATCGCAATCTGCTTCATCAGAAATGTCATCCTGATTCTCTTCAGCAGAACGCTTCTCGGCTACACGCGCTTCTGCGTCGTCCAAACCCGGCAGGTCAAAACCGTCTGCGTCATCCGCAACCATTTTGTTGTGCTCGTCGATAGTGGACTGCATTGCGCCTTCTTTCTGGGACATCGTCTTTTCCTTCTTTGGTCAGTATAGAGTGTTTCAGCATAGAACTGCTAACACACGTTTTTAATCCGCGTGGTATTTTGCTTGACAGTGAGGACAATCGAAGGAGTCTTTATTGCGCGCCCACGTTATCCGTTTACCACAGCTCACACAGCGGTAGTTGTCGGGCTTGTACTTGATATCCACCCGTGCACCGCACTTGCAGTCGTAGCCGGCGATAGAGACAAAGCCTTCTTTATCGTGCATCACCCGTGGTACGAGTGTGTGCTCGCCACACTTGAAACAGAGGTTGTGTTTCATGGCCCACCTTTAAATGGCGACCGGCGCTTTAATAGCCGGATGCGATTCGTAACCTTCGATTTCGAAATCGTCGAACTGGTAGTCGAAGATGGAATCCGGCTTGCGTTTGATTTTCAGACGTGGTAACGGGTGTGGGTCACGGGTAAGCTGCAGCTTCGCCTGTTCCAGATGGTTGGAGTACAGGTGCGTGTCACCACCAGTCCAGATGAACTCTTCAGCCACCATGTTCACCTGCTGAGCAACCATTTCCGTCAGTAGCGCGTAAGAGGCGATGTTAAACGGCACGCCTAAGAACACATCGGCGCTACGCTGATACAACTGGCAGGACAGACCGCGGCGGGGAATATCCAACTCATCAAGTTCATCATGTAACTGTTCTTGATGCTTCTCGTTGAGGTTCTGATAATACCCGCCTGTCCCCTTCAGGTTGGCAAACTGGCCACGTTCTTCGAGAGTCAACTCACGGGTGTAGAACTGGAAGAACGCATGGCAGGGCGCTAAGGCCATGTCGTCGAGTTCGCCGACGTTCCACGCACTGACGACGATGCGACGGTTATCCGGGTCGTTACGCAGCTGGTCAATGACTTTAGAAATTTGATCGATGTCCTTAGTAAGGAGCATAGTCGCTTCCCGCCACCCGGCCTCTTCCCAACCGTCAGCTTCCATTTCATCGATGGTTTTGCGGTTAGAGTGATGCACTTCATCGTGTGCTGTCCAAGACCGCCACTGTTTACCGTAGACCGGGCCTAAGTCACCGTTCTCATCCGCCCACTCATCCCAGATAGAGACGTTGTTCTCTTTCAGGTAACCGATGTTGGTATCCCCTTTGAGGAACCACAGCAGTTCGTGAATGATGGAACGCAGATGGCACTTCTTGGTGGTGACCAGCGGAAAGCCTTCGGTCAGGTCAAAGCGCATCTGACCACCGAACATGGAGAGTGTGCCCGTGCCGGTACGGTCTTTCTTTTCACGACCAAAGTTGAGTACGGTTTCCATCAGTTGAAGATACTGGCGCATTATTTGTTTCCTGTCACGGTTTTGACAAACTGACCGAGTTCGTTCATGACGCCCTCAGTCGCTTCAAGTTTATTCACCGCATTCAAAATGCTGCGGGTCACGACGATGTCTTTCGCGGTGGCAATCGATAACAGTAAGGCTAACGCTTCGGCAAGCTTGGAATAGAACACGATGTCCTGACGCTGCTTCTCCTGCTCGTTTTCCAGCAGGGCATCAAACAACTGCGTAATCGCTTTGTTGTGCTCAAACAGAATCGTGTTGTAGTCGTTGCCGAATTTCATCCCCGGTGGAATGTTGTTCAGAGCAGAGTGCAGCACGACCTCTGTAACGGCTTCTACGGGGATGTCCGTTTTACGGGAGTAGAACCCGAGAACACCGATAAAAGTCGTCACAGCCTGTCCCACGCCCGCTGAGACCAGAAGACTGTCCATCTTCTGCACACCTTCTGCAACCATGCCCAACATGCGGTAATATTTGGTGATTTGCTGACGGATGTTACCAAACTGATACACCAGTGCCCGGTCATTCCACTGTTCGACTTGACGGACAACTGCAATTGGATCGAAATCGGCCATTAGATACCCCAAATGACGTTAAAGCCCAACATCTCTTCACGGTCGCTGAAATAGCTGACCAGCACGATAGAGTTCGGCTTGAAAGTGGACGGCGGATGTCCCTGTGCGACGTGCTTACCGGACAGGGTGCGTAAAATCCCCAATTGACGATAGGCGAACATGCCGCTTGTGAAGTCAGCGTTCTGCAAGAGCGCGGCAGCGGTGTCGGTTCCAATGCGGAAGCAACCCCCTTTGGCAATGGCGTCCAGCGAGTTGTTCAGTGACAGCTCGTTGGTGATGGTCATGTTAAACCCTTTAGCCAGTGCAAAAGCTGTGTCTTTCCAATGGCCGTTCTTCGAGCCCGGAATCAATACGCCGTTAATAAAAGCGCCTTCGTCTTCTTTAAATTCAATCGTGTTCATTATAAAGTCCGTTCTTAAAATGGGGGATTTCGACATAACAGGAGACTCATTTGTAAAAATAAAAAAAAGAAGGCCACCCAAAGGCAGCCTGTCTTTTTACTCGATAACGGTAAGCTGGGATTTTTCATCCCCGTGCTCAGCCAGAAACATCCCGAGGGCGTTGGCCAACAGGGTAGTGCAGACCCGCGGTACCCGGTCTTTGGCAATGTAGACCATGACCCGCAATGCGCTGCGGTCGGGTAACATAAACACCGCATGGTGTTGACGCGCACAGTGCAGTTCACACTGCAGCTCTTTATGCCAGCCTTGCCATCCGTCATCGATTTCGACGAAGACGTTTTTACGCGTAACTGGACATACCACCTCAATGCCGTTCGTTGTTGCATGGACTTCGACTTTCATGATTAATTCCTGGTGTGAATAAAATAAAAGGATTCCCCTACCGAAGTAGGGGAACTATCTTAAAGCCGGGTTTCGTTATCCCAGTAGTTACGCAGGAACTCCTGCATATCGGGCGAACTCGGCTTGGACGGTACAGCTTCGGCAATCGCAAACGGGATAACGTCTGCAATGCTTTCCATCTCAAACCGCTCAACTTCGAGTTCAACTTTTACCCAGTCACCAAACGAGGTGCCCTGTGCCACTGTGTCAAACAGCGCTTTCAGTGCGTCCACGTCGGGGATGTCAGGATGGCCTTGACTCACATAGAAGACATCAATGTCCCAATGTTTGCCACCGCTCGCTTTGACCTCATCAGTTGGATCAATTGTCACGCGTTTCACGAGATGCGTTAAGTAATCATCCCCGTAAAACGACAGGGCGCTTTTCATCCCGATGTCAGAGTTCTCTTCTTCACGCTCTTGGCCTTGGAAGGTCTTCACCGTCAGTTCCGCTTTATCCGCATGGATACGCGCACGACGACGACCGCCTAACATCGGCATCATCACGTCAAGATGATACTCCCCTTGTTGCGCTTGCAGCCACGCCCAACCTTCTTCCGTTGGACGCACCCACATGCAATACTCCCGCTCTTTTTCCACAGAGATGGATTCGCGTGCGACTCTGAGAACACCGTCCTCTTTCTCGCGATCCATCTGCTGAAGGATATTACCCAATCGGCTCATATTCGCTCAGTACCTTCTGCTGTAAAGCCGCCACGTCAAAGTCGTTATCGAACGGGTCGATATTCTCCCCTAACCACTGGCAGATGTTTGGCAACCATTCTGCAAACGCCGGCGTTTTAGGGCCGTCGTGTTTCACATAATAGTGCAGCAGAGGCACATGGGCTTGCACGAGTTCAGCAACCCGCACACCACACGGTGTCCCGTCGTCCATTCTGACTTGGTGGAACTTGCCCGCCATCGCCCAAACAAAGCACCGTTCAATGTGCAGTGAGAAGGCTCCCGGTTTATACGCCGTGCCGCCGTACACATCGGACTTCATCTTACGCCCGTAGGCAATCGCCTCCAGTCCGTCCATGTGAATCAGACGCTGGATGGCCGGGTAGCGACGAATCAACACGTCCAACAGGTACAGGTCGCTTTCCACGCTGTACTCAAGGTCGTGTTGCGTGTAGGCGTAGTCAATCAACCGCAGGACGTGGTAATAGCCTTCGAGGGTGGCGAAGTCCCCGTGCAGGGTTCTAAACGGTTGGTCGTCACGCCAGAAGTTACTGATTCTACGGCCCAGCACCACCCGACTGCGGGAATAGATGTTGAGATGATTCACCCCATCCATTGCAACCGTAATCTCTTGGTTCTTTGGCACGCCTCCGATGTTACGCAGATAACGAACAAAGTCATCGCGTTCTTCACCGATGAGATCCAGACGTAAGTCGCCCGGGTATTTCATGACATCATAACGGTGTGCAGCTTCCGGCCCTAAAGAGAAGCCGTAGCGGTTTGCCATTGCAATACCAAAACGTACATCGTTCGCACCAATCAGGTACGCCCCAACACGTTCAGCCAAATGCAGGTGGGTCTCAAACACCGCTGGATTCACACCACAGAGCTGGTCGTGGTACAACCGCTTCAGCATCCGTGGTACGCTATCGTCCCCAGTGAGATTCTGCATGGCACTTATCTCAAGGATAAGGTCGCGCAAGATTTCTTTTGCCTGAGGGTCGTCGAAGTCTACAGGTTTGGTCATCTACGTATCCTAGGTAACGGGGAAGAACTGGTTCACTAACGTGTCGGCGCGTTGATAACTGAGGTCACCGGCAGCACACACAAACGGACGCTTCTCAGTCGTTAACAAAGACTGAATCGCATTCACGTTACAGAAGGTGTACGGGTAAAGCTCAATCTCATCCGTTTGGCCAACTACATCAGATTTATCCCAGCGGCTATCCAACGCAGTGAATAGGGACAGTAACCGCGCACCGTAATCCTTAAACGGCGGGTTGGTTTCTGTCTGTAGATTCATCAGTAAGTTCACAATCACCTCTGCCGAGATTAACGCCTTGTCACTCTCGGTGAGTTTGGTGAGGTAGAACTCCACGGACTTCAGGCTACCCAATGCTGATGCTTGCACCGTAAGCTCACGGTACATCTGCGCTTGAACAACCGGGTCAACAATGGACTCCACCAACGGGGTGATCTTCTGCGGTAGGTCGTAGGTTGCCAACTTACTGGACAGACCGTAAACCAACGCCGAGGTGGTACCCACATCCATGACGCGGTACTCATCCCCGTAACTGCCCTCGTTACCCGGACTGCGAAAACTGCTGATGAAGTTATTGATGGAGAGGTAGTCATCCAAATCCTTGTAGGAGTTGAACGTCTGCTTGGCCCCATCGACAACCGACTGCACCTGATACTTGGCCTGATTGAAGTCACTTACGTAGCCGTTAATCTCTTGTTGCACTTCGCCCGGCAGGCGAGAGATTTGACCGGCCATGTCCATGGTTTGTTCAATGCGGGATTTCACCGACGCGTAGTCAGTGCCTACGGCCGCCAGACCTTTATCACGCAAAGAGGTGAGGGTGCTGAAGCCTTCGCCAAGCAAGCCGGATATCTTGCTCGGTTTAAGGTAATCCAAAGCACTCTTCGCCTGGCTATTCGCCGCCTCAAACGGTTTTTCGACTTCACGCTTTAACGGGTCAATGCTTGGGAGGACTTTCTTAGGGTCAGTAGCCAGTCCGGGTATTTTATTACCGGGAGATGCACCACTGGCTCCAGACCCGGCGGTCTTAGTCCCGCCAGTGCTAGCGATGTCCCCACCGCCAAAGAGATTGCCGATTTTTGACCCAAGCGATGATGCTCCACCCTTAAGTTTATCGACTGTCGCCCCTGCTTTGTTGAACGTTTCGCCTGCTTTGTCATAGAGACCTGTCGCTGTATCCACCGCGTTCTTCACGCCACGCTCGGCGCTGTCCACGGTATTGGTGACGCGGGAGACCGCTTGCTGAGCACCCTGTTGGACGCGGTCCACAGTGTTACCCACCTGATTGACACGATCGGTCGCTGCGGACTGCACCTTGGTGATGCGTCCCGTTAAACTCGAATCACTCGGGTTCATTCTTATTACTCCTGAAAGACAATGTGGTGATGTCAACCTCGAAGTAAACCTCGACATCCGGTTGTCCCGGAACGTGAGTTAAGAATGTGCATTCGAACTTCCGCACATCGATAGCTTTCAGCGCTTCTAAGAAACGTTTCCAGCTGAGCTTCTTGGTGTGGCGAATAGACTGTTGCAGGTTATGTCGCCGGTCACTACGACGGCTGGTAATCTGTGGACAGTTCTGTGGGTTGTTCACGTACTTGGCAACCAGTTGTCGCCACTGCGACTCCGTTATCCCGTACGCCGCAAACAACGACCACAACACCTTTAACAGAATATGCTCCATGACCTGCTCAGCAGTCTGTTGCGTGTTCTGAAAGTAAAGGTTCAACGCATCAGAAGCACTGCCACGCAAGTCCTCATCATCTTCACCGTTCAGGGTGCGTAATAAGTCACGTTGCGGATGACAATAGCCCTTAGCCATACGGTGGTCTTCAAAGCGCCCTCGGTAAGTTTTGATGGACATGGTCAACGTCTCCACATTCACCAACACCAACCCTTCGATAAATCGCTTCCACGTAAAGTCCACACTGAGCCCTTTGACGTTACCGCCCGACAAGGCATTCGCCAGTCGACCTAAACGTTCACGAGGTTCTGCTGTGGACTTCCCAACGTACTGGGGATTCTCGACGTACTGCTGCGCGAGTATCTTCCAGTCCGAGTGGGAGATTGGCATAAGGTTAACAAGCTTCCAGTAAGCCGACCGGAGTTCAACACCTGCTGGGGTATCCTCTGGTGGCCCGTTAAGGATGAAGTCTGATATCTTTCCCATTTTACACCTTGTTCCAAGGAGCGGATGGATTAAGTTAGAGATAGTGTTCCACTATGGTTTCTAACTCGCGCAGGATGTGTGCTGTTTGGTTTAAGAACACATCCCGTTCTGGGCTGTCACTTTCATTCTCTTTGAACGACGTGAACACTGCCCACGCCCGAACGAGCTTTCCGCGCACCACGTCTTCACGTGAGGTCTGGAAATAATCGTCAAGCCATTTCTGTTCGTCGGTGTCTAATTTCTTAGACAGGGTCGACGGTAACACAGACCATTCCGGGTAATTCCCCGGGGAGGCCAACACACGGTTATACTCCATGAACAAGAACTCAAGACGAGCGATGAGGATATCCATGGTTTGAGTACGCATGGCGATCGTTCCCTGCAACGACAGCGGCAGGTAGTTTTCACTATTATACTCAAGCGGTGCTGTAAGCAATTCTAAGCCTACGAGCACACGGTTCAGCCTGTTAGGGGTATTCTTATGGTACTCGGCCTCTAACATGCTTCTGCGGCGTTTAAATGCCTTTGATTTAATAACACGCGAAAGCCAGTTTAACATGGTCGATTTTCCTAAAACATAATTACCTCAGTGTGATATATCTCACTTTGATAACATCTATCTGAAACCTGATTGAAGAGGTACGCGATGAGCGGAGAAGAAATTCCAGCCGAGGTGATTGTCGGCTTTAATGGTGACATTACTAACGAGGACGATGCGCTCCGCTTTACACAACTGGCGCGTATGTTTGCGTTAAATCAGGTGTTGGGCATCAAGGACATGGGCACCGACCCTAAAGCCGTCTCGTCACTGGCGAAACTTGCCGACGGCATGGATAAACAAATCCTGACCCTGCGTCGTATCGCTACGGCACAGAAGGCAAATGAAATCAGCAGCGATGTGGCAAACACCCTGAACCAATGGGTGACTGGCAAGGCGGGTGCAAAAATACAGCGCCACGACGCCCCCAGTAGCGACACCGGTTACCGACCCGTCATTCCCGTGTTACCCAGTAAGGTACACAAAGAAGGGGAACTGGCACCGGTGGGCACACAAGTGGACGTCGAAGCTATCATGCGGACGGCGTTTTCTCAGCGTCCGATTGATGAGGACGACGACTAAACAGCGCTGTATCAAATACGTCTAACGTGACGTATTCCGCCATAAACCGGGTCGACTCCACAAAGGGGTTGGCTCGGTCTTTTTTTATTGTTGCCACCGTCTCTTCGGTGAGCTCATCGGTTAAGAGGCTCGGACGGTTAATCACGAAATCAGGAATACGCGTTTTGTTAAAGTGGTTGACGTTTTGTCGAATCCACAAAAACCAATCGTAGGTATACCACGCATCCCATGCGGCACGTAAGCGTCCCGGTGTGAGGTAGGTATAGCTTTCACACACGACATTCACCTTGACGTTGTCAAAGAAACGACGGAACATCTCCAAGAAAGTCTGACGTTCTTGCTCGGTTAAGTCCGTGTACGGCCAAAGGTTAATCGTGAGTTCTGGTTTTTCAATCGGCGAGGAGAGCGCAATGGTCAACAGCTCCTGCTCGATATACCCCTTCATTACTTGTAGCAACGGGGTGGGCTCTGCATTCATCAAAGCCAGTTTTGTGCGTGACCGATAAGAACGTGGCCAGTCTTCAATACCAATAACCGCCGCCCATGCTTCCGTAAAACGTTTCACGTAAGCTTGCTCATCCAAGAGCGCGAGCTTTTCAGGCTGAGTGGCCTTGACATGTCCCAGTCGTGTATCAAAGAACACATCAATGTCCGCTAAGATGCGGCGAGTTAATTTCATTGGGGTCGTCCGAGGTTGTTGCCAATGTGCATCTGTTTGTAGTAGGCACTCCACGTTCGGGTGCTCTTCGCACTCGTCCGCTCAGCCCCTTCAATGTGGATACGACCTTGGCCGGTTTGACGAATGGATTGGTAGAACGCACGTTGAAGTGCATCGTTACCACCACGCGCGTGCAGGAACTCTTGCAGGGTCTCATCGAGACCGTCGGCAAACATCACGTACGCTTCGGGGAAAGAGACCCCGGAGGCTTTAGAAGGTCCAACCACCTGACCGGAAAGCTTGTCACGCACTTTATCGTTCTTCGCCACAGCCATCTTCTTCTCTTGCATCTGCGTCTGACGACGAGCAGGTACCGGGAAGTAAAGGTGTGGGTGTCGGGTACGGTGCTTAAGCCCAGTCTTCGAGTCGGTGAACCACATACGCTGGTTCATGTCCAAGCCCAATGCTTTGGCAATCTCCACGTTACGCATGTGGTCGATGCTTACCTTGCTACCCGCTGGGTTATAAATCGGGATACCATTTTTCGGGATGGTCGCAAAGTCTTCATCAGACATACGCGTAAACGCTTTGGCCATGGCATTGCCATTGATGCCGGAGGTGTCAATCAGATTCAGCAGGTCCAGTATGAATTTCTCCGCCGCCTTGCGACGTACCGGATTGAGCTTCATGACGCAGTCCGAAACTGAATGGCGACACGCAGGTGAGGCAGAGTGGCGTTCTCCAAGTCCTCAATCCAATACGCAATCGCTTCGTTGTTTTCGGGCACAGACGGATAGCCCCAGACATCCGGGATACCGCTGGTGCGCAGCAACTCCTGATAAAAAGAAACCACCTGAGGACAAAAGGTCCCAAGTGATTCCGCTGGTGCGGCAAAGCGCGCGACCAGAGCATCGGCAGCATTCGGATCAATGCTACGCAAGCCCTGTTCAAGGCGCTGAATAATGACTCGTTGATACTGCATCGTTTCCTCCAATACGGGGCGGCTTTATTACCGCCCCGCGTAGGGTTACTTTTTGCGAGTCAGGAATTTAGGAACACAGTCATCGTCAACTGCCATGGCCAGTAAGCTCATAGCTGTCAGCGTGCGTTTCCCGCCCTTCTCTTCTTGGTCTTTGAACATCCAGTATTCCACTGTGTTGTCCATGATTTCATCCCAGTCCCATCCTTTATCAGCGATGGCTTTGTACAGCATGTCCGGGGCGACGTCGGCGTATTTGATTTCCAGCTTGTGGAAGTTGTTACGCATGTACGCCATTGCGGCTGTGATTTCCAACGCACGACGCAGGCGTGGGTTTTCATCGATCATGTCGCGAATGGTGGTACGCATGAACTTGACACCCGGTAACAGGTGGAGCTCATAGTTAGCGCCTGAACGGGTGTAGCCGTAGTCACTGCTCAGCGTTTTAGAGATGTAATGCCACAACGATAAATGATAGAAGAAGCCCAGTGACTGAGAGAAGATAAGCTCAAACTTAACACCGGTTGGACCACCCTTGGCACGGAACTGCGTGTAGCGAACCAGTTTCAAGTCATTGGCTGACGAGTTCATGGTACGTGAACGTGCCGTTGGGTACATCGGTTCGTTCGTGGCCGTCTTCGCATCGTAAGAACTGTCGGCTTTCAGCTCACCGGTTTTGGTGGCGACAATCAGACTGTTCGTTAAGAAGGAAATCGCACGACGTGGTACGTTTGAGAACTTCAACTCACCGGAGATATCATCCAGCAGTTTATCCGCAGACGGCTTACCGCCGTTCTTCATTGCCCCACCCATGTCGTCAGCTAAGTGTACGACAAAGCCCATGTACATGTGACCGCGCGCCAGACCTGCCGGCCAACGTCCCATCATGTTCGACTTCTGCAGTGAGTCGTGGGCGTTCAGGATGTTCTGATCAGAATCACCCACATCGGTCTTGGCGTGTTTGCCTTCGATATCGGAGGTGTGGAATTCTGACAGGGAGTCGATGGTATAGAACCACGGGTCAAGCATCATTTTGTTCTGACGACGAACCGGGTCTGGGAATGGCGACTCACGGACGTCTTTCTTCTTGACGTAATCGGAGAACCGCTTTTCAATTTCTTTGCGAATGTAGTCCGAGTAATACTGCTCGCCCGGTAACATATCGGATGCCACGAAGTTATAACGCCCTTCGTCAATCATGGACAGTACGCTGGTACCGTCTTCGATTCCCGACGCTCGTTGAGCTGACAGGTAACCGGTTTCTAAACGGTCTAAGGCCGCGGACACTTCGGTGTCGTACTTCGAACCCCACGCCGCACGGTAGCGCAGCATTATTTGGAATATGCAGAAGTCAAGCAGCGTACTCTTAAAGCTATTACCACGTCCTGAGAAGCCCATGATGTGTGCAAAGCCGCCGTTGAGGTAATACAGACCGTCTGCGCCACGCTCATAACCACCCAAAGCGTGGTCCATGATTGTATAGACGTTAAAGCGAGGGCGAATTACCTCACCCACTACTTGGTTAGCTGGACCTGCCATCGAAAGCTCCGTGTTTATTAGGTTTGTGTTCTACATAAAGACACAGCGACACGTAAAAAGACTTACTATGTAGCCCCATTCCCCCGTCTCCGAGGAAGTATAATGACACTGAATCCCATCGCCGCGCTCCAAGCATTTGCTTCCAAAGCGTCGGTTATCTTACCCAAAGGTTTTACCAATAACGACCAAGAGCTGGCGCTGACTACGTACGACGATATGTCGAACATGGCCAACTGGATGCAAAAGGAAAAGTTCCTGAACTTCCAAGGGATGCTGGTTCCGGTACCACCGGGCTTCAACGCCTACGTCATGGACCACCTGCAACGACTGGAATCTGTGTGGGATGTGCTGCAAGACATTCTGCCGGGTGTGCTGCAGCCGGTTGACAAACTGCTGTCTGGTCTGACACACCAGAAAGGGATGATGACCCTGCCTGTGGGCTTTCGCTACAAAGACTTCAAATACCCACTGAAGAACATTGACCCGCAGGACTTGGTGAACAAGCTCGCCCAGTCGTACACCAACAACGTGATTGACCAGCGTGCGATTGAGAAGACTTACCACAGTGCCAGTGAAGTCGACGCCACCTTTAACCGTGCCCGTTCACTGCGTGCGGACATCAGTAAGAAGTTGCGTAAAGATGTCTCTCGCCTGATTGAGTCCATCTCGGCCTCGGCTGAAGCACTGGTTGACCAAGAAGCCCATCCGCAGGTCGTCGAGCAACTCACCCTTGCCCTTGACATGGCGTCAAGCTGGGTTGAACTGTTTGGCCTGTTCATGAAGCAGACCAACGAAATGCTGGAAGCACTGAACGCCACGGCCGATCGCCTGAAAGCATTGCGCGAAGGCAAAAAATAAAAAAGTAAAAAGAAGTACCCTACTCCAAGCGGAGTAGGGTGACTTTTATTTGTTTGTTGCAATGACAATTGCCGCTTTTAGCGCGTCGTTGATTTCAGCGTTGACTGCACGGATTAACTCATCGCGGAACGATTCCAGCTCCACGTAGAGGTCATCCATTACTTTCTCGTCAAACAGCGCGTACTCAAGCTCGGTCTTTTCATCGAAGTCAACCAACTCCCGCACCACATCCATGCTACAGGTGTTCATCAACCGCGTGACCGGGTCTTCCTGATGCGCTCGTAACAACTCCGTGTTAAAGCAGGCTAGCTGAGAATTAATGAGGGTGTGAAAATGCCCAAACGCATTCATCAGTATCCCACTCAGATGGGCTTCGTACGTCTTCGAGTTGAAGTAGTCGGCATTGTCTCTGACTACCGAACGCTCATGCGACTTCACCAACAACCGATGGTACGCCAGTGTCCTTTCCAGCACACCTTCGAAACCGATACTGAAGGTGTCGTAGATGTTGGTGGTGTTCATGTCTACGTAGATACGCATGTGTTATCCTTTCACAAGCCGAAGCGACGATTGAACAGCACGCGTCACTTCGCCCTCCAGTAGTGCTTGCATTCTCGTCTGGGCCTGCTTCACCGTTGCGATAAACTGCTGCTTCTCTTTCTCGTTAAACATGGTTGAGACGTTGAGCTTACCTTCCCGAACCTCGTATAGGATTCTTTCCAACGCGAGTTCGTTCAGTCCCCAAAACGCCATCCAGAGTTTATCGAGTCTGTACGACAGATCATCTTGCTTTTCCACCACCAACGGTTTTCCGCAGAATACCTGACGGTACGGCTCTGCTAAAATCCGCGCCCAACGGTATGCGGCATTGGCGATACGTTTGTGGGGTTTACCTTTTGCAAACTCCTCAAAGGTCATCGCCTTTTGCAGCATAGTCTCGAACTCAGCGCAAAGTCCAAACAGTTCCCTGTTGATTTTATTCTTCAGTTTCGGTGAAGCACAGCTAACATGGATAGCCATAACCCTCCTCACTTCTTAAAGAGTGTCCACGCTTTCTCAAAGACATTCTCGAGCTCGGCCGTGAGGGTCTGGAGCAAACCTCGATAACCCGCCTCCGCCCGCTCGGTAAGCAACTCCATAACCATGGGGTCGTATACCGGGCAGTTCAGCTCTAAGACGTTTCGACGCATGGTAGCCGGGGTCACCTCAAAGAGGGGCGTAAACTCTTTCACGCACCAGTCTAAGCTGTCCCCACTATCAAGCGTCTTTTCATCGAGTAGCCACAGCTTGTGTTGCACCGAGTTCAGAAACTCTGTCCAACCCGACGCCAAAGCGTCGGACAGCTTGTTGACGAAGTCGTAGTTATCGAACTCCTTAACTCTATCCGGCTCCTCTTGCATGGCGTCAATCAGAAACTGACGACCGAACACCACGATATCCCGACGCTGCTCACCGATGGTCTTTAAGACGTCGTCGGTATCAAACGAGACATAGATGCGCATCAGTCGTCCTTATTCAGCGTCTCTTTCAGCTCTTCGATCGCATCCGCGGCAGGCGGTGTCAGTTCGAGGTCAACGTTGGACTCATCCAGATGGATATCGGCTTTAGGCTCCGCAGGGACAATGGGCTTCCCATTGACGTCAAAGGTGAAACGCAAAGTGACCGATTTGATTTCTTCGGCCACTGCACCCCACAGCTCACCCGTGATTTCTTTTACGCGCGTGTCGGCCATTTCGATGAAGTTCTCAATCTCTTCTTCTTTAAGATTGATAACATGCGAATCGCCGGCCGAATCTTCGAACTGTACGGTTGGACGTGCCCGCATGTCCTTGGCCCATTTGTCGCGAACGTTTGCCGCATTACCATCGACGGCGAAGATGTCAACGGTTTCGTCAATGACGCCGTTAAGCTGATCGCTTTTGTCGAAGTGGAACTCCAGCAGGGTGTCTTGCAGCTTCGACATCCCTTCCATGATCGGCATCAGTACGGCAACAGCCGCCTGACGGATAACCGGGCCTTTGTCAGGCTGGGAGGCGTAGTGATGGGCAATGATGTGCTCGACATCGTCGTACATCGACATCATCAGCGCTGGCCACATTTTACGGTTTTCATCGGTAGTCAGATTCAGATACAATTTCATGATTAATCCTTAACGGTTAAAGTAGATGATCAGTTGCTCACTACGTGCGGCAGTGGTCCGGTAACAACGCATGATGAACTCATGCAAAAGCTGCTCGAGATACCGGGTCAGTTTGCGACAGCGGCCGATTTCAAAGAATTCACGGGTATTGAAATCAGCTTCGCCGATCGTCATGCGAAACGGCGATGGGAACTCGCCGTCCACATCGCATTCTTCTAACAGTTCGTTTACGCGTTCAGTGATGTCGGTTGGACACACCGCGACGGTCAGGCTAAACCCCACGTCAATCACGACGACTTTGTTGACCAGCATCGTTAACGCACGGTGATAGGGAGCCAGCATCATCGTAGCTTCAGCCACAAAGGAAGCCCCCTCTGGCAGTTCGATGCCGCGGTTTTCTAACTCATCTTCGATGGCTTGGACAACGGTTTTCTCCCACGCCTCCGAAAGCTCCTTTACCACACTTTGACTTTCGGTATCAACGAGATCAATGACTAATCGCATGTTACTTCCCCTTAGAAACGACTGACGGTCATTTCACCCCGGCCCATCTCATGAACACCATCCACTTGCTCTGGTGTCAGTTTGTACAGTTGAAGCTTGCTCAGGAGGGTTTCCATTTCCTGACGGGCGAGGATGCCAACCTTCTCCTTGGCTTTCATCACGATGCTTTCTACCTTCATGGTATCCACCGCACCGAACAAGTCGTTCAGGGATTCCATTTGGAAGGTCAGGGTGCGCTCACCGTTCTCCCCACAGGCCACAAAGGTTTCGTGAGCATTCAGGTGCACGTAGCTTTCCAAGTCCGCCACACCCTTTACAAACGCCTCTTCAACCCGCAGGGCCAGTTCATCCACCGTGTCCCAGCCATTGACGCCAATCGTGAACGTCTTTTGCAGCACGTCCTTGGCTTGGTCGACCACGAGCGAGGTCAGCTCATCGACAATCTTCGAAGCTTCGACCACGTGGTGAACCTTGTCAGTGTCTTTGCGCAAATCGCGTTCGTACTTACTGATAATGTCGTGGAGCTCGAAGTTCAGGTCTTTACGCAGGTCAACCATCAGCTCACTGATTTTCCCTGCCTGTTCACCGAGTGCCATATTCAAAATGACTTGCATGGTTACTCCTTAAAGAGCGCAAAGAAACGATCGCGCTCTGCTTCAACATCGAGAATCATAACGTGCTTGTGACGCATCGCATCAGCACGTGGGACAAAGGCATCCCAATCCGCCCGCCACATGTAGGGGCCGTGTGGGTACTTCACAATTAGGTTGCCCCACTCTTGCTCGCTTTGGATTATCTCCCGCTCCTCAACATAGCAGGGACTCTCCATGGAGCCTGCAAACCACAGGGTGTGATTCAACAGGTCTTCATCACGAGCAAACACCAATGGCATGTCGAGCGCGGCCTTTACCTCACTGACACTGCCGAGGTAGCTGCGGTTCACATCCATCGAGTGGCGTGGAAAGTTATCAAAGTCCCCCATCAAAGCTAAGAGAACCTGACGTACTTTTTTCATCATTCGGGGGTCAACAAACTCATCCGCGAGGGCGAGTTCCAATCCACCTTCGTGCACGATAAAGCGTAACGCAGACCACATGCCGGATAGGGGTGCCCAGTCAGCGATGTAATCCTGTCTGGCAATCTCCCGTGCCACGAGAAGGTAGGCTGTCTTGACTGCCTCCTCATGGAAGGTGAGCCGTTTAAGATAATCCTCAAGCGAGAAGAGGATGTGCATTTTAACTTGCTGCATTGAAAGGCTCCAATAAAGCATGGGACATCAACAAGTCGACGGCGCGAATCACCTGATACTGATTGAACACCAAGTGCGTCGCGTTGTACTGTATCTCCACGTAGTTGTGCTCGAGCATCCGTTGTATCTCGTTGCTGAGATGGTGAACCGGGTGACGTGAGAAACCCTCTAGATAGAGCAGGAACTGGTGAACACGTCGCCACTCTATCTCGGGCATTTTGTTCGCTACCCAGTCGGCACGTAGATCCAGAATCGCTTTGAGCAAGTCTTCGCCGATGATATCCCTGTTACTGTTCGCGGCCCGCATTAAAAAATATTTAACCGCCGTGCGGGTCCAATTAAGGCTCTCGCTGGCGGGTAAATCTTGATACTTCTGGAGAAAGAGCCTATCCACGTACATCAGCGATTCACTTTGTACGGTTAACATTGCTACTCCTTAAGAGTAATCTCCTTTCCCACTGGCCAGTTCAGTCGCATCTGCTGTGATGCCCGTACCAGTTTGATAATCAAGTCACGCTTCTCGTTACGATAGAGCGACAAGGCCATCGTGGGCAAGAACGCTGCCCGGTGGAGTCTTGACGGACAGCCCATGCACGCAATCACCTTGGTCTGCGACTTGATAGACTCATGTTGCAGCGCCGCGAGTTGCTGTGAATAGACTTCGTTATCGATCATCTGCACATCGGGAAGAGCATGCCTAACAAGTGGGATAAGGTGGCGCGGTGTGAGAATAAGGATGGCACCACTGGGGGATTTCTCCGCCCAGCTGTTCACCTGTTCGGCTAGTTTCACGCCGGGACCTCTTGAATGAACGCCCAGATATCACTTGGACGTTGTTCCAGACTGCGGAACTTCTCACAGCGGACATTGATGTTATCGCCATCTTGCCAGACGTGCAGCGAGATGTCTGCTTCGCTAGTGAGCATGATGTGCGGGTTGTGGCACTCGACCACCACACATGGCCAGTCAGTTCTGTCTTTGACGCTATCTACCCGCATGTCGCGAATCACATCACGCGCCAGCACATCGAAATGCCCTTCCGGCAGTTCACTACGCACCCACGCCATTGCTTTGTGTTCGACAGTCAGCAAGAACAGGCCGCCTTCAACACTGGTGTTCTTGCGGCTTTCTTTAATCAGACGTGCAATCAGGCCATTCAGTTTCATTGTATTAATCCTTGCAGTAATGTATTAGACCGGTTCCATAAAGGCGACTGCCTCTGGAGTTAAATGACACAACGTCACAGGCTCACCCTGTGGGATCGTAATACGTGGGGATTCCGCCACCATGCATCCTGTCCACAGGTAAAACTCCATGCCGTCATCTTTCGAGATTTCGTAGAGCACACTGCCAAACCCGTTGACATAGGGGCCATGCCACTGCGGTTCATAATCGCCTTCTTGGATTGCAAACACCGAGGGGTTATCTTCCCAGATGCGCAAATCCATGGCATACGTATCCAGCCAAAATCCGGTGATGTTGTGCTGTCGACGCAACGCCAGTAAGTCCTGGTACGGCTTAGCCAAACGTTCAGCCAGCTCATCCAGAAACTTGTCCCCCTCACCCAGCACCGCCTCAACGAATTCCATGAAGAGCAACACTTCCCCTTCAATCACATCGTCTTGGTCTTCGTGGGTGTAATCGTTGTAAATATCCTCGAGACTGAACTCGAGTTCATGAATGTTAAAATCGCGGCCAAGATTGACCGCATCCAACATACCCGTAATCGCGATTGCAAACGTCTTAACAAACATCGGGAACGAGCCGAGAAAGAAATCATCTCGGCGCACCCACAGTTCAGGTCGAGCAGCAAGCTTCTCCGGGCAGTAGCGTTCCCAAATCTTATCAAATAACTTAATCGCCGCAGGCGTTGTATAATGAAAGAGTTCGGGGATAACCACACGTAACATAAGTGACTCCTAACGATTTACCACGGAGATAATATCTATCTTAAAGCTTTTTCAGCTCTTCAACGATACGGGGCAGAAGCTCGTAAACTTCCACGTCCTCACCCGGTTTAGGGGCAAGCATGGTCGGGAAGGTTTCGGGCAGGATAAACGCATCGCCTTGAACCACGAACGCATGGTCTAATCCCAACACCGCATCCTTGGCATCTTCGCATTTGACGATGGCAATGAACGTCCACTCCAGCGGTTCAATAAACGGCAGGATAACCTTGTTGTTTTCCATCTGCTTGATAAGCATGTCACGGGTCATGTAAATCCCCGTGTAGTTATCAATCATGAAGGAGTCTTTCCCCAACAGGTTATACACCTCGTCCATGAACTGCTCGACGAACCACTGCATCGCCCCTTCCAGTAACGCAGACAGCGGACGGGTGCTGACGATGTGGGCAAAGAACTCCCCGACAGTGACATTGGGTGACAGGTGATTCTCCAGCGCCGGGTCAGTGAAATACTCGGCCATGGCATCGCCGTAGACATCAAAGCTTGTCAGCGACGGCGTCAGCATCGTACGGGCATTGGCCAGCGCTATCCCTTCCAGCAGGATGTTGGCAACCATCCACCGCGCAGCCGCAGTGGTGGTCTCATCAATCGCCTTCTGCTCGGTCGGGGTCAGCTTCATGGCTTTGCCGTAGCGATAAAACGCCATGCCGTAATACTCAGCCAACGCCTCAACGAGTTTGCCACTGTGCATGGTCAGAACATGACTAAAAACACGCAACATAAAAGCCTCACTTAATCTCAGTCGGCAGGATGCGGTTTGCAGCGTAGTAGGCCATCCATAACCCGTTATACTCCTCCCCGAGATAAATCACTGCATAACGCACATAACGCTCCTCAGGACGCCAGCAAGCCACGTAGAAGCGACCAGTGGGTTCTTTGATGCGGTTGATGTCCGTACGTTGGGGTAAGTCGATACCTCGCGTCAGGATAATGGGAATGGTTTGCGTGTCGTTGTTTGGGATCTTTGCCTGAATCTCAAACGCCTTGTCGACGTTACGGTAAATGTCTTTCGACGGTTTACCTTTCTCATCGAACAAGATGTCCGTGATGTCGTTTAAGACAATGTGCTGTTCCTTTTGCATCACTGACTTTAACATCTGGGCTAACTCATCGCGAAAACCGATCGCACGATAAGAGAGCAGCGCCGGACGCAGAATACGACTGATGGCCAAGTCCTCAAAGAACCACACGTTGCGGTCTTCTGAGAATGTCATGCGCTCAATCGGGATACCTTCTTTACACGCCACTTGGAACTTCTTACGCTTTAAGAAATCCCCGGTGATAATGGAGATAGGGTCAAAGCGCTTCAGTGGCGGGGTTTCCTGCCATGCATTGTTCGCATGGGCATTGGCCAAGAAGTAGAGATTCTCCCACGGTTTCTTGGCAAACGTCACCGAGAACATCGCATCGGGAATCATCTTACCCAGCAGCACAATATCATCTTTGTCTTTGGCGTGGTTGCCAGAGAAAAGGTAATACCACTGCTCGCCGTTCACCGTACACATCGGATGCGGTTCGTTGACCTGCACGTAGTGGAACTTCTGCGTGTTGATGGCAGGCAACAGGGAAAGGTTAATGCCAACGTCAATCGCCTCTTCCTTTTCCGCTTTCTGAGGCAATTCCTCAATCGTCCAGAACGGGCGGTACTCCACGTTCTCAAACGTTGCGGTCATGGTCGAGCCAAGACGGGCCATCTTATCCGCCTGATCGTTGCCGTAGCGGTCAGAGTGACCTTTAATCTTCACGACCTTAACGGAGATGCCGTCTTTCTTAAAGCCCTGCTTGAGCTCCCAGATACGCTGCATCAGCTTGAGGTTCGCCACCGGCGTACCGTCTGCCCGTGTCCAGCCACGACTGGCCCAACCTTCGAGCCACTTGTTAAAAGAGTTCAACACGTAGGTCGCGTCGACGTGAATAATGTAGCTCTTTGCCTTAAACGGTGCACCATCGAAAGCCGAAATAAAGGCCACGAGTTCACCCACATCCGAGAATTGTTCTTTGGGTACTGGTATCGTACAGTTAACCCATTCGACTAAGCCCTCAGGCATCGTAGGCAACTTTTCCGCCTGCGAAATAATTTTGTACTCTTCCGGGGCGATTGCCTCCGGAACCCCGTCGGCGAAGTAGCCACGCTCTGATTTAAAATCAGCTTTGTTATACAGGTAGCCATGAATCCCCGCCCCCGAACCTAAGGGGGCAGTGGTGTGACTCCCGTCCGTGTATAGCACGGCGACGTCGTACTGTTTCATTAACCCTCTCTCAGGAAATCTGTCGCAATGTATTCACCGGTGCGCATCTGCTCGTGAGCTTCCAGCATACGCGGGAAACCGTGGGTACGGGCAATCAGTGCCAAGTGGTAGAAACGTGCGGTCAGATACCCTTCTTTAGCCGCATCGAAACCGGCATGATGCTCGGTGTAATCTTTGCCGCGTGTCCAGTTGTGTGCTTCTGCATCCATGTCCGGCTGCAGACCGAATGCGTGGGCCAGTCGCTCTGCCGTACGGTCAGAGTCCAACATTGAGAACTTACGGAACTTGCCCGGGTTAACATCACACTGGGCAAAAGCGTTCATCAGAATCGGTGAATCAAAGTCGGGGCCACGCATAGTCAACACGAGCGGCTTGTTCCCTAAATCTTCAAGGAACTTACGGGCCGTCCAAAGTGCATCTTTGATGTTGGTGGTGCCTGAGAACGCTTCTTTACGAGCGGCTTCAGACGGGGCGTAATCCGGGTTGTCTTTGCCTTCCCACCACCCAATGGTCGCCGGGTCAGTATGGAAGACACGGCTGGCCTCCTCATCGTTCGGATTGATGGCCTGATACGAAGCGCCAATTAAGCGCAGGGTCGCGATATCAAACGCTGCCAGACCGATACTGAGAATATACGCATCCGGTCGCAGGGATTTGGTTTCGACGTCTGTGCCTACTACAATTGAGGGGATAACTACGTTTTGCATTATATTGCGCTCCATTGGATATACATTAGAAATGTTGATGACGTAAAATAAAAGATACCCTCCACCGCCCGAAGGAGGTGGAGGATACACTTAGTTTAAACAGGTCTTCTCGTGTTCAGAAAAGTTATGCCGGAACGCCTTACGGTCAGACCGGTAGTTCTCAAGAATTTGGCGAAACTGATTAGCGATGTCCTGACTAATCTGTTCTGCACTGCGAGAGTTACGGTCAAGCGTAATGCGGTCTGGAATCGGATGGAGGTCCGGTGTTTCAAACTCTTCGCACAAAGGTGCGACCCGAGGTGGATGCCAACCACGCGCTGCGACATATTCGTTGAGATCTCGTGCGTACTTATAGACATAATACGCATAGATGTTCACGTCGATAACATATGTCTCAAACGCTTTCTGATCGTCGTTACCCAAAGGATATCTAGCGGCCACTGGTGGATTGTCCATCTGCCTCGTAGGCCAAGCCCGCACCGGTTCCGGCGGGGTACCTTTGTACTGGGGGGTACAGCCCGCCAAGAGCAGCAGGATAACCCCCAGACAGAAAGGTTTCATTTTAATTCCCCATTGAGATGGTCGATTATGGATTGACGAAATGAGTTGGTCTCAGCCACCCCAACGGGACGTTTGGCTGCTTCGCGCTTCTTTACGGGAGCCGGGTCTGAGTGAACCGGCACTTCGGGCGCAACCACCGGAGGCGGGGGCATGGTAGCTAACGTCGTTGGTGCGTTCTTCGAACTATCATATGGCTCCTTGCCTAAGCAGACAAACAGTTGCTTATAAAGGTCTCTTATGTCATCGGCCTGCTTGTCTGCGAGGCCTTTTTTCTCGTCATACCCGGTCGCCATGTAGCGGTCATGTTCACGCACCTGCACCAGTAGATGATACTGCTGGAAGTAAAGGTACGAGACAAAGCCGGAGTAGACCAAGATTAACGTCATTGCAAGTGAAGTAATTTTTGCTGTGCGGGTAACTTTCTCACCATCACCCGGCCTAAAAACTTCCATCAGTAATTGCAAGATAGGAAGTAATTTTAACAGTGATGCTAACATTGCTCACCTCGAGGTATTTTTATAATGAGTTTAGATATACAAGGCTTTATCCAAATCGGGGCGCTAATCAACAACGAACCCGGTCAGACAGCGGTCGTGGGCGAGCTGTCAGAACTGTCACAGTCCTTCGCGCGCAGCAAACAATACTTCACCAAAGCAGGCCTTCAGGTGGAGTTAGTTTCCTTCACATCGAAGCGTGACAAAACAACGATCACTGTTCCTTCGGTCTTTTCAGACCACATCTTAACGTTGAGTCAATGGATTTACACCCAGTCCATTAATGGTAACTTCAAAAATGATGAAGTTGAATTCCAGCGTCTCCTGTTAGGCCAGTTCAGTACCACGATTGGCGATGTCCAGTCGGGTTCCATGATTGCCTCGGGTTCGAACTGGTTCCCACGTTGGGTCAGCTGGAAGTTGGAAGTAACAGCATCTGGTGTTGAAGATCCAAGCGATGTGGACAACACCATCATCGTCTGGTTCGACGATGCTGACTTCAGTCAGAACTACACCGGTTGTGAGATTTATCCCCAAATGCCCATCTCACCGGTGGATGTGTTCATGGGTGTCAAATCTGTGGTGGCGAAAGCGATGGAGGCGTTCAACTTGCCCGACCATCATGCTGCCATCAATACCCGTGCGGCCGGTTACCCGTACACCGCACTGGTGACCCATAATTATACATGGCACGATCGTGAGGACTACGATGCAACGTTGTTGGTCCCCATCTCCCTACTCATCTATGGTCGTGCGGGGCTAAATCCAACCAAGCAGAAAGAGGCGCTTCGAGATTACATCCTCGAAAACTCTGACTACCCGGTATCGGATTGGGTGAAAGTGTATCCGGAAATCTTCACCACGACCAAGTTCACGTTCGTGCCGGGTTGGACCATCCGAGGAGTGCCCAACGAAGAAGACATTGCAGCGTTGTACTCGCCTATGCTCCCATATGATTTTCTTGCGGACGCTGTTACGGTGTTTGGCGAGTGGGGCGCACAAACCGTCGCACAAAAAAATTCCAACGAGTTGCCAAAGCCAACCACCGATGTGCAATTCTTCCCGAGCATTTATAAATCGCTGTCTTGTGCAGTGATTGCCGGTTCTGAGAATGCGATTGACAAGGATACCCTGAATAAGGTGCTCCCTGACTACGCGCTTATCTCAACCCAGAATGCGGATATCGCTCGGATCTCGAAGAACACAACAGAGTGGCTGAAGCTGTTCTTCCAAGCGCTGGTTGCAGCAGAAGAATACCACCCGTACGACACCCCGTTGGACGTGGTGAAACTCGTGGACGACAAAGACCCGGCGTTGTACTTCTTTGTGTTTGAGTATCAAAACGTGGAGTACCGCATCGTGGCTCGCAAGGCCGTGTGGGCTGCCCCGGCACCCGCTGCAAGCTAAGGGGTCTAAATGGTACGTATCCCGTTAACGCCCCCGGTGAATACCGAGGGTGTCTTTAAAGTCAACAGCCCGTTTAGTTTACCGCAGGATGTGTTGTTTCGCGTGGATGCTATCGCGAACTTCGCCGATGTGGCACGACGCGGGGATGACCCTTACGCCAAGTATTACGCCCCGCTGAATATCAGCAACAGCGATTACTTGGACGATGCGAAAGTCGGTGCCTCGATAATCACCTTCAAGTCCAGTGACGGACAGTTGGTGTTTATCCCTGACACGTACATCGAAACCTACCCCGGTGCTGCTGGGGTCAGTTACGTGCGTAATGTGTTGGTGTGGGACTGTGGCCCGGTGCCCGACTACGTGGATATCAATGCACTGAATGCAGATGCCGTGGCTGTACTGACCAAAGGGTTGGGTGTCACGGTAACCGCCAGTGTCACCACGCTTGCCTTTGAGGGGGTTATCAGTGATGAGAACCATGTGCGGATGGAAGCAGAACGCAAAGCACGGATTCGTGAAACGACGCCGTTGTCCGAGCAGCTTGCCCTCGCACTGTCTCGTAATGCTGAACTGCAAAAGCTCAACGACAGCCTGATGGCGATAGTGGCGGCCAATGCGGTTCCAACGCCCGAGGCAAAAAAATAAAAGGCAGTGCCCACTCCCGAAGGAGTGGGCCACCTTATTTTATTTGTTCAGGTTCCACTTCGCAACGAAGTGTTCTTTGAACGCGCGACGCAGTTTGATATCGGAGACATTGCCTTCGATACGGCCCAGCAACTTACGGAAGTCTGCACTGTAAAGTTCATACAGACGACCCACCAGTTTATCAATCGCTTCTTCTTTCTCATCCGCCGGCGCGGAGTTTTTCGCGAGGAAGGATTCGATGAGGAGGCGAATCTGACCTTTCTGCTCTTCGGTAACGTCATCCGGTAACAGGATACCCTGCGGCAATGGTTTACCGTCCAGAATGGCCACACCGTTTGCTTTCACATCAGAACCGGCCATGGTCAGTGAGTCACTGGTGTGTGGCAGTTCACCCGGCTTCGGCTGTGCGTTAACTGGGGTAGGGAGTTCCACTTCCATGTCGATGGTGAACTCATTGTTGATGCGCGGGTTGTAAACGCCGTTCAGGACAACCGCAACGTCTTCCCAGCTTTTGATGGCATAGACCGCCAGCCCGTGGGACAGCAGCAGGTTGTTGTACTTCACCGGCTGGTCTTCTTCGATAAGCGCGAGGTCAAACGGACGAACCACTTCACCCAACTCAAAGAAGTGTGGGTCTGCTGCTGCAATGGCATAATCGCCTTCAATGCCACGGGCAACAACGATCCAGTTCATGTTACGGTTAGAGAAACCACGCGTTGCGTTCTGATTGCCTGCTTCGACACGCAGGTTGTCGAACACCACATGGCTGTAATCGGATGCGAAGTTATGCTCAGCAAACGGCAGTGGCAGCGCGTCCGCAAGCTGACCGGCGTAGACTTCCATGGCTTCTGCCGCGGTAAAGCCACCTGCACCGAGCAGCGCCTTACGCGCAATGCGTGAATAAGCATCCAGCGTGTTGAGTGTAACGGTGGTTTCACGGTTACGCAGAGTACGCGCCAGTTGTTCGATAACGACTAAAGGTAATGACATGAGAAATGTTCCTTAAAGGTAGATTAGGGTTTACTGCTTGATGTCTCCCACACGACGACCGTAGTGGGAGCGTTCTTCGAGTGTGGTGACGTAGTCAACCACGTATGCGGTGATTAAAGGAAGACCAATACCTAAATAGGTAAACCACCACGTTAGTAAATCATCAAGATCAACTTTTGTGAAATGGTACAGTACCAGAACAGCGATTGACGTATACGCCAACTGTCCGAATACACATGCCAGTGCGAGGAGCAAATCACGGGCGACCGCAGCTTCTAACGTGGTGGGGGTTTTCATTTACTTAATCCTGGTGCGTCGCCAGAGTGTAAACGGTTCAAGGACGGCTTTCGTGACCGGTAACATGAGAGTTAACCAAATCGAGTAAATGGCCATCCGACAGATTTCGGCGACGGGTGATAAGGTAAAGAGCCATCCTACAATGAGGAACGGCGTGGTAAGAAACACAAGCCAGAGTGTGGCATAAACCAACCACACGGACTTCTTCGGAATGTGACGTTCCACTTTTTCAAGAAAGGGAACCAGCCACGCTTCATGGCGATTAAGCCACGACCACACTAAACCGGAAAGAATGTTTAAGATATAGCTCACGGCCACTCCTTAAAATAAAAGCCCGGCAGACCGAAGTCCACCGGGTAAAGATTAGTCTTGCAGCAGTGGCTGGTTTGGCACCACTTGGTACTCCAGCACGAACTGGTGATTCGCCGCGTCGTCGGAGCGCCACAGTTTGTGGGTACGGGCCAGCTTTTCCAGAATGGTCAGGAAACTGCGCTGGGCGTATTCACTAGCACCAAAGAACAGTTTCTGCAGTTCAACCGTTGCATCCATGTACGCCTGACGGAAGATGAGTTCTTGGTTGTAGCCTGCTTTGGGCAGCCACAGCAGAACCTTACCGGCTTCGGTGTCTTCCACAACCGGGCGCAGACCGCAGATCCACAGGAGCGCTAAGTTCGCATTCCAGTCGAACTCAATCATCTCTTCTTCGTCGTCACCAAATGCACTTGGGAACGCATCAAAGAAGTCGTGAAGTTCGGCAAAGTTCTCATCGAACTGCTCAGAGTCTTCGGCTGAGACATTGCCCTTCACCAACTGGTAGACGTCGCGTGCCGTTTCTTGGGCAGCGAAAACCAGTTTAGGATACCACGGTTGTTCTACGATGTTCATATTGATCCTTATTAAAAGAGATTGCGGTTTGAGGCTAATACAGTATCAGGGTTGGGCTTCGTCACGGCGTTGCCGTAGAGTGATGACCAGACCCCTTGGAGTTCTTTCAGGTCGTTATCCTTTGTCTTCGCAAAAGCCAACCGCACGGACTTCCCAGCCTTCTTCTTCGGGGCTGCGGGAGTAAGGTCTGCGTAGAACGCAGCTGCGCGTCTGAATTGCGCCATGGTGCCGTTGCGTTTGCGGTGTTTACCGGATTTAATCAATGAAGCTGCTGTACCGGGGCCGTATTTGTAGCCGAGGTAGATTTCGCCATTACTGGCTTGCCGCTTGAGACGACCGTTCAACTCTTGTTCGATATCTTTGAGATAGGCAGCGGATAGCTTCAATGCCACACGCGGGTTGTTGAGGTTCGCGCCGTGCGGGATACCTAACTCCTTACCGTGTTTGCTAATCATGGCCTTTGCCGTGCCGCGTAGCATTTGCATGCCACCGCGTGCGGTGCTTTTGGGGTTCTTGGCTTTGACGTCAAAGCGCGACTCTTTATACATTGCGGTGGTGAGTAACACCGGGTCAACATTTTGCTGACGGGCCACTTCTAAGATGAGTGGCTGTACTTTTTCAAAACGGTCTTGCAAGTGGTCCTGGTATTCTGCCTGATAAGAAGCCTGTGCGGTAAACGCAACCAAGCTCAACAGGGAAAGGGCTAGAAACTTAAACATGGATTCTTCTCCGGCTGGATGTATTTCTTTTCCGTCTCGAACTATTCTTAACGGCGCGGTCAGCTAATTCACTCCTCTGTGATAGTTCAAGCTGATAAAATATGTCTCATTTATTTTTCACTGAAAATCTGCTGTGCTTCTTGAAGGAGCCGTGTAGGTAAGTACATGTCAACCTTCGCGTCAAGTGGTACAATGATATCCTGAAGTGCTTTCCAAACCTCCACCCGTTGATAATATTTAAGCCAACCATTTGCCATGCCGAGCGGCGGCAGTGCGATACCACCCTCGAGCCTCTCTGCAAGTTCTGCTAAGCGGTGCAAAGCAGGCGTTACATAAGACACCAGTGTAGGGTCTTTAAAATGCACTTTCGTCGGGAAGAGTATTACGTTTTCGTCTTGATAAACCGTTAGTTCACCAACGACAATTTCACCCGCGCGACAACGTGCGCGATAATCATTGTAGAGCTGTGTGTAGCGTTCACGGCATTCGAGAGCGATGCCTTTGCCCATTGCTCCGACACAATTGACCGTCACAACCTTATAGCGCTCAGGCGCATTAAACAGATTCTGACGTATGGTCAGTTCATCGTGCAATGTTAACATAGCGATACCTATTCGAGTTCTTTGTTACGGCTGCGATAGAATGTCACCAGTGGGTCGTTTCGGAATGCTGTCCAAATAGCGGATGGGTTTCCAACAACGTCGTTACCGGTTGTCCGGATGTGTGCGTCACCTAAGATAACAGCAACGTTACCAAGCTTGCGGTATTTGCGGATGGTGGCGAGCATCGCAGTTTCGCGCAGTCGAAAACTTCTGCGGACATCAACTGCCCAACCTTTCTCATCCTTCACATCGTCTTTAAATACATCGTCGGCCCAGAGGTCGATGCCAATAGCAGGGATATCAAGTTCCAACGCGAGCTCCAAACCGAGCGGACCGTTTGAGTACATCTCGTCACGAATGGCTTTCTTCTTGTCGTGCTCAGTCAGCCAGCTGTGCGGCCCAAGCTCTTCCAACAACAGATAGCCGTACGGTTCCTTTTTGTGCTGCTTCCTTATCTCGGACTCAATGTGCCGACGCTCACCCGTGGAGTGGTCTTCACCGTAGATATCAACCCTGTACATGCATCTATTCCTTTTCTTTTTCTTGCATCTTTTTGAGGAGGCGGTTGGCATACCGAGCAACAATCACTCGAAGCTGCTTCCGCTGTTCATCATCCACAACGCATCCCCGCCAACATCACCTGTGCCATCTTCACCGTTACCGGTGAGTTGTAGGTCATCGTCTGACCCCAATGCAGGTGGTTGGTGACAGGCTCGGCAGGAATTAACCACGCCTTCATTGCCTCGCGATGTTCTTTCGAGGGTTCAAATGCAAACCCAAACAAGGTGCCGTCTTCGTTGAGCAGCTCCATGAAGCCTGTGTTGTCCGGCATCGGCTTGATACTCCGAATTTTCATATCCCCTCCCCTACCTTGATAGTGACTGTGATGGGAGCCCGTCTTTCGTCTCCCGCAAAGTACAATGTGGTTGTGTTGGCATTGACCCGCACAAACGAACGGCCGTAGCCCTGTTCTGCCAGTGAACGCTCAACGTCTAATTCAAGGGATGCCATGGCGGCGTATGCCAAGTCTGGCTCTTTTTTCTCCACGGTTTTCTTCGAATGGAAAGGCCGGAATAAACGCTCCAACCAATCCCCTCTATCGTCTACCACTATCTGTTCCTTTTTTGCCAACTCGCAAAAACGGCGTCCAAGCCCTCATGCGGAACCGTCTTGCGATTGATAAGTTCAATCACGTGCATGACTTGGGCTTTCTGGCGGTCATCCACGAAGGAATCCCATACTTTCTCGATATCCACACGCGCCCACTGTAACGTGTACGCCTCACGCCACAGGGCGGTGTTTATCCAAGACTCTCTCAGGTACTCAGCATCGAATAACCGAAAGTCTGAACCGACCAAACGAGAAAGGCGCGTCTCAACCGTTTTCCCAAGGCGAAGACGCGATGACTCAATAAGTGCCAATTGATTCAGTAACGCAGCGAAATCAGAGTCGTCCAACTGCGGCTCTCCGAAGACGTGGTAAATGGGTAGGTCCATGCTACTACCTGCTAAAAAACTTGTGCGTGTGTAATGGGCGTCTGGTCTAACAGCCAGTCGCGTGTTCTTTTTAGTTTGTGCCGTACCGCAGGGAGATTATAAATGATGGCCGCAGTTAAAGGCGACATCCCCCAATCAACATGACCAATCGTGCCGACGTTACAATACGTTCGGCCATTTCGGTCAAAAAAAGAAAGCATTGCTTTGTTTCGTGCTGGGGTCTCAGGCGGCTGCCAGAACAATCTCACCGGCTGGCACCCCGTTTGCGGGTTCGGCATCGGTTTTTGGTTTGCGTCCATTGAGAAACTCCTGTAAGAATGGTGCAGCGCGTTCGTACTCAGCCAGACACACCTCAGTATGGATTCTTGAGGATTTTGTGTTGGCGGCAATGAGGCGTTTTAACATAAAAAGCTTCCCCTACGTAAAAAGAGCGAAATTACTCTCAGAGTAATAGGCTCAATACGTAAGGGAAGCTGAGTAGGTTTGTTACTTAGGCAGACTGCAAGGCATTGGGTTGGGCAATACCTGCTTTGACTTTGAGGTTAAAGTCAAGCCAACCGTTGCGTTCTTCATCAACAAAACCGAGTGCTTTAAACATCTGCACACCCAGGTAGTTGTCTTTGAAGACGGTGGCCGAAATAGACTCGTGGTTCGAACTTTCTGACACGGCAGAAAGGAGCGCAGTCATTACATACTTACGACGATGTGCCTCAGAAACAAACAGGCAACGCAGGCCTATCTGGACAGCATTCGAGCGGAAGAAGCAATAACCGATGACGGTCTGGTTGTCATCAAATGCAACAGCGCACTGGTTACCCGCAGCGATCGCGGCCAGTGTGACATCCGGTACAACATGATCTACTTTCAAAACCATACGTTGATAGTTAAGAAATTTATAGTGTAATGCCAACAACTGCTTTTGCTGTGAATCTGATAACGAATGAATGTCTGCCAAGATTGTAACAGTGGTCATGGATACGGATTTCCTATTTCTCGTACTGCACTAGCCCAGCCGGTGCAAGTAACGAAAGTAAAATAATGTTTCGTGAACAAACGTAAGGCGGGTTGGTTACGCTGGTAGACGTCCGCTACCATTCTTTTTCCCGGATGCTGTCTGCATATTTCAGCCAACAGTGCAGACGCAACCCCCTTCCTTCGATGTCCCCGTAACGCATAGACAACGTGCAACGCTATACTGCGTGTTTCCGTCATGCTGAACGTCACAAAACCGATTAACTCGCCCATCCATCGGGCAACAACAAGGCGCATGTCGCTATCCATCAACGCACACACTCTTGGTTTTACTACGTCTGCACCTTGCACCATTCTGCCGTGTTCTTCCAGAAAGTGCTGATACATAGCTAAGAGCGTAGTGTGGTCTGCTTGAGCTAACTGATGCTCGTCCGCCACATGTTCTACACCCATATCCGAAAGCTTCAGATCTACCTCCGATACTTACGGTTCGCCTGATGGCGTCGCTGAGTCCCTCTCCAGTCTTCACCGGATTCGTAGCGTGCTAGTTTGCGGGTTCCAATAACCTCCACTTCCTGTGCAAAAGGGAACTCGCTGGCGGGGTCAGGCTGCAGTCTGGAACCGACCAGACCGATATAGCCCACACCCACCACTACCACTTCACGTTCGTCTAACGGTTCGTCAGTCACGTCGCCTCGCTACCGGGTAGGTAAACCCAGACCGTGTCGTTTGAAGTTGCCTTCGTCCATCACCCCGCATTCGTTCGGGGTTCGCTTTCGGTTGTTCCTCCACGTCGCGTACCGAGCGTCGAGAAGCCCAACCCGTCTTAAATTGTCCTTCAGATTTGTCCACACCTTACTCCTCTGAAATTAGAACCAGCCCTGTGTGAGTGCTAAGACTGCACCGGTTACGGTGGCCACGCCAGCAACGCCGACGAAGAACACCATCTTAACACACCACACCATCAAGTTTATCATTTAGAAAGACCCACGCTTTGCATCAACATTCTTTTCCCAACGCCACATTGTGCGGCCCATGAACACCGTACTGACCAGCAACGTCAGGGGCATGATGCCGCTCAAGTTAGCGCAGACCATGGCGATTGTCACCCCGACAGTGTCGATGGCAATCAGCCAAGCAATCGGGCGCAGGTTTGCTGTACAGGGACAAACCCAGTTACAACGATCCCGCACCAACACCAACAGCGCCAGCTCTGCGAATAATGCAAAGAACACGACACTGTTGCAGATTACTCTAAAAGTGGTCATCTCTTCCATGACGTTTTCTCCGTTTGTATTGATCAACTGCAACTGCTACACCAAACAAGGTGGCAACCACGCCACCCACGACCAACTCACCACGGGTGAGTAGGCTAAACCACAAGTCACCCTTCACGGAAGGCCTCCTTGCGTTGTACGTCCTTTAAGACGTAATTGAATGCCTTGGCGATAATCCAAAGACATACTCCCGATAACACGAGTCCAGTAATCATCTCTTCTTCCTTTTTGCCTTACGATGAGGCTTAACAAAATCGGTTATTTCTTGGGCTATCCAACCAACCAAATACGCCAACGCTTCTTGGTTGTCGACAGTGACCGTAATCCCAACCCATTGCAAACACCGCCACGCCGCGTGTACGGCTTCGTGGGCGACGGTATTGGCATCCGCTGCTTCCACGTTCTCAAACACAACCCCAATGTAGGCGAGCCGGCTAGGACCGTGATTGAACACATAGACCTCACCAGAACAATCCGGGTGCAAGTCCATGTAGGGGTCAAACTCACGGGCAGCGTCAGGACAGGCCGACACCAGTAAGTTGATACCGTACAGCGGGATGGGAATGTCTAACAGTTTGCTTAACGTTTCTTTAGGCATGGCTCCACACCCTGTTCAGTCCAGCCGATGACGCGGCCGGGCATGACGAACACCACTGGCACGATGTAATACAAAAACGTGGCCAGCGCAACAGTGATAATTAACCCTGCTGCTAAGAGGAAACCAAAAACCCAAATGATTGCTGTGAGTAAAGTGCGCATTATCTATTCCGCGTATTGAATCTTAACATGTTCATTATACACGTCCGGCAACGTCACGCCTTCTGGTTCGACCACGCAATACGAGGCTTCGTTCAGTTTGGAATGCACATCCGAATCGTGCGATACAACGATCAACTGAGAAAACTCACCGCTTGACGATAACCGTTTGATAAAATCAACCAAACGATGACGGTGGGCTTCATCCATGCCCTCAGAAGGCTCATCTAATAACAAGGGGAAGTTCTGTAAACCCAGTCCCTTGTAACTCGTTAAGCGGTATGCTAAGTCAAACATTGCTTTCTGGGCTTTCGAACCTTTACCGACATCCGGCACGGGTTCGTCTTTGTCCTTGAGCTTAAACGGGAACAGGTAATCCAATTCGCCATCGGTCATGTCACAGGGCATCACCCGCATCGGGTACGTCCAGACCAAGTCGATATAGTGGTTCATCATCTCGGTGATACGCACAATGGCTTTGTAGTAATACTTACGCAAGACACCTTGCTCCGGTGACCATGCGGTAATCATCTGTCGCGCTTCATGGCGTTCGGCTTGCAGTGCAGCCAAATCTTTTTCCATGTTCGCTAACTGGTCGAGCTCCGTGGTCATCTGACGGTAACGGTCACGCGCGGTGGCATACGCATCCAACTTGCTTTCCCGTGCCTGATTCAGGTGATCCACAACTGCGGTGTTCTGCGCAACAACCAAATTGCGCTGGAAGTCCTCGTAGAACGCTTTGAATGCCACTACAGAGGTACTTAACACGCTAAGCCGACTCACACTCTGGTTTTTCTCTTGCGCGTACTGACGGTGCTCTGAGAGCGCCTGTGTGGTGGCTTGGATTTGTTCCTCTAAGCGACGGATTTTCTCCGGCAACACCGCATCGACATTTCCCACGGTCATCGCCGCTTCCTGCCACTCCCGTTTGGCTTTATCCAACTGGTCAACCAGACGGTGAAAGTGCTGGGCTTCACGAATCTCATCGAAGAACGCCATCACCAGCCCACCAAAACGCGAACGGTTGGTTGTAAACGCTTCCTCTTCCTGCAGACGCTTAAAGAGAATCGACAACACCGGGTCACGGGAGTAGGTCATGATAATCCCACGGATGTTACGCAGGGTTAACACTTCTTCCTCTACCTCACCGCGCTCACGCATCAACGTTTCCATATCCGCTTTGAGCTGGGCGAGATAGGTCTCGTTTTGGTTGTACTCACCGGTTAGTGCTTCGAGGCTTCGGGTCACACCCGGACGAAAATGAAACTGGCACTGGGGGCAATCCACTTCACTGGTGTCGTGGTAATGCTTTAAGTCGTGTTGCAAGTTACGCAGCACATTCTCACAGCGACCAATCTTCTCGTTCTGGTAGGAACACTTCACATCGAACTGCTGCAGCTCCTCTTCCATCTCTTTCAGACGACGGTTGGTTTGCAGACGGTCAATTAACCGGGTAAGTGTCGAGGTGAATTCCCCGGCATGGCTTTCAGCATCAACCAACACCGGCACCACAAAGCGCTCAGTGTCAAACAAATCCGCAAAGACCCGTTGCTGGGTTTGCAGATTCGCAAGCTCCCCGCTCAACCGATCAATGGTCGTTTGCAGACCGCTGTGGTTCCGCATCAAATAAGACTGACGGTTTTGCTCATCGGTTAACTGTGACAATTCACGGTTATAGGCCTTGAGCGTAGCTTCTGAGGAGGCGACCCATTCACGGGCTTCCAGCAGCAGTCGTTGTTCTTCATCAATCATCTCCTGCGTCGGGATAACGGTGTCACCGTCCAGAATCATGTCGGTGATTTTGCGCATCTTCTCCATCTGGTCTTTCAACGCAGCAGGTGTTAATGCACGGTCGGTGGACGGGCGTTTTTCCAGTACACGGTTGAGTTGGCTAATCTCCAACTGCATCTCTTCCATGCGGCTCTCTAAACGCTCCCGGGCTTCTTGGTCTTCGATGACGCGAACACGTGAATCCGAGATTTTGCCACTGACGTAATCAATCTGGTTACCGAGCGCGTTGTAGTGTTTACGCAGTCGGGTATAAAAGCCTAAGGCATGCGCCAAGTCCGAGGTGGACATCTTACTGAACCACGCTTTACGCAGCGGGGTATTGGCACGGGTCAAATGCAGCTCACCATTAATAAGTTCTTTGATTTCTTTGGTAAGGCCGGTCATGGACTCGACGTGCGTGTTGTACACTTTCGGGTTAACGTCAGTGACAACATTCTCACCGGTGGTGAGGTTATCAATACAGCAGATAAGACTGCTGCCTTTACGACGGACATGGAATTTAAAGCGTTGGATACCAACAAGAGAGAAATTGGTGTACTCACCTCCATCGGCGAGATCGGATTTTGCAGGGCATAACGGCAGGTATACGGAGAGGAGACTGCTTTTCCCTGAGCCATTGCCACCGAGGATGATGGTCACAGGGGTGGTCACAGTGAAGTCGAACTTTGCAATGTCATGCAAGCCCATTCCAGTGAAACCTTTGAGAATAATACGCTCGACTTTTAACATTTGCAAGGGTTCCAAAAATGAAACAAAACATCTTCCATATCCAAGAACCTTGCTGTAAAAAAATTAGTGCCACGGGAATCCCGAAGGATTCCCGATAGATCAATAGTTCTCTAACTCATCACCCCATTGATAACCTTCTGATGAACGCATGACGTTCAGGCCTTGCTCGGTCTGCCAGATGGCCAGCTCATGATAATACGGCGGCACCACACCATCAACGAACACCGGGTTCAAGTAACCGGTTGACGGGTTGTTGTACGGGTACAGGGCACCCGGGAACGACGCCTGTGCACACTCCGTGACAGGACAGATATCGATATCCGCATCCGGGGAGTTCCAGCCAACAATCTTACCTTTCAGGCGCTCACCGTCTTTGTAATACCACACCACACGCTGTGGCATACGCCCAATCAGGTTACGTGGCCAGAACGGTTTCTGACTGGCATCGCGCAGATTGGTCGGTGTCGCCACCCAGGTGTCCAGAACTTTGATTTGGGCCGGGAAGGTTTTGTCGAGGTAGGCTTTGATGAAGGTGTTCTTCACCAATGCTTTATATTCGTCTTCAGAAATCTCCACACGAACTTTCATGTAGCTGTTGGACTTGAGGCTGGTCAGGGTTTCCAGCATGGCAATCAGTTTGGTGTCGGTCATAATCTCTTCTCATCAAACAAAAAGAAAGGGCCCCCGCGGGGGCCACTGTTAGAGGAAGCGGGCATCTGGAGAACTGTTCCAGACTCGCTCCTCTCGGTGATTAATTGTTGCCTTACCAGAAGACAACGCACCATTGGTGGTGAAGGCCGCGACAGCAGGCAGACGTTCGCCAGATTCGAAATCCAGAATCTCCATCCCATTGGCGGTCGGGTCAGCGATAACCATGTAGCGGGTGGTGTCGTCGTGCGGGTAGTTGCGTGAGGTGTCCTGCAGTTCGATATCGAGTGCATGGAGCTGACGCTTCACGTAGAAGAAGCTCTGCGTGTGTTTATTGAAAAGGGGATGGCGGAAAGCATGGTTAAACCACGTTGCGCTGATTTTGGTAGCGGCTTGCGCGATTACCCCGACGTTTTCATTCCGGTGCATCATCTGCTGGAGTTCCAGCACTTTGGTGGTTGTCGACACCATACTGCGCAGGGTGTCCCCGTCGACATTAAACGCTGTCATCAGATTAACGAAATACTTCGCATGGTCGTGGATATTTTTAACTTCTAACATGATGGGCTCCTAGGGTGTAACAAAAGTCGATTAAGTTAAAAAGGGCCCTGTAGCCAATAATACTCTGGGGGTTGAACTACAGGGCCAACAGACTACCAACGTGAGAGAGTAACGTGTTCTCTCACCAAGGTAATATCTATCTCAAATCGCTTTGGATAGACAACGGTAACCCACCACGGCGGTGATGGGCTCGTTTCGGATAATAGCCGTAGCTACTCGGTGGTGTCCGTCCCAGAGTCGGTACTGGCCATTGACACAGGTGGCGATGACGGCGTGCTTAACACCGTGACGCAACATATCTACAAAGTCGGCGTGGGGAAGTTCATCTTTCACTCGCATGCGGATTTCGGCTTCCAGATACGCCCTCGCGTCTGCCGAAGTGGACCACAAATCAGAAAAGTCGGATGGTTGTAAGACCCGTTCCTCCCAATGCCCTTCATGAGCGGGAAAGAAGAATTCACTGCCGTCACTGTTATCGGTGCGATACGACTCGGCATACTCTGCCAGTTCTCTCTGAGACATACACTACCCTCAGTTCAAGTAGAAGGTTTGAATCTGTTGGTTATTGGCAAAAAATGAAATAACCGGTTGCGTCTCACCTTCTTTATCCGTTGATTCACCAAAGCGAGGCACGGGCATTTCGCCACAGTGCTCGCCGGTGATGTTCAGCGGGGTAACCAGTTTAGAGCGGGTATTCACCAAGACATACCCGTAGTCTTCTGGTCGTTTAAGTTTACAGGGCCCGAGCTCGAAAGCCAGAATAACGAGGTTGCCCTGTTCGGCAACCTCGAAGCAGCGCCCATCTTTGAATGCTTCTACTGTGCAGCGTTTCATCGGGTTACCGTTGTTCACACGGTAATGGGGAATTTGCTCCCCATCGAACTCCGCGTGTGCGGCTCCCGCAATTAAAAATCCGAGTAAAGCAATCAGTCTGAACATGCGACCTACCTTTTATTGTATCGTGAACCTCGACACTGGCGCTCCATGCAGTGACATGACAATGAAGACCTGATTATTCGTGGGGTTCTTCACAAAATTAAGCACAACTGACGGGTCGCATTCCTCAGTAGGCAGGTTTGACGCGGCTTTCTCTTTATCGTCGAGTAAGTAATAGTAGCCCGCAGGGCAGGTTTCCCCGCCCGGCTGGTGCAGGATAGTGAACTGCTCCATCTTCTCCGTTTCCCGGCAACTGTCCGTCACCAGTGGGTTACTGTTACACTTGTCAAAACCGATAGGCTGGTATTTGTAAGGCTTAATTAGCACGCCATCAAACGACGGTTCAGCACGCACAACAGCGATATTGAAAGCAGCGACAATAAAAGCAACAGTTAACAGAATGGCACGAAACATGGACTTCTCCTAAAAGATTATTTGATATAAACGATTTCAACAGGCGTCACGTCTTGACTGAACACGACTGCCATTTTATTATCCACGGTGAATAACCGCGCGTAGATGTTTCCTTGACAGGTATCCTTTTTGGTGTGTAACCGATAACCCGTCGAGGTGTTGATGTTGATATAACCCCACCGACCTGCGGGACATTGTTCTGTCCCCGGCTGGTGAACCAAGATGTAGGTAAAGCTGTCGTCCACTTGCACAGTTTCACACTGGCCCGCGGCGACAGACTTTGTATTACACCAGAATTGTGCGTGTGATTTAGGAGCGTCCCCATCCTTTACAACATCGGGTACATCCAATGTCAGTGCCTGTGCGGCGAATGCGCTCATGAGTAGCGCTAGGGCAATTAAGACTCGTTTCATTTTGCTTTCCTTATAGGAAAATAAATAAAGGAATCCCCACCCTATAAAGGATGAGGTGAACACGTAAAATTAACGCTTAACAGTCAACCGACCGATAAGCTCTGACTCATTGAAGAAGTCCACCGCGTACACCCCGCCTTGACGCAGTGGGATGATGTGCGCTGCTGTCACACCATCGTCACACGAGATATCTCGCAGGCGCTGGAAGTAGTGGGTACGGGTATTCGCAAGCACCAAACCCGTACAACGGTTGGTGACGGTGGCCAGACGGTAAACCGTCCATTCACTCTTGCTGGCGAGTTCAACAACAACTTCATCCGGGTCAACCGGCATGGAGTCCTCGGTAGGCTTAAACACCGCCGGTAACACACCCGGGGCGGACACTGCTGTGGTAGCGGCGACCAAAAGGAACGCCAAGAGAACTGCTTTGCGCATTACGGTATTTCCCAAAAGAGGGGACATCTGTCCCCGATAAAGTTAGTGTGCGTGCACGCGGCTATCCACGACATTCACACGGTGGTAGGCATTGCTGGTTCCTAGGTCAACCGCATAGAGGCTGAAATCCGACATGTTCGGAACACTGAGTCCGTTGGCCTGTAGAAGCGCCACTTTCCCGCTGGCTGTGATCAACACCTCAGTCACATCCCCTAGGTTTTTGCTACAAGAAATCACCCGACAACGTTTGGTGACTTCGTGATTCTTATCGGTATAAACCAGTTCCATTGATTACTCCTTGCCATGAAAAAGGGCAGCCCGAAGACTGCCCGTGTCGATATTAAAACTCGCGTGGGATAAAGAAGGTCGGTGCGTCCGGATGCCAATCCAGACCGGCTTTAATCTGCCCGTCTAAATCGGCGTAGGTGAACAGCACGGTTTCGGTCCGACCCGTTGACCAGTCGGTGAAGATGACTTCAATAGCGAACGACGTTGGGGTCACTTCCATGCCAAAGTCATGACTCTCCAGCATCATCAGCTCTCTGCCACGGCTGCCAAGCCACTGGGCAAAGTCGGCAATGATGGCACTGACCATACGGAACGGGGCTTGAAAGCCTAACTGCGCATTGCCGTGGTTCTCAATCACTGAACCCCACAGTGTCGCGATGTTCGCTTTCAGACGCGGCACAAAGACCGAACCTTTGCCGAACTGACCACCGAGCTTCTCAACCATGTCTGTCACATGGTCTTCCAACCGGTTGCGATCGTTACGCGGTACTGGAGCCGGTGTTGCCACCTCGCGCAGCGACGCCTCCACCCAGAGCGGCAGGTGTGGGTTATTGGTGTTCACGTCAAATGAAGCCGACGCGCGCATCATACCGACAATAGGACTGGACCATGCTTTGGTGATCCCTTTCTCATCGGTAACCCGAACCATGATGTGGGTTGCGATGTGAATCGGATCGCGAACGTGCTTCATGAACTTCGCGCGTAGTTCTGGCTCATTTCCAATCTTACGCTCAATGAGGTTAATGACCGCATCCGTTTCAGCAATCAACCCCAGCTCACTGTCGCCAATCAGTTCCAGAACCGGCTTAGTCAGATTGTCCGTGGCCGTTGCCCACAACACTTGATAGGTGAACGGAAAGGCTTCACGGTAATAATCCCGCAGGTGTCTCAGGTAGGTCTTGGTTGCAATGAAGAGGCTTTCCGGTGCGCGCTGTATCCCACCTAAGCCCCGCAGCTCAAGCGGCGGTGTCAACTTGTCCAAGATGCTGTCCACGGTTAGGCGTTCGGCCGTTTGCTTATTTTCATCTTCTTTCGAGAATAAATAAGGCACATACCCTGATAAATCCCAAGACCCCAAGAGCGTCACATTCTTTCCAGAGTCAACGGCATAAAGAACCAGGTCGCGGCCTGTCCCGATAAAACCGAATACATGGGCGCTGAGTTCAATTGCAAGCCGGTCGGTGACATGCTCCACGTATTGTGGCACAGAAAATGCGGCCGCTTTACCCGCGTGTAAAATAGTTCCGACGCGGCCTTGAAAGGCGACTATGCTCAATGAACCGCCTTGCCACGAATTATTCGCGTTACAGAGAACGGACTCCGCAGGTAACAACACTGTAATCGGATTACCTGCTGCAATGACTTCGAACGCCCACAGGCGGTCCACACCACTGCTGGGTAACTCCGTGCGCATCACGACATTATTGGTGCTGTAGTGCTCACGGCACATGGCGGTGACTTTCTCTTCGATAACGCGACACAGTTCAAGAAGTCTCAGCTCTTTACCGCGACACGAGGTCAGCGCCTGACGAACAAATTCACCGACGATTTCACTATCTTGGTTGCGAGCGTTATTTTGGTTTACCATTTTACATTTACCTTCAAGTGTCGGATTCGAAGCAGGCACACGGAACCAGAGGCCATGTGTTAAGTCCTGTCGATAGCGACGAGTTAAGTTAGGATGAAAGGAGTAATGCACAACTCCACGAGAATAATATCTATCTGAAATCATTTCCGTTCAAACATACCCCAAAAGAAAAAAATGTGACGTAAAAAATAAAAGCAGGTTACACCCGAAGGTGTAACCTTGACTCTTACACCGTGTGGGTGCGTTTGACTTTCAGCTGCTCTGCATTAAAGACAAAGTATTGCGGGATGCCATCGGCGTTCAGCACGCTGGCACCGTCGTAGCCTTCTTTAATCAGGCGCTCAACAATGGTCTTGTTCGCGAACACGGTACCGGGCAGCATGTCCACATCCGGCAGGACCGGCACGGTATCTTTCAGCAGACTGCGCAGGGTCACACCCGGGTTCAGCTCACGCACTTTTTTGTAGTGCGGGGTTTTCTGCACTTCGTGTTCGTTACGGATGGCGAAGGAGATGGCAAAATCACGCCCCATCAAATCTTCGATAGCCTGCAACTTCACGTACGTGCCTTTGCGATCGTTGACGAAGAAACGGTTGATGTTCACTTCGGTTTCGAACAGGGTGTACGGCTCACTTGACTCACCCCGGGTACGCTCGATTGCCGCCTTCAGGGCATTGGAGTCGCGAACCAGTGTGTAGCTTGGCGTGAGTTCCGGCAGGGAATCAGCTTTACCGGGAACTGCCAGAAATGCGGTGACCTTCATTGGTGTGCCTCTTATCTTTAGTTAATCGCGTACTGATGCCGTACGGGCTCATAAGACAGCGCAGACAGGTGCGGACGGCTCTGCTCGACCTGTTCCGGTGTCCAACCCATGATTTGGATTTGGTAGTCGTACGGTTGGTTACTGTTGCGAATGTGACGCAGACGCTTACGCAGGTTGTCTTGGTCTTTGACCTCAAACTGCTCGAGTGTGCGACCCATTGTTGCGCGGGTGCTGCGACAAATCACAGACAGGGGTTCTAAGCCACTGACGTTTAACCACGTCGGGACATCCACCACCACAAAGCCGAGTTTGTTATCGTTGCCGTATTTGGCAAAGGTGGCGTGTGGGATAACCGGGGCGAAGTTCGCCACACAACTTAAAAAGGTGACCATCGGATTGGGGTGGATTTCCGCGAAGATGGAAACAATGGTCTCTTCTTCGACCGCGACGGCCAAGCGGCCCCCGCTTTTCAGAATCTGGTCTTCGATGCTGGAAAAGTCTAACTGCTCTAATTGCTCTGGAAAGTCTGCTTTGAATTCTTCTACTTTTTTATAGCGACGTAACAGCATGATTACTCCTTAGAGGTAAGAAAAAAAGAGGGCCGAGACCCTCTTGTACTGAATGTTACTGCCCTTTCTTAATAACCAGCGCAACTGTTAATAATAACTGTTGGCCTAACACCTGATACGCTGACCAGCCGTTCTCCACGCAATACTGCCCCATCATGTCAAGGCGCATCGCTGGCGGAAACTCCGGGTGCCCGTTCAGCCGCGTCCGGTTTGAAGCAATCAGCCACGCCGGGTCGTTGATGGTACGGTCATTCGGGTCAGGACAATCCATGATGTCCCAGTGGTTTCGGTTCTGGAAGTTGATGAAGCACTCAAAGTCACGCCCCAGCGGCAAACCCACTGTGGTCAACTGAGTAATGTTCACCATCGCACCAAACGACACGATGTCATTCACCTTGACTTTGCAATACGCTGCCGAGACCGTCACCTTGGAATTCTCGTTCAGCAGCTTGTTGAGCTTCTCTTCCAACTGACTAGCAACGAAACGTTGAGCTTCGGCCAATTCTTCGTACTGGTGGAGAATCTCGACATTGTTGCGCGACAACAGTTTGCCGTACATCAGCGTCTTCAACCAGTCTGGGAGCAGCACCTGCAAACAGCGTGAGGCTTTGTCCCAGTTCGTCCCCATGGCCGGGAAGAACTCCATGGCGTCGTATTTCCCACCGTACGGGCCGTGAACGATTTGTGAAGTAACATCTGCGTTTGCGTCATTTCGAAACATGATAATATCCTTTATTGGCAACTAACCTCCAACCCAACTCAGTGTGAGGGGTTTAGGAAACGTTAGTGCACAAAGATGATATCTATCTGTTTTATTTTAGGGGCCGACGTAACGACACCACCGCCTGAATCCGCAGCGGGTGTTTCTCTGGGTGGTCTATCGGTTGTTGAATCACCGCCAGCTCCACCCGAACGGCGTGCTTAAACTGCGGGTGGTCAGCCAAGCGTACCGAGGCCAGTCCCCGACAGCGCATCCCGTAGTGCAGTATCCCAACGCGGGCCATCTCCTCTTGCAACAACCCCAATAAGCGGTCACTGACCGTTATCAGGGGAGCCTGCGTCTCCCACATCATCATGTGGGTGTAGGGGTAAACCAACTTCCCCTGAATGTAAGTTTCGATGTTCCCCACCACCCACTCCGGGAGAATCCCCGGCAGCACATCTCTGACAAACCCCTCGAGCATCTCTATCGGGTCGTCGTGTCGAATCCCGGTTAATACCGCTTCCACTGTTGCTCTCCTCGCTTAAACCCAAACCCAAGATAAAGGAAGTCGTCTTCGTGCCTCAGACTCCGCTTCCTGTCAAAGGGTATCACATAGTCCCCCTACCCCCGTGTGTTCTCTTTCAGACACAATAGATCGCCGATATGTAAAAACTGAGGTACCTGTTTGTATGATAACAGGAGACCGACATGATCAACTCACAGGTGAAGTTTTACTCGATCGGTATTGTGGCGAAAGACAAGCCACAGGGTACCGATTATATCGACGCTATCGCCATTGAGGTGAACTTTGTCGATCCGACCACCGTCGACGCCCAAACGTCGGAGGATGAATTTACTCATATCAGTAACGGGTCACAGGATAACCTGAAAATCAAACAGGGTAACTCCATACGGGCCCGTTGGTGGAAATGGAACACCAACCGTGTGTCCTCGCCGGATGTCTGTAAAGAAGACTCGGTGATGATATTCCAGTTGGGCGATACCGACATGTATTTCTGGATGGACTTTAACATCTCGAACGTGAAGAAACTTGAGAACGTCATTTACGCGTGGGCAGCAGACCCCGAGAACCAAATGGCGGATGACTTCTCGAATGCGTACCTGTTAAACGTCTCCCCCAAAGAGGGACACATTACCTTGCGTACGTGTATGGTCAATGGCGAGAAAGCCGCGTTCATGCACCAATTTAATACACGCGACGGTACATGGATATGTCAAGACCACAAGGGAAACAAGTATTGGATTAATTCCGTGGAGGACGATGTGGGGTTTGAGAACGCCATGCTCTCCAAAGTGAATGCCAATAAAGAGAACATTTTCATGTACTCAAAGAGCGGCATCTATCTTGAAACCAAGCTCATCAGTGAGAAGTGCGAGAAACGTATTAGTAATGCCTCCGCCTCCATGCAGTGGACAACCAAAGACTGGCTCACCACTTCTGCCAAGTCGATGTTCAAAGGCCCACTCGAAGTCAGCGAAGACTTCAAGTACGGCGGCAAGGGTACCGGCATCGGGACGTTCACCGTCAGCGAAGCCATCATTGCCAATATCACGTTCTCGAAACACGTCCACAAAGAGCAGGGCGATGGTAATGATGTCTCAACGCCACATTAACCTCTGGAGAACAGCTCATGGACGCCAAGGCGCTACATAAGGCCCGTGTCGATAAGTTGTGTAAGCAACTGCCACACCGAACCCGTCGGGGTATTGAAATCGCACTGAAGAACCCAACACGTTACTGGCAACTGATGCGGCAGATTCGTGCGTGTGAAATGCCGATGGTGCAATAGACTACAAAAAAACAGATGGCTTCTGTATTGTGACGATACTGTCGATGGCTACACTTGTAGCACTACACACAACCCGTCGCTTGCAAAGCCACTTTTTTCAGCAAAAAAAGATTGCAGGCGTTCCTACTTCTTCGGGGGTAGGAACTCTCTTTTTTTACGAGGTCTTAGTATTTGTATGTAGGATATGTTAGCTACCCCACTGTAGTTCAACCGATAATGGAGAGTAAAATGAAAGAGTTTCAATCATCTGATACCATTCCTGCGGACTTCGAAGAAATTGGCCATGTGTCTGTTTCAGGCTTAAGCACGCTGGATGAAGTAACTGAAGCCCTGTCAAAAAAGGCTGAAGAAGAAGGTGCTGATGCTTTCAAAGTCATCTCTGCTGGCGGCAACAACAAGCAGCACGGTTCTGCCATCATCTACAAACACTCAGGCGCTGTGTCTGAGTAAAACTTAACCCCGCTCGTCTTGGGCGGGGAAAGTTGTTTTTCAACTAAACGTTCTGGAGGACGAAATGGAAGTATTCAAATCACCTAGCGACGTTAATCTGGACGAGTGGAAAGAGTATCATCGTGTTCAGGCCGCAGCGGACAGCCCAGACGGCGTTGAAAACCTGCTTGCTAAGCAAGCGGAAGACAACGGTGCTGAAGGTTACGCGATTGTCGGTTATACCGGCAAAGACCGTATCGCTGGCGAAGCCATCCTGTATCGTCGTGACCGTACCAAAAAGTACGAACACGCGACAAAGGAAGACGCAGCCGCAGCTATCGCTTTACGGCGAGAAGAAGTGGCGGGTATGGAAAACGTTAACCGTGGTGAAGCGTTAGTTGAACGTGATACCGCGCAGACCGTGTTCCCGGGCAATGACAACATTGACCCAAATGCCAAGTCGGACATCGCTCGTGCTAACCAAGCGTCAACGGGTGCCGATCCAACTGCGGGTAAAACCGAGCATCATGCTGTAGAGCCTGATCCGGTTGCGCAGAACACCGACGTTGAAAAAGGTGACGCTCCACAGCAGAATACCGGTGCCGCTCCTGAGAGCACACTGGATTCCGAGCAGGACACCAAAAAGTAAAAAGGTCCCCACTCTTCGGAGTGGGGTACTCTTTCTTTTATTCACCTCAAAAATAACGTACCGGTGAGTGAATATGTGGGGATATGTGTTGCATTGGATGACGCCAATTAGACCTACCCCCTATAACACGCGTTCAGTATACGAGTATCGACTTTGTCCTTTGGACAGCTCCACCCTCCGAGGGGTGGAGCGCTTTTTCTTTTATTTGCGTGCCTTGAGTCTGCGCATCCAGACTTGGGTATCGCGCCACGCCCGACCGGTTGCTATCGGTTGTGCATCGTTCACCACCGACTGCTGTTTCCAGCGCGCATGGGTGGCCACCAAGTTCGGACGGTCAAGCTCTTGAGTGTGGAATGTCCACTCACCTTCTTCCCACGTCGGCCAGTAGTTCACACATTTCCCAAAGTCGTTGACAAGCATCCCCAGCGGGAGTTTACCGTCAATGTCATTTGGGTCGCGGTGATGGAACCGACCGTAGGAGCTGGCTAAGTTCACTGGCACTTCATCCACTTCCAACCACGGGGTGTCAATCACCACCATAAACGACGACTCATGTTTAAGCAGTGCTTGTAACGTGGCCGAACTCAGGATACGGTACGTGGAACTCGGTACCGACAAGTCTTCCACCCCGATGTCATCCCAGTGGTAATACTCCCGGGTTTCATGAATCAGTTTGAGCAGACTTAAGTTTGGCAGTGACAGCATGACGGCACGTTGACTGAAATACATCGACGCCGGTAACCAGTGTAAAATCCCCCCGATAACATACGCCACCGTTTTACCCGTTAGGTCTTCTGGCAGCGACACCATCAGTCGGCTGTAGTAGTCACGGGTCTCATCCAATCGCGTGACCGTTAAGCCACTCAGTGGATAGGTACGCAACTCCCCCACACCGTTTAACACCAAGCATCCCATGCCCGGTTCGTGAGACTTCTGAACAATCCGCCCCGCCCCATTTAACCGTACCCCCACCGAATCGTTCTGGTGGGAGACCCATTGGCCATCAACATTAAACAGCACGTTGTGACGGTACTGGTCTTTGTACTCATCCGGCAACTCCAAGACCACATCTGTTGCATCTTCTAAGGCAAAGTCCTGCGAGAAGTGATAACCCGGCGGACACAGATGCGGTTTTGGTTGGAAGTCACAGAACAGGGACTGGTAGTGCGCAAAGTTATACTCAAGAACCGGATAGCCTTCTTTGAGTGTCGGAATCGCAACGCCGGCTTGTTCGTTCAGCCAACCTTGCAGGGTGTCAATTCGGTTTTGTAACGCAGCCAGATGGTACTGACTGAAAAACGTGTATTGGCGATCTAATGACTCCAGACCCACTTCGAAGGTTTGGTAGTCGCTCACCAGTTGATTGAGCGGGCGTGAAACGTCGACGGCTTCCCATCTGCGGGTAGAACGATTAAAGCCGTACGCACGGTCAGCCTGCACTTGATATACAGCGGCCACAGGCGAATTCCTCTAAGGGTAAAGGTCATAGTATGAACTCGACGACCTTGTGATAAGAGGAGTGTATAATGGCAGTCGTCTTTGACCCACATCAGAAAGAAAGTGGGAATTTAATTCCCCAAGAGGCGGTAACGCCTATCGGTTCGAAGCACCGAGTGCTCATTCCTGCAAACGCCCCTTTTTACACCGGCTCTGTCGTGGTTACCTCTAACGGTAAAACACTGAAATTCGGTCGTGACTACGTGTTTGGGCATCGCTTCATGACCGGCATCCAACGTACCGGCAGAAACATCCATGCCAGCATCTGGATAACCAACGAAGATTACGTCAATAACTTTGCCGTGGACTACCATGCAGTTGGTAGCGGCATCGCCACCCCAGCACAAATCGCAGCGGAACGTCAGGCAAACGCCGACAAGTACCCGGTTGATTGCCAGTGGGAAGAAGTGATTGGTGAAGTCTATTTCCCGCCGGTCGATATCCAATTCGACAAAGCCAACTGGCAAGGTGAGTTAGAACTGATGCAGGCCATCGCGGCCATCGGTAAGAAGATTACCGAGAAGCCTCCAATGCCCGATCCCTACACCACCTCGTCTGTACCCACAACCAACCACGAAGGTTTTTTCAGTCGCGGCGAAGTGGTTTACCAGAACGACCTCAGTTATTTGGTTAAGAAGAAACCCACCGGGCCGTTTTATACCATTACCGGGTATAACCCACACGGGATGGGTGACTACCGACTGATTGTCAATTTCAATCTGAAGTCGTTGTATAACCAAGTGACACCGCCCAATTTCGCGATGCTCTTGCGCAATTATTGGAGTGGGGGTTTTGCGGGGCTGCAACTGCGGTACATGGACGGCGATTTGAAACTGGTGCTCTTCGCCGATGGTAATACGCCCTCCTATTATCCTATCGCTGCCGCTGGAAAAGGGTTGGCCATCTTTAATAAGCCCTTTACGGTTACGGTCATTAACAGCAAGACGCACGACACGGTGTCGGTGGTTGTGACGCAGGAAGGACAAACCGTCCTTAACTACACGGTGGATATTCAAAACCCACCGACGTCAGTTTCTGCAGAATGGACACTGTTTAATGTCCGCTCGAAACTCAGCAACCGCACGACCGATTTGCGTCTGCAGTTCGATGTTGGTGTTAATGACACATTCTCGTTTAATGACTTCCCGGGTTACGGGTATAGCGCAGATGATAACGCCCCGGTCTTAGCATTACTGAAAGACTACGCGGAGATTGTCAACGAGTTGTACCGTGGCGCACCTGCTCACGACCACATCGGTGACAAGAACGACCCGCACGAGGATACGCCAGGGTCAATTGGTGCGTTGCCGCTGAATGACATTGCTTTCGATTCTGCACTGGCGTTCGGTCGTACACAAGCCGCCCTTGCGGTGTACATCAATAACCTGCTCCCGAAAGCAACCGACCTTAACAATCGGATTCTGCGCGTCGGGAACAACACGCCGGTACCGGGTGCCTTTACCATGCAACCGGGTCTGGGTCAGATTAGCTCCACGTCTGCAGCGACTGAAGCCGCCGGGGTTGAAACACTGGGTACCGTTGATGACAAGATGATTCGCTTGTTGTCAAAAACCTTCCAGCGGCACGTCACCACGCAAAACGCCTCGGCGAAATCCGGTGCCAATGAACTCGTGCTCTACAGCGACAGTCGCAAACTCCAGTGGAACGGTAAGCCGTTACTCGACCCGACCACGGTGATTCCGTACTTGCCGGGCGTGAGTGGAAGTGGCGATGGACTGTTCTACGGTGAGAACACGGCGAGCTTCACCATCAACGGAAACGGGATTCAAACCGTGCCGTTTAAAGTGGTGTGGTCACCGGCAAGCAATGCCAACCGGGATACCCCAGCCTTGCGTCGCCTGACCACGGACTTTGGTGCCAGTGATGACTTAATGGTGACACCGCTCTTGCTGAAAAAGCTTGATGCGTTGTTCACCGGCAAGTTACTGCTGAATAAGGCGAACATCAATGGCATGGCGTTGTCCACGTCGGTCACGATTGACAAGCTGACCTTTAACTTGGGCGCGGTGGCAAACACCCCGGATACCCAGTTACCGGTCTCCACCGCACAACAGGCGGAGCTTGACAAATACGCCGACACGACACACACCCACACCCCCGCGCAGTTGGGGATTGTGGCGGCAACCGACAAAGTGAAGGGCCTTGTCAAAACCGGGAAACTGGTTGACGATGCCACCGTCGCGTTGGATGCCGGTGCCGTCAGTGCGTTGGTGAGCCGTTCCGATGCACTGTCAACCACTGCCGGGAATGTGGACTCCGGTGCCGTTATCGACATCGTGCGTTACGGGACGCCGGGTGCCTCAAGCATCGCCAATGCCCTGACCTCAACCGGTTGGATGGTGAGCATCAAAGCCAACGTCTATTTTGCACGCTTGCGCTACGATGTGCCACTGGGAAGCTTTAACCTGACCCAGCTGACTTCCTCACCCAGCAACAAAACGTTCTTTGTCTACGTGGATGTGGTGAACAACGCAGGTCAGTACCGTATAAGCCTTACCAAACTGCCGGAGTCAGATACCCTGACCGAGATTGGTAGCTTTACCACGGACGACAGCGGTGTCTCCGATTCCACCATTCGCAACGTCACCCGCTTGGGGGATTTCCGTGAGCTGGTTGAACATGTGGCGTCGAAAAACGACCACAGTCACCGGGCGATGACGCAGGCCGAGTTTGGCTTCACCTTTAACAAGCAAGGTGAGGAGTGGACAGGCGGTGTCAAAGGGACGTTGCGTCGGGATGCGGATTGGCGGGCACGCGGTGTAGACGGTTGGCGCAGTCGTGAGAATGTGCGTTGGGGTGCGTTGAACAGTGCCTACGACGGCTTTGTGTTCTCACCGGGCGGGGTTAACTCAACTGACCACCTTGTGATGCAGTGTATCTCACCGTACTACACGTTGAGTGGCACACCCGTGACCTTTATCCCAACCGACGTCACCGTTAACGATGACACGCTGTTTGAGGTGATGGGCCTCGGTTACACTGACAGCAAGGGGAACTTCAATCGCCTCTCGGTGCTCATCAGTCGCTCGAACTACATCTCGGATGCGCAGGGCAATCTGTGCCACCTGGGCTTTGCTATCAACTACGGCAGTCCACGTCAGATTATCATTGGGGGCTCGGACTTCCCGGTCAACAATGCGAATACGTGGGCGAGTCTGGTTGCGTCGGTTTCGGTACTGGCAGATGCCAACACGGTGAACTTCACGGTGGCCTTGCCAACGACCACCACGGTAAGCCTGAACCTGAAAACCGGTGTGCTGTCTTTGGGGTCGCAAACCATCGACCTCAACGCCCGTCTACAGGCCGCAGGGATTGACCTGACCGAAACTACGTCGGCTACCCTTAAACGTCACTACGGCGTCGGAGGGAGCTTCAGTAGCGTCTTCCGTTGCAGAGCGTCAACACCGGCGAGTGTTGCTGACGACAACGTTTACAACACCCTCGTTTCTTTTGTAGAAAACTACTCGGGTCTGGAACGTGCACGGTACATCGAAGGTGTGCTGACAACCGAGATGCTGGCCATGACTGACACCCAACTGCGTACGGCGATTGTGAAAGCAAACACCGATAAGCACTACAGTGGCATTCCGCGCTTTATCTCGACGTCTGACCTCATCCTTTACACCGACAAAGTGAATAAACGATACACCGGTGTGGTGCTTCGTGATTAAGGAGAACTAAATGAGTGCGATTCCTTACGATTGGAAAGGCACCGCCAAGACCAATCAGTTTACTGAGGAGCGTATTCTCGAATCGGACATCGCCTCGGAACGTGTGCTGGTTCTCCAGCACCGTCCGTTCTTCCAGTCTGGGTTTTCCGTGAGGCAGGCAACTGCCTCTAACCCCCTGACTCAGGGCGTCGATTACGAGTTGGCTTATCAGCTAACAGAGCTGGACGACTCAATGGCGAGTCCGGTGTTCTGTGGGGTGAACATTATCAACCCGGCCATCAAGGGTTCGTTAATCTTTACCGGTAACCACGTAGGCGGAACGTACTACGACGGTCTGTTGGAATCCTTTGACACACTGGTGAAGTATTTAAACAACCCAACCAGTGCCCGTTGGTTAAATGTCAACAACCGTCCGTCCTTGTATCCGGTGATGCCGGCTGCAACCTCGTGGCATGATTTGCTGAACAAGAAATACGTGGCGTCGGCCATTCATGACGTGGAACTCGATGCCGGGTCGGCCAACGATGAAATCAAAGCCAAGCTCGACCAGCTGAAAGTCACGGTGGAAAGTCTGCACGCAGAGATTGAAGCCTTCGATTACCCGTCGCACGTGAATGCCAAGAACCCCCACGGCACCACAGCCACCCAGATTGGGGCACACCCGATTTCCCTGAAAGCCGCTGACACCTTCCTGACCTACGGGAAGACGTTACGCCAGCTGACAGCCGAAGTGCGGGCGCTGGGCTTGCAACAGTCGGATATCGACAAGTACATTGAGACGTGGGCGTTTAAAGACATCCAAGGAACCTTTGTGCAGTTGGTGCAAGCGAACCGTCCTATCTTTAAGTCCAAGAACGGGGCGTCGAGTATCCTCTTTACCGACACCGGTTTTGACCTCACCTCCACCGGTGGAATTGCCTTGCGTGCCGGCTATAAAGGTGATGCGGCGTACTTCGAATGGGTGGCAGGCGGTAACGTCATGCGTATCGAGTCGTCGGGTAATGCACTGGGCATGGACAAACTCTCCGTAAACGGCGTGACGCTACTGACCACCACCTCCCTGATGGATTATCAGGCTGAGGACAATGGCGGGGGCACTGACCCAGACGACTCCAAGTTGTACGTGCAGTCGGACACCGTGGGCTTAACCCCCACCGGGAAAGGGTCAAAAGCCGATCCGGTGAAATGGAACTTAACGGTGCCTGATGCCACAACGACGGCTGACGGGGCTGTGACATTGGTGACGCAGAAAAGCGATATCGCCAGTGGACAGGCCGTCACCCCCAATGCAGTTGCTGCGTATGACACCAACCTTGGCCAGTTCGTGCCTAAGGCTACCCGTCTGAACTCGGTTGCCATGGATGACGGCTCACGTGTCCTTGGGAAGTCAGACATTGGTTTGGGGTCTGCGGATAACACGGCGGATGTGGATAAAGCCTTGTCAACCGATTTGCAAACGGCGTTGGCCAGCAAGTCCGACAAAGGCCACAAACATGCGTGGGCGTCGTTGAACATTCCCAACGCCACTGAAGCGGACGCCGGGGTGATTCGTATTGCGCCCTCAGAAGCGGCATTGGCTGATGGCCGGGGAACGGCTCCCAATGTGCTCTATCAGCTGCAACTGCAATTAGCAGACATTGCTGAGAAGCTCAAAGGGGCAAACCCGAAAGCCGTGACCGACTACGCGGTGATTGGCGGGGCGACGTGGAATGTGGCAAGTTCGAAACTGGCATTGTCAGTGCAAGACTTGAAATACTTCTACATGGCCAACGGTGGACGTAAAGAGGGGCGGGTCACAGGGTCTGTAAACCTTGAAACTACACCGATGTTCAACTGGTATCAGCCAACGAACGTCATCGAGCGTAACTGGGCAAAAGGTGTTCTGCACAATACTCAGTTGGCATTAACCTCGAGTGTCGCCACCCTTCCTTTATACGCTCGCACAATTGGCCTGAGCGCTGCGCAGATGGGTGACCTGTCCATTATCTCAGTTCTGGCCAAAGAACGTGTAGCGTGCGTTTCAGGGCGTCTGAGGGTGATCGCCTCCGGGGGTGGAAACATCAGTGTGTACATCAACGGAGACCTTGTGGCATCGGGTTCGCCGACGGTTGATGGGGTGTTCTCCGTCGACACGGCATCGTCGGTGCACACGGTGGCCTTACGGGCGGATTGTAATGACAGCAGCAAACCTGCGGCCATTGCGTTTGAGATTTGGGATAACAACTATCCTATCGTGGCATCATCGCCTGACACGAAGCTGGTGCAGTTAAGCGAGTTCATCAACCCGCGTAACAATCGCCACTTTGTGTATCTCAACATGAGCACCAATTCGCTGTTTGGTCGTGCGGAACCTATCCCGTCGAACGACATCAGTATCACACAAGCCTACGTCGGTTACGTGGACTGCGGTCCTGCGGGAATGGCGACCACCACAGTGACCTTTGACACGGTGGCAGACTTTGGACAGTTCCAAGAGTTGGGGACGCACCAGACCCTGATTCCGGCACACGTTCCTGAGAGCAGCGACTGGTACCTGTCAGATAACCCGAACATGAAACGCTTGCCGATTGCCTCCGATAAACCGGACTATATTGCGGCCGGTGTCGCAGGTTCAGCCAGTCTGGCAGCCGGGGTGTTGTCACTGCAACCGTCGGTCAATGGCACAGGGTTACTCACCATGTGGTTGGACACCCGTTACAGCGGGCCACAACAGTGGATGACACCGGCAAACCCGTATGAGAACAACCTGCTCACCTACGAGGGGTCACTGGCGCTCTACATTCCGATTCGGGCGACGTTAAGCGCAAGCGCAAACGACTTGTGGTTAACCTTTGCGCAAAAGGCAAAGAACGGCCAGCACAAGTTCTTCCACGTCAACGTCTTCACGGACGAAGCCGAATACGGGTACATGCCAGAGATGGGCGTTAACCCAGCGAACTTGGCTAACCGTGCACCGTCTGATGCCACACCGCTTGCAGTGCATCCGTACGACATCAGTACCGCCACGGCAACTGACCCGCATGTCTGGGGTGAGGATAATGCCGGGGCTGCTGAGTCACGGTATATCGTGCGTTACCGTTTCGTGCCTAAGACCAACACTTTGCGTGTGGAATTGGTGTCGTTTGAAAGCGATCGGTCAACGCCGACGATTCGTAAGGTGACCTACGAGATGCCGTTCGATGTGCGGGACTGCATGGGGGGCTTTGTGGGCTTTAACCGTAAAGGGTTGGGGTCAACGAGTTTCCATCGTTTGCATGCGGGTATCTACCAGTCTGTTGATTACCACAACTACAGTTACTTCCGCAGTCTTTTCGAAGCCTACGTCCGCGCCAACGATTATGCCGTACAAGGCAGTGGTCGTGGTGTGGTGCAGAAGTTACTCAGTGGTGGGATTCCAGCGAACTGGGGGACATTGGCTGGAGCCACCGAGTTTATCGGTATTCCAACTGCCGGTAACAACGTCCTGACGTCACGCAGCAAGTTCAGTCCACTGGCGGTGCATGCAACTCGTCCACCGCTGAAGCAACGGGTAGGGGCAGAAATCAGTCGGGCCAAAGTCTGGGCCAATACCAACAATCCACTGCGGGGTGCCAGCTATACCCGCCGTTTTGCGTTGGTGGTCGAGGCTCCTGCTGACTTCACCTCACTGGACTGGTTGGTGAGCACGAACTACAACTTCGTCAGTTACGTGAACGCCACGAAAGTGCACGCCAATAACCCGCAGAACGGGGCAACAGCGAGCAGTCGGTTAACGCCGACCGTGACCGGTTACGCAGGGGACGTGTTGTACATCGAGTTTGTTCCACTGGCAATCCCCACGCCATTCTTCCTTGAATCGACACTTATCTTTAAGAGCGGTTCAGACACGGTGGCGACTATCGACTTCAGTGACGATAACGCCGTTGTGGTAATGGAAGACACTGCCCCAACCCTGTTCCTCTGTAAGTACCATCCGTTTAGCCTGACCACGACCATGTGGGATTGGATAACGGGTATCATGCGTACGGAAGAAGGGGTGAGCACCGACCTTGGTGTTTGGAACTAACGGGAAGTCCTTACGGACAACCCGTCCGTAAGCGCCGTCCCTCTCGGGGGACGGCTTCCGTTTTCTTTAAGAAGTGGGAGTTTACACATGGCGACGGAAACCCCGGCCCAGTTTGACGGTACGTTGAAAGTCTCGACGTTCCCCAACCGTTTCAACACGGTTATTCCGCCGGAAGGCCCTTTCTACCGCACCGGGCTGGTTATCACCGATTTAAATGATGTCCCGCTTATCGAGGGCATGGACTATTACCTCGGCTACTATTACAAAGAAGCCGCTGAGGCATTCCAAGCCGCTGTGTTCGGCGGGATAATGTTGCTGAACCACGACGCCATTAAATACAGCATTTACGCTGTGGGGCGTGACTACCGTGTGCCACAGAGCGAAATCGGTAAGTGGCTGGTCAGCAGCGACATGAAAGACCCCCGTAACGAAGACTGGTCTGCGTTGATGCGCTTTGCGCCAACCATTCCGGCCATCGACCCCCCGCAAGATTTGGACGAAGCCATTGCGCGTGACGATATCGTTGCCGCCCTGAATGACATTCGTCTGGGTTTGATTAAGCGGGCAGGGGACATGGACGCCGCTTACGGTGACGTCACTGACCTTATCTACCAAACCGGTAAGAAAGTGTTTGATGACGGGATGTATCAGCACCACCTGCTGAAATCCCAAGGGCACTCGTACACCGCAGAAGACATTGGGGCCTTAAAGGTCACAGACAAAGCAGTGGATGCCACCCGGGCCTTTGGTCGCACCATCGACCAGCTTGTCACGTTAATGTCGACCACTGGCTTTCAGCAAAAGCACCTTGATTTGCTGATGCGTAACGACACGGCGTTTAACAACGTCTTTGGTCGTTTGCGTGTGCTGAACAACAACGTCCTGACCTACACCACGGCGAACAGTGACCACGTTGTCACGTTCAAAGGCCCGAACGTGTTGGTCTCCACCAAAAAGACCATGCGCTTTACAGCGGATTCCGGTAATGCCAATCCGGGACTGGCGGTTGAGATGTCAGCGGGCCTGAATACCCTGATGGTGCACTCCGGGCCGAACGCACTGGCACCGGTGTTCAACGGGGTGTATCTGATTACCCCGGACATGGTGGAATTGTACCTGCACGAGGTGAAACTCAAAGCCGCGAATGCGTACATGTCCTCCACCGAAACCGTTAAGGTCTACGGGTCAGGCAAGTCCTACGCGCCGTTCCGTCTGGAAGCCAACCTGCCTGAAGCCGCCGTGGGTGTACGGGGCCTGATCAAGGTGACCTCCAACCGCACCACGCTCAGCGAAGGGTACGCTATCTCTCAGGCCGGGATTACCGCTATGCGGGATTTGCTGGGCAACTACGTGGATGACGCCTACACCATCAACGGCAAGGGCTTTGATGCTACCCAGACGCTGACATTAACTGCAACGGACGTGGGTGTTGATAAGATGCAGAACACTGCACCTGTCGACAAGCCCGTGACCAAAGCGTTGACCTCGGCGGTGGCGAACAAGTCCCTCACCAACCACACGCACACCTTGGCAGATGTGACCGATGTACCGTACGCCAGTTCCTCAGCCGCGGGTCTGGTGCTGCTGTGGGACATTATCGATGCGAGTACCGATCGGGTGGTGACGGCACGTCAAGGTTACCTGTTTGAAAAGGCCTTGGCGGATTTAGAAAGCAAAGCCAACGGTTTGATTCCGGCGTGGGCAGTGATTGGGGCGTCGTACGGTAACTTAGGATTCCTGCCTATCCCTGCGTTGGGTAACTACGAAGGGTACGGCAAGAACAACAGCTACTACTACGGGGCGATGCGCTTTGAGGGTGACAAGCTGTATATCCTGCGCAACGGCACCGATGGGCTAACCGACCAGCACATCTATTACGCCTACGGCACGCTCAACGAAGACAACACCCTGACCAACGTGCAGCAGACCACCCAACGCTATCAGCCCGCAGGGATGACCGCAAAATACCCGGGTGTGACACTGAAGGCCGTTGTGGTGCCCGGCAATGATTTCATTCTTTGTCTGGGCAGTGACAATGCGTATTACTTGGTGGACATGGCCGGCACGGCAGACCATAACCGCCACCTCAATGTGGTACGGGTCACGTTCCCGTCTATCACGGATGTTGCAGGCGCGAGCACAGCACTGGTGCCGGTCGGTGAGACGGATGACATTGTGGTGTACGGCAGCAAGGTGTATCTGCTGCGTACGCGCTTGGCCAATGACAGCTACCGGGTTGCACTGGCGTCGGTGTCATTGAATGCGTTTGGTGGTCAAGACATTGCCTTTGCCATGGAAACCCTGAACGGGATGAAGGGTGTAGCGGGGTCGTGGTTACTGCTGCGGGCAGAAGGGGCGTATGACCCGGACAATGCCAATACCGATCGGGTGGCCTATATGCCGGCTTCGGCTGCGGCGATTTGGACGGTGGGCAAGAATCTGGTGCATGGCCCGGCGTGTAACCGTGCACTGGGGTTGCAGGATGAAGTGCTGCGAGTGGGCATGAACCCCACGCTGTGGCTCGCCAAAGCCACGGAGTCAGTCGGCTTTAGCAACTGGTACACATCGTACACTTTGGACTTTGACACACTCACCGTGGCACTGGAGCGCCCTGAGATATTCCCGTTACAGTTCTTGGACACCGGCCCGCAGTACAAAACCGGTACCGATCTTATCACGGCGAAATACCCAGCGAAGTGGACAGGGACACAGGCGAATGCCCGTGCGTACGTTGCGCACCAAGGCACGACGGTTGCCGTGTTGTCAGCCGAAGGTGACCGAGACACCCCGATCCGTGTGTCAACCATGTCAACGCCGGACGGCGATGATTACTACGACTCACTGGCGGCGGATGTCTTGGGTGTACCTGCGGCAGGGTCAGTGGTGCGCCTCGACCAAGGACGTGGTTCGGTCTATGCCTCCGGGATGGCCTACCCGCTGTTCTTTGGCGGTGACTCGAAAGCCATCTGGTTAACCGGGGTGAAAGATGCCCTGGCAGTTGAGGTGGTGTACTCCACGGATACCGATTACGGCGTGCCGGGTTACGGTGGATTTGGCCCAACCAACAACCGTCGGGAAATCACCCCCGAGGCGTATGCGGCAATGTCGCAGTTGGCGATGGTCAAAGTCAGCAACACCGACAAAGGCACCCTGAACGGCTGCTTCTTCACGAAAGCGGAAACCGTGCAGTACAAGAACGTGGCCGGTAACCCGAACTTCACCGCAGATAAGCTGACCCTGAACGATACCGAGTGGGCGAAAGTCCGCAGTATCTTACTCGGTAATGCCCCGGCAGGTGCAGCCAACGGGTACGCCTCTGAACGTCTGATGGCCGCTGACCAAATCGGCAAGCTGTATGTCGGCCTGTGGGGCTTTGCTATCGGTACCCAGCAGCAGCTTTTCTTGGGACAAGCCACGGCACAGCGCTTAGTGAATGGTGTGAATAAAATCGACCATTACTACTTTGTGATGTACCCGAGTGTCTCCAACGGACAGCTCGCGTTCAGCTCTACCACGGTGCAGCTTCTGAGCTTCCACAACGACTTGGATTACAACATCGCCAACGTCGGGCTGGACTTCAGTTACAGTGGTAAGCCACGTCGCTTTGGTCAACCGCAGTTGATTTCCACGGACGGGCAGAAGTTTGCCCTGATGCTCCCAATGGTGCTGCGGATTGCACAGGTGGGTAATGCAGCCGGTCTTAACTACGCCGCGGTGTTAACCCTCTCGGGCAACCAGTGGGCGAAGACCTCAGCCACGGTGTACACCGACAACCCGACGTACCAACCGAATACGTGGGTGTGGGTGAAGGACCTGAATGCGATGGTGCGGTCGTACTTCAAACTCGACCCGGTGTTCGCCTCGGGGGATGCCTACGCCATTGCGGACTTCATGGCCAAGCCGCTTGACACTTCGGTCACCAGTCAACCGGTGGTGTTGGCCGGTGTGAAAACCGCAGAAGGGTGGGTGCTGTATCTGACAGAGGACGAGCGGTTATTCATTAACTCGCAAGAATACCTGTTAGACCAGTACAGCATCGACTTCTCCAGTGCGTTCAGTGACTACCGTAACCAGACCTTCTATTTCCACGCAGAAGTCTACCCAGACGAGGGGACGTTTAAAGCACGGTACCGTGTCAGTACGACGCGTTACCCTGACAGCGACAACCTGCTTTATATTGGCTATGTCAAAACCGACAGCAGCCGAATCGTTGAGGAAAACATTCTCCCGGTGAAACGACTGGGTGATGTACGACAACTGATGGAACACGAAGGGGTGGGCTACAGTCACGGATCGAATGTGGGTCGTGAGCTGGCTGAGTCTCCACTGGGTCTGCTCGAACCTTTACCGATTGCTACCTCCGGTAATGGGTTTGTGGGGCAGTCTGCGTTGTCAGCAGCAATTGGCACGCTCTTGAGTCGCCCACTGATTAACCGGTATGTGCCGGCACAACAGGCGTGGTACTCGGGTGCGGTCTTGCCTGAGCTGTTCTGGGCACCGGCTCGTGCGGTTGCAGTGACGTCTGCGGAGAACCCGGATGCGAACACGTTGGGGTTAATCTGGATTGACATCTATCAGCGGTCGATTCCGAACTTCGGCACCTTTGGCACCAAGTTCAAAGTGACAACCACCGGCGGGACGTTACGCATTCGGTTTGCAGTGGATGACATGTGCCACATTTATATCGACGGTGTACGGGTTGCCTCGGGTATCACGTCAGGCGGGGCTAACCAGTTGGCTACCCAAGACTTCCCGGTGTCAAACGGACAGCACACGGTAGCGATTGAAGTCATTCAGGCAGGTACCGCAGGTGGCACCATCTGCCACATTGCGTTTATTGCCTACGACTGGAACGGCACCACTGCCCGTGAACTGACGCGCTCCAGCGGTACGTCGGTTGTGGCCTTCACCTCAGACCAAGGTACAGCGTCCGGTAACTTGGGCGTGTTGGAGACCATTTCACACGTGTATGTTCCGGTCACCGACAACACTGCGGTTGTGACGGTGGTTGCGCCAGAAATCAGTTATGCCCCGCCATTTATTGAACGGGCTAACGGTTCTAACCGCGAAGTCGTTGTTGCCTCGAAGTTCTTTGGGCCAGATGGGAAGCTTGTTACGCTCGGTGAGGTAACGGTCAATCTTATGTTAATCCCAACGAGTAATTTGTCGTCTTAACCACTGGTGAGGGCAGGGATGCCCTCTCGTAAGGGAGCTTGGAGATGAGTGATATTATTTTCCAGTATCCGCTTGACCTTAAAGGAACTCTGACATCGAACGCGGTTTCCATTCCCGTGGTCTTGGGTTCCGGTAAAGTCAACCGGTCTTTTGCTTTTCCGGCAGGTCCGTTCTACGCAGACAGTTTTCGACTGCGTGCAACGAACTCGCCCACCACGCAGTATAAACGTGGTACCGACTACGAACTGATTTTCGCTCATCCGGCCTATGCGAAGCTCTCGGGCAACCAAGAAGTCGTGATGGGGGTTGTGGTCACCAACAGTAACATTCCAACAGACATCGTCGTAACCGCACAGGTTGTCGGCGGGCCAATGTCGGCGAACGTGACTGCGATTGAAAACGCGATTGCGATTCTGGGCATCGATAACAAGAAAGTGAACTTCGCTGACTTAATCGATTTCCCGGATACGCTCCCGGGTGCTCCGGCGTTTAAAGACGTTGGCGATATCTTTGGTTTTGAATACGTCATTACCCTGCTCTCTGGGATTCTTGATGCAATCGGTTCAGGCGATGCGGTACAGCTTGAGAAAATCAAAGACATCATCGGCGATATCAAAGATAACTTCTTGGATGCGCTGAATGCCCACATCAACGCCACGGGTAACGTGCACAACCTCGATATCCACGATCTCGATGGGTTGACTGCAACCGAAATCCGTGCCCTGATTGCTGGCGTGCAATCGGCTATCGATGCAACCATCACCCAGATTGGCAACCTGCAGGCGGCTGATACGGCACTCGGTGGACGCATTGATGCTATCGTCTCGTCACTGACGACGTTCAACGACCAGCTCAACACGGTAGACCAAAACTACCAGAAGATGACGCTGATTGTGGCGAACCTCAATTCACTGGTGCTGCAGTTGCAGAAAACCGTGAACGAGCTCACCGCGAAAACCGGCGACTTGCAAAGCCAGATTGATGACCTCAAATCAGGCCAAGGCGATGCACAGCAGCAGATTGACCAGCTGCGTGTTGACCTGTCTGCACTGACGCGCCGTGTCACCACTGCGGAAGGTAACATTGCTAACGTTAACCAGACGCTGTCCAACCACTTGTCTGCGGCCGACCCACACACCCAGTATCTGCACAAGCAGTACGGTGGCGTGATTCAGGCGAACGTGCATGTCAACGCCAACTTGACGACACGTGACGACGTTCAGGCGGATGCCGGTTCACGTTAATATAATTACACACGGGCCTCGTCTATATGGCGAGTGCCCGTGTCTTATTAAAAAGGAAAGGTAATGACGATATCACTTAAAGAGATAAGTGCCCGTCTTGACCGAGTCCAAGCAGCAACCGGTGGGTCTGTAGATGGGCAGGTGAACGCCAAAGTTCACAATGCTAACCTACTGGCTGGTCAGCCTGATACGTGGGCCCGTTGTAACGGGTCGTGCAGTTGGACGTGTTCATCGGGGTGTAGTCATGGTTGCTCTAGCTGCTCAGGTAGCTGTAGCGGCGTGTGTACAGGTAACTGTTCGGGTTCGTGTTCTGGTGGTTGTGGGGGAGGATGTTCATCCTCGTGTTCTGGTGGGTGCTCTAGCGGGTGTTCGGGGACTTGCGGTGCAAGCTGTTCAAGTGGCTGTGCCGGTACCTGTAGCAGCAACTGCACATCAGGCTGCAGCAGCCCTTAGGAGCAGAGATGGCGATTTCATTAAAAACGGTGCAGGCTCGTGTTCAGAACATTGAGAACACTGCACTTAAAACTGAAGCAGGCGTGCAAAACTACATTGCAGGCCGCACTACCAATAATGCTGATTTACTCAACGGCTTCACACCGGCGGCACTGCACTGTAATGGCTCTTGTAGCTGGACGTGCGGTAACGGATGTTCCGGTGGCTGTACGGGTAACTGTTCGTCAGGATGTTCTTCATCATGTTCGGGCAACTGCTCATCAAGCTGTACAGGCGGTTGTACTGGCAGCTGTGGCGGTAACTGCGGGGGCGGCTGCTCCGGTGGATGTTCTGGTACTTGCTCGGGTAACTGTTCAGGGAAATGTTCTGGCGGGTGCTCAGGAAGTTGTGGTGCGAGCTGTGGCGGAAGTTGTGGAGCAGGCTGTTCTGGACCGTAGGAGTAGGCTATGGCAGTAAGCTTGAAAGACATCGGTAACCGCGTCTCGAACGTCGAACGCTATATCACCACGGGCCAAGCGGTTGACTATATTGCCAACCGGGGAACGTGTAACAACACCAACAACTTGGGTGGGATTCGTGCTGGCGCGTATAACTGCGGCGGAACCTGTAGCTGGAGTAGCTCAGGCGGGGCGAAATCAGTCACCTTCCCGAGTTAACAGGGGAACCTAATGAAGAGTAACGATCATCTTGCGTACCGCACGAGCCTGAATCACCCGATTCACATCTCGTCACCGGACAGTGTCAATGCGCACATCAACGACGAGCTGCGTCTGATTGCCATGGACCAGTTCGAATGGCCTAAGCTTCGCGGTCGCAACTTTACGAACAAAGAGTACACCGTGATTGATGCCGCCACGGTGGGCAAGTTGAACGTGAAATCCATTCAGTTCAACCACGGCACAACCGGGCTTACTGGCAAGCTTGTCGATGACAAGTATTTTTTCACAGATTCGGTACTGAACTATAGCGCACCACTGGAACTGATGTTCGAGTCCTTTAAAGAACTCGGCATGCGTCCGGTCTGCGTACGTAGCTACAGCAGCGATTACTGCGGGAGCTGGTCACACCTGTTCAAACTGGTGGAAGCTGGCACTGGAAGCGTGGAGAAAGACCGTGAAATGTATCACCCGTTCTCTGGCCTTGAAGCCGCGAATATCGACTGCTTGGCAGACTTACTCGCGTTTAGTTATAAGTTTGCATGGGATGCAGAAAAGCAAGAGTGGACCTACATCGCAGACCCGCACGCGCAAACGCTCCGCATCCGTAAGCCTTGGATGGCCTATCTCTGTCAGACTGAGTTTGGCGCAGTACCAAACTCCACGGCGGACGATCGCAAACTGATTCGCTTCCTACTCCAGTCGCAGCTGTCTGAGTTCACCAAAGAACAGCAGCAGGCACTGGAACCGTTTATTTCGTCCCCGGTTGAACTGGACGACCTTATCCGCATGGGTGAGCGTCAATCCGTTCTTAACGCACTGTACGATGCGTATCGCTCGCCACGCCTGTTAAAGGCGGGTGAAGATGTACGAGACACTGACCCACTGTTCTCCTTCCAACGCCGCATGTACGGAATGACGGATGAGAACGGTAAGTAAAGATGTTTACTCACCTGCAAAGACCCTTAACGTAGCATTGACGTCGAAGTGTAACCTCAATTGTTCGTTCTGTGCGGGTGAGATTCACATGGTCAAAGGGGATGTGTCTCGTAAAACCCATGAAGAGGCAATGATGGAGTTACTGAAAAAGAATCCCGGTGTGGATGAGATCATCTGGACGGGTGGTGAGCCGTTATTGGCTTATCGCAAACTCGTCGAGTCGGTCGAGACAATGCGTGCAGAACGTCCTTCTGCTATCCATTATCTTTTCACAAACGGACGTAAGTTACGTTTAGAGCAAGTCGAATTTCTAAAGACCTTCCATCGCGTGGTCGTCTCTATCGACGGTTACGAAGATGATGCCCGTGGTTTGATGGACTTTGCTCGCACTGGTGATACCGAAGCGTTTGAAGTCATGGCCCAGCTGGACAACGTCATTCTCTGGTCGGTCCTGACCCGTGAGAAAATCGGTGACATGCGCTGGCACGAAGGCATGATGAAAATGCAAGACGCGATTCATCATCTGGGCTTTATCGGCATGAACTACCTGTTCGATAACCAGATGAAGAAAGTGTTGTCACCGGACCACGTACTGAACTTCGTGTACGGCTTTGAGCGTCTGCAAGACAACATGCGTCGTCTGAACCGCATTAACAAGCGCGACACGATCATCAAACTCGAGAAGTTCTTCGAAATGGATGCGTGTAACGTCTGCAGTGAAATCATCGTCAGTCAGCCGAATGGCGACCTGCAAGTTCCTGAGAACGTCGAGATGGTTGTCGACCGTGGCTGCAACAAGATTGCACTGGCCATTGGTGAGCACGCCTACCGCTACATCATGAACTGGCTTAATCCAATTAAAAAATAAGGGGAGATAGGGATGGATGCAACCTACCAGATAGTCACCAACCTATCGTGTAACCTCGACTGTGAGTATTGTTACGAGCGTAAATATCCGCGTAATAACAAAGTCGCTGATGTCGTTGATTTTATTCACGCCTGCTTTAATCGTGACAAACACCGTTTCTATTCTAAAACACAAGGCATCGACGGTATCATCATTGATATCATCGGCGGCGAACCGTTCATGCAGCCGAAGCTTTTGAAAGCTGCGTTTGAAACTGCCGAAGAACTGTGTAACCAGTACAATCTGCCCTACGTGTTCTCTATCTCCACCAACGGGACGTTGTTTGACAAACCGCTGGCGCTGGAGATTCTGAACCGTTGGAAAGACAAACTGTCTATCGGTGTCTCCATCGATGGTCTGCCTGAGACCCACGATAAGTACCGTATCTTTACCACGTCCCGTCAAGGGTCTTACCAAGCAGCGGTCGCCGGTTATAAGCTTCTGCAAGAAATCGGCATTCGTGAGATTGGGGTGAAAGCCACCTTCACGAAAGACACGCTGATGCAGTATGGCGCTGGGATGAAGTCGTTGATTGACGTGACCGGGGGCGGTCGTCTGTACGGTAACGTTGTGTTCGAAGACGTGTTACCGCGCCAGATGGCACTCGAGATTGCCAACCAGTTTATCGAAGTGGCGGAGTATTTCATTGAGAAGGGTCTGCACTTAGACCAGAACTCTGAAATCGGTCACGTGCTGCCAGACGGCTTGAACGTTGACCAGCTGTGGAACCCGGACTGGCGTGAGAAGCTCATCCATGATGACTCTGTGCGCTACGACCCACAACGTCTGCGTCCGCACTGCGGTACCACGGTGTACATGACCTGTCTTGGTTTCGACCGTAACATCTTCGGTTGTAACCGCTTCATGTCAACCGTGACCACCCGTCAGGCTATCGGTAAGCTTGAAGGGCAAACCATTGTTAACACCGATGGCGGCAAACTGCTGGCAGAAGTGCAGGAACAGTGGAAGTCGTATCCTGACCAATGTATCGGTTGTCCTGCGAAGCACCTGTGTGCCTCGTGCGTGGCCGCAGCGTACGAAAATGGCGACGGTGAAGAAGACGCTCGTAAAGAGTATCACGGCGAACGTCGTCAGTGTGGTTGGACTACCGCGAAGCTCTTAGTGGCTCAGTGGTGGAAACAACGTTTCGGGTCGTACGAGTCGCAGTACGACAAGTCTGTTTGTAACTGTTATCAGTGCCAGCAGAAGCGCAACTACGCGGTGGAAGAACAACTCTCCCGTGAAGCTGCTGAACAGCCATTACACGTCACTGCCATCCGTGAGATGACCATGGCTGTGGAACAATCTGACCGCAAGGAACAATTTAAGAATGAAAAGCCTGCTGCTCCAGAATTTTACGAAGTACGATAGTCGCAAAATCGAAGCGTTCTTACAGCACTACAAGCTGTTCAACATTCACGCTATCGTGCCAGCCGATGACTTTAATGACCATTGGCTGCGTCTGATGAACCGCTTTGCGCTGAACGTTATCCTGCCGGTTGCGTGTGTGGAGAATGGCCACAACTCGGTTGCGGAAATTGAAAAGCGTAATCCGGGCTTTGAAGCACGCATTTTAGCCGCCCCGGCGTCCAAGCTGACACTGCTGCGTGAATCGACGCAAGAGCGTGGCTCGGATTCTCTGGTGGCCCTGTGCTTGTCCTTCCCGGATGTGCCGGTGTGGATGGTGCGTAACCCTGAAGGCGCGTGTCATTACTTTGATGACATGATGTTCATGCAGGCGTTCCAAGAAAATGATCAGGTGTTGCCAAACCTCGTCTACCGTCTGGATCTTCGTATTGACTTTGAACTCATGTCCTATGACATGTTGACCAAAGTTGGATTCGTAGGAGAGAAAGAATGCTTAGTGCTGACGAGATAAAAGCTCGGTTTGAAAATGGCGATGGGCAGATTGACCGCACGGGGTTATACTTTGACCCCAATGGCGATGTCACGCTGGCCAAGCGTCTACACTACGCACTCTTAGAGGGACTCAGTGAGAAAGATGCACTGCGTCAGTTGCAAGAGCAGGGTCAAACCCAGTTCGAAGCGAACTACACCTTACGCCAGACCAAAACGTTTATCAAAGACGTGTTGGGGATTCAGGTGAAGGATTACCTCAAAGAGCTGCAATCGACCAAAGCGTATTGCTACACGTTGCTGGCCCAGAAGTTAAAGGCGACCAACGAGGCGTACGCGGCGGCTGTGACCGCAGACATTGCGTATAAAGACCACACCTTCCAGACCGGTGGCGAGACCCTGACCACACTGGCCGGCTTCGTGCAAACGAACACCGTGCCGGAGTATTGGGTGACGGCCGATAACCTCGCACTGGAAGAGTGGGATGCGAAAGACACCGAGCAGCTCTACGCGCTTATCGTTGCTCGCAATGCGCAGCTGCACATTCAGTTGACCGCGTACAAAACCCGTATCCGTGCGTTTGCGGAGCAGGGAGATTACGCCTCGCTCGATGCGGCGGAGTTTAATCCGTCGGTAGAATAACTGTGGTGCCCTTCGGGGCACCCTTTCTTCTTTTTATTTGCGGTTTGTTATGACCTTTCGCGCAATGCGAATCACAAAGAGAAAGAGGAAAGAGTAATGGCAGACCGTTTCAGTCGGGAAGGCATCATCCGTGCAAAAGTGAATATTGAGGCGGGTTATGTCAACAACAAAAACGACCTCGGTGGTGAGACCATCTGGGGTATCACGAAAGCAACGGCACTCGAATATGGTTACACGGGCCCAATGGTTTCTATGCCACAGTCAACGGCGCTGGACATCTATGTTAAGCTTTGGTGGAACAAGCTTTATCTGGATGACATCCTCGCCATCAATCCGCTTCTGGCTGACCGTCTGTTCGACTATGCTATCAATGCCGGTCGTGCAAACGCTGTGGAATCTCTGCAACGTCTTCTGAACGTGTTGAACAACCAAGAAACCCATTACGCGGATATCGTGGTTGACAAAGGTATGGGTCCTAAAACCCTGACCGCCTTGAAAGCATTCTTCGCCAAGCGTGGTGCTGAAGGCATGAACTACTTGATGATGGGTTTAACCGGCATGCAGACCTACCACTACGTGGATATCTCTGAGAAGCGTAAAGCGAACGAGACGTTCACCTACGGTTGGTTGGGTCGTATCTGGGGTGAAATGCGTACTTACGCGAAAGCCTTGTTTGGCTAGGGGAGCAATCATGCAAAAGACCGAAGCTGCTGTACAAGAAAAACCTGCGGTAATTCAACAAGGATTGGGCGCAGTCGCTTTGGTGTTATTCATCAGCCGTTTGTTCGGTAAGGTGAAACAATGAGCCCGATGGATTTCACTTATAAAGTCTTGGAGGGGAAATGGTTTATCCTGACGCAGGATTTCCACTACCCGTTTACGCTACGCACAATCTACCGTAATGCACCGGGTTTGGACCGGATGGTTTCACTCACCGGTATCTTACCTGATGCTCTGTTCTACATCACGGTACCCCGCGGCTTTGTCACCGATTTGGCCAGCATCCCTGAGATGTTGCAGTCGGTACTCAAGCCGAATGGTCCGTGGGCATTAGCGGCGTGTTTGCATGACTTACTGTACCAGAAGTGTCCGTCGGATGCGGTCTACCCAGACACTCCGGCCGGACACCTCAGTGGGGCAGTGGACAAAGACTTCGCAGACTTGATGTTCCTGCGCACGATGGAAGCCACCGGGGTCAGTGATGCCCTCGCCCGTTCGTTCTACGATGCCGTCCATCTCTTTGGGCAGTCTGCGTACAACGATGACAACTCCGATTGCCACTACACCGAGTTCAAAGAGTCCACGGTGGAGTATGCGCGTAACTACCTTTTCTTCCGCGAGTTCATTGAACCTGCGGTACCGATTGGGGAGCGACACGCACTGGAATCCGGCGAAGTCAGCAACGTGAAGTACCGTAACATCAAACGGGCCTTTTTAACCGACCCAGAAATCGCTGTAGAAAACGATAATCTGGAATCGGTCGCGTAGTACGGTTTGTGGGCGACGTCGCTTAGGATGGCTTACAGGACGTCTCACGCAGGATGAAATAAAAAGAAGAGGTACCCCACTCCAAAAGAGTGGGGTACTGTTTTATTTACTCGGGGCAGGCGTCACGACATCAGCAGGGGCCGACGCGGGTGCTTGCGCATCATCAGATGGAGTAAGAGAAGAAGCAGGGGTTGCAGCAGCAGTAGCAGCGTCACCGGTACCTACCTGACAGCGGAAGAAGGTGGCTCCCGACCCATTACCGCTCATGTCAACATTTGAATACGAGTAGGTGGGCGGGGTCGTGTTCAGCCGGTAATAACGTACACCGTTAATCAGGTCTACGCTGCCATCGACTTTGCCGAGCAGGTCTTTATAAAGTTGCGGGGATTCCACCTTGCCATTCGGGAAGGTCGCAACCCAGTTACTGCCGTTATCGATAACCGTGACGGCGATAGGATAAAGTTTAACTTGGGCCGCATCAGGTCGCCAGTTGACAAACGTCTCCTGAGCACCGGTACAGGTGTAAGTTACAAAGTCAGTTGGGGCGACAGGCACCGTCGAGAACTGGCCATTGGTTGTGGTAAGCGCGCAACCCCCTAACAACATTGCAACGCAGAATGCCGCAATAAGACGTAACATGAGTCTATCCTCTGGTGAACTTTTCAATTATTTTTTGCCCGGGAAATACGGGTCATACTATAGTGGGCCTTGTGTTATTTTGACCCACTGGGCTTTTTTATGACAACCGTTGTCAACTTTATAAAAGGGAAAAGAGATGGCTACTAAAACCCCACAGGAGCAGTTGGTCGAGCTGTTTAACGCTGCGAACACTGGTCTTGCTACCCCATTGGCTGTTGCGGATGTGGACTTTGGTGCAGTTGCTGCGGGTGCGGAAGGTGCAGAGAAAAACTCTACGCTGACCATCACTGCAAAAGCCGCTTCCATCAACTTCTCCGGTTCCAAAGCCCTGACGTACAACCGTCTGGCACTGGCACTGGGTGCGGTGAGCGTTGATGATGACGTGGCAAACTGGGACACCGATGCTGAGGTGCTTGCGCATTTCAACACGCTGGTTCAGCAGACCCACGCGGACGATGTGTTTGCCGCAGGTGACATCACTGTTGCCTCTGCAGCGAATGCTGACGATAACACTAAAACGGACGTTACTGTTACCATCAATGCAGGCCACATGAAGTTCCTGCCTGGTGAAGCTGTGAAATGGACTATCGCCAAAGCCAAAACTGATCTCTCCGGTACTAACGGAGACTTGGACGGCTTTAACAGCTAACCTGTTAGGCACAAAAAGTAAAAGCTACTCTCCCTTCGGGGAGAGTAGTCTTTTTTATTTATTTGCTACGGCATCACAAGTTCAAACACAAGGTACGTTGCCATGCGTGTCTGGAATGCGGCACTGGCAATCACCGCGGGGTTGTTGGCGTTGTGGTACGCTGCTGCCACCGACGTGAACAGGTGCGGCCCTAACGTGGACTGGGTGCCTGTGTTGTCGTAAAAGCGCGGCAGGGCATCGGCTTGGGTTTCAACCGTGGCTCTGACCATTCGCGACATCGTGCTACGCCACTCAGAGGCCGTGGTGTCGGCAGTCGTGATGTACTGGCTGTACGGTGCATTCGAAAGCTTCGGTGCACGAACAACATAATCCAGTCCGCCAATATTGACGATGGTGCGTTGAGCCACTGCTGGGCTAGGTGTGCCTGCAGGAATTTGACCGTTACCGGCCTCACCAAACATCAGTCCCGCAAGGTAGAGGTCATTCCACGATGCCGATACCACGTAGCTGTCTGGAATGAACAATACTTTCCCTTTGTAGGAAAACTTATACCACTTGCTAAAGCTGCCACGACCACCGAAGTTATTCAGCACCGGGAGTTTAGCGGCCAAGTCGTTTGGCGTGATAAAGTCTGTGGTGTTCAGGATATCCATCAGCCCCGCATTCCAATCCCCACGCAATGGTGTGGTTCGACCCGGACCGGTTTCAGAGAAATACCCTGTGGCGGTATTGGCACCCCATGCCCGCTCGGTGCCCTTACGTGCCACGATACGGTAATAGTAGATGGACTTATTCAGGACTGTGTTGTCCTCGTAGTCCGTTGCCGTGCCGGGCAGGGTAACGATCGGGTTGCCCGGGTTAGCCGAACTGATTGGCGTTGTCCCGCGATACACCTCCACAGCGTCCAAGTTCTGGTCAGCCATGGAAGGCCACTTCAATTTAATGCCCATGGTTTTTCCTTAGACGATGATGGTAGGCTCAATGAGCTCAATAACCGGCAACCAAACGATGCTGGAGTTTATGGCTTGACACCACTGTGCAGACAAGTTGTCTTTGGTGTGCGGTGAGGTCGTACCACTGGAATAGATGTGGCTTTTGACCGCCCGGTTAACCACTTGAAGACCATCGGTACGTTCCTGCACCGCGATGCGGGTACGGTTACGTGTCGCTTCAGCAGCTTGTGAGTTACTGTACTCGTACGACGGTGTCCCAAGCAGGGTATCGATGTTGGTTTCGGCAAAGTTGAAACTGCGTTGCTTTTCCGGCACCACGTTGTAGAGCGCATAGACCAAGTCGTTCCACTCGTTGTTCTGCCCATTCGCGTAGGTGTCATTTGAGATCTGGGGGGAGAAGTCAGCATTGGGGATACCGGCAAACGAGCCATCCGACACCCCACGCAGCAACCGCACCTTGTAATTGTCCCCGTTCAACGACAACTGCACCAGTTGGTTTGTGGCGACCAGACCGGATGTTGGTGCACCTGTTGGGAAGTTCGCATCGACACCAAACACAAGTCCTGCCTGATAGAGGTACTGCCACGTGGCATTACCAAACGAGGTTTCGGGCACGTAGATGATTTTGCCATTTCGCGTCATCTTGTGCCATGTTGGCGTGATGAGACCAGTGGGGAGACCTGAGGTCGATTTAGCAGCAGCTAAAATGGCAGCACTGCTAAAGAAATCAGCCGAGAGAAGTGGGCCGTAATAACCGAGGTTATCATCACCGTACTTCAGAACCGACGTACCTGCTCCGCGGTTATCCGTGATGAGAAACTTCTGGTTAGGTGTTAGCACCAAATCATTCGCGGTTTTGGTACCCAGAATGTAGTAGTACGTCTGCCCACTCACGGCGGTGGTATCCACGAAGAACTTGTCTCCGTTGGTGACCGTCCCAATAGGCGCAGGAAGGTTTGCAGGGTCTAACGGTGCATCGCCACGGTAAATGTTCACCGTGTTAGCGATAACGTTACGGTTAGTCCACGTTAGGCGGAAGGCCATGGTGTTGTTCCTTATTTGAATCCGTCTAATTTACCGTTTGTGTTTTTCAATTGCACAGGCGGTACGACTGTTATCTGCAAGGCAGGCGGGGTCAGAACCCCTGCCGGTGCGCGACCCCGTACGCTGTTCGGTGAGTAGACTGGCGCACTGTCAGTGGCGATCAGATACGGTTTACTAATCGAACGGTCAATTGTCCCTCTCACGCCCTCCATGCGAAGCGGGATATTGGGGTCACGGTTTTGGTCAATAAAGAGCGTAGGTTTACGCAGGCTTTGTGTTACGGTGCCACGGATTTCCGTCAGCGCTAACGTTACGGTACTCAGGTCAAACAACCGCAAGAAAGGTCGCCAGCCATAATTGCCGGTTTTCTGTAAATTCGATGACGACTGGGCATTCATCGAGGTGAACCATACCGTGGAGCCGTCAGCGGCAGAGGTGGTTTGAAACAGAAACCCAGTGCTGTAGTCAAGCGGGGGTGTCGCGGTGTGCAGACCGTCCCAATCGCCTTTGGTGTACGTTCCCGGGAAGACACGTCCCAACAGCTGATACAACTCCCCGTCTTGTGCCCGCTGGCCGATAATCGGGTCGCTTGCTGCGAACGTCGGTAGGCGTGGGACAAAGCCCACGGCACCTTCTGGCGAGTCCAACGCGATGTAGCGATTCTGCTTCGTGAGCGGACTGCCCACAGGTGGCCATTTACCTGTACCGTCGCTGTCGTAAACCGAGCCACGTTCATACAGCGCTTTCCACGAGGTCGTACCTAAGTGGTAGCTTGGGAAGAACAAGAACTGGCCTTTATAGGCGAACTTCATCCAGAACAGGTTCGGGTTCACCACCGGTGTACTGCCCGCGTCATCCGAGAGCACCGCATTGAAGATGTCCAGAGCAGCGACCATCTCATCGGCTCTGACCACCCCAAAGTAGCCCGCATCCATATCCCCAATCAGCATCGCCTTGCGACCCGGTCCGGAGTTCGGGTAGTTACCCGCCGGTAGCCGCGACCACTGTACGCTCAGGCTGCCTGTAAAGGCCGGAGAGGTGCTGGCGATTGTCAGGGTCACCGGTGTAGGGGTGTACCCGTTTGACAACGCTGTGGAGCCGTTGGCGAGGTCTGTGGCCTGTAAGCCTAACCCGTACTGCTCGTTCAGTGCCGGTAACAGGTCGGCATAGGTCTTCGAGCTGCCGGCGGCATCAAACACCACGGTAATACCATTGAAATATTTACCAATGTCCAGTCTGTCGTAGAAGAATTCGCGACGCCCTACAAACCCAGCCCCACTCTTTCCGTTTAACACCACCCGGGAATTACGCCCGGAGGTGCCAAGGGAGGTCGTGAAAGGCCCGCCCAGCACCAATACATTATCGGGGCTGAGAGGGTAAGGTAGATTGGGGTTGTCGCGGGTTACTTGTCGGCAGAGTAGCATCAGCGACGAGTAGCTGTAAGGCCCCATGTTTTACTCCGTTAAGGTAGGACTAACTCAAAGACAAACACTGCGTTCCACGTGTACGCCGTGTTGTTGTCCGTGACCAAGCCCGGCGGGTTATAGGCGTAGTTGTGGTAGGTCACGGTCGGTGCGTAAAACGGCACCAGTGCGGTACTGCCGTTAACGTTCGGGCTGGCGGACGTTCCCAGAACCGTCAAGCTTGCAAACTTCCCTTGGTCCCTGTCCGACAAATTCGTGCTCACGGCGAACAGACGGGCATAGGTGTTTTTCCACTCACCGGCCTCTTGGTCGTTGCCGCCCGCATAATCGTAAATGTACGGCAAACGGACACGGTACTTGTACCCGTTTTTGCTGAACATGGCATTTTGGGCAACGCCTGCTGCCGGCGACGCGCCGCTTGGAATAACAGAACCCACGCCGTCGATGCCGTACGCCATGCCGGCGTTATAGATGTTTGGGATGCTATTGGCTGCATGTGAGCTGTTCGGGAAGAACAGAATGCGACCTTTGAACACAAACTTATACCAACCGGTGAAAGCGCTGCCCGCGGGGATTGTGGTGAAGACAGCGTTCTGCGCGGCAGTTAATCCACCTTGCGTACCTACCAAGTCATCACGACTCGCAAAATCCGCAGTCGACACAAACCCAAAGTAACCGGCGTACCAGTCACCCATTAGCAGCTTTTGAGGACCGGGACCCGTGTCCAAATAGAACCCTTGCACGATCGGGGCACTGAACAGACGCTCGGTGCCTTTTACCGCAGCAATCCAATACGTGTAGACGGTCTTCTCGGTGAGATTCGCCACGTCTTCAATGTATTGCGTTGCATCGCCAGCGACGGTTGCCGTTGGGGTACCCGGGTTGTTAACATCAATCGTTGCGCTGTGTCCCACCTTGCGGTAGATTTCAATAGACGTCAACGCTTTGTCAGCCTGCGATGGCCAACTTAAACGAATGGTCATACCTGCTCCTTACTCTACCAGTTCAAAGATGGGAATGTAGCGACCCTGTTGCGATGGGGCTACGTACGTGATGCGCTGTATCGCCTGTAACTGCGTTACCACAGTTCCTGCCGCACTGGTGTAGATACCACGGTGCATTACACGATCCTGTGCGGTATCGTGTTCCATACAGATGGTGCCGCCATTGAGGTAGAAGGTACCTGCGCCCAAACCCGCCATGCCGAGTTGAGTGCTCGCGGTTTGAAAGACGTTCGGCACACGTTGCTTCACCGGCACATCGACAACGATGGGGTATAACAGGTCGTTGAACTCATTAAAGCTCACGAGGTCGGTGTCGTCATGCGCCTTGTCTTTATACGCGTCATTAAAGGCAAAGGCAGGTGAGGCAGAGACCGAAGACAGCCCACGCGGCACACGCATGCGATAGGTGTCGTTTTGTGAGAGAATCTTTGCGGTCTGCGGTGTTGGGGGAAGTGTCCCAAATCCGTTTGCTGGGCCATTGTCATCTGTGCCGTAGACAAGACCGTTCTGATACAACGTTGCCCACGTGGTAAATCCGGGACTGAACGCCGTCAGCAGATAGAAGATTTTGCCGTTACGGCAGAACTTCTGTAAAGGAACACGATCGGTTGCTGCAAAGGCGGTTGGGAACGCCGCCAAGAACCCTGCCGGGAGCTGACTGCCGTACCACTGTTCCTCAGTCGGAACTGGACCGTAATAGCCCAACCGGTCATCACCGGAAATCAGTGTATTCGGACCGATCCCACGACGTACCGCTACTGTGTATTTCTGGCTACTGGTTGCCACCGTTTTACCGTTGGCGGTCACCGTCATCAGGTAGTAGTACGTTTGTCCACCCACCACGGTGGTGTCACGGTAAGACGTTTCCCCGTTACTCAGCGTGGCTAAAGGAGCCGGCAGTGCCGTGACAGAAATGTCCTTGGTGTCGCGATAGATGTTAACCACCGTCGCGATGGTATTGGGGTTGTTCCAGCGCAATGTAAATGACATGCGGTTACGCCTCTATTAGAAATCGTCAAGGTCGCCATTGGTTGCTGATAAATCAACCTTGGACGGCGTGTACATCTCGACTTTGAACGGAATGGGTCGGAAGTCGATGGTTTTAGGGGCACCCGGTATCACCGGTTTCACGTACAGCGATTGCGTGATATCAAAGGTTACCGGCAAGAAGTCGATAGTCTTCGGATTACCCGGTTGGACTGGGGCGACCCGCAGCGACTGGTCGACGCTAAACGGAATGGTCTTAAGACTCATGTCCATCTGACCAAACATGCTGTCTAGTCCCAACAACGTGGTCGAGGTGTCAACCAGTTCGAGCACCGGGAACCAGTAATAGTTGGCACCGGTTTGGTTTTTCAGTATGTTTGTCCAACTCTGAAGCGCAAGCGTTGCCATCTTACTTATCGTGGTGTTGGTCACCACGCTGTTTTGGAACATGCACCAAAGCGTCCACTGGGAGTTGGTCAGGCTCGCCCACTTACCGTTGTTCAGGTAGTTGAACATCTGCACTTCACTACCCTGGTATTCGCTCGCCGCTATTATTCCAGTGGCAGCGGAGAACGGGTCTGCACCGGCACTTGGTAGACGAATTCGGTAATAAAACTTACCTTCACTGGCGGTACCGTGCGACAGAATACGCAGCTGGTTAACCGTTGGGGCAGTTGGGAACTTACCGTTGTCGTCCGTGCCGTAGACCAACCCTTCGTTGTACAAGGTGTTCCATGTGACGTTGTACCCCACCGGGGTAATCGGCAGGTAAAGCACTTGGCTGTTGTAGAAGAACTTGTACCACCCTTCGGTGCCGGTATACAGCGTCGGCTTTGTACCTTTAAGGAAGGCTGCTGCGATGAGTTCATCGTGAGTAAACAAATCAGAGGCAGCCACGGTACCGAAGTAACCGGCCAAGTTATCCCCGACCAACAGCGTTTTGGGACCGGGCCCCGACTGCGGGTAATAACCGGCTGATTTGATTTGGTACTTAAACACCAGATTCCCGATAAACGCCGGCGATGCGGATGCGATAGCAAGCGTCAGCGTTTGTGCGGTAGCATTGGGTGCCGTGACGGGTGCTGTGGGGGTTGACAAGTCCCCAGCGCCGAGGTTAAAGCCCAGCGCATCATTAAGGTACGTTAACATAGCCTGCTGTGTCGCCACACTCGACTTCATGTAGACGGTCGGGGTGAAGTTAATCAGCTGACTTAAGTCAATGCGGTCGTAATAGAGGGTGACTCTACCTTGTAAGCCAGACCCCGGGTACGCGGTAAACTCCACACGCGTGTTGCGCCCGTTGAGGCTGGTTGAGATGGCCACTGGTGTTTTGGTTAACGCGGCGTTACTCGCGGACAGCGGCACAGGAAGTCCCGGGTTGTCCCGATTCACCTGATCGTAAATCAGCTGCAGCGCCGCCTTTGAATAGAATTGCATAACTCAACTCCTGACCGCTATCAAAAAAGAAAAGGCCCCGAGGGGCCTAGAGTTAGCTGTTATAGTGGTAATAGGCATTGCCTTTTACGCCAGCTTCATCAATACCGGTCTGAATAACAACGCGGTCGTAATCTTTGTTCGCGTACTGCGCGGTCGTGGTCGCAACGTCCTGCACGGTGTTGGAGTTCAGCGGTGCCCGATACGACGGTACCCCTAAGTCATCCAAGACCTTACGCAGACCCGCCCACTGTGGTAACCCCGAAGAGTCGACCGTAAGCAGGTTCTTGTACGCCGTGAAGTCGATGCCAAATGTCAGCATGTCCACACACATTTTATTTAACGTCGGGTCAATCGGTGGCTTGATAGCATCCAGCACGTCAGTGGTAATCGACGTGTCCAATACGGGCAAACCGCGACTGAAATGCATCAGCTGTGTACCGACGTAGGCCGGTGAACTTGGCAACGCTTGGAAGTACACGTTCGCGGCGTAGTTAGCCTGACTGACACCGCCCATGGCATTGTTAGTCAAATCCATGGTACCGAAGTTCACGCCGTATGTATCAAAAATCACCGCCAGCGCACCGTGGATATTGGGTGCGGTGAAAGACACGAACTGTGCCGCAGCAGCATTCGCCCACGGTAGCAGCGTCACGATGTTCACACGGTCGTAGTAAATCCAAATCTGGTCACGGAACCCACTACCCTGCTGCCCGCGTAAACGGGCTTTGGTGTTGCGCATGTTGTTTGCCGCATTCGGCGTCACCGCCGTGATGCTTTCGAGCATACAGTTCTGCGCATTTGCCACAATCGGCAAATTGGGGTTATCCCGGTTAATCAGATCGAAGGCCAGCTCGAGCGAGGTCTTTGCATAGTTCAACATGGATTACACCTCGTTTGGATCGTCAACATCATTGAACTGCAGATACAGGGTACCTTTGATGTTGGTGGTAGTGGCCGGCAGTGTTAACACAAGCACGTACTTGTATTTGCTGTTGGTCGGCATGTTGACCGGATCGTTCAAGCCTACGCTTACGACGTTGGCACCCGCCAGTCCCCACGAAGACGCGGAGGTTGCCACCCATGCTGCGCCGGTGATGGCTTTCAGCAGGTTGGTCATGGTGGTCAGTGGTGTGCCAGTCAACAGACCCGGTGCGAAGCCCAGTAAGGTGTCGCGGTAGGTGGAGAAGTTGAACGGGTACGAGTAGACCTGCGCCATAATCGCACTGACGGTTTCGGAACCCATCTGGTCGTTCGGGTACTTCAGACCGGACAGCACAGTGGTGTTCACGGTGGAGACCAGCGTTTCATCGCCGCGTTTCACTTTGAAGTTATACTGACCTTGCCAACCCAGAGACGTCGGCGAGGCTTTGACCAGTACCGTACCGGTCAGCTTGTCCGTGTCCCAGAGGATTTGCGCATCCTGTAAGTCAGCCTGTTCAAAGGCAAAACCGTAGCGTTGGTTCAAACCGACAATCGCATTAAACAGCGTGGCGTTTGAGGGACCAATGCGCAGGGTATCGCCCAGCAGGATAACAAGGTCTTGGATGTTCATGCGGTTGTAGTAAACGTTTTTCTTGCCCGCCCACATTGAGCCCGCCACGCCGTCAGCCGTGATTTTCACCACGGTGTTGCGGTTTACTGCGTTACCTTTCTCGGTCCCGCTGATGTCCTTTGGTGCGCTGTAGACGATATCCGTTGCCTTGATGGTCAACGAGTTCGCTGCGTCAATGGCCGCCAGCAGGACGTCCTTAGAAGGTTGATAGAGTGCCATTCGCTTTATTCCTAAGTGTTGTAATGCAGCAGCCAATCGCCTGCAACCTGCGGGTCATTCATGCCGGTGATAATCAGTAGCATGTCCGACATTCCGTTGGAGCGGAGTTCGGTTGAGGCCTTAACGCGTTTGATAGAGGTACGGGTAACGTCAAACTGCGGCAACCCTCGCCCAGCAAACACCTGCAATAAACTGGTAGTGTAGCCGTTGTCCCAATTGGGACCGACATCCAAACGCCCATCCACAAAGCTCATCATTAGCTGGATTTCATCAGAGAAGTCCCGGCCATAACTGAGCATCTCAGCAGACTTACGCGTAAGGGCGGGGTCGACCGGATGGGTTAATTCATCCAAGACATCGTTGACCACCAATTCTTCTAAATTGTTCTTACCCCGAACCGACATAAAGGTAATCGACCCTGTGTACTGAATACAGGCGTTGGTTACACTCACGGTATTCTTGGTATTCAGGTAGACATACACATCCGGGATATCTTCTGCCACAAGGTTAAGGCCGTAGCGCCCATTGAGGTTTTGTGCAAACGCCGCCTTCTTAGGGGTGGTGTACAAAGAACCATACGCATCCGGGGCCGTCACCTGTGGGGTGAAGTTTTTGAACAAGTCGTTCAGCGACAATCGTTTGTAGCGGAAAGTCTGTGCGCCTGTGTAACCCCGCCCTTGACGACCACGAATGATAATCTCAGTGTTGGCTCCACTCGGCTGAACAGGAATGGCTTTAGGAGTACCAAACACCGCGTTGTCGAATGACATCGGTGTAATCGCACCGGGGTTTTCCGCATTAATCGCATCGAAAAGAAACTGTCGCTGAGACAGACTATATAACGCCATAATAGCCTCCTCGGCATATCTTAAAAAAGAAGGGAAGGCTAAGGAGAGGTTGCCCTCCCCCTAGCGCGACCATTAGGCGTTGTAGTGCAGGAACAGCTCGCCTTGGAAGTTAGAGCACAGGCTATCAGACAGCTTCAGTTTCAGAATGCTGTTGTAGTCGGTGTTCGCGCCTTCGACTGGCTGGTCAATCGTACCACCGCTGGTGCTGTTTGGATCTGGCACCTGATTCACAGTTGCACCGTTGTAGGTGACTTCTGCGCCGTGGATGTTGTAATCCGCCGCATCCGTTTTATCAACCCACAGCTCAGGGACGACTTTGTTCAGCTCGGTGGAGAACGCGGAGTCATCAGCCAGTGTACCGGTTGCCTGTGCTTTCAGGAACGCGGCAATCGGGCTGCAATCCACACCGTAGGAGTAGATGTACGCCTGACCTTTGGTCGCCGACTCGTTGTCCGGGTACTGCAAGCCATCCAACTGGGTGTTGGTCACCACCAGAGACAGACGCTCACCGACCTGCGGTTTCGCACCAATCTTCACGGCGATTTTACCGAGGAAGGCAAAGCAGTTGTCTTTGAACACGATGTCGTGGTCAACCGGTGCCGGGTCTGGGTCATCCGGGTTGGTTGGTGGGACGTTGGTGCCAGCGGGAATCGCAGATGGGGTGATATCTTCCACCGCGATGCCCAAACCGTACTGACTGTTCAGGGCGGCCAGCAGGTCAGTGGTTGACGTCGGCTCTTTCACGTCCAGATACGCAGTCACGTTGCGGAACAGGGCCAGACCATCCAGACGGTCATACGTCACGTCCTGCGTACCCACGAAGCCGGAGTTCTTACGGGCTTTCAGGGTAATCTTGCTGTTGCGGTCAGCACTGTCATCACCGTCATTCGCAACCGGCTCACCCAGTGTGACTTTGGAAAGCTCCAGATGTGCGTCTGTGTTCTTCTCGTTGATGAGATCCAGAACCAGCAGATCGGAAGATTTGTTTAAAGGTTTCATTCTAACTTCCTTTATCGGGATTAGTCAGGGTCGTTGTAGTGGAGATACAACTTACCGCCAAGGTTAAGACAATACAGTGAAAGGTCAATGATAAGCACGTTGTCCACCGACGGGTTGGTCGGGAAGGCTGCACTGTTCTTACCGTTATACGACACAATCGCTTCTTTGAGGTTGAAGTCGATAGGACTGCGATACGTAGTCCAAGCGTCCCCTGTAACCGTTTTCAGAATCGCGGCTAAGCGAGCAGTTGTGATAGTCGTCCCCGCTGCTTTGAACTCTGCAGCAAAGTTATCAAACCGCCAAGGAAACGAGTACACCGCAGCTTGTCCCACTTTCGTGTTGAAGTACGGATACGCGTAAGGGCTTACGGTGGTGGGTTCAAAGTTCGACGCCAGCAACGCATCCCCGGGCAGCAACTGCACCACAATTTCCCCAATCCAACCGAGTGAGGTGTCGGTGGCTTTCAGAGGAACCGTCCATTCCGTGCGGTCGATATTAGCTGCCACGATATCTGAGGTTCTCAGGCTCAAGCCGTAATACTGGTTGATGAGCGGCACAATATCGTGCACCACAAACACACTGTCAAGGCGTGCTGGGATGCGCAGTGGCTGAATCCCATCGAGGCCAGTAAAGACATCGTTGAAATCCACCCGGTCGTAGAACACCGTGGTGTAGCCAATCGCCGATGCCGTAGGCAGGGCTTGGACACGCACCATGGCGTTGTGGCCGTTGGCTTTTGCCACGTCTTCAGCAGACGTAGGAATCGCAGGCACACCGAAAACCACATCCGGGGCTTTAAGCGCCAGTGAGTTCTCAAGGTTAATCTCCGCCAAGATAATCTCTTCAGCGGTGGCGAGTAATGGCATACGGGTCCCTATTTCGGCGCATAGTGAAGAATCAGGGTACCGGTGTAGTTACTGTTAGTGCCCAGATTAATCAGGAAAGCCCGAGTGTAATTCTGGTCATAACGGTCACCCGGCGTTACCGCCACCGACCCACCCATACGTGCATTCTGCAAACCAATCTGCCCCGGCTGTACCGTACCCAGTTCCCCGAAGAAGAACCTCAGCGGTACCACCTCATTCAGTGCTTGGACATCATCAGCGGTCAGCAGGCGGTTCGTCGTCCACTGTTTGGTAAACGTATCCGTTAACTCAGACCAGTCGTAGCCGTAAGCCACGTATTCTGCTCGGGGTTTAACGTCCACGGTAAACGGGGCGACAATGGCGGACAAATCGACATCGGTGACTACGTCGCGCAGGTTCGGTAAGAACTTAGCAAAACGCAATGCGAAGTCAGTTTGCCATGCCAGACAACCCGGCTTAACCACCACGGTGATAACGTAGGCATTGCCCAGTTCGGCCACCGATTGTTCTTCGATGTCGTCCTTGGTCAGACTCAGCCCGTACTTCTTGTTCAAGAAGGGCAGCAGCTCAGAGAGTTTACTTACCGGCTCCGTTGAAATAAACGGGACGATGTTACGGAACAGAACCGCGGTATCAATGCGGTTGTACTCAATGGTCACATTGCCTTTGTACCCTTGCCCGTTCAGTCCGTATAACAGTACACGGGTATCGCGCGGTGCAAGGGGTGTGGTAATCTTTTCAGGAAACCCGGCGGCAATCTGATTCCATGTGAGTGAGGTGTTGTTTTCCCGGTTAATGGCCTCTAACAACATCGTAGCTGAGGGCTTATCGTAGATAGACACTTATACCCCCCTTAGTTGTTAAAGTGTAAGTTCAATGCACCTTGGAAATTGGTACACAGCGTGGTTAACTGAATGGAGACCACACGCTCAAAGGCGGTGTTCGCACCCGGAAGGTCTGCTGGTGCACCATCAAAGACAACAATGGCATCATGCACGTTATACGGCACCGCTGTCTCACTGGACACCCACGTTTCAGGCACAACCTTATTCAGCTCCTCTGCCAGTGCTGTGTCATCCACATCGATCCCCACCGCAAGCAGTGACAGGAACTTTTTGATGTGCGAACAGTCAATGTCGCGAGAGTAAATGTAGGCTTGTCCGATGGTGGTGTCTTGGTGGTCAGGGTAACGCAAACCGTCTAATTGGGTACTGGTTACTACCGTGTTCAGTTGAACCGCCGGTTTAAGTTGAATGACAACATCACCCCTCCACTCGTGCGAGAGAGGTTCTGCTGTCAACGTCATTGCATTGCCGGAGCGCGGCGTATCTTCCACATCTTGAGGAAGAATGTTCAGGCCGAAACGATCGTTGACGGCGCTAAGGATGTCATGAGCCGAAGCTATGTCCTCATCGCCAAAGGTGTTGTCGCCTTTGATGTAGTCCGGTAAGGGACGACGATGATAAAAGACCTCAACTTCAGATCCCTCGTCATCCTTTAACTTGGACGTTAACACCACACTTGAATCGCGACCGTCGACGGACACCACTTCCGGCAGAGAAATATCAACGTCGTCAAAGGTTAGCGCAGGGCTAATCTTACACTCGTCGTTGATGAGTTTTAGCAGATTCTCTTTGGAGGTAATAGACATCGCGTTAACTCGGTTAAGGTTTCCAAAGGCTACAGCGTCTGCCGTAACCCTCCTGCCAGCATAATAAATCGGTAAGGCTTTATTGATACTTCGACATATAACAGAAAGATAACGTAGAGACAAAAAAGAAAAGAGAGACCCCCGAAGGGGTCTCAATGTGTTACTTAGGCAGAGAGGTCTCAACCTTAATCCAACCCTGCGTCACTTTACCGGTCGATGGAGACTGAATCCTCACCGGCAGGTAGCCGTTCTGCAGTTCGAACTTCATCAGCAGTTCCCCATTCGGGTTCCAGCCAATACCGTTCTTCACACCGATACTGTAAGCGGTCGAAACCAGCTTCGTGGTGTCGTTGGACGGCTCATCAATCTTGCTGCCATCACGAATGATACGGAAGCACACACCACCTTCGTAACGGGTCTTCGAGTTCGTGAAACACTCACAGGTCACAAAGCGTGACCATGCCGCAATCTTCACGTACACGTTGGTGCCGCCCTTGGCGTCGGCATCGATACGGATATCGAGAACCGGACAAGAACCCACACCGTCCCACTGTGCGTCGATGGTGCTACCGTTCAGCACTTTCAGGTACAGGTCAGCGTAACCCCCGCTCTGACCGCCAGAGGCAATCGTTGCGTTATCCGCTTTGCTGCTGTTGTAGGCGTTGCTACCAAAGAAGCGCAACTGGATAGTCTCACCGATGGAGGTAGACGCCACGTAGACCGCTTTAAACCACTGTGCGCTCTGTGTGTTGTTATCCATCTTCAACAGAGAACCGTAGTAGCCTGCCTGCATGGAACCCAAGTCCATCTTGATACCGGTGTTGTGGATATCGACCACACCGTACTCGTACGCAGAGATGCTTGACCAGCCGGTGGTGCCCGAGTTCGGGTCCCAACCGCTGCCTGACTGGAGGTTGGTTTGCTTGCGCACCATACGGGAGTTCTGAATCTGCATCGGGTTCTTACAGTCTTCCATCGACAGACCGTCGATAATCCAACCCCCGTCTGACAGGTTACCCGGGAACTCACAGTGCTCAATCCAACCGTTGTACATGAACGCCTGCGTACAGCGTGGCATGTCGAATACCGGGTTCTGGGTACACTGCTGCATGTTGAAGTTAGACAGCTCAACAGCGGTGGTGTGATCCCAAACGCCTTTGGCCTGACCTGACCAACGGGCATAGATGAAGGAGCCGGTACACTTGCTGGCGTAGAACTGGTCGAACTTGGTGTCGAGCGTGTCTTGTAAATCAAACACACGACCGCCGGCCCAGTTCGCTTTGAAGTTGCTGACGCGGACATACTGACCACCCGGGTCGTTGTTGCGCAAGAATGCTTTACGTGAACAACGTGAGTTGTCTTTGTCAATCGCAATCTCACCAGACCACGTAATACCGCTGACTTCCACCCAACGTGACTTAATGTCAAACAGGACGTTGTCGTCATCGTTAGAGACGATAGTCGTGGTTGAGCAGTAGCCCGATGCGTTAGATGAGTTAAAGCCCGCGATACGGAAAATCGGGGTTTCCCACGTGTTGTTCAGGAACTGCGAGATAGAGTACGTACCCGCACCGAACTGTACGCCCAACTGACGCAGGTTGGTTTTTGACCAGTTGAACATGCGGTTGAACGCAGTCAGGTTATCGGTCTTGCCATCAGGAATACCGCCGAAGCAGTCGATGGTCAACATGCCGATGTGGGGCAGGTCACGCTTCCAACGTGCTCCTTTATTAGTCACGATGACCATACCGCGGTCTTCAGGTGAGGACTTGTCGGTTTCATCGTAAACGAAATAGCCACCGCCGTAACGGGTGCCCGCCGCGTACGCTTTCACGTCGATACGCTGACCCGGACGGGTAGGTTCGATTTTACGCAGGTTGTCGATTGATTCACAACGGCCAATCATGCCTAATGCATCTTCTGTCGCGAGTTCCAGTTTTTGCATGAGCATATTGATGTCAATCTCAACCACATTACCCTCTTGGTTCACAAGGACCTTGCCTGCTTTAATCGCAAGAGATTGGTCTGCCATGCTGAACTCCTATTGTTTTAGCTGGTGTGTAGTGTGTCGGCCTTTAGCCATAAGCTCCCTTGAAGAGCGCGTCAGCAGAAAAACAATCGGGCGTTATACGGGGCGGGAGAGACAAAAAAAGAAAGCAGAAGGGTTGGTAAGCGTAACCGCACTTAGGGCCAAAAAATAAAAGAGGGTAGCCCGAAGGCTACCACTTCTTTTTTATTCGTCTTCGAGATTCGTACCGAGAGGTAGGTTTAGATGGTCAGGGTCATACTTCGGGGTAAACGGTGTCATGCCGCGACCCGGGAAAGCAAACACTTCATCCGACGGTATCGTGTCGAAGTAGTGCTTCGTTGTGGTGTCCGGGACGTGACGCTTCTGGTCGTATTCGTGACGCAGCAGAATCTCTTGCTTTTCAGCGTCCGTGAAGGGCGTGCTTCTGCTCCCGTCCGGTGCTGGTTTCCATAGGATACTCATGAAGTAGACCGGGTTGTTTTTGGCTTCTTCAATGATGGCCGCTTTCTGCTCGGCCGTTAAATCAGAAGCATGCGGGTCAACATTACGCAGCTCTTCGTTAATGAGGTAAAAATGCGGTTGTCGGAGCTGCACACCGATGGGAGCATTGCCACCGAGCGTGAGTGAGAAGCCGCCCTGCTCGCGAGCGGGGTTAGTGAAGGCGAACTCTTTCTTCATCTGCAGTCTACCTTCAGGTAAATCGCGCATGGTGAGTCGCGTCTTTGGATTTGGGAGTGCCTCGATGTCTGGCATATTAGCAAGACGCGCTTCCAGTAACTGCTTCACAGCTTCCGGGCCGACTTTCATTGCTTGGTGCAACTGCCAGTCTGATTTACCGGACGAGGCGAACGTGCGAGCGAGAGAGTGAGAGAACAAACCCGGAATACGACCTTTGAGCACAGTGGCACTGGCATCACCTTCTGGTCTGCCCGGGTCAGTGCCTATCACAAGATCCATTAAACCCATTTTGCGGGACAGGTGGGATATACCAGCGAAAAACTCTGGCTGCCACGGTTCGTTCAATGGGTCAAGCATTCCACTCTGTTGCACCTGCGCCGACTGGCTGGCCTTCAGTGTGTGCATCATGTCTTTCCACTGCCAGTGAAAGTCCCAGTCTTTCTTTGACATTGGGTGCAGACCGACCACACCGATTGTCCCTTTGGAGAAACGACGCTGGGCAATAAGACGAATCTGACGCGACAGGTGCGGCTTGCTGTGCGGTCGCCCGATCACCCAACCTATCATCATCCGCTCACGAACTTCATCGTTTGACACAACACGCGCTTTTACGTGTGGGGCATACACCACAAACTCGTGTCCACGCATCGCGACTTGTGTGCGGGCTTTGCGTTTCTTAGGCTTCAGCATTTTGTGCCTCCTTGCGCTCAATGTGTGCTTGCATCGCGCGCATACCGTACCAGATATTTGCAGGATTACGAAACTTGATTTGTGCAACCGTTGCGAAGTTTTCTTCGCTCAACGTCAGTGGTTTACGGTTTGGGGAATAGTACGCTGCCGTACCGTCGTTACGGAACGTCATCTGCGCGCGGTTCTTACGGGTCTTACGTGGCTTTAACATTTATTACTCCTTCCGGTGACGATTAGTTTTGCTACCCGGGCACAGGTCTCGGGTGACATAGATTTAAAGATGCCTCCGATAGCTTCCAGCGGGTCACGCTTGTAATACACTGCCAGTGCGAGATGGGTCAGTACCAAGTCCATTGTATCTTCCGACAGTTTGAGATTGAGTCGGTGTTGGTCAAGGCTCTTGCGTTGTTCAGCAACAAGCACCTCGTACGTGGCGACGTTTTCTTCCAGAGCAGCGACTATTTCCTGCTCCATATCGAGCTCTTGTTTTAGCTCGGCGTTCTCCTGCTTTAACCGTGAATAACGGCGGAACCAACCGAGCATAACCTACCTCCCAAGTTCTTTCTTTAACACATCAACCTCGATGCGCAACCTGTCGCGTTCCACTTCCGCATTAACACAGCGCTCAATCAGCTGGTCACGAATCGCGTTGTAACCTTTCTTGCGATCGACCGGGTAACGAATCATCATCCAAATCAACTGCAATAACCCAATGACAATCCCCACGATTAACATGATGGGGTTGTTCGTGGGTTTGAGTGGGTCATAAGTCATCAGAACCCCTTGTGGCCACCGGTGGCGTAATAGTTCAATGCCGCCTCGATGAAGGTTAATTGGTTAGAAGCCAACAGCAGTACCCCACCGACTGTAGCGGGGACGCGTTGGATTTCGTATTCACGGTCTCGGGTGCGAAAACAATATTCGTTACCTAAGACCGCAATTTCGTAGTGGTGACTGCGGGCAGGAATCAAAGACAACAGGAGTGCATCAGCCCACTCCCGCGTGTCTTCTATATTCCCACCGCCGAGCAGATGGTCGAGAATCTCCTTCTGCGTTTTCTCAAGCGGTTTCATTTGTGACGGTTCCGATCCAGATAAAGGATGTTCTCATTATCAAACGGCCCTGCAATCCAAGACAGGCGTGTGAAGTGCCCGTTCTTGTCTGCCGTGTCCGACCCGATACACTTAATGTTCGGATGGCCAATCTCTTTAATGATGTCACAGTAGGCATCGATTGAAGCGAGTGGCGTCTTGGCAATGAGCTCGACGAACTGATCCATGTAACGCGGATGCGCAATCGGTTTGACGTTAACCATCTCACCCGACAGACGCTCACAGATAGACGACGGGGTGTGGCGAATATGCCACGTCCACGCCGGTACCTTAGCACTGTTGTAATTCCCCATCTGCGTCAGCGCATTGGTAAACGCCTGCAGCCGGAAGAACTCAATGTCCCACTCCACTTCCGGGAAGTGTTTGGCAATAGCAAGCTTCTTGGGGTCGATGTTGAAGCTGTCGTTGACCTGCTGACCGCGGGTGATGCGAATCAGTTCGGTACGTTCACGTTTGGTAAAACAGTTTAACTGCGCGGTGTTCATTTCGCACCTCGTTTAACACGGGGAACTGACTTCGAACGACGAATCACGTTCTCCGACACTTCGATAGGGTTAGGGGTCGCACCAGCGATTTCCCACGTAAAGCCTTCAAGCTCCAACGCTTCAGCAACACGACTGGCTTCGTCGTGGGTCAGCGGTTGCTCAGAACGCACAATGATTTTCGGCGGGATGCGGGTTTCCAGATTCCCACCCATGCGTTGAAAGACAACACCGGCCGCTGAGGCGGGACGGTTAGCAGTTTCTAACGCAGTGTCGATAACTTCTTCAATTTTGCTAATCTGTTCAGTTTTCATGATTAATCCTTACTTAGTTTTTGAATTTAACAGCAAAGCCAATCTGCTCGAGGTGCAGGGCGATTTCATGACGGATGCCGGTAGGCTCTTTACCGTCGGGGAGTTCAATGGTTAACACAGGCAGGTTACGCTGAGGACGTCGGGTGTTACGGTCAAAGCCCGAGGGTTCACGGCCCATCCACGCCTTACCGACGTTGGGGGACAAGATTTCGTTCAGGTAGTCTGGCCCTTCCGGTTCGGGTTCAACGCAAGGTACCTCCCACTCGGTGACGGTAAGGTCAACAGGTATTTGATTGGAGAGCATCTGCCACACGCTGTCGAGGCGACCGCAGACGGTGATAACTTCGTCACGGTCTTTATCGAGTATCGCCAGCGACTTGGTCAGGCGCATCGCGTAGTTCACCAGTGGGGCGGTGTCGGCACGAAGGTCAATGTTATACTGCTCAGCGTTGTAACCGTTCACTCTGACCATTTGGTAAAGGTATTGCCACCGCTCCCGGTACTGCTGCTCACGGCGGGAAGTAAGGTGGTCGTACGGGGGACCTTTACGCCGTGGGTAAGGGATGCGAATCACAGGACGGTTGTCGCTCGGCGACACCCACGTATTTATAAACCTGCGCACATGTCCGGGGGTGGATAAGACACGTTTATAACCGTCATCCTGCGATTCCAACAGGCGCATTCTCACCGACACGGCGTACTTCTTAATAATCGCTGACGGTTCACCCAACCACACCTCGGTGGTGTTTCCTTCTATCTCCGCGTGCGCGTACGTTTGCTCAAGGGCCCGGTAGAGCACCTTGGCCTCGTCGCTGAAGGGTTCGACACAGTTGAGTGTCAACAGGGCAAGGTGAGCTTGGCCGACGTCAGTACCCATCACCGGGATGTAGGGAACTGGATACCACTGAAGCGGGTGGCCTTTTTCCTTTAATTCTTTTGCCATTTCTTGGTTACGCAAAAAGACATCGTTGTAACGCACCCGCGCTTCTGCGGATAATGCCATGTCGGCAGGTAATTTCACCAGCGGTACACGCACAACTTCAACAATAGCCATTCTGATTACTCCTTACGGTGTTGCAATTAATTGATTTCGCCCATGTAAGTCACTTCTCTTCCGAGTTGCTTACCGAGCTGTTGTAAGACTTTCACAAACAGATGACGATGACAGAATTTACCTTCCGGGCAATAACACGCTAAGGCTATCTCATCATTATCAAATATATCTAAGAACTTTTTCGGGAACTCTTTTAGCTTGCGATTAATCTTCGCGGCATAGGCTCGAGTATAGATACGCTCATCCTCGAGGGTTTTGTCGGAATCTTTATACGCCATTAAGAAATCCCAGTCCGGTGCAAAGATAGCTTCACCGGACTTGATTGTAATATTCAGGAGGGGTATGTCTTTATCAACAGCTTTGCGCCATTGACCCATCTGAATAGTCCATACTCGTAAGGCTGACATACACACTCCTAAGGGTTAAGGTTTCCTCACGCCATGTGACCCGTGAGTTCATTAATAAGACAAAGCGGCGGATGAATAATCTCCGCCAGCTTCTCTTCTTTCGTGACTTCAAAGATGAGTAGCGTAAATTCATCCGGTACCGGCATCACGACCATCGTTTTTCCACGCATTCCCGGGCGACCTAACAGATACTTGAGCGTCCACTCGTCCGGGGTTACCATGGAGCCGACGCCGTTGGTGTACGAGACGCAGATGGGAGTGTTGCCTTTCTCGGCATTCACCCGAAGCAACTCAAACCCCTCTTCCAGTAACGCCATTGCATCTTTGTCGCTAATGTTTTTGTTTTCCATCTTCAGGTTTACTCATTGCACGTAAAGTTTCACCACGGATATCAAACCCGTGCTCACGGTACTTCTCTGGTTCGTACATCGCCGGTTGGAACACAGCGTTAATCACAGCACCCAAACGACGGGCACCGAGGTTATCGACCATGTTCTGCGCCAGTGTGCGCTCTGCAATCACCTGATAGGTGTCCATGTCGTATTTGACCTTGACATTCTCAGTGCGCATCAACGCGATATGACCTTGGAACTCACTGCCGGTCATCTTACAGATGTGGACAAATGCATCTGCATCCAGCGCATTCAGACGACCCCGCAGTGGGAAGCGACCTTGCAGCTCGGGCATCAGTTTACTGATAGGGGCGCTAGCAAACGCACCGGCTGCCACAAACAGAATGTTCGTGGTGTCGATACCGTGATACGTCCCACCTTCTACCATCTTGAGCAAACTGCGCTGCACACCGGAACGCGAGACATGGTTGCGACTTCCATCCACTTCAATGAGTTTGTCAATCTCATCCAAGAACACCACTGCGAAGTTTTCCACAAACGACTTAGGATCGATACGCATCTTTGCAGCAGGTGCGTTCCCCTTTTCTTTTTCCGCAAGGGCCTCTTTGGTAAAGTCTTCACGGTTCGGCATTTCCCAAAGCGCGTCATCAACGTAGTGCGAGAAATCATCGCAGTTCGTTAATCGGCTCTCTGCCAGTTCCATATCCGTGTGCAGTAAACCCAATGCGTACAACTCAGGTTCTTCCACACGAACCGCACGGAACGCTGTGGGCTCTAACCGCTCATCGGTTTCCTCAAACTGGTCAGCAAACTGCGCCCATGTTTCATGTGGGGCCGTTGCCATGGCCGGGTAACTGTTCATGTAACGCCGCCCCAAGTCGAGGAACTCCCCTTCGAGTATTGTCATCGCCCGGATCAGTCGCGCCATAATGCCGCTGACTTCTGCTTCGAGTTCCAGCTCGCTTTTGTCATCAAGGTCGGTGTCTTCGAGCTTGGAGAGTTCAGCAAGCCGCGCCGCGTCCTTAAACGCATCACCCAGCTTCAAACCCTCCACTTCCAATGCCGCCAGCTCGTCGAGACCGGACACATCAGCGATTTGGTTAGAACGATAAAGGCCCAGTAACAGGCAACGGTAGAAGTAGACACTGAGGTACGTACCGTGCTTTTCAATGTCCAGCACACCGGTTGCTTGTAACTCTTCAATACGGGCATTAGTCGCTTCATTGAACCGCTTGCGCTGGTCGTCTTCCTCCCCTAAGCGGCTGAGCAGCTCTTGCTTTTGCAATTCCTCCAACTCCGCCCGAGTGAACTTCTTCTCCGGTTCGTTATTGACAGGTTGACCGTGTGCCTGAAGGTACCAGTTCGGAATCTTCAAGCCTTTGGTCAGCTCTCTTAACTCCTTGCCGATTTCTTCGATGCTGCGACCCACGTACCCCGATTCGGTAAAGGAGGTCATGTCGAACTCCAGCACCGGCAATTCGAGGTCTTTTCTCAGTACGCGAATCAGCGCCGTTTTACCGGTACCGGTCGGCCCGTGCAGCAACACGTTTTGCTTGTTCACGCTAAAGCGGTCTTGCCCGGTTAAGAGCGAAGTCCGATAGCGGTTACGCAGGGCAATCGCCAGCATCTTCTTGGCCTGCTCTTGCCCGTATACGTGTTTGTCAAACAGCTTCACGAAATCTGACGGTGTCATCTCCGGCAGACTCATCAGTATTTTCATCGCAGCCCCTTAAACCTTTCCATTATCTTCTGGAATTGGATTTTAGACAGGTCGGACAATACGCCCATTACCTGTTCGCCTTTTACATCCGTCAGCGAGAACAGGGCCGAGTGATGTGTGTTGTCGTACGGGAACATCTCAAGCAGGGTGCCCGGTTTTGCGATACGGCGCAGATAGTCCACGGCTTCTTCGAGATGATCGAAGCGCAGGGGTGACCGTCCAGCGATGCTGAGCAGCACCGTATTGCGACCAAAGATAATACAGTCGTTCCGCTCGTTGATAATGGCCTTATCTTCCCGACTCGCGAAGCCTTTGATGTTCCCACGCAGGTGTGGGTCTTTCACGGCAAAGTACATTTCGGGAACCGTCAGGTTCATTGACTCGGCCAGCGCAGGAATGTCACGGTCGTACCCGTCGAAGTATTCGCGGATAACCGTATCAAGCTCCGGCCGAGGCTGTTCCTTCGGCTTTCTGAGCATCTGCCAGATCAACTTCAGTGCCCTGCTGAGTGTTTTCTTTAAACGAGCTGATGATTCTTTCACCTTCTTCACTCCAACGTGTGTGGGTAAACCAGCGCACAATCGTCAACCGGTTTTCCGGGTCGATGTTTTCGCGGTGTAAATATTTATCTTCATTATCACGCAGGATTGCGGTAATGGCCTCAAAGCTCATGTCTTTCGCGATGACAGGTGCACGCAGCTCGCGGATAAGGCTTTCATCCACGGCGATAATCCACGCAGCCGTATAGTCGATGCCGAGCTTTTTATACTCCCCTCCCTTGGCGCTCGTTCTGCCGGGTTCGGTGTAGATCATTAACTGTTGACGGCTCTTGGAGTAGGCGAACTGGATATGATTGCTCCAGTGAATCGTTACCAGTGGTCGGACATTGTCCGGCAGGTTCCACCACATGTCGCGTTTAGACTCATTCCAAGCCGGCGTTTGAAGCGGTAAGATTCGCCGCCCGGTGTCACCGAAATGGCACAGGAGTTCAAACATCTTCTTGAGTTTGTCGTAGTCTTCGAGCGACCAGTCGCCGTACTCGCTGCTGTTTTCCACCGCATCGTCTTTATGCCAACCGACCACGCAGTGGATAGGGTCGCGTATTCTTTGACTTTCAGTTACCAGTCGTGCCAAACCCTGCACAACGCGACCTTGCTGTAACAGACGCGCCGTAGGCGTATTTTTGTTTGTCAGCACGTAACCGCCCACAGCTTCCATGCCCAACGTACGATGGACAATGTCGCTAACGCGTTTCGGGTAGAAGCGCCGGGTAATTTCGCGGCTCAGCAAGAACTCGACAATGACGGACGCACCGCCGTTACCCATGGCAAACAGTGCAGGTTCACATTCGTTTCCCACATCAACCATCCGCTTTAAACACCACGTTGAATCTAACCCGCCAGTCAATGCTAATATCGCTGCCATTAGTCCATCCTTAATCCACTTAACACGTACCCACCAAATGCATACCCGCCAGCCGTTAATACCGCTACCACGCCAAGGTAGAAGAGAATAATCGGAATAACTCTTCCCGGCTTATAGCGCGGCGCAAACGACAACAGGGCGAGTGCCATTACAAAGGAGAAAAGGGCGTAGACCACCACGCCCCAGATTTGAAGTGCATTCATCCTTGCAAGTCCAGCAGGTCCCATGTTTCAACCGACACGATTTTGCCGTTGTAGTCGAGTACGAAGCGGGGAGCCAGTGGCAGCTCATCGAGGATGTCCATGGCAGTCTTGGCCATTTCTTTCAATGGGCCAGCCGGGACAAAGGTACCTGTCACCACAACTTTGCCTTCAGCCACAGTGATTGCAGCGTCGATGATATTGCCACAGACGCGATCGGTATCGACGGTCTTCACGCGGATCAACGCATCAAAGGCGTTCATGCCTGAGATATCCGGTACCCCTTTTTCGCAGTAGAGCAGACCCCGTACCAGACGACGAAATGCAGTTTGAACATCATCCGGGGCAGCGAAGTCAGTCAGGGGGCGTTCCAATAACACACCGTTGGCAACGTGTTTCACTTCTTCAGTTTTGATTACTTTAATTTTTGCGACCATGAGATTAATCCTTGTGGGTAATTGAGTAATAAAGCAATTTATTCTTCGTGGGTCTTGACGTAGCTGTCAGGCATTTCCACACTGTGCTTACGGTTGATATCGAACTTGGTCTGGTAGCCGACAATCTTTGCCAGCATCAAGGCCTTGTCCACTTTGTGTTCTTCTGGCGACAAGTGTTGAGACTTATCCAGAATGCCGGAGTGCATGAAGTTCTCCGTGAGCGCTTCATCCATTGCTTCTAAATCAAACTTATCGGACGGTGCGGCAAAGATAGCGTAACCGTAATAGTTCTGCTCTTCGTCGCGGGTTTGTGCGATAAGCAAGTCAGCATGTTCCGTGAAGTCTGCCAGTGTGTACTCCGGCAACGTCAAGGTCATGCTCTCTGCTGTGATAGCCTCGCCCTCTTGGTAAAGGTGCAGAATCCATGCCCGCCAATCCCGTGCTTCTTCAAACAGGGAGGAGGTCAGAATCTCAGCAACCGCGATACGCATGTTGCCGGAGGATGTTAATTGAAAAGACCGCCCGCCATAAGGGGCAAGCGGTCGGATAGAGCTGCCCACGAAAGCAATGCGGTTCAGGGCGTTTTGTGCGCCACTGAGTGCAATGCCGTCCATGGACTTGGCACGGTTATATTTTTTGTTACGTTTCTTTGGGGTTGCCATTGCGTATATTCTCCTTACATTAGAAACGTCTAATACGTGAAAAACGGGACTACTTACTGACCGTGCATTTAAAGGTGTAGCCTTCAGGTACAAAACCCAATTCGAACAGCGGCATGACGTACGGGCCGTTGTTATCAACCAGCCCGACAAGGAAATCCCCTTCTGGAATATGGTTGAGGATTTGGTTAATCATCTCTTTATAGTGCGCTGTCGGGACTTTCCCTGCGTGGCTGAGAACAATAGAAGAAATCCAGCGGTTCGGGGAGTGTTGAGTCGGAGGCAACACCGCCATGAAGTACGTTACCCCGGCGACATCAAAACGTGCCACGTGGGGATTCAGCCGCATGACGATGGCAAACGGGGATTGTGGATCGAGGCCCGACAAATCTAACGGGCCTTCAGGTGGCGACATGTCGAAGCTGTCGAATTCAATGAACGCAGGGCGTGGTTTTGCCTTTGCCACGTAACTCGCTTCCGCGTGGGTAAATCCCGCCTCGTAGAGATTCGGGTCTTCTGTCTTCACCCACTTCTGCATATCTTCGCGACCCAAGAACTTCACCAGTTCAGGGATGCCGTTCTTAAAGCGCGTGATATCGACTGCCGCATCTAACAGCTCAACCACACCCACATCGTCGCCAATAAGACCCCAGCCCACTTGCTCGTCATCGTTATAGAACTCGACAAAACGAATCACCGTGCCAGCAGATTGGCGCTCCCCAATGGTCTGAATCGCTTGTGTGCGTTGGGCAACTAAGCCTTTCTCTTGCGCCCAGTTCAAATCCAGCAACTCTTGGGTTTTCTCTTTAAAGGTATACATGATTACTCCTTGCGAATAAAAATAAGAAAGCTAGCCCAGAGGCTAGCGTTTGGGATAAGGGAACACACCACGGCCGTAATAGTTAATCGAGCTTGGCTGGATAACGATTTCGATACCGTCTTTGACGTGGCGAAGACTTTTGACGGCGTCGGGACGCACACCCAACACTTCGTAGGTCTCGCGCAGGAACTCGTCGTCTAAGGTGACATTGCGCACTGCCGTGTAACCATCGCGATGTTTGTCATCAATCGCGGTTTGGATGTGGAGACGACCCACTTCCAGTTTGAAACCTGCCCGGCGTCCGAAAACCATTTTGCCGGTCTTCTGGCAGTTGAATAGCAAGCGCGCGTGTTGCATGAACTTCTGACCGTTCTCCCCTTTGATTACCTCGGGGATGATTGACCATGACGTGAGGCAACGTAGCAGTTCTTGACGTTCAGTTCGAATCATTCTTTGCCCTCACTGCATTAGTTATCGTCACGTAGGTACGCTTCATAGCCACTGCCCCAATAAATACTAAGTTATCTGGCCTTGCGCGTAATTTAACGTGAGTAGGGGTTATTTCTACCACGTCGATTTTGTCGGTGGGAAGATTCGTCAAACTGAGCAAATCTAACACCATACCCGGAGTAAGCGCCAACCCAGCCCAATGTCCCGGGAAGGCATCACGAAGATGTTTACGGGTGTAGAAGAATTGGAAACCGCCTGGAAAGCCGTAGAGGGTGTTGTGATAACCATCCAACGATCTGTTTTTCTTTGCGGTGTAAAGGATGCGCCCGTGCTTCACCAATGGAACAATGAGAGGTTCGAAACTGGGGAACTTGCCGAACTTATCACGGAGAAGCGACTCAAAACATTCTACTGTGGTGATTTTCATGATTACTCCTTACAGGCATTAGCGATACGCACCCACGCCGCACAGACCCCTTCCACAATCTCAGGTTCCGGGCGCAGGTTAAGTTGAAACTTCCACACTGGGTAATAGCCTTTAAAGCCACTTTCCCGCATGTGCAATAACCGGGACACGCACAGATGGATACTGTCGGCGTATTCGGTTTCCTGCCACAAACGGTAAATGCGCTCTAAGGTCTTATAACCCACTGCATCCACCACAAGCATAACGTGGTGGGGCGTACGGGTCCGCCGTTTGCCATTCTCCACACGGATATGCCCGCCACAGCAGAGCACAGTCGCAACATGTGGTAACTGGTTAAGGCTTTCAATCACAGGCACCATGGGGGTGTCAATAACCCCACCGGTCGTTAACTGCGCTTGGGTACGGGAGGAGAAGAAAGTCAGCATCTCTTCGCTGACGGTGGTATTGGCAAACATTATCGGTCCTTATGAAAATTGTTCGATGGTTTTCTTGATGGCGGCGAGCCACTCATCGCGTAGGGATTGGTAGAAATTCAAATCGTCGGTTCGAACGATAGAATGAATACCCCATGCGTAATAGTAATCTTCGGGCAGTTCTGATGTAACCAGTTGGAAGTCACCACTGTTACCCACCCACGGGAGCTCCAACATCTTCAGCGTTATCTGGGTGTAACATTCGATAGGGTCACCGATGAGGTTCTTCACCAGTGCATTGAGGAACGGACGACCCACCTGAGAACAAGCCAGTACGAGGTACGGCTTATTAGGCTTGGCCGGACTAGAAGCTTTGTGCCCCTCGCAAGACCAGAGTGTGGCAATGCCGGGCACGCCGTTTAAGAGCTTACAGTGTTCCGCGATGCCGGGGTCAATGATGCGCTCGGTGGCCAGCACAATGGAGGCGGCTTTCTTCATGCGCACCAGTGTTTTAGTGTCAACGACAGCGAAGTCCATTACACACCCCGCCGCAGTAACGGGAACTGACGGGTCATGGCGTTGGGGCTGTGCTGAATATCCGCAGTGCTCCACGCCTCAGAACCGGTGTCAAGTTCGGTTGGCAGGGCCAGAACATCACCGAGGGCCACTTTGCTGTAAGCGTGATTCGGGATGTTGATGTCCCGCGTCTTTAATTCGCGTGGTTTCTCCATGACGCCTAAGCGTTCTTGGAGTTTAAGCTGTGAGCCTTTCTTGCCCACGACATTGTAACGAGTAAACATGCTGACTCCTGAGAGTGAAAGGATTGGTTCGTGAAAATAATATCTATCTGAAATGAAATACAGACTCCCTACCCGTTAAGGTAGGGAGCACTGCTAACGTGGACGACCAGCGATCAAATCGATGCGGCCACCGGACTGCGGTTGATTATAGAAAACCGCGTAGTGCACGGGGTCAATATTGACCACTGCGCCGATATGGGGGATCAGCGAAAAGAGCTCTGTGTCGATATCAAAATGGAAACCGTTGACGCTGTTTTTGAATTCAACAACTTCCTTGTCGAAGTTCACACATTCAGCCTGCAGCCACCGTGTATCGGGGTCAGCGCCCATCGGCTGATTGAATGCTCGCGAGCACGCCATCATCCATTCGGTTGCATTATCTTCGCACTTGAGCATCAGTGTGGTTCCGGCTCAACGTGATGCTTGCCGATGATTTTGAACGTTGCCGGGCTAGTGATTTCTGCAACCGCCCACATCCATTCACCGTTTGACGGGTCTTGCCACGACGCCACCGCACACGGGGGTTTAATCTCTGACACATCCACTTCAGGGTGGAACAGCAGGAATTCATTCTGCTGGTCGTCTTCTACGACATACTGGCCTTCTTCCATGCCGGTAACATAACCCAGACCAACTTCGATTTCTTGACCCTGGTCGCCCGTTGAGGACAGGGTGGTATTCTTATATTTCGTGAGGTCACGATTGATAGCGCTTAACCACATGGGTTATTACTCCGTTTCAGTTGTTGTACATAAAGAGGGCATAGAGTGTAAAAAAAGAAAACCCCCTACCTTGCGGTAAGGGGTCATTCTCAGTCGCCGTTTTCTTCTTCGCGATCGTCAAACAGAATCGATGCGATGACGTAACGGGCCAAGCGCTTGCGAGTGTTGTCGCCATCACCTGTGACATCGAGTTCGGCTAACTGAGGCAGATAGTCCTCGATAAGCTCGTCGATGCTGGCCCGCACCGCTGCCGCTTTGTCCAGAATCTCATCCGATGGGACGACACTCTTTTCCAGAATCAGCCTTGCATTGTACGGATCGATATCCGCAAAGGCCAGTTCGTGCAGCAGTGCAACAGCACCGGCACGCTCGTTCAGCGCCCCCACCAGAGTCTTCTCAAAACGCGACATGTGCTCGTCGTCCAGAGGTTCCCCGGTGATGACTTCGTTGTAGGTCGAGCAGAACTGCTCACCCGTGACATCCGTTTGGTCACGGAGGCCTTGGTCGAAGTCATGCTGTGGCAGCTGCTCAAGTTCGATTACTTTCATGGTCTAACCTCGAACAGTTGTAGGGTCATACAATTAAGCAGCGATGTTCTGCCTAATCAGCGTTTCGCCTTCTTCTTCAGCAAACTCAGAAAACTCATGAACGGCATAATCACTGAGAATTCCATCCCGATGCTTGGCCTTCGCAACAAGCTTTACCACCACACGTTCAATAGGACGCGTCATGGCTTCGGGTACCACGATATAGAGACGACGGGTTAGGGCATCAACCACACCGTGGAACACGACATCATCACCATCTTTGACTTCGTAAATGATGTCCTTGTTTTTTGCCAAACGACGATTGATCTGCATTATTACTCCTTCTCTGCTAAATGGTCTGTCAGGATGACAGTGGTGAGTGTGGGCACATACCCAATTTCTGCAGCGACACCCAGTAAGGGGTTGCCATAAGTACCTGCGACGGTGCCGTAGCCCCGCTGACCCGCAATAAAATCAAAAGCCCGGATAAGCGCATCAAACGCTGGGAATCCTTCGCCAACCATTGCCAAGAGACCTAGGGGCCCCTCAACATTTGTAACAATGAACCCACGCTCTGACCCATCACGGTAGATGTGGATGCATGCCGTACCTTCGCCGAGCATTCTTAGCACTTCGGTCTGACCTTGTTCTCGCATCAGCACTAAGAAATCCCATAACTCGTTTTCACTGAGTACAGCGTTCGTCTCAACAGAAACAGGAAACGAGGTAGAGAACCCGGTTTCTTTCGTCATGATAACCCGGCTCAATCGCCATCCGTCTGGTTCATAGAGAGACGGTTCTCGGGTATAAAGGTGAATCTCACGTAATCCTAAATACGCCGGTAACATCGTCAAATCGGCCGGGTCATCATTAAGGGCAATGTACTGCTGTACGGTACCCACTAAAAACTCGCGGTCGATAATCATAAACATCAAACGGTTTTTGGCGATAATGAAGACACGCTTTTCAGTCTTCTGCTCAGCTGGTAGCGCAAGCCACTCGCTGACCATATCCGCATACGGGGCATCAAGGCCCTCGCCACGCAGAACCTGCTCGGTGATATCATTAATCATCAGTCTCTCCTAAAAGACTGCGCCTGTCTCCCGCCCCGCTAAACCAAAGTGGAGGGTGACAACTGTAGTCTCAACATGCGGTATGGGTATTTCCACCTTGATTGCCGGAGCAAAAGAGGCAATGGCCGGTTTTCGTAACCGCTTAGCTTCACGTATAAACGCATTCATCAACAACATAAACCACTGCACGTACACGGGTGTACCTGCCGCTGCATTGATGATAACGCCTTCTGATTGAATTTCCTTTTCGCCGTTCTTAAAGAGTAGGGCACCCACGATGTCGCCAGAATCGTTGGGCACCACAACGCCGGTAGTGTTGCCAAGGGCGAGGCCCTCAAGCAGGGACTTACCAAACTTGCCCGTCCGATTGAGCGCAATGCGTCCAAGCTCGACCGACTGCGTCAGTGTGATGTCATCCAGTTGCCAGTAGACCATGTCCACGAGAGGTGCTTGACGCCCCACCACGAACTTGACCCGTTGGCTCAGGTTAACGAGTCCCATCTTCCTGCAATCATCGTGCCGTTCATAATCGTGCGGATTACAGGTCACATCCACAACCTCACAATCGAGGTGCTTCAGTAACATCTTCCAATTAGTAAAGGGTGTGTCGCACAAAGGTGTCACGCTGTGGATATACAAACTGGTATTATCACGGTCACAGGTGAAAATCATCTGTGCGATATTACCGCGGGTGACCACAAGGAACACTTCGCTACTTACCAGTTTCCCAGCCAGTAAGTGTTGGACAGCCCGGTACACATTGCCTATCTGGGTAATGGCCCCGTTAAAGGTGACCTTCTCACGGTGTGTGGTTTGGTCGCGTAGATCGTAAACTCGCATAGGCCCCTCTCAGAATAGTGTTGCAATCACTTCAATCACTTTACCCCGTTTCTCTTTCTTTGCCGCCATGTGTCTCCCGACTTGTACCGTGTGAAAGGTAAAGCCGTGATAGATGTCGCGGGTCAGAACCGTATCGGAGTTCGACAGTACCACTTTAGCGCCGGCACGACTGGCGTCCATCAGCGCAGTCGCCAATGTTCGATGGTCAGCTTGGCCAAATTCGTTCTTGTGGTATTGTGCAAAGGACGAGGTCTTGCTACTGGGTACGTAAGGCGGGTCACAATAGATGACCACCTTGCGCTTATTCTGCTGCTGTGCGAGTGCAACGGTCTGCTGAAAATCAGCACACAAGAAAGTCACTTTGCTTTTCTTCACCTTCTCTGCAAACTCGAGAATCTCCTTCTCAGGCAGATAAGGCGGACTGGAGTGGCTACCGTACGGGACGTTATACCCCCCAGACTTATTGTAACGGCACAGGCCGTTATATCCATGGCGATTCAAAAACAGGAACATGGCAGCCCGAACATGCGGCTCCCCATCCCGGGTGTTAAACGCAGTACGTTGTGACATGTAATCGTCACGTCCGCCGCTGCTAAACAACAGTTTGGCCTGTTCAATTAATAAAGCCGGTTGGTTAGCGGCCACTTCCATTAACTGAATCAGGTCGGGATTTGAATCGGCTAAAATGTATTCAGGATAGTCGGTGTTCAGAAATACCGACCCCCCTCCGACAAACGGTTCAATGAACACGTCACCTTTGGGAAGATGGTGCTTCAGCGCATCCATTACACGGGATTTACCCCCCATCCATTTTATAAACGATCGCTTCATCCGAAATACCTCGTCAGACGCCCTGTAAGCTCTCCAGAGCGTCGCTCACCCTTTTATAATAGTTAGACGTACCGTTGGACTACAACAGCCCCAGTATCTGTTTGGTGCGCTTCGCAGCAGCAACCTTGGTTACGTGTGGTACAGGCTTCTCAACTTCATCGCGTGTGATACCGTAAACGGACATCACCGGCTTGAACTTCAAGACGTTTGCAAAGAGATGACGAGACTCTGCGTTCTCCGCCAGCACTGTTGCGTACACCTTATCCGCCATACCCGATGCGTGTTCCAATACCGCCGCCGCCAGTTTACGACCGTGACGTTTACCGCGCAGGTCACGACGCACGCCAAGACCCCCAACCGCAATGTAACCCGGTTCGAGTTTGTGACAGTAAGCAAAGCCGATGATTTTATTCTTCAGCTCAGGCTCGCGCAGCACAAACACTTCGTAATGGTAATCACCCGTACGGTTTAGCACTTCATCCATGCCGTGGGGAATCATCTGCGAGAGACGACGCCCTAACACATCGGCGTTGATTTCATCAAGGGTGCACGCCCAGATGAGTTCGTGCAAATCCTTGACGTCTTCTTCGCTGAGCTTATAGAACGCATCGCCTGAGACGCTGTGGATGTTTTGCGAGACCGGGAAGTCACGGTAAGGGGTAACATTGCCGACCCACATCTCTTCAACCAGCTTGAACTCGTAACCCTTAACGATTTCACCTACTGCTTCTGTCGGGGCCACAATACGCAGCACGTCAAAGCCGGTGTAGTCGAGTAGCGCTAACCAGAACGGACGGTTAATGCTGTTCGGTACGAGGTCTTCGAAATAGCTGCACAAAAGCGAGGTCGAGCCATCGGTGTAGCTACACACCGCGTACGCCTGAGGGATACCCCCGGCGGTGACCAACGCGTAGACCCGTTGGCTTTCATCTTTAATAAGCGCTTTAAGGCGCGTCCACAATTTGGGGTTATCAGCAAGATGTGCAAACTCTTGGGTCTTTAGCACACCAACTGACAGTCTGATAATGGGCATGAAATACTCCTGAGTCGTGAATTGTCGTGATACATACATTCGGGAGCTAGTGTAAAAATAAAAGAAAAAGACCACCCGAAGGTGGCCTTGATACTCATTTACCGTGCTGCACCTTTTCTTTTAAGAACGCCTCGACATACGGCACGTTACGCTCTTCTGCAAGAAAGGCTTTAAGCGTTGGCCATTTACCGTGCTCGTAATAGCGCGTCAGGGTGAGTTGCACACCATCTTCTGGAGCGTGTCTGAAGGGCAGCAAATCGAACCGAGCTTCATGGGTAATCGTCGGGGCAGCGTTAATCGTTTCAAGCTTCCCCCTGCCCGGTACTTTAAACATCATCTTGCGGTTCACACGAACATCCCCCTCAGGGAAGACATGACGTACATGTCCCTGCCAGTAGTTCTGCCCCACTGGGAAGGTAGACAAGTAAGCTGCCGGGGTCTGTGCTTGCGCAGCACGACGCAGACAACATAACCCATGGAGTACCCGGTCAAGACGCTTCAATGTTTCTTCGTCACAGCCAACGATTGCACGGTAAATGTCAAGATCCGTTGAGCAGTGGCGCAGGAAATACTCATTCGTTTCCATTGCCATGGTGAAGCCGAAACTCGCGGGGGTAAACCCACGAACGGTGTGGTCGATATTCGCCCCGCTCGTAGCCTTCTTGAGGATGATCCCCGTATGTGTATCGTAGATAAACACACGCGTCACCACCTTCTTCTCCACTGGACGCATCGCCACTGCAGCGAACGTGGTATTCGGTGCCCGCAGGGTTATCACCTTCACGAAGTAAGGATTTTCCAGCAGGTCTTTGATATTACCGCCCGTAACGACATCATTCATTTTTACATCCTCAGATAAAAGAGTCGCGCTTTGCCCGGCACGCATCGGGTTAAATAAAACAGGCCACCCGAAGGCGGCCTGCGACTTACAGCTTGTAGAACGAGGCGAGAATTGCCGTGATGTCCTCTTTAGAGAGGAACTCACTGGCCTTCGACCAGCTTACGCCAGTCGTCTTATTCTCTAACGTCAACACGTCCCCATCGTCACGGGTGAACTCGTAGACCACGCGGGTCGTGTCGAGCGCCGGTGAGTAGACAACCTTACGCGAGAAGTTAATGGCTGTGCCTTTAACATCCCCACGCAATACGCCGACCCACTGTGGCACTGCCCACACTTCGCGGGTGTCCTTACCGGTGATGGATTGGGCACCCGATTCGACATAGGCGCGAGACAACCCGTAGAACAGCGGCGAGGCCGCAATCATCTTCTGGCTGTCCCGTGCTTTGAATGCTTCTAAGGCCGCGGGCTTATTAGCCAGCACCTTAAAGAAGTACATCCCGCGTTCGTCGCGAATGATTTGGCGAAAGGGCAACAACGTTACTTTGTCCCGAATGTTCTTCACGCGGTTGAAGACACGACTCACTGCACCGTCCGCAGACGCCACAATAAAGTGAATGTTGTCAACCGTGTCGCTGAGCAAGTGAAGCCTCTGACCGGCCATGAAAATCTCCGGGAGTTCAGGGTGCTGCACAATACGCGACATCTTCATGAGATCATCAATCGCCATACCTTTCTTGACTAAACTAAGTGTTGCCATGTTCGTTCTCCATACAGGGTTAGGTCACGCTTTAACCGGCGCGCATCGGCTTTTGAACCAAGAGTTCAACCAGTGGTTCAATCTGCGGGTCTTTCATTAACGCATCTACTGTCGGCCATTCTGCAACCGGGTAGGTCAGTGCGAAACTCAGGTACTGAAGCTTACCGTTGTCCTGCACGCCTATGGCATGTTTACCAATCCGGATTTCGGCTAACGCACTCGTTGCAAATCCACGGGTGTCACTGACCCACTGCAGCGTACGGCTCACTAAGAGCTTGCGCACACTGTGGTTATAACGATGGGTTGCACTCCACATGAACTTGGTTGGCCAACCGTCTTTACTTTCCATGTCTTCTACCGCAATATTCGTAAAGCAACCACGCTTCAGGAACTTGTTGAATTCCAACAAGTACCCCAGTTCGGGTAAGTCCCGTTCCAGCGAATCGAGGTCACGATCGTTTGCCAGTACCATCAAGGCCGGCTTACGAGCGATACGCGTAAAGAAGAAACGAGAAAGTGCTTGGCGGAACCCCTTCCACTTCGCCATTGGGGTCAATGGGTCGTTGGTAGGTCCATCCATCTTAAACGGGGTCTGAAGTGCAGTCACCTCATCCGTTACCAGATTAATTATCGCGGTACGAATTGTGCGAACAGACCGGTTGGTGGCACGCTCACGGTAGAAGACCAGACGACGCTTGTGGTCGGTGGAAATCATTGTGGACATGATATCAACGGTTTGCTGCATTTCTTCGTAGGTTGCAAATAATTTAGCCATTTCTATTTTCTCTCAATTAAGGTTTGGCTGTCTTTGACCGGACAGCGGCGGCTATAACATCGGCACGTACTGTAATTTTAGAGGTGGGCGAAGTCCGCTTTCAGAATCCAGCGGTTCGCAGAAAAGCCCATGTCGAACATCGGCTTTATCCATGAGTTGTCCAATGCCTGAACCAGCAGGCGACAGCCTTGTCCGTTAGCGAAGGCTTGCACCAGTTTGATATCTTCAACCATCTTCGGTTCGTAGTCACCCATGACCAGTACCGAGTAGGAGTTAAGGTCTTCGAGGTACGTGCCCATTATCTTCTTCTCACCGCAGACAATGGACACATAGACATCATCACGCTCCACTTCGAACGGTGGCAGTGATTCATCAAACGGTGGGTTGTCCATCAGGAACGTCAGGCCTTCTACAGACCAGTCATCCCCTTTTGGAAAGTCATCGAAGTCGCTGTAGTAAACGCGCACGGATTTGGCTTGGGTATAGTGGAGGGCGAGTGATTTGATAGACGCTTTATTTAAGCCGCCTTGAATCACCACACTGACTACATCGTCGTCGACGTAGCAGATGGCAAGCTTCTCGACTTCCATGTGGGCGTTCAGGTAAGCGAACTGGTCAAAGGTCACTGACTCAATCGAGGTTAAGAAGAGCTCCACGCTTTCACGCAACGCTTGAACGGATGGGGCGAATTGAACATCCAACAGAGACTGGACTGGTGTTAACATAATGGATTACTCCTTTCAATTTAAATAAAAAATAAGGGCACCCGAAGGTGCCTCTTTTATTTGCCGAGAAGGACATCAATCTGCTTGCGCAGAGTTTCGACATCCTTCCAGCGATTTTCGACCATTGCTTGATGCAGGTCTGTGCACAATACAGCCAGACGCACGCCATAGTTCTCAGGCTTGCGGCGCTCCACGACGGGAGCAGCGACTGGTGCTACTTCTTTGGTGGTGAAACGGCTGACGATGGACAGAACTGCATTAAACATGGTGTACTCCTTGTTTGAGGGGGAGGGTGTTTATATTAGACATCTAAGAACGGGAACTCACCGCGTGCTTTACGGGCACGGTAGGTGCTCAGGTTTTTAGGCATTGCTAACTGGAAGCCAGTGTCTTCGTTCATTTCACGCAGCAGACGCAGAGCGGCTAAGCAACGTGCCATTTTACGGCTGTCGTTACGAGAGTGTGCATGAGACAGTGCAACACCAACGCGTGCAACTTCTTCGCCAAAGAAGCCCAGTTCTTTATCAGCAACGATAGTATTGTCCAGTGGATTCTTAACAGTAGTTGCAGTAGTGTCTTCGCCGAACAGTTTAGATAATAAGCCCATGATAAATTTCCTTTTGTTTAAGTGGATTAGAAGAGAGTATTAATATTCTCTCACCTTAATTATATCTATCTGAAATAAAATCCAATCGCACTTAGACAAAAAAAGAAGCGGGGGCAATTTAAGCCCCCATTTTCTACTACTTGTACAACACTGATTTCACTATCTGCGAGATACGCGGTTCAGTGACCTGATACATCACGGCCTGCGTCTTGTTGGTAATCCCGGCCAGATACGCGAGGGTGATGTTGAGGTTACGCATTCGGGTCATCAGTCGTGCCACTTCATTGAAATGACAGATGTACGTAAAAGGTATCACGCCCTCTTCGGGAAGTAACGCCACCGTCTCATCCAACTTCTTTCGAGTACGCGCCAAGGCACGGCGAATACCTGCTCGCTTTAATGCCTTTGTTTCAACTGACATTCCCATGACAATTCCTTAGTGCAAACGCAATTCGTGGTGGACTTTGAATCCTGCCCCTTTGATACGGGTCTGGTATTCTAAGGCCGACTCCACATGCACACGCACTTGGGTTTGGTTGTCTTTGTTACGCAGGGCAACTTCGAAGTCTAACCCGAGTTTCTTCGCCACCGTCATTAATGCATCCAGCGACACCATGTCTTTCTTGTCGTTCTTGATGTTGCTGATGATAGATGAAGATACGCCACACACCGCTGCGATTTCACGCTGAGTGTGTTTGTAGTTCAGGCGAGCGATAACCAGAGAAAGCTGGTTTAAGAATTGATTCTTGGCACGATTAAGATCGACACACTTGGTACGTTTAGCCATGATATTACTCCTTACAGGTTTCAGTTCGGACGACGATAGAAAGGGATATAAATAGCGGTGCCACAGACACGGCCTAAGCGACGGGTGGATTCAGTCAGACGTCCTGCATCAATGACGATACACGGGGTGACTTGGCCACACGGCTCTTCTAATGGACTGTAGTCTTGGGGCTTCAGCTCCCATGTGGTGATGATAATCTTCTCGTCGAGAAGCTTCTGGAGTTTGTACACGGTATCCATATCCATGCGGGCATGGAAAGCCCCGCCACGGTGGGTCAGGCTTGGCCTCTGATCGTGTGGGAGGTTTGACCACATGCCTTGTGAACAATCGTTGCGAAACGGTTGGGCGTGTTTCACGATAAGGCGGTTAATCGCATAGCTTCTTAATGCATCGCTAAGTCCATCAGCGAAGACTTCTTTTACAAATTCAGTTCCAGTCATTTATTACTCCTTACAATTAATGAGAAAAAGGGAACACCCTTTCGGATGTTCCCCACAGCTTAGATAACGTCGATGTAGATTGGAATGTAAATCTGGCCGTGATGTTTGCGACCGAAGTCACGCACTTCACCAGTGACCAGCCATGCGGGTATGGCTACACACGGGGTTGTGACCGGATGGATTTTGGTTTTAGTTTCACTGTCCGGTATATCAATTTCCCATGTGTCTACAGTAACCTTGCGGTGTAATATCTTACACAGCTTTTGGTACGCTTCATCATCGAACTTCACACGACCCTGATGGAACTGTGGAATCGTGGGACGCACGTAACCGGGCTTGTGGTAACTCACCACATTGCGGAAACTGCATCCGTGTTTTCTTACCCAATGCGCAACGCGCAGTTTAACAAAAAACTCTACTACACTTTCTTTCATTAAATAGAACATGGTATTTCTCCTCTGTTATGTTCCCATCTTTTTTATTTCCTTTTTGGTCGGCATTAATCAAGTGATTGCTTAATACTCACAATGATAATATCTACCTGTAAAAATTTAGGATAAAAGAAAAGACCCCTACTCTTTTGGAGTAGGGGGTACTGCTTTTTTATCGGGTCAGCTCATGGACTAACTTTGCAATAGCGCTCGGGCCGATTTCTCCAGTGGGCATCGCGATGTGGTTACACCGGGTACCACCTTCGGTCAGGACGTGCAGTGCGAAACGAAACTTCTCGCGCAGCCCATTCCACGACTCTTCGTTCTGAGTGTATTTGTAGGTCAGGACATCGTCCTCCCACGGCTTGCCTTCTTGTTCGCGTCTCTGACGAGCGCGTTTCATTGCTGTGTTGTAGTCTACATCTAACGAGATGAAGACGTGGGGCGGTGCCATCTGTTCGATAATGCCTGAACGGAAAGCAGCCACCTTACCGGCTTCACCTTGATGGACTGTGGTACTCGCGAGGAAGTGGTCCATAAACAAGAAGTCCACGTCCTGATTCTCAGGCGCGTTTAGGGTTGCGTGGAAATCAGCAACCATGGCTTCTGCGACGCGTTCACTCGAGGCTGACTGGAGCAGGAGACGACGTGCCTCTTGTCCGGTCGGGGAATCAATACGGGGGTTGCCGTAGGACTTAACCGTGTAGCCTAACACCTCTAACATGGCTTGCACTTTAGCGCGCAGATAGGTCTTACCGGCGTAGTCAGGGCCGTCCCAAGAAACTATTTTTCTCACGTTGTTTATTTCCGTATTCACTGCTGCGGATTGGTCAAATAATGGGCAGCATCTGTAATTAGTGTTGGGACTAAAGAAAATAACAATTCCACCTCCGAAGAGGTGGAGACTGTTACTGATGATCAACGACCGGCTCTGACCAATCCCCGTCGGTCGCTGGCATATCAAGGCCAACAGCTTGGGCACTGGTGATAACGAGTGGCAGCAGTCCACGCTCGGCAAGGTAGTGTTGCAGACGATACGACTGGATATCGCTCTCTACAATCACAAGCTCAGCCGTCTTCATCAGTTCGATGGCGGCGGTGGCTTCTTGCAAACTTGCGGGACTTTTGGTTTCGTTGATAATCGACGTCAGACGCTGACGGGCTAAGCCTGCAACGTTACACGTCTTCTCACGTAAGTCCACAATACCCTCACGGGTCATGGGAACCTCCTGTGGGGTGCGCAGCAAACCACGGTACGGTGACTTGTGACGCTTTTGGTGAATCACACAAATCGCTTTGTGCAGAATACCTTTAACACGGTTGAAATCCCGGGACGACGGAGGACGTTTCATTTTGGCCACTTTACAGGCAATCTCCACCACGGTTGCAATGTGATAGAGTCGCTTGTAACGTCCGCGATGAACGGCAACAGTCGGAGGGATTTCTTTTTTGGTCGTTACAGATTTATTGGCGATTAAAATAATCGAGTCGAGTATCATCTTCCCTCCTAAAAGCCGTTAACAACAGCACGGACGAACTCATATACCGTGCGTTTGTGGGCCTCTAGCGGAAAGCCAAACCCTTGGTAGTCGTCGCACCACCGCACGATAAGGCTATTATCGTGGTCAGGTTGACGGATGTAAGAACGCAGCACCAACAGATACTCGTGGTCGGCACGGAAGTTCAGGACAATCTCACCGTGGGCAGAACGAACACTCAGGCACACCCGATTCACGCCTGCCCCAATCGGTTCGCAGGTCACTGCCACACGGGGCGCATCATCGGTGTGCTCAAGGACGTAAACCACATCGTGCAGTTTGCCGTCCTTGTTTAACTCTTGCCGGTTTAATGCGTCGGCGAAGCGCTCAAGGTCTCGATAGAACATTTCTCCAGCCTCTTGTCACGACAGTACGGCAGTTTGCTAAACATGCACCATGGGTCGGTTGTGGTTAAAGAGCGCATTGAAATGTAACGCCAGTAGAACATCAGGTATTTGTAGAACGTGGCCATGGAAACATCCTTATCGGTTGCCAACAAGTAATCGTACTCGCCGGTGGTGATACGAATGCCGGTAAAGACCACGCCATCAATTGCCTGACTCCAAGGGACCACTTTTACCGGGTCATGTTCCATTCCGACTTGGAAGGCTTTCTGACCCGTCCAGTAAATGCCCTGCGTTGTTGCGTTACAGGTTTTGCGAAGTTCTGAAGCGTGGCACACATGCTCAAAGCTCGCACGTTGCTGGGCATCACAGGTCGTCATTAACCGTTGTACATCTTCATCCGTCAGGTACTGCGAAAGACCGGGTGGTAAACGCCAGAACTGTCCCATCGCCCGAACGGTACGCCAGCCGGGACGGTGGATAGGAGCAAAGCGTTTAATGCCGAAGGTAAAACGTTGACCGCTGTGATGCGGTACCGTGCGAAAGTGAGTCATGTTAGAGCTCCAGAGTCATACCCCGGTTCTCGGTTTGAAAGCCCATGGATTCGTACAGGCGTTGTGCAGACGTGTTGTTGTCCAGCACGTAGAGTTGTGCCCACTGACAGCCTTTACTCCGGCCGTAGTTCTGTGTCCACTCCATTAATGCTTTGCCTGTGCCCCGTCCGCGTTCCGTTTCCGAAACAAAGAAGTTGTGAATCCAGAGGAACCGATCACCCGAGGTGCTGTATGAGAAATGTAGAAAACCGAGCAACGTATCCGTTGACTCATCAATGGCCAATGCCATGCTTTCACCGGGACCCCATTTAGAATCGAGACTCCCGAACTGGCGGTATGCGTGACGCCCGTTGATTTCTTTGACCAACGGTTGCATCGTCGCAAACAGACTCCGATACTGCAGGAGTATCTGGTTGTGAAACTTCTTCCCCAGTGGTGAGGTGGGCGAAAGGGCAACTTTAATAATCATTACCCCTCCTTGATAGACAGGCGGACGTATTCCAGCAGGCCTTCTGTTGAACGCACCATAGCCGTAACAAACCCGTCGTTCAGTGCCATAGACGACTTGTAGTAGCCCGTGACACGACGCAGGTCTTTTAAGGCCACTGTCTTCAGTTCTTTCTTCAGCGTTTCAGCTTCTTCATCCACGGCTGTGTAGCCAGTGAGTTTACGCTTGACGCCGAGGGCCCGCAGAGTCTCAATGGCTTTCTCTGCACCGTCGAGCGCCCGTTCACAGTCAGCTTTCGACAACGCTGGGATAGTGTGGCCGTAATCGCCGTCTTTGGCAACCGCGTAGGTAATGTTACCCTTGATGCGCTCAACGATAATCACATTGCCGCCAAAGCAGGTGGCCGTGATTTCTTTCGCTGGACTCACGATGCCAATCAGTCGACAGGCGCGTTTGATTGCCCAACCGGTTGACCGCCCCAGTTTTGCCACCGTACCGTCGTCCATCTCTTTCTTGCCTTTCATCACGCTGCGGACATGCACCGTGAATTCATCCACGCGGGCTTCAATGACTTTGGTGTGTCCGGCAAACTCAATGGTCTTATCGAGGTCGACTTTATCTTCAAAGCATACCTTCGAGGTCCACGTCCCGGTATCCACGGTACCCTTGCCAAGCTCACCGGCTTCACTCAATGCTTTACGCAGTTTGTGCAGCTGGTTCTCCAGCACGGTTGCCTTGTTGACCACATGCTTAATTTTCTTTGTGGTGTCTTTGGCAAGTTCATCCGCAAAGTCCACAAAGCGCATGGCCAACTGGTGAGAGGTACGCCCGGCTGCAACGCCTGCGGCCTTTACCCCTTTCCCAGCAACCCGACCAGCAACGTTCGCCACCTTAGCAACACCCTTGCCGGCTTTGCCAATGGCCTTACGGCTATAGACGTCGGCAACACTGCCAAACCGGGCAGCATCGTGAACGGCTTGGGCCCGTTCCATGGGTGTGGACTCACCCGCAACAAAGTGGCCTGTGTCATCAGACAAACACCACCGCTGACGGATTGCCGCAATTGCAGGATAGTCGGGACCCGCACCCAATGCTTCTAACGCCACTAAACGATCCCAATCATCGTTTAAGACTTCCAAATCTTTCTCGAGTGCGAACATCGCTGTCTCCTACTAGCCCGCCTTGATGCTGGCGGCAACCCAGTTGATTAGTCCATCACCGACGCGATCGAGTGCGGTGGTAAATGCATTCTCAAGCTCCAGTGCGTTTTTGTAACGCAGGGTAGCCAGACGAAGCTCCGCCCCTTTGTGGTTCTTAAGGCCGGCTTTCATCTTCTCAATTTCTTCGTAGATGCCGCTGTAACCAAAGAGGCCATTTTTAGCACCCCGATTACGCAACGTCTTGGCAATAGTGGTGACCGCCTGCAACGCTTTCTTGCACTCAGCCACCTCCAGAGAAGGGATTTCTTTTTTGTAGCTACCACCGTGGGCAACCGCAAATTGTACTTTGCCTTTCTCACCCTCACCGTGGGTAACCACAATCACGTTACCCGCCAGTGGCCGGGCTTGGACATCCGCCTCACCAAAGCGACCCAGATACCCGGACGCACGGTGAATCGCCGCATTGGAGCTGTAACCAATCTTGCTCAGTTCACCGTCTTCCAACTTACGACGGTCGATGACCGGAGAGAACACAATCTGACGGGTTATCACCGTGTACTGCTTAACCACGGCTTCTAACCCATCGGCAGAGTTCGCAAGCTTGATGCACTCTTTAAAGTTGGGTAGGTCTTCAAAACAGACTTTGGACGTCCAGCTACCGCTTGGCACCGTGTGACTGTGCAGTGCGCTGATGCTGTTCAGACGAGACTGCATGTCTGTGACGTGCTTGTCCAACAAATCCGCTTGGTCGTTCATCTTCTTCAACAGCGCGAGGTAGCGCGTCCCAAAGAAGCCAGCGAAATCATTGAACACTTGCGCCAACAGCGAGGAGGTTTTCTCCGGGGTTTTGTTACGGGCTGATTCGCCCGCAACCAATACCACGTCGTGTAATCCCCAGCGCTTAGCGATAGACTGGATTGCAGGGTTATCGATACCCACGCCGATAGATTCCAGCGCGACCACGGTATCGTAGTTCTCCCACAACGTTTCAAAATCTTGTTCTAATGACATGGGATGTCCCTCGAACCTATTGTCAGGTTTCGATTAAATAGTAGTAATAACGATTAGGCCAGCGGACAGCAATGGCAAAGAGCTCATTGGTCTTTCCGTCGACGTAGTTAATCAACCGTGGACGATCTTTGTTATCCGGCACAGACACGAACTCGCGTGTGTTCAGATAGTCAAAGAACTCCTGTTCCGTCCCTTGCCACTCGACCGGTTGTTGAATCGGCAGAGGTTTTGGTGGTGGAGGACTAAACGCCTCCATCAGTCGTTTCAGCAAAGAAGTCTTTTGCATGTGTGCCTCAGAGGAATCATAATAAACGCAAGGACGTCAGCCAGTCTTGGCCTTGGTTTGCGTGATGGTAAGTTGGTACGTTAACGGACTTCGCGTACATGACGCCCATAAACGTCCCGCCAGTTGGGTTGCCTTGCTTATTTATCGGCGCTGAGTAGTACACAGCATCCGACGGCGAGTGCAAATCATCACCCATAATGATATTCAAGTTACGTCCGTGCAGTTTCAACGAGAAGTCTTTAAGGTAATCCGGCGCAGGATGCAGGGAGCGAACAATCTCCACATACAGCGGGGTTTGCTCAATCACCCGGAAATCCACAAACGGGTTCTTCTCTTTTAACCAGAGCTTCTTGTCATCCGGCAGATAACAGACAAACGTGATACGGATATCGCCTTTGAAGTACCGGGCCAGCATAAACTGCAACTGGTCAGGCCCTTTCCAGCAACCCCCACTGACAATTTCTAATTCAAACCCTTTCTCCAACAGGATGTTAATACCGGCCAGTAATTGGGCATACATTTCTTGCATGGTTTCTTGATCGGTCTCGCGTGAGCCAATAATAGCCAGTCTATATTTTTTCATGGTTGTGCACCTCCTATATCCAACACCTGTGACGCAAAAAATAAGAGGTTTTACCCTCTCCAAAGAGAGGGTAAGGTAACGCTAGTAAAACTTGTCTTTCTTAAAGCCGTCGAGTTTCGTGACCGTCACCAGTTCAGCAAGCCCAACCGGGATTGCAATGGTGAACTGTACACTTCCCGTATAGGCAACGTTGGTTGCCAGTGCGGTAATCGTCACTCGGCGTTTTAGGTAATCAAAGACGAAACCATAATCGGTTTGGTCGAGGTAGAAACGGTCAGCAAGTGTCGCGATTAACGTTGGGATGTCGATGGTACGGTCGTTACGGTTCAACCCTACCTCACCCGGCGTTAACACTGGCGTCTTTGGCCAGACCGCAGACAGGGCCATACGTTTGTACGTAAAGGTCACCCAGTCATCTATTACCTCAGAAGGCTCAGCCAGCAAATCTAAATCGATGCCGGTATTCCCGCCTTTCACTGATGGCGTGCTCAGGACACTTAAGTCCTTCCATGCAAACTGGGTCTTATCAAACGTAAAGCCGTTCTCAAAGTTGACCAGCCCAATCAATAAATCCCATGGGGCTTTGGTAAACACCACAGGATACGCGTCTGTAATGGGTGGCTCCGTGCTGCCCACTGGATTAAACTGAAAGCCCAATAAATCCTTGCTCTTGACAAACTCGCCGAAGTAATGCGGCAGGCGATAGAGAAAGACTTCTTCAAACACGAACGAGTCACAACGGAACGTGATGAACCAACCACTTTCATCCGTGTTGTACGTCACAAAACAAGCATTAGGCGGGTTGAAGATTTTGTTGATGTTAAAGCCCATCTTCGCAATGGCGTTTTCCACCATTGCCTGAGCGGCGTTATCCCACACGCGGTTGCTCGACGGAACGTTAAGCGGGTTAAACCAACTTAAGTCTGCCTTGCTAAAGAGCAGGACGTCGCCCAGTTGTATCTTGGTGTGTTGCACATCGACCGTGTCGTCATCCTTCGACAGGTTAGTGAGTCGCAGCCCGTAAACACCCGGGTAGAGTTCCCCACGCTTTGTGATACCGGTGTTCGCTACCGTCAAAGGCGTATCGATCGTATCGTCATTGGCAAAGTTCACCAAATCCAATAGCGACTGTTGGTGTGTTCGGGTGCGGTTAATGATAAAGGTCATAGTCCGGCTCCGAAAAGAAAAGCCCCCTGCCTACCGAAGTAAGCAGGGAGACGGTCAGTACCCGTAGAGCGGGTAGCGGGCTATAATGGTTTTGCCAATATAGAACGTAAGGACCTGTGTGGCGACCGTCTTCATGGAAGTCGGTGGCGTCGACAAGTCAGCACGTATGTTCTCATAACAACTCCCCGCATCGATGAACTGGTAGATTTTACGTTTGGTGTTCACCAAGTAAAACCCCCCGCCCGGACAGGTGTCTGTCTTTCCGAAGTTGACGACCGCGAAATCCCCACCTTCTGACACGGTACGTGCACGGTCAGTCGATTCGAATTTCACTTTAGGCTCATCAGGACTGTTAGGCTGGTACCCCAGCATTTCACTTGGATTGAACTCCGCATGTGCAGTCTGAGAAAGTACCAATAATAGCAAAACAGCCAATACAGAACGCATCAATTTTTATCCTCTTTCAGGTAGGCTTGAAGCCAAGGCTGCTCCTCTAGTCGGGGGAGCATGTTACGTGTGCTCCACGTTTGACGGCAGTTTGGCATCGTGGCGAGGTACTGTTTTTTGAAACGTTCCCAGTGATAAGCCGCGGGTTTGGTTTTAAAGCCAGACTGGCCTAAGACCACCTCCCACTCCAAGTCCTTGACAAACTCCTCCACTAACATCATCACCACATCCTTCCAGAGTGAACGACGGTAGTGTTTGGCAAAGTGAGCTTTCAGTTCTTGGTAGTTGACTTTACATCTGGGCCGTATTGCTGGTGTAGATTTAGGTATAGCAATTTTGATGGCGGAGCTTTGGATTATCTTGACAGGTTGACCGCGGACCGTTGAGCGAACAAGGTCTAAATCGCAATCAGCTATCTTTTCGGTAACACAGATAACTTCCACACCGCTATCACACTGTTGACGTGTTTCATAGACGACACGCTGCATTTTCATACTTCCCGTGAGTTTTATATTATTTTGTTACCCACCGAAATAAAGATTGGTACCGTTTTGGCAAAGCGGGCCAACCCTACTTCAACCGGCGGGGACTGAGCCGGTTGTGTCGTCATAGTCGTCATACGGAAATACTTCTTATTGTCGAGGCCGATGTACCAATTCTCTATTCGCCAACCCTGCTGGAGAAAGAAACACTGGGCATCCACCGCGTTGGGTTCGACTATCGCTGTGAGTTTTTTCTCAGGCGATTGTGCTGCGACGTGTTTCACAAGGAACTTCGCCACACCACTGCGACGGGACTCTGGCACCACGTAGAGGTAAACGATATTACCCGGTTCGTAAATCACCATCCCGTGCACGATGTCATCTTCCACGGCCATCAGAACCTTGAGCGGCTCTTTACGAATACTGTTGGCATCCGCAAGGAACGCTGTGAGTTCGGGATAAACCTCGGCTGAGATTTTATCAATCTCAATTGACATCACTATCATTTTAAACCCCCTTTCAGTCGTGAAGTCACGAGCTGTAATAGTCCTTCCCACGTTTGATGGGGGTGCTCGCGAATGTCTTCCGCTAAACCACCAACCGGGTAAGCACTGAGTAGTTCACTAAGCGGCATTGCATTAAGAGTCCGCTCTGCCTGCTCACGTGAGTATTTCCGTTTAACGAGTTCCGCAATGATTGCTTCTACGAAGGCAGACACCGGGATTGACTGGTAGTCAAGACGCGGACGTATCCACTCGACAATAACGTGACTGTATGCGAGTTTTTGCTGTTTGCCTTTTCCAAGAAACCACCTCACTGTGAAACCGGCATCGAGAGTATTCTTCACAATGCCGTGCTCTGAAGCGACACACGCCTCATAGAGATTATACGCAGTCAAAAGCTTGGTCACCCGTTTGAGTAACAGCTCCTGATTAAAGAGACACAGGTCTCTGGGTGCACCCCGCATGGTATCCCGGTCAGCCAGCATGTTACGGAACTGGAACCCGATTTTCCCGGCAGGTTCACCGTACGTCCGATAACGGTTACGCGTACCTTGACGCTCTAAGACGTCGTTGATGACACACATCACCATGGCATGTTTAACTGGGTTACTGAAGCGGTGATTGTCACCGTTGGTAATGGCACTGATTAGGCCAGCAGCGGGGAGTAATACCACGCGCTTGTCGAACTTTAAATCCATGAGACTTCCCCGACTGTGAAAATACACATAATTGCGGCCAACTGTAAAAAGAAATAAAAGAAGTCGAGTCCCGAAGGACTCGACAGTCTTACTTGGTGGCGGCTTTATTCATCTTGTGCTCAACCACCTTCGCGGTAATCGCCAGTGAGCTGTAAGCCAATGTTTTAATTGGCACGGCTGCAAAGGCAATCAGTCCGCCTAAAGGTACGAGCACCGTCAGGAGCACATCCGTTCGGTCAACCTGTGGCTGCTGTAGCAAATCCCAAAGCGCTACGCCTGTGAAGGCGAGTAATGCCATTGCCAAAAACCAAATCAGCAGTTTTTGACCCGACATCAGCGTTGGGTATAAGGTCATCACGGTTTCCTTGCTGTACTTTGCATCCATCCCCTCTAAGGAGTCCACCGCTAACTTCTCAAACGCCTCTGCCATCACGCCGACCTTGTCCACTAACAGCGGACGCAGTGACGCTAAGATAGAGTTCGCAGGAAGCGCGGTGTTAACAGCGGCAGCACCGATGGTCAGTGCAGCATCCTGAACACGCGAGGCTTCATCCGGAGTCAAGACACGGTCACCGGCTTGAATCAAGGTATCCAGTAATGCAGGTGCAGCTGTTTGCAAGGATTGGGTCATGGTCACTTCCTCCGGCGTCGACTCCTTCGCCGTGAGCCTTTCGGCGCTTTAGGCTTCTTCTCACGAGGAGGGAGCAGACTGTTTAGTGATAATAGTGAAATACGAACGAAGATGTTGCCAACAGCCACGGCATCAATTGAGTGCTCATCCAGTGCGGTAAGGTCAATCAATGTGTGGTTCTCGTATAGGCGGGTCACGGCCGCAAACATGTGTGTTTTGTCCGTGCCTTTCGCCTCAACGCCCACGTAGGACTTCACAATAATGGGATTGAACCCATGCAAGCACTTTTCCGGGAAGATCTCAAACAGCGTATTACGCAGCATTTGCTGTAACTCGACCCCTGACTCGTAGGCCGAGAGTTTCAGTCGCTGCATAAACGGTGTTTCAGTACAGCAGAAGGTTGGCCGTGCAATCCGCAGGAAATCTGCGTAGCCTTCTCGCAACTTGGCCATTCGGGCATCACGTTTACCGCATACCTCAGAATGGCTGTTTTGATGCGTGGGGTCGACCGCGTGTAAAGTACCTGCCCAGACCACTTCGGCCTGAGGTTCACCGTACACCCAGTCGAGCACCGCAAGACCCAAGTACGAGGTACCGGGGTCAACAGCACAGATTCGAACCGAGTTATCAGGAAACCGCGGTTCGGGTATCAGCATCAGTTCGGGCCTAACCAGAACGGCACGGTCTGACCGATGTTGATAGTCAGCTCGAGGTTGTCGTTCGTGACCGCGAGGTTAGCGTAAAGGTCGATGTAATACATCACCTGTACACCGATCGCTTCGTCGTAGCTGAACTTCGACCCGGTTGCTGACTCGCCCGACTCAACGGCATCCAGACCAGAACACACCGCGATTTCAGACACGATGGACGACTGTGAACTGCCGCGCATAATCGCACAGACGTTCATGTATTCCTGCACGTCGAAATCATTCCAGCCGATACGCAGTTCAACGTTGGATTTCGCATAACGCCCGTCAGGTAACTCAACGGTGGTGTCGTCATCGTAGTTGAACTCCGGCAGCTCTGCCGGTTTCGGATACAGTTCGTTATCGGTGTAGTTAAACAGGTCAACCTGCTCCTCACCGTTCTCACGACGGATATCGTAGTCGGTGGTTTCTACCGAACGCATGTCAATACGTTTCAGGTAGTACGCCCAGTAATCGACCCCGCCAATGGTGAGCTTGGTACGAAACGCGTAGTTGGCGCGTTGCGCATCGGTCAAGTCATTGTCCATGCGACGCAGCACAAACGGCATGGCTTTGTACATACCCGAGTACGAGGCTTTCTTACCAAGTGGGACGAAGTCGTAGATGTCGTCATCTGCCAGTGAAGCCGTGTGGCCTTTGATACCGATGCACATGTACTTGATGGTCGGACGGGCAGCGGGGTCTGGTACCTTGGCAGTCATCAGGTTGAGGTGTTCATTCAACGTGGACTTCTGCGGGTACTTAACCGGTGCACCGCAAAGCAGTGCAGACGTCAAGCGCATGGCGCTGAGCGTCACCGTGTTAATCTTGCCGTCATAGACTTTACTGTTAGCCATTTAATTCTCCTGGAAAGCTAAAACCATCAAGTTCGGTTTTGGACACAAGCACTTTTAGCTTGCGTGGCGTGGGATCGACGAACTCAATAGCAATGGTACCCTTCAACGACAGATGACGTGGTATCAGACGCACCGTAAAGTCGGTTGCATCCTCAGGGATAGGTTCAATCAGAATCTGATGCGGGTTAATGTTAACGCCGAGCTCGTCGAAGATATACGGCGCTAACTGTTCGCTGGACGTCACGGCCCCAAAGGGTACCGGCACCACAGCACCCCGCAACAGTTTGTTCAAATCACCACGGGTAAAGACGAAGTTCTGCGAACCGCTGTACCCGTTTCGGTAGTACGCCGCTGCTTTCGATTCCACACCTTCACGGCGGGCTTCTTCTACACTCAGCGGCACTGCACCACGGGAATCAAAGGTGAGTTGATCTGGAGTATAAGATGTGCCAAACACGTAATTGATGCGGTTAATTAGAATCTCGGGTGCGGTTTTGGATAAATCCACACGGTACGTCATAAGCCTCTCACTCTAAGTTGTCGGTGGTGAATCCGGGCAGGTCACGATGGCGGACACGACGGGTCAAGGTCTTCTCACCGCTTTCCCATTCAGCATCGGTTACCTCAAGTGGCGGGTGTTCGATGTTGACACGGATGCTCGACTTCGTAGAGACCTGAATACCCATGAACACGTTCATCGTGGCACGGATGCGCGTCGGTACCGACGTCCTGATTGACGGCGTCACATCCAGTACGGTATCGCAGTGCGCACGCGACTTCGACTTCACACTCACAACCGTGGCCGGGGTGTGGTCAACGTCAATGGTGCCTGCGCCCGCTAACAGCATGTCATCAATCAACGGGGTGATGGGGTCAGTGACATCAAAGGTATCGCTGGACATCCTTGCCGCAAAGTGCACGGTATAAGACGCAAGCTTCGATATCAGCTTCACCATCGACCGTTGGATTTCAGCCTGTGAGATGCTTGCACTGGACTCAAACGCGGTGCCGAGGTTAAAGGCATCCTTCGCAATATCCTGCCATGTCTCCTGCGATATCAACGTGTAGTCGATATTGTAAATCTTGAAGAACTCGTCGTAAGACTTGTAACTCAGATTCAGGGGACACTTGTAATCCCGGTAGAAGTATTGGAACAACAACTTACCAGCAGCATTCTCCGTGAGGACCTTGCGATTCCCCGCGAAGACCCAACGGCGTCGTTTGCCCTGCATGATGGTCTGTGCCACAGAATACATCTCTTCGGCGTTCTCAATTGGCGTGAGTTGCTCGTAGTGCGTATCTGCGAAGTAAGAAACCATGCGATCGTAACGACCGGGCCAGCTCGGAATCAGGTAGTTGTGCATCTCCTCAACCGACACCCAACGCTTAATCAGCACGCCCATAGCGTTGAAGTCAGGAATCGTCTTCAGTGCCACCCCACTGAACCCTTTGAAGCCTGCGTACAGATACAAGGCCAAGAGTTCTTTGGTAGATATTTTGATGGTGTCCCCGGTGGTTGGGTTCAACACCTCGTGCATGGCGTTGTAGGTGCCGCGGGCGGTGTAGTGCAACCACTCATTGAACAGCAAGTGGGTGAACTCCCAACGCTCAATGGCTTCCGGGTCAATCGAGGTGACTTCCACGAGTTTGGTGGGCTGTGCCGCATACAGCGTTAACCCTAAACGACTGTCGAGGTCGTCTTGGTATTCCTGCTGGTACTCGGCGTTGTCATACGCCAAGCCGTACTCTTTTTGAATCACATCCGTGGTCGGCAACAGATTCAAGTCACGACCCGAATCCCGCTCGGTGTAGTTCAAAGACTTCGAGTAGGCGATTGGAAGTGGGTTTACATCATCGTCACTACCTGTGGAAGGGTCGTGAATCTTCTGACTCACGGTGTAGGACACTGCCGGCATTGACCAACCGGTAAAGAAGGTGTCCACCATCCAGTCAAAGATTGTGGTCTTGCCCGAGTTACGTTCCCAGTTTCGGATGTTGCGATACAAGGTGAACTTCATCTTGTTCGTCAGGTAAGGCATGAACTCATGCAGTTCCTGATGCGAGGCCAAGAACTCGGTGACGTGAAACGAGTGCGTCTCAACGGTGTGGATTTTATCTAAGCGCAAATCCATCAACGTCGCGGCAAACCGTGGGAACACTTTCAGGTAGAAGGCCAACACAAACGCGTCATTGTGTACCCGCCACCCTTCCGCCATCCAGCGGACGTGCACCATGTAAAGCCACTCTTCAAACCGGGTCATCAGGGACGTTTCCTGCGGCTCGACCAGTGACTTGTTGTAATAAAGGACGGCGCACTCTTGTGCATTCACAGAGACGGCCAAGGGAATGGGATTAAACACCCCGCGAATATACACCGCGTAATCCGGGTAGGTGCCAATCAGTCCATCGATATACGTGTCAGGGTCACCACGATAAGCATTCGAGGTTTTCTTATGTAACGCCATGTTAGCCGGCGTTAGTTCGATGTCCTTCTTCGTATCCAGTGACTTTATTAACAACGGCTTGTCTGTCTCATGACGAATACCCGCAAGGTGTTGGTAATAACGCCATGTGAAACGGTCACCTAAGACCGTGCCGCCACTCTCTGTAATAGCCAGATTCATCTGCTGGGCGATAATGTCGGATTTGAAAATCAACGACTTCGCCAGTGCGATATTCTGGTCACGAAATATATTGAACCTTTGCATCCGGAGACCCCGATGAGCGAGAATAAGAAGTTGGTAGAACGCGACCCGGCCGTTGAAGCGCTACTGCGCAAAACAACGAGCCCTAGCCAAGGCCAGCAGCGTGGCAAGCGTGAAGAGGGTGGTACAACACCTACCCGTGCAGAACTCATGGGATTCGCGTCGTCACGTCTCCGTAGTGTTCGTAACTCAAAACAAATCTTTCAGGCGTTACCGGAGTTGGAAACGATTGTTACCATCGCCACCTCCTCTGTGCTGTCCACAAAAGACTTAATCAACACCACCATCATTTACGACAACGACGCCGACATTCCTCTGGACTTGCGTGCCGATTTGATTGAAGTGGTGCGTGACTTTAACGACCGTGAACGTCAGCTGCCAAAGAAACTCTACAAGTGGTTGTACAATGCCAACCGCGACCAAGGTGCCACCCCGGTGCTGTTTATCTCCGATGTCGGCTTTGATGAACTGTTCAACCTGAAAGGTACCGATGCCAAAGTGGGCACCGAGTCCACCAAGGTCACCAACAAGTTCAAAGAAGTCTTTGAAAAGCAGCAGGGGCATTTAGGCAGCCTGAAACCGGAAGGTGATGCGAAGGTTGGCTTGGAGAGTATCCTCAGTCGCCGCCATAAAGTGCCAGACGGTCCACAGAAAATCAGCATCGACTTAAAGCCGCTGTTTACTGAACTCGGCCTGAAAGAAACGGATATCACCGGGACACGTAACACGATTGATATCGGCTTAACCGATAACAGCCGTATCCTTGTGGCCCACGAAACTATCCAGCGTGCGGCCCGTGAAGACAGCCGCAGCAGCTTGTACGGTCAGTTAGAAGAGGCCGCATATGAACAGGTCAAGGGCGGTCTGAACGGCCGTTTTGATGCGGATCAGTTTAAGGATGCCAACGAGCAAAAGAAAAACTGGCTTAACCTCGGTGACCTGAACGAGACCTACAATAAAACCCCTGAGCAGCAGATGTACGCCGAGATTCCGCGTATCAGCATGGCGGACAATAACCACCTTGAGTTCATCGAGCGTGAGTTACCGGCAGCCTCTACTCTCCCAGTCATTATTGCAGGCGATACCGCAAACCCGATTGGCTACCTGACCATCATTGATGAACTCGGTAACTTCGTGAACGAGAAGTCGTCCATGTACGGCGATGCAAGCTTCATGAACTACCTCAACAACGACGGTGCTACCGACTCTATCATTAACCGTGCGAACTTGGGCATGGGTAACGGTCAGTTAGTGACACCAGACATCTCCAATCGCCTTACCGCGCGTTTTGGTGAGTTAGCTGAGGGTCAGTTGGCTGAAGCGCTGTCACCGGCTCTGGGTGGCGTAGAACTCGATATCGGTATCACCGAAATGTTCGGTCGTGTGGTGTTAACTCGTCACTTGGCAAAACGTTATACGCAGGTTGTGTATATCCCGGCTGAGAACCTGTGTTACTTCGCAACCGACTTTGATGACAACGGCATCGGTGTTTCTATCACGGAACGTTCGTTTGTTATCTCGACCATCCGTATGGCCTTGCTGTTCGCGGGTATGAACGCCGCCGTTCTGAACTCGGCACGTCACCTCCAGTACGACATTACCCTGTCACCGGATGCGATGAACGGGAAAGAAGCGGTTGACCGTATCAAGTCCGATATCCTGAACGGCACCAACCGTCGTATGCCGATGTGGGGGAACATGTCGGATGTCTGGTCTATGGCGACCAACTCTGGCATTGCGTTTAACGTCGAAGGTAACGACCACTACTCGTCACACAAAATCTCGGTCTCTGATACCACGCCGGACTATAAAGCCCCGGACATGGAATTTGACCAAGAGCTGCTGCGTCGTACCTGTCACTTGGCAGGGGTTGACCCAGACTTGGTGTTGACGCCAGAGAACCTTGAGTTTGCTTCACAGATTTACTCGAAGTCACTTCTGGTGACCCAGCAGATTGTGAAGAAGCAAGAGATTCTGGAAAAGCCGCTGAACCGCTACGTGACCAACGGTATTCAGTCCTCTCCTCGCCTGCAAGCGAAGATGATTGAAATCATTGCAAACTACCTGAGCGATTCTGAGCAGAAGACCGGCACCGAGCTGGTACAACGTATCAGTGAATACATGCGCGCCTTTATCAACGGCATGCAGACGCGTCTGCCACCACCGGACACATCGGCTGCGGCCTCGCAGATGGATCTGTTTGATAAGCGTATGGAGTTCTGGGATAAACTGGCTGACTTGGTGGTAACGGACGACCGTGTGAACGCACTGAACAATGCAGGCATTGCAATGGATGCCGGTGATGTGAAGAACATGGTGAAAACGTTCTACGCCCGTCAGTGGTTGCGTCAGCAGGGCATTGAGAATGAGATGTTTGACTTGGTGTACGATGACGATAAACGTCAGGACGTTATCAAGACTATCTCGGACGAAGAGCAGTCTGCAACCAAGATGCTGATGCAGTTGGCTGCCCGTGTGAAAGGCAAGCTGGATACCGTGGCGAAACAGTCCGGTGACCCAGATGCCGCAGGCGGCGGTTTCGGCAGTTCGCAGTTTGGTGGGGATGACGAGTCGGGTGACGACACTGGCGGTGGAGACGACATGTTCTCTGATGGCGGTGGAGACGAAGACGACTTCGACATGGGTGATGAGTCTGACGAATCGGCTGATGGGGATAACCCGGACGACGACGGGGAAGATGACAACGGTGACATCACCCCGGGAACAGACGGCAATCCAGACCCGGATGCTCAGCCTGACCCAACGAAACCGGCGTAACAAAAAAAAAGAAAGCAGTGGCAAGTACCCACCCCTCGGGGTGGGTTACTTTATTTTGTTTGCCCTTCTGGACGAACACCCAACATATCAGGCGTAAGACCACGTGCTTTGATTGTCGTGTCGCGTACAAGCATTTCCATTTCACTAATTTCCATGTCGATATGTAAATCGGTGGCAATGTAAGGTTCGTATTGCTCGGTCATAAGCGGCTCCAAGTCAGCGATGGTGAAGCTGATATCGATAGTATCCGAATCACGACGACGCACGGTGGATGCGCCAATGCGGCGGGTTTGCGATGCGATGTACGCATCCATATCCCGATGCCACTGGTCAGCACGTTTGGCAATGTTGCGGGCATCTATCCGACGGATGGCATTTTTCTTACAACGCCAGGGTGAATGCTTCATTTCTTTTTGTCTCCGTGCACAAGTTTATCCAAGCGTCGTATCCAGCCGAGTTCCTGCCAGATAAAGAGCAGCCCCGCTGCGGCAAACAACACACAGAGTAAAATCAAAAAGAACTTCGTTACTGGGTCCACAAATTACTCCTTGCTATTATTTCCAGAAACCGGAACGCCACTTCATCCCGGTCATGTTTGTCATTTTACGAAAGGTCTGGGCCGCGTCACTGTTGTACTTGTCCTCCACCACTTCCCATTCGTCCCAGCAATCCCACGGGCGTTTATGGAGAAACTGCACCCACTCTTTGCGAACCGCGACAGCGAGATTACGCCCACGTCCGATCTCAATGCTGGTTTTGTAATAGAGGAAAAGTAGCTGGCCAATGGCCGAGAGGAAAATCCAGATGAGCATCGCGCAACCCATCGCGGCTGCTATCGTGTATGCCCAATCAAACAGCGATGAGAGGCTCACAGCAGGCCTCTTTCACGGTAGATTTGGCTACGCTTGTATTTAGCGGCGCGCTTCTTAGCGGCCTTCTCAGCGCGTCTCTGCTTGTGTGTCTTGGCAGGCTTGATCCACTGACCCTTTGCTGCGATCTCGGCTGCCTGTTCATGGCTGATCACGCTGCCTAAGCTATCCACCATTAACATACGTCCCGGCGGCAGTTGACGGGCGGCTTCACGGTAACCTTCTACCATTTTATTGGCCGCTTCACGATCCAACATATTGCCCATTTCAACGAGTTCATTTACGAACTCCTCGGCTTTCTCAGCATCGCCAGCGGTGTCGATGTGCAGCTTGGCCAGCAATTCTGCATTGGCCGGAACAGTTGCGCCGTCAACTATCATACGTGGTTCACCGCGCTCATTAAAACTTACCAGTTGATCTTTCATGCTTATTACTCCCTACGATTAAATAAAAGAAAAGGGAGACCGAAGTCTCCCTGTTTAACTTAGTAACGGATTGCCGCACCCACACCGCCGCTGCTCAGCAGCAGGTGACGTGAGGTTGGGGTTTCCAGCACCACATTCATACCCGGCTTGTGCTTATACAACTCTTCGTAAATCTCAGAGATTGCATCCGCCGTTGACGCCAGTGTGTGCGTACCGATGGTGTGTTCCTTTTCCACCGCGCCATACAGACCCGGGATAACCACAGAGGCGATCGTGTGTGACAGCACCAGTACGGTACCTTCACCTTCACAACGCACAACGTGTTTACCGAGGGACAGCGCTACCATTTCCAGCAGCTCACGGAACCAATCTTCTTCCGTGCTGGTCCCGTTATCCGCAACCGTTGATTCGTATACGTTCGTGGTGAAGTATTCGAGATCTTCTGCTTTGCGTTCCAGCGAAACGATACGTCCGTTTGGCAGTTTGGTACCACCCTGCGTCATGATAGACAGTGCGTTGTGCACATGGATGTCAATCAGGTACAGGTAGCTGTTAACAAAACGACGCGCTTCGCCAGCCGTGGTGACGGTGGAGAATTTGCCTTCGTTGATTTTCTGATGCAGCCCGATAACGTTCTTACGCAGGTTCTGAATCACACCCTGCACAAGATCAATCAGCTTATCGATATCGTCCGTGGTCTGTGCTTTGGCCAGACGTGACATCTCATTACGGTGAGTTTCGAAGAAGCTGCGAATCATATCGCGATCGCTTTCTTCATGGCCCACGTAGTAAGTCCGCACATCTTCATCCAGACGCACCAGAATATCCGCATCTTGGAAATACACAGCGCCTGCATCATTCTGTGTGATCTCAGCAAGTTCTTTGCTCCAGCTACCACCGTCGGTGAAGACCTTCACATCCGCATTGGCCTGCTTAGCGGGTTTCGATACTTGCTCAACCTTCACTTCTAATTCATGCGCTGCGTAGTTTTCCATGTTTTCATCCATCACGTTGAAGACGCTGTCGTTTAACTCACGGTTATCAGATTGTCCGGTCAGGACGGCTAACTGTGCACCGTTCTGAGGAGAAGGGGCGGTTTGTGCTGTTGCCAGCAGTTCATGCCCAGACGGTTGTGGTGCAGCAGCTTGTGCCGGAGCCGGTACTGCGCCCGTGGTCAGTACAGACAGGCCTGCATCCGCGTTGGTGTTCGGTGCCGCAGACGGGGTAACCGTTAATGGGATTCCACCGCCGCCACCGCCCAGTGCCAGACTCACACCGCCGCCACTACCACCCGGGGCGCTCAGTAAGCTGGTTCCGGTATTACCACCGCCCAACAGGCCACCGTTGTTTGCAGCCTGAGATTGCTTGATCAACGCGATCGCGTTATTAAACGTCGTGGTCAAGCTGTTGTGCAGATTCGCATCCGGGAAACGTTCGTTACGTTGAACCAGACCCTGATACACCGCCGACTTAAACGCATCAACCAACGAGTTGATTGTGGTCGCTTCATCCACACCTTTACCCAGCGCGATAGAGGCGATTGCTTGTGCAATACGCGCAGCATCATTGAGCTGTAAACCTTTGGCCTCGGCTGCGCCCAAAAGTTTCGCCAGGACTGCATCCTTTGATTTTGCATCACGCAGGACGGCCTGAATTCTATCCATTGGTACGTTCGACATCTGTTACTCCTTGCAGTTTAAATTAGGTTTTGTTAGCGACCGATCTTCGAGATATCATCCTGCGTCTCACGAACGACAGGCTCAAGTTTCGGATTGTAGCCCATCACGAGATTACGTGAGGTCTGCATGTACTGGTTAAGGATACCGTACTTGTACGGGCTTGACTTCGGAATGTAGTAAATGTTGCCACACACCGCATGAGAAGCACTCGCATGTTTGGTACGGTCATTAAGGTTAACTGTCTTACCACCTTTCTTCTTCTTGTTGTCCGTCTCTGTTTGGCTGATGGCGTGTGTGGACACGGCCAGTACCATGGATTCGGTTGACGCGTTGAAGAAACTGATGGCTCCGTTACTGGTGATACTGCGCGTAACGAGATTGTGGTTGATATCTTTGTTCAGGTGTCCTTTCACCGTGGTGCCGCAACTCTCAGATGACTTATCATCCAATCCTTCCAGCTTCCAACGGATACGGGATACCGTACTGGTAAAGCCCTGCGTGCCAAGCAACAGATAATCCACAACGGTCAGACGTTTGCCAAACATCGATGGGATGTCATCTTGGCGCGTCAGACGCGTACGAATCATGAGCTTGGTGGCGTACATCAAGAAGTCGAAGGTATCCATATCCGGATCGATGTCCGGGTCTGACACCATCAACTCACCACGGAACGTGTCGCTTAAGTAACGCGGACACTCGCCGAAGTGTGTCGCCATGCTGCGATGCAATTCCACATCGGATGTTTTGGTTCCCATGATACTGCGCCCCAGCACTTCTTTCCACACACCGGGTGAGTTCAAGTTCGCCAGATCCTCTTCCTGCGAGAATTCATCGAGCTTTGTGAACAACGGCGTCAGTTGGCTTAAGCCACTGCGGCTGTTCTGTTTACTGGCGTAATAATGCGCGGCTTTAAAGAACGCCCCACACATCACCAGCAACGTGTGTTCATCCTGCTCCCAACGTGGCTTATCCATGTTCGGGAAAGCAGACACCGGCACTTGCAGCGCGTATTGAATCGTACGAGACACACGCGGGTCAGCACCCGAAGAGATAATGACGTTCTCTTCTAAGTCCACTTCCGGCACTTTATAAGCTGGGATGATTTTCACATCCACGCCGGTATAACGTTTGATGGCTTCAGTGAAACCGTACTTACCGAACAGCCAGTACACCAGCGGTTTTTCATCCGCATCGTGACCGGTAGGATTCTTCGGTGTATACAGGTTCGATGTGCCCGGAATGTACAACTCTTCCTTGCGACCATTCACCAGTATCTTCACAGGGTGCTTGCCGAACTTCAGAGACACCTTGCGGGTGAAGTCGAAGTTTACAAACAGACCGTTATGCTCTTGGCAGATCCCGGGTTGGTGGATAACCGGTGCAACATGGTAGCTTGTGCCCCAGTAATTCATCAACCCACCGCGACGGATAAACGGCAGATACATCGGACGAGTCAAGACTTTGCTCTCTCCCGGAATACGGAAGCGTGCGCCAATCATGTACGTATCGGTTTCAGCAATCGGAATCGGTGCTTTACCACGGCCACTACGGCTGTCTTGTCGACTGATTTTAAAGATGAATGATTCAAAAGGCGACATAAAGCGATAGCCAACATAACCTAACCCTTCTGGCAGACGCGGGTTGTTATCCCGGTCGTAGGTTAGTTCCCGTCGAAGAATAGTGTTCACACGCTCGTGTATCCCGTCCTTTGCTTGGGTGTAACCTACACCTTCTGCAACAGCACGGTTAAACGTCGCTATGCGCTTATCCTCCTGAAGTCGTCGTATGGCATCTTTAAACACGCGTCACCTCGCTATAGTAGCAACCCCACTACCGTAAGCCCGGCGGCAAGGAATGCTGGTATCATTTTCAAAGTTTCGGAGCCGTCCTTGCGAACGAGGGAACGACTCTCGTAATGGTCTTTGCGCTCTTCTTGTTTCTGTTTGGTTTCTAGTTCTCGGTCGCGATAGTACGCAGCCACCCTCTCTTTTTCGATAGCGAGATCATTCAAGCGGTTTTTGTGTTCAAGCTCCATGGCTTGTTTACGTTCGTCCATTTGCGATTGGTTCTCAAGCAACTGAGATTCCAACTGACGTTTCGCATCACGGATATCGGGCAGGGTGTCTTCCCAACGGAATGCTCGAGCTTCTTCACGAGTCTCAAAACACCGGAACGGTGAGATAGCCTCATCAAAGCCAAAGCGCAACATACTGCCTTCCTCAACACACTCCCCACCTGAGATGGTCAGATACACGCCCTCTTCAAAGAAGCGTGAGCGCATAGGTTCAACGGCGATGACAGTGGTGTAGTAACGCACGTGCCGAATGATTCTCGGGTCACCGTGCTTCTGAACGACCACTACCCCCAACACCAAACTTGACTTGTTCCGCATTGATGTTCGCACTGGTGTCTTGTCGACATCCACAGGTTTGATAGAGAACCCCACACCGAGCTTCTTTACCAGTAACAACTCACCCCGCAGCAACGCATCAATTTCACCAATGGTGTACATCACTGTACACTCGCCCCGTCGTTTGAAATCCTCAACCATCATTTGTGCAATCTTTGGCGGTACGTCATCAAGCAAGCCTGATAAGTTACCACCCCCGTTTCTCACCCGATGCGTGACATACACCACAATGGAATCCATTGAGATGACATCAAGGTTCGGATGTATCACCACATGGCTGCCTGTGGGGTCAGTCATGAAGATGGGCAAACCGGTGTTGTTAATGACAGTCATGGACTTCACTAAGCCCCCGACGTTGATAGGGGCAGGCACGACGGTCGGCTCTACGTCTAAATCGATTCGATTCATCGGCTATCCAGTTAAATAATGCAACAGTATCACCTAGATAAAATCTATCTCATTTTCTTTACAACGTGAGCGCACATACAGTGTGCGCCTGATGTAAAAAAGAGAAGAACCCCTAACCGCAAGGGTTAGGGGGTAAATCTACTTACGCGAGGTTAAGCTTTCTGCGATGTAGAGGAGCTCGGCGTTGGTAATCGCGCCCAGATCGCAGTGAATCCCATCCCCTTCGAAATAGAGCGCACCGTTCTTTACCAGCTCGGATTTAAAGATGTTGCGCAGTCTGCCAGCCAGTGCTGCGACGTTGCTAGGCGGCGTGGCATCCGAGAACTCCTGACGTAGATAGGCAAGTACGAAATCATTTGCCCGAGGAACAAGAGACCACTTTCCTTCGGTGGAAAGAAAGCCTCCGCTGGGCAGGCTGACAACCCGTGGGAAGTTATCTTCATTCGACCGACGGAGGATTTCATCAGCCCACTTACGGTAGTTATCCACCGTGATGTCCTGCTCTTTGATCAAACCCCATGACGGGCAGACATCACCGAACGCCGATATCTGAATTTCACCGAGTGTTAGAGTACGCCACTCTGGGAACTTAACAATGATATCCGGGTCGTTCATGGCCTTTAAGAAAGTGTGGAGTGCATCTGCTTGGTCGCGGCTGATGAGGTGAATGGTGCCAGTGACTCGGTCCTCTTTTTCTGCATACTTCGGTTTAAGATAGATGCAATAACTGCCGCGTTCTTCACTACGACCGAATGAGTCGATATATGGCAGTGCTACTTTTTTCATTTCTTACCCCCCAGTAAACGACCCATCCCGAGGATGGCATTCTTATCCACACGAGCAACGGTTGCGTAGCCGGCGTCTATGCCGGTCTGGCCGTTACGCCAACGTAACTGCAGCTCGTAGTCCACCCGTGGGAACAGCGGTGACTCAGCGATGTTAATGAGTGTCTCTGCGATAGCTGGCAGATGACCCGTATCAACCAGCGGGCAAGCTGGCACGCGCTCCAGTGTGTAGTAAACGAACAGTCCGCTAACTCGATTGAAACCAAACCCAGCGTGGCGAGCTTCCCAAAACAGCTGGTCTTCTTGGCCATCTTGACAGATCCCGATACGTTCCCAACGATCTTGTTGGACAAAGACCCCGGTGACGACGCTTCGCATGTGGGTTGAGTCATTAACCCCATTCTTAGTACGTATCCGAGCGGATTTGAGAATAACCCAATCCACATCAAACCCACGCACGGTTGTGTGGGGTTCCACAGTCGTTGAGATTTGTATCCAACCGCACAGTGCAATATATTCCAGTTCACTAATGACTAAGCGGTGCGTTCCCGGCATGTTGTTCTGCATGACCGCAGTGTCAATGAAATGTTGTTGTTTATCGCGATCGTAACCAATCTCACGGATTTGATTAGCATCAATTTCAAATAGCTGTTTCATTTAATTACTCCTTATCGAATTAGGTCTTCTACAACTTCTGCCATGGCCAAGCGGTCGGTATTCTGAAGCAGGCTTATCTCGCCAATGCCGTTGCGTAACACAACATCGTAGCCGCTGTCAGGTGCGGTGTGCATTCCGATAATGCCCAACAGGCGGTCTGCAAGCGTTACTGCAGCGTGCGCCAACGGACGGTATACCTGATACTGCTCTAATGAATACGTAGTCGTCATGTAGCGGTGTTCATCGTTTACTGACTTATCTACCAGAAAATAACTGTCCTTTTCTTGGTTGGCCACTATCTGTATTCCGAGGTCGCGGTGGTAGAAACTATGGGCGTCGGGAACGAAAACGAACGGGTTATCATTATTGAAGCCAAGTGCCTTCATCGCATCGACCGCATTAGCACTGAGCGAGTTTTTGCCATAACTACTGTCATTGAGTTCGAAGACCACACCTGATAGTGTCAGTGTTACACGCCACCGGCCTTTGACCTCATCAGGGGTGTAAAGTGACACCCAAGCTTTGAGTGCCTCAACCTCTATGGCGCGCAGTCGTGGCGATTTCACCTGTCGACGGTACTCATCTCCTTCTATATACCTGACGGCTTCGAGATCCCCATTAAGCTCGAATACTCGTCCACCGCACAGTGGACGGATAGTGAGGCTCTTATTGAGCTGGAGTTTCAGTAGCGGACGTTCGTGTTTCATGAAATAGATCCTTAGAAAATGTGGGTATGCACATTGATAATATCTATCTCTAAAAAAATAAAATAAAAAGACCTACCTCCCGAAGGAGGTAGGTCTCTTTTTACAGCTCAGCTACTGATTAAGAACCAGTGGCCGGAGCGGTAGTGTTGCTACCGGTTGCCGGAGCAGTGGTACCCGCGCCTACATCACCAGCGTTGTTGCCGCCAGTGGTGGTGGTGCCATCGTTGACCACGTTGACGAAGTACGCCAGACGCTCTTCAACGAATTTGGTGATACCTTTAACCCAGATAACGCCAGTGATCGGGCAGTGGCAGATGTGCGCGTTGCGCGGCTGCACGGCCAGTTCTTTAGACGTTGAACCGTTACGCTGGATGTTGATGTTGGTAACCATGATTGGTGACCAGAAGTGGTTACCCCAGTTCAGGACGCAGTAAGAACCGTCCTCAACGTTAGCAACCTTCAGCATCCACTGCAGACGACGAGTCCAGCTACCGTCTGCTTCGTTCTTCACACGCCAGCGGTCATCGTTGGTGGTGATTACTTCGAAGTCGTAACGGTCGCCCAGCAGACGGGTTTCACCGCTGCTCAGCAGCAGCATGGCTGCAGTTGGTTCGTCAGTCGCGATGATGACTTTCGGCAGTGCGTTCGGGTCAGCGGTCAGCAGGCGCAGAGCCGGCATGTAGCGGCTGTCCTGAATCGCACGAGTAACCTGATCGCCCAGACGCTGCATCAGACCCTGACGGGCGTTAGTCAGCGCATCTTTAGTTTCCAGAGTCTGGATAACTTCAGAGACGTCGAAATCGCTTTCGTTGTACCATGCACCGACCCAGTGACGGCCCAGACCACGGATAGCAGGTTTATCCCACTGAGTTACCATGGTTTTGAACACGTCGCGTACAGCTTCGGTGTAGTTCAGGGTCTGGGTGATGGCCAGCATTTCGTTACGGATGTTAACCGCAGAAACCAGGTCATCCAGACGCTCAGCGTCGTCGTACTCAACACCAACCGGTGATTTGGTCAGGATTGGGGAACCGTACTGCAGCTTGTAGTTCTCCTGTTCCCAAACTGGGTCCAGCAGCAAGCCCTGAGTTCTCCGGTTTTCGTTGGTACGAGTACCATCGAAGCGCCAGCCGACCAGATCGATTTTGATGTTGTCGAGGATGGTTTTGACCGAGCCGCTGTCGATAGGCAGAGACATGCCGGTGCCATCAACAACAGAGTCGATACGCAGAGTTTTACCAGTAACTTCAACCCAGCCAGAACGCTGTCCGTTAGTGAACAGGCTCATGGTGATGTTCACCACGTAGCGCAGGGTGTAGTCGTTCTGCTTCAGCGATTCCAGAGCAGGCATTGCTTTGCCCTGCCAATCCAGAGTTTCGCCGTTCATTGCGAACAGAGTGTGACGGAAGTTCAGGATCAGTTCACGACCTTCACCTTCAGAAGGACGCTGGAAGCTGGCGAACTGCATGTCGCGAGTGGTCAGCTTGAACAGTGAGCCGTCTTTAACGTCTTCGCCTGCTTTACGAACTGACAGCAGAATCTGGCCCAGTGCAGCACCCGGCGCGATTTCGTCAGTTTCGTCGTAGCCTTCAGCAACGATACCCGGATGCGCAGACAGGCGGAACAGGTTCAGCTGTTGCTTGTCGAAGCTCAGGTAGTTAGTTGGGTACGCAGGTACGCGGCCCAGACGAACGGTTTCGTTGGCAATCACATCTTCCGATACGAAGTAGTCAGCGTTGCCGCCGTCTTCCATTACGTAAGGAACGATGCGGATGGCGTCATCCTGCAGCACTTTGTGGTTAGACAGTGCGTTATGCAGCGGCTGACGGTCATCAACCACGCTGTCTTTCGCCAGCAGGGCGTTCAGGACACCGCGAGTTACCGTGGTCACTTTGGTACGCACGGTGATACCAACATCGTTGCTTTCAACGGTGATGGTTGGGAACAGGGTTTCTGCGAACTTGGACTGGGTTTCCAGTGCACGGACGTTCAGAGTCCAGGTCAGACCGAGGTTTTTATCCAGATCTTTGTTGGTGTAGTATTCGGTACCAACGAATGGATTTTTGCCGTAGTCGTCGCCAGCAGCGCTACCCGGGTAAGCAACATCCATGAAGCTGTTATACTTCGGATTGCTTGATTCGGTAGCAACTTTGGTTGCGAACTCTTCTGGGTCAGAAGAAGCGGCCAGAATCATGTTTGAGGCAACCTGAGCAGCAAAGCCCATTTTCTTGCCCGGAACGACCGACTGGTATTTAACCTGTGCAGAGTCACGGGCAGTGGTGAACGCATCGTTCTGGGTGCGGCGGATAGACTCACCGGCAACAACCTGCTTCCACATGTCAGTGGCGGCAGCGGTGCCTTTGTGCGACATTACCAGAGCATTGCCTGCGTCGATAAGCTGCTCCAGCTGGGCGATTCGAGTATCTTTAATCATCTTCACAATTCTCTAGTTGAATAAATGACATGCGTAAATTTGCGTCAGCACCTGATGTGTAGCAAACTGCGTTGAAGTGCTGAACGAATCATCCACGACGCGAGTCTTGGTACGCACATATTTAAAAAGTTCTGCGCAGAACGTCTTCTTTGCTGCCTTGTCGTCTTGAATCGAAAAACTCACATGTGAGTGGTGGGGTTTCGCTTCAGACAACGTGGCGACAATCATATCATTACGTTGGGAGAAGACCCAGCGTAACTCAGCGGAGCTCGTTAGCCCATATAAATCGGCGAGCGAGCTTTCCGTACCTTTCTCAACCAAGTTCAGCACTTGGTCATAATATTTAGTGGGAGCAGGGTCTGCAGCCATAAACGATTTAAACAATGCGACAGGAGACTGTTCCGGTAACAGCTTGGAACTAAACCCCTGAGGGCAGTCATATAACCAGTTAAAGAACTCCGCTTGTAGCTCTTCTAACTTTTTACTGGCCGCCGCATTATCTATGTTAGGTTGATCCACCCACGATGGGTAAAAACGAATTCGCATTGAAGGATGCTCCATGAATAGTAAAATGATGTTGATAACAGCCTTAGCGACGCTACATGCGGAGAGCCTTCTTAACGACCCGGTCACTGACCACGACGTCATAAGAAGAATACTGCTAGAAGCTAGGTTACCTGACTACGTCGAAGAGGGTGACGAAAGGTCTGCCCTAATCGAAATCAAGGATATCATCACATCTATCATTGACAGTGGGGTCGAATACGACCATAACCACGTCATGAAGCGTCTTCGTCTCGCCACAACACAAATGCGCCCTCTATACGATACAATAACCGACTTCTTCAAAGAAGAGGGTGAGGACGTGCCGGCGGAAGAAGAAGCGCTACAAGAGTATCGTCGTAAGCTTGTCGCCTCCTATTACTTTCAGATGCGTCAAGTTATCCAAGGGGTTGCACTCAAGCAACAACTGGGTCGTGCATGGGGTGCCGTGAATGGCACAGAAACCCGTATCGATGTTAGCACCGCACTGAGCGAACTTAAGAACTCGCTATCAGCGTTCGGTGAACGCGCTCATAATAAGATTCCAAGCTTGGTCAATGAGCTCGTCACGAATAACACCGCGCCGTTCGTAAAAGTTTTTGGTAGCATCAACCGTAAAGCAGCCGGTAACGGACTGCGGACAGGTTGGCAAGATATCAACAACATGCTGGGTTGTAACAAGGGGATTACCGAAGAGCTGTGGTTACAGCCGGCCCTGCCGTTCAACTGTAAGTCGCTGTTCAGCTTGTTGACCTCACTGTCTATCCCTATTTTTAATGACCCGGGTTCAGTGATGATAGATGTGCCCGGTACCTTAACACCGGTGATTTTAGATTTGTCGTTTGAAAACGAATTGGATGTCAACATTGCCTACGGTTATCAGGCAGTGTACGGTCACTTCGAAGGTGTTGCCCCGTCGCTGATTATGCCGGAGACTGCAACAGACCTCGAGAAAGAAGCCCACACGCAAAGCATGTCTGACTACCTGTGTGGCAAGATGCGTCAGAACGGTTGGGATTACGTGTTCCAGAAACACACCAACACAGACTTCAAAGTGCATTACCTCAATGACATTATCTCGGACCTGAAAACACGCGGGTTCCATGTCGTTGGGTTGCGTGGCGATTACTTCGGCACGATTAACAAAGCTGGCCACGGTAACGGGATTGCCGGTACGGATATCAAAGAGATTTACCGTATCGTACGCAACATCATGGTTATCCGTCAGAAAGGCTTTGCATTAGCACCGCACCAAATTTCACCAGCGGGTAAACAAGCGAAAGCGCTTGACCCAGTAGGATTCTGTAAGAGTCTTCCAGGTCGTGGTCTCTACGACAACTGTACCAGCCTTGATAACGAGGCTGACGGCGAAATGTTCTTCAACAAGCGTGTCGTCAACGGACACAGCTACCTCGAGGTGCAACGAGGCAAACACCGCACCATTATCGATACGCCTGAGAAGCATCACTATTGTGTGCTGCCCTTCCATGACGTTGGCATCCTTCCGTGGGATGTAGATAAAGAAAACAAAGTCTCCGCCTCCTCAATCAACCACTTCACCGGTGGCATGGGCGACGATTTGTTCTAACAGCTGCCCGAGAGCCTAGGCTCTCGGGTGGTTTAGATGTGCCGCCCTGATAACCTAGGGCAAAAAAAAAAACAAAAAAAAAGAGCACCCCGCGGGGTGCCTTTTGTTAGCGGTAACGACTAATCTGCGACAGCACAGATTTGTGGTCGTTCAACATCTTCTCAAGACCCGGACGCCAGTCTTGGCCGAACGGCACCGCGAAGTGGTTACGGATTTCTAAACCACGGCTTTCGTCGCTGAACTTGATTTCAAACTCGACACGAGGACCACCGAAGAAACTGGTGTGTGCTTTGTATGCCAAATCCCCGTCGGTGAACGTGAGGGGTGAAATGTTGTTACCGCGAAGTGACTTCAGAATTCCGTGATAAAAGAAATCGTCACTGCGGTAGCGATCCGGATGTTGGGAGTGCGTAAGGAGCCATTCTTGAACGTTGTGTGGTGTTGTTCTTGAGCTGGTCGGCAGGTGTAACGCCAAATCGAAAACACTTTGGGTGAATGCGACGCGCTCTTCTTCGCTAACTGAAGTGACCGCCACGTATACCGCCACGTCACCAAGTAGGTCCCAAATGCGTTGGGGCGCATGCGGCTTGGCGGTATAGGCGATGGTGCCCGAAAAGCCGCCCGTAGAGAAATCGTTTCCGTCGTACTCAACGATAACTTGGCACATGTCTTTATTGCGGCCATCGGTATCTTCGAGAATCCAGACCTTTAACTTCCCGTCTTCTGTGCCGTAAGCCGGCGCACCTTCTTTTGGTAAAAGGCCACGGTCATTAGAAACAAGTTTAAATTTTTCAGTGTTGTTCATCGTAATTACTCCTTACAGGTTTAAAAAGCATCCCCGAAGGGATGCATCGTTTATTTTATTTACACCAACTTCCAGCCGAGCTTATCAACGCTCTCTTTAAACTCGGTAATGAGCTGCTGAAGGTCTTCTTCGTAATGCATGTACCACGCGATGACTTTACGCCCTTGCAGGCTCAGGTCGTCGCGGAAGGCCATTGTCAGGACTTCGATTTGATGCTCGTCGTACATCGGACGCAGCAGGAAAACCATTTGTCCGTTAGAGTATTGCACCGGTGGTAGAGAGTCCTCTTCCGGGAAGAACTTGCGAATATAGTGCGAGGCGTTCCAATAGATGCCATCGGGCGCGTAATCAACGTCATCACTCACAGGTTTAATGCGGCGCAGCAGCTCCTGTATTTCTTCATCTGGCGCGTTACGCTCAATCTGGCGCACAATGGTGAACAAATCACGCAGGTAGTTATCACGGTCTTTGGCATCCCATGTCCCCAGCAGCGCACTGTGCATCGCGCCGGCAACGGTTGCGTAGCAGGCTTCCATCAGCTCACGCCCTTCAATCGGGTTACCTTGGATAAGAAACTCGTAAACCGTTGTCCCTTCGAACGACACCGCCAGTGCGGTTAAGTTGTGCTCTTTGACGAAGCGGGCGTCGAGGTCGTAGTTTTCGCTCTCTGAAACGAACAGATTGTCGGTCTCATCGAAACTGTATTTAGTGGGTGTGGCCTGCCAGAACTTACTGAGGTTAAAATCGTGCATGCTATTACTCCTTACGAAAAGAAAGAACCCCTACTCTTTCGGGTAGGGGTGGTTATTTTTTATTACAGGCGAGAGAGCGCACCCTTTAACTGGCTGACTTCTTCATGACGCAGAATCATCTCATCAACCGTGCCTTCTGGCATGGCTTCCAGCTCACCCAATCGACCGAGAATGTCACGGCGAGTCTGGAAAAGCTCTTCCCCGCCCATCTTAGGATAAGCGTCTTCCACGTTCACGTTACGGGCCGCTTCCATCATCTCTTCACGCATGGCCGGTGGCAGGTCATTGGCGAAAGACTCTGCGGTGCGGCAATCAGAGGTCAGTGTGCTGTGCTTCAGACTCTGCTCAACGTTGTGCTGATGGTTGTGTGAAAAGTTACGACGGATACGTTCTTTGCGCAGACGCTCAATATCGATTGGCTGGAGGGTTACATCTTTACCCTTCACCCAGCCCAGCATTTCGAGATTGGTGTGGAAGTTATCCAGTGCATCGTTCGCCTGTGCGAAGATATCCGTTAACAGGTCGAATTTCTTGTTAACGATGAGGGTGTTGTCGTCTTGCTTCATCTCAAAGGTGAAGGCGATTTTCTGAATACCCCACAGCAGACGTTGGGTAATCTTAATGCCTGCCTCACTGCGCCACGTATGGAGGTTATCCCCCGCCCAACCCATGCAGGTGTGGTACAGCTCGTCAGCACCCTCCAGAGGGTCTTCAAACGTCTTCTCTGCCCAGCTCTGCGCACGCCCTTGGTCTTGCAGGTCGATTGTGGCAATCACCTTACGGGCCAACACGTTCAGCCCTTCGAGGTCATTACGAATCGTCTGTGTATCACCGCCCCGGGCGACAACATACGCCTGTGCCAGTTGAATCGCACTGAGTGGCATGGTCTTAACGCCAGTCTGTTCAAAGTTCCACTGATGATGGAACAGCTCACCCCGGTGGAAAATCGCCACACGTTCGTAGCCACGGTCATAAGCACGTTTGACTTCCCACAGGTCAGGCTCGACCTTAGCGAGGCTTTTGTACTCCGAGCCCTCTCTTAAGCTCAGGTCAGGGGAGGTCAGTTTGAAGCCGGGAAACACGGTTGCAACGATAGACATGTAATACTCCTTACGAGAAAAAAGAAAGCCACCCGAAGGTGGCCATTATGGTTACTTGTTCTTGCTGGCGAAATAACCAGCAAAACGTTTTTCGAGTTTGGCTAACTCAGAAGCACGTTTAGACGGCGGGTATTTCATTACCTGTGCTTTCGCATCGGCGTACGCCTGACCGTCCGACTTCGGTGTTTGCAGATAGCTCCCAACAGATTCGCTCACGTTACACTCCGTTACTTAGCAGCACGAGCGATAAGCCCGTTCATGACGTTACGATAGTTTCGGGTAGCCTGTGACTCCCGCTTCTTTGGACGGACCGGTGGAGTGAAGCGAATAGTAGGGTCGGCGAGACGGGCTTGCAACATTGCCGCTGCGAAAGCGTCGGCGTCCTGCTCAGTTTGAAGCTGAGCGAGGAAGCGCCCACGTGGGCCGAGCGTAAACGGTGTCTCATCCGTCAACAGCTTTTCCAACTCTGGAGTCGGTTTATCTGTCCCCTCAACCTTGGACTGCTTCCACCAGTGCGGGTCAGATTCACCTTCAAGACCACGGGTTTCCATGTGTCCATGGAGGGTAAGATCCGCCGTCTGGCCGTCCGCGGTTTGTGGCAGCTCATTAACAGGGATTGTTTTCACGATAATGCCTTTGTCTTGTTCAGTCATTGTAATGCTCCAGTGGGCTCACGTTGCCCATCATGTCTACGGCGAATACTTGCGCTGTCACGCGGACAGGCTGCTCTTCCTGCTGACGGTGTTTGGTACCGTTGGACAGGTTATCCCACTCGCGTTTGATGCGAGGGTTGTTCATGAACTCGTTGAACTGTGCGTCAGAGAAAGTCATCTTAGCCGCGTCCTGTGCACTGTGCTGCAGAATTACCTAAGTCAACGCAGTGGTTGTAATCTTTATTAACGGTGATGATAGAGCAAGCAACACCAACGAACAGGACGATACCGGCAATAGCTTTCAGATGGTTACGAGTTAACATAATGGGCCTCTTTGAATAGTCGATTATTTTAGTTCAGCAATCAGTGCAGCGATACGCGAGACTTCCGCCATATCGCCACGGGTTTTAGCTGCTGCCAGTTCAATGGTCAGCATGTTGATACGGGCTAGGATACGTGCATGACGCTCCTCAGGAGAGACACGCTTCGATTCGTAACCATAGCTTGAGCCTACTCCTGAGATTGTCATAGCGTTTCCTTAGACGTTGGCGAAGCGTTCTTTCGCGATGGTGTAGTATTTGCGGGCAGGATACCCAGTACGTTCTTCTTCTGCACAAAGCAGCGGGGTTGCATCAACCCGTGCCAAGAACTCATCAATCATGCCGTGCAGGTCATTAGATTCAAACGGTTGATTGAAGTCCGGTTTGTAGATGACGGCAATCAGCTTTGCTTCTTTTGGGATATCAAAGCCGCCGTCGGCGACTTCCATCAAATCCGGCATGTGTGCCGCTTCCCATTCCTTGATGGCTTCAACAGACTCCTCGACACCGGACTCTTCAGCGCAAATCAGCATCATCAGATAGAACGGGGAAGACTTCACCAGTTCTTTCATTTCAGCAGAGATAACTTTAGCGTTGGTTTCGTTACGGATTTCAGTAGACATGATTATTCCTTACAGTTTTAATGGTCGATGTAAACGATTAATGTATTCGTTCACCTTAGTAATATCTATCTGAAATTTCATGCGTTCGAAGTAAGCCCGCTAGACGCTCTGTAACGCATTCTAAGCGATTTTACGGTTAATCCCTACGATGATTCGATTCGCACAGGTTATACTCGTACAATAACGCGTAGGCGTAAAAAATAAGGAATCCTCCCTTCCCGAAGGAAAGGAGGTAAACCTTAGCCGCCGAACGTCAGGGTTTGGAACTCTGGGTTCTGGTCAAGGCCGTTTTTCACGGAGATGACAACGCGGTCTTTATCGTCGATCACTTCCACTGCTTCATCGCAGGTCAACCCGTAACGCTTCGCGGCTGGCAGAATGGACTCGTTATCGAACGGGCCCAGAATCTGCGCATCAAACGGCACGTACGAGTTAAAGGTCACATACTGACCCACACGCACCACCGGATACACTTCACGGAAGTTGGTTGACACATCCGCTGCACACGGCAGCGCGGTGTAGCGAATAACCGCACGCAGACCGGTTGTGTGTTCATCATCACGGGCTTCGCCAATCATGGTGAAACGGAACATGTCGTACTGCGCATCTTCCGTCATCATGTCAGGCTTGATACGATCAACGTAACGTGGGTAAGTAGTACCGTCGCCCGGCACCATCCCTTCTGCAAGTTTCTGACCGAACGCGTAGGCGTAGCCAAAACCGTATTGCAGCGCCAGCGCCTGTGCACAGGTCGCCGTCGTCATGGCATGTAAGAACAACAGGTTGCCCAGTGAACCCTTCTCAGAGATGGTCAGCTCTTTACCGCTCTCCACACCGTCGTGCGTGTGAACAATAACGATACGCTGATCAATCGAGGTTGCCATCACGTACATCAACGCCACTTCGCCGGTCTTCGGCAGGACTTTGGTGATACGCTCCATCAGCTTAGAAGGTTTGGCAAAGTGACGGGCTTCGTAATCATCGATAGCCTGAATCACCTGTCCTGACATACGCATGGAGTAGACGTTGTTGTTGCTCATGTTTCATCAATCCTTAAAGGGTGTTAGTTTCATAATAGAACATCAGTTTGTTATTTTTGAGTTGGAGAGCCACAGCGTCAGTTCGGTCTGGCTGTTAAAGCGACCGGAGGCTAACGTCTGCCCATCCACCGAGGCGTGATACACCTCACCCAAAACGGTACCAAACCGCGTGTACATACCAACGTCGTTGGCGTACATGAACTTCACGGGCATGCCCGGGTACACAATATTGGGCATCGACTGATTCCACGTCACCTTCACAATCATCCCATCGCGCATGGCAAGTTTGGAACGAATGTCTTTGTCGTGGTCAGCGTAATGCTTTTTCAGTACCGGGGCATTCACTAAGCCAGAAGCGTGTTTGTTGGGGGCCGCCTGCGAGACAAACTTATCCGAGGTGGTCTTAGAGACATCCCCCGGCGTAAACGAGCTAGAACGCCCGTCTAAGGCCCTGACAGACCCGACCCGATAACCGGTGCCCTGATTGAGCGACAGCTGGTCCTGCTGGTCTTCTGTGAGCGTATCGCCGCCTGTGATGATATACCGCACACTGGCATCACTGTGTAGCGTCCGGTCGATGTTAGCCGCACGCTCACGGGGCAGGTTCATCACCACCAGTTTTAAGCCGGCTTTGTTGAACTTGGTTTCATCGTAGGGCTTGAACAGGAACCAGTTATTGAAATACTGGAACACGCCCAAGCCTTTCGCATACACCCCATACTTTTCCTGAATGTAATCAAATACCTCCAAGAAGGTCACCGAGTCAGGGATGACCATGTCGCGATAAAGCTGTTGCTCTTCTGTCTCGTACTGAATCGAGTGCACGATACCGGCTTCGGCTTGCTGATTGGGCAAGGTGTCGACCAAGAGCTTACGCAGTAGCGTTAACCCGTCGGTGCCGTGGTACGTCCCGCCCACGTTCTTCAGGCGCTGGTACCACAGTGAAGCGGGCATCAACTCCAGTGTGACGATAGCCACCGATTTATCATCCGACTCCCCAACAAACATCGTCTGGGATTCCATGTCGGGGTCACGGCTACTCACTACCACGCCGTTGTAGTTCACCGTGTTGAGGATTTTCTCCCCGGCCAAGGTTAACAGCTTGACGTTCATGTTCCCGTTAGCACGCGTCGTCAGTAAACGCATTTGGGAGGTGGGGACGGCCATCGTGATGTGCGTTATCGTTGAGACCGCCCCCACGAAGTTACTGCTGTGGATGACGTCCCGAACTTTCAGCACCTTGAGCGTGATGCCCTTGATGCTGACGATAGCACTGTAGTTGATGGCAGGTGCCCCAATTGCCCGACTGATGTGACTATTGACAATTGTCTGGAACCTATCAAACATTATCGCGGTCCTCGAGATTGGAAGCGGGCTGCAGATTCCAAACGCCGGATCAGGGTATCGTTGAAGCGATGTTCATCTTTGGAGGCTTTCACCTCTAACCCAAAGAACGACTGCAACGAATCTGACATGGTGACTTCGGCTTTACGGAAATAGCCATAGCGGTGCGCCACTGGAAAGAGTTTATTCGCAAGGTTGTTAAACTCACGCATTCCTTCTATCGGGATACGGCGGCTAATCAGCGACGGGTTACTGGAAAAGGTTATCCAGTTTGCCATGTGCTCCATTATCCAGCCATACACCTTGATAGCATCGGTTGGGTCATTGATGTCCAGCGGCATACCCTGCGACAGATACTCCGCAATTTCAAATGGACGGGCCATTATCATCTTACGGTCGTGCAGGATGGCGTTGGCCTTCTTCTTGTCTTCCGGCAAAAAGACACCGTGCTCTTGCAGGGCGTATTCGGTCAACGTTGCATAAGCCGGCACACGCCAGCTTACCCAGCTGTGAAACAAATGGAAGGCGGGGCTAAACTTCTTGGTCATTACTACCTCACGTAACGGAGGAGCACGTAAACCAGCGGGGTGTAGTAGAACTGCGCCGTCTTCGGCAGCGTCCGTAACATCTCCGCCAACAGGATAATTGGCATCGGGGATATCGGTTGCTGTTTGATAAAGAGGTGCAACGCCCACTCAAGCACGTTGGTGTAACTGCCCTTGTAAAACGCCTCACTCAGGATATACGGAGTGAGTGTTGGAACACCGAAGGCCGGCAGGGATTCCCCGACGTTTCCACGGTAGTTAATGCTCTCAGGCACAAAGCCTGCAAAGCCCGGGAAGTTGTACGGGTAGGTGGCATACTTGTTATCGGCCGTGAAGAACAGGGTCGCTTGGAACTTTGACCAGCCGATAGTGTTCATCATCTGCAACACCCGGAAAGTCTTCACCGAGAAACACGCACAGCGTCGGTTGTAGTCCTCAAGGAACGTTCCGCTCTGGTTGATAATCGCATCCCAGAAAGTTTCGATATCGTTCGCCTGCTTCGGCGGGTGCGGATAGATACGGATGTCATGGCCCGGCATCGTCAGCCCAATGGCTCGCACGAACCGTGCCAAGAACACGTCGTATACCCGGTACTCATCTTCCGGGAACTTCAGGGTCTGGGTTTCATGGTCGTAGTAGCGTTTGACATACGTCTGCTCGATATCCAAAAGCAAACGTTCCACCCGCATGAACTCGTTCCACTCATCCGGCTTTAACAGCGTGTCCTCACCCCACCACGCACGTTCCCGCACGTAGTAATACTCGCGCACGGTACAGGCTTTGATAACCAGTGCCATCTGTGGCGTGACTTCATAGAGCATCGTGTACTCAATGTCGTAGGTCGCGATTTTGTTATCGGAGCCACGCACGGAGGAGGTGATGTTAAAGAAGCCCAGACGCCCGCCATCCATCTCAGCCACAAAGCAGTCGTGCACGTTCGGCGGGATGGAGTTGACAAGCGTTGCGGCACCCGTAATGGTAAACGTCCGGTTGTCCGACTCCTGACTGCGCTGTAGGGCGGTGGTAACACGCAGCTCAAGGTTGTTGATTTTCTCAAGCTGCTGGGTTGGGTTATCGACCTTGGGGTCAAAGATAACTATTGGGTCGTTCTTGCCTTTCAGCAGATGGTAGAAGGTGACTGTCCACGACGAGCCGGTCACGTATTGCAACAGGTGCTGTTTAGACACACGCTGCAAATCCATCACCGTGGTACGCAGCGGTTCCGTGACGATATTGGACGCTTCCTTAACCCCGTCCTGTGCTTGTACCAGCTCGGGGGCTGTGGGTTTGACAGGCTGCCAGTCGGCCCCTGACTTACTCGACTTCAGCATGCTCTACTCCTTCGATAGTCAGGATGCCGGTGTTAAAGATGGTCAGGTAGTAATCCCGGTCTTTGAGTTTGTCACGCGGAATCTTATCAATCACTGATGGGGGAAGACGCGGTAAGTCCCACCACCAATCCGGCGTGTTCCATTCAGGGAACAACCACTTGATTAAGACCTCAGCTGCACGCGGATACAGATGCAGCGGATACAAGTCCACGTTACGCCAATCAGACACCACCGTTTCCAACACGAAGTAGTTCTTGGTGACGTTCTGGCGACGCCGTAACTGGAAGTTACCGTCTTCCCAGTGATACAGCTTCGGCTCGATTAACGCCCCCTCTTCGAAGGCCAGGAAGCGGAACATCCCGGTCATGCCCGTGCGGTCAATACGGCGACAGTGGTCGATGTACGGCTGCAAGGCATCGTTCCAACGATACGGCAGGTCGGCTGTGTTAAACACCACCGGGTCAAGCATGTTATCTTCATCAAAGGCAACGTCGGTACCAAAGATAGGTAACAGGCTTTCCTTGCACGGATAGTGTAACCGTTGGAACTGTTCTTTCGGGGCCAGTAGGTAGGGAAGCTGAATCAGTGCCCGTTTTTCGTTGACCCACCACGTCCCGTCGAGGTTCTGCTGTTGCTGGGAACGGCGCACGTATTCCTCGTTGCTTACCCACGGCCCGTCGATGTCCGGCCACCAGACATCCGGTAATGGCGTTTGGTTAATAATGTACGGATACGAGACCACCACCTCTTCTGGCGGCTGGTAAAAGAACTTGATGGTGAAAGCGGCTTCATAGTGGTTTTCATCCTTATCCCACGTTGGGGGTTCAGTTGAATACACAAGCTCCACACGGGTTGGTGCAAAACGCACCGCCAGTGACTCCTGTCCACCGGCCACGTTCGAGATACGGGTGACTTCTTTACCAAAGTACGCTTTGAGGTACTCGGGGAAGCTCTCGTGCTTCGGCACACGGGTGTTTGCTGCGATGTAACACGCGTTCAGTAACTGCAGCGCTGTCTTAGGGATAATGTAATAGGCCTCAGACTCCGCCATCAGGCTGTAGCGGCCCATATCCTGTAAAGCGTTAAGACGGTTCACCCAGCGGTGTAACTCGTCCTCTGATTGATTGTGGCGCGTTAGGGTGACGGTGACGTCATAGCCACAGGTAGTAGGCGCAGCGTGGACTTGGTCGTCGCTGTTAGCAAAGAACGGGATATGAACGTTCATGCCGATTTGGCGATTGATCCGTGCGTACTCGTCGCGTTCTTCAACCACACCAATATAGACACGGTCGGTGCCTGCATAGGAGGCCGTGGTTTCCTCGCCCTCGGTAGACCCGACCTGATGGGTTGTCTTGAAGCGGTCATCATTGTAGATGATTTCTGCTTTCGCGATTCCCGATTCATTTAACGCACGATGAACAATACCGTCCACGATGGCTTTTCGAATGGTCTGGTCTAATGAAGGAATCTCAAAATACTGTTGCATTGGGGTGTCTCCTCATTAGCTCATAAAACTGGCTGGATACGCAAAAAAAAAACAGGAGTCCGAAGACCCCTGTCTGTTTACAGTCCGAACCCGCGGGAAACGTACCGTTTAAACTCCTGTTCACCAACCGTGAAGGTGTCACCCTTCAGTGTCGCCACCACGTCATCTTTGATGAGTTGGGTTTTAGCGGCTTCGGCTACTAGCCACAACAACCGCATGTCGTGTTTCACGTCGAACACCTCACCCTGCTGTGGGTGCTCGGTTGTGGTTACCATCGCCTTCTCAAAGACATAGAAGCCCGTGACCTTAACAGCGTTGTGACCAATGTGCTCTTCGAGCTCTGGAGAGAGCCAGACCTTATAGCCGTGCAACGTTTGTGAATTTATCACCAGTGACTCGTTACGCATCTTGCGCAGTGTGCCCATGCGGATATCGCTTTCACAGGCAATCAGGACATCGCCGCGTGTTGCGCCCAGCGGCATCTCAATGTACACCCGCTCGGGTTGAATCTTCTGATACAGTTCCAGCCGTTCTAAGAGCTTCACGACGCGTGCGTTGAGGCTAAGCTTGCCGATGTTACACCCGCCGTCATATTGGCTGAACTCTTCATTGTCATCGCCGGTTATGTTGAGGTCGATGCCTTCGAACTCAGAGAGGTGTTTAATAAAGTCTTTACGCTTTAACATTTTCTTAGTCATGGTCAATCCTTCCAAATAAAAAAGAGGGGACCGAAGTCCCCTGTCTTAGTTGTCAACACCCACGAGTAAAATGTGCGCCAGTTTCGGATAGTGCCAGAGCTGCACTGTCTGACCTTGCTTGCGCCACTTCGTACCCCGTTCGTCCATGAGATACCATTTCTCACCCTTGCCGTACTCCTCATGTTGGCCTGCGGACACAGACACCAACACACCCGCCTTCACAAAGTCGTATAACCAGATGAACTTGCTTAAGTCCAATGGCACACCAACCATGATAGTCGGCCCATTACGGGGGATGGCTAAAGGTTTGCGGGTTTTCCCCTCGAGTATCAGTCGGAACCAGAGTGCGATACACAGGTATTGCGCCTCGGTGAAATGCACCTGCGGTAGCGAGTTAAAGTGACGGACTAAATCCGTCCCCGTTCCCACTTCAATCATCAGGTGACTCAACGAGGTACCGAGTCCTTCTTCGGGTCGATACATGCGGTTGTCCTCTTGGCCAATGACATAGTATCAACCCGCCAGAATCACCCTTCCACTTTTTCTTTAAACGTATCGCGCAGATAGCCCATGGTTATCTTGCTGCACAGGTTACCCCACGTGAACTGGTGATTACCGTCAACCACCACCACTTCTTCCGGCTTAATGCCCAGCGGCCCCAGCCGGTTCTCAAGGAACTCCAGCACGGTGATGTCGTGACGGGATGCGCGCTTGTAAACAAATGATTCAATCCAGTCTTCGGGACGGCGACGGATAATAACGATGATGCCTTCGAGTTCTTGAATGGCGCGCTCAATGGCACCCGGATGCGATACGTTCAGTTCCATGATTAATCCTTACTCAGTGATTTTAGTGTATTCAACGATGGTGAAGCTGTGGGCGTGTTTATCGTCGGCCTCGACGTGTAACAGGGTACGCTCTTTGTACGCCGTGACATCGAACTGCGGGAAGATGGCATCAGCCCCACCCTCAATCTCGGTATCAACGTGCGTAATCAAAATGCGGTCAGCGTGCTCGAGGTACATCTCGTAGACCTCAGCCCCGCCAATGATAACCACTTCTTTTTCATGCCAGCTATCAGCAATGAGTAAGAGTTCATCCGGCTTGGTGATAATCCCCACACCGTATTCGGTACCCTTCGCAGGCACCACGTTTTTGCTGTCGCGGGTAATCACCCAGTTACGGCGATTGGGCAGCGGCTTGGAACCAATCGACTCGAAAGTCTTGCGGCCCATCACCACCATCTTGCCCATGGTCTGTTCTTTAAACCACTGGAAGTCACGCGGTAAACGCCACGCCAGTTTGTTGTCTTTGCCCAGACCCCAATGGCGGTCCACGGCAGCAATTACGGTTATTTTCATTTACAGGTTCCCTAATCCGGCACGCATGGCGCTCAGGAGATTACGACGTTCGATTTTGTGGACTTGCACAGTGTCACTGAAGTCAATGAACTGCGCATAACGCGGTTCGACCTCAATGCTCAATGCATGGATTTCAATGTGCAGCAGACGACCCGTGCCGTGGGTGCTACGGTGCAGCTTCACGGTGAGTTGACCTTGGAAGTCTTTATCAGCGAGCTTCTCAATTGCCTCTCTGACAGATTCAACGTCCAAGTCGTAGTCGATGTCACCGAGTTTGAAAATCAACCCGTGAACGTTATACAAGGACTGAGCAGGGAACTCTAATACTGGGCGAGACATTTGATTACTCCTTACAAAAAAACTAACCCCACCGAAGTGGGGCATGTTGATTAGAATTGAGACTGGACGGAGCTCTTACGGTGAATCACCAACTGTGGCAATGTCAACGGTTGAGCAGTAATCAGTCGTTCCTTCGCACTGGACAAATTCGTTACCCGAGCATGGGTGATACGTTCAGGCTCGATGGCACCGTTCGCTTCGTCCAACAGATGTTCATTCATCAGACGTTGTTCGATATCCAACGACATCTGCATGTCGGCTTTATCGAACGAGAGTTCAGTTACCACGGTCAGATAACCGTCCATGACTTCCGGCACACGGGCAACGTGTTTGCGGTAGAAGTGTTCAAACTTACTGTAGTCACGGCTGGCGGTTTTGTGCATGTATTCCATACCGGCGGCAACGGCCCACTTGTAGAGTGGCTGTAAGCGCTTGTATGTTTCGAAGTCACACTTCTGGTCCAGTGTGAAGGTACGGCTGTTGTAGTGGAGGGTAGCGCTCTCCGTGTTGCGAGCGTAGCAGGCTTGTACGAAAGAGGCGATGCCAAGCATAACCGGACGCGGTACACGTAATGGTGCTTGATGTTCGAAATGCAACTCAAAGACTTTAGCATCACGCAGGTCTGCGGTGTTGCCCGTTACGTCGATTACAGAGAGCAGGTTATAGTTCATGGGTTAAATCTCCTTGCGATTACATAATGGAATAGGTCTCGTGTAAAAAAGGTCATTGTGTTACCTCACCTAAATGATATCTATCTCAGATTCGGTCGAATAAAAGAAAGAATCCCCACTCCGAAGAGTGGGGTTTCCCGACACTAAAAGGGATTAACCTTTTTCGTGTGCAGCGATACCAGAAGCGATATAGCCGTTCAGGCCAGCGCTCAGGTTTTTCTGGATCATGGCAATCGCACGCTCTGCAGAAGAGACGCTGGCGTTGATACCAGTGACGCCACGGCGAACCATGCGGACTGCACGAGCCAGACCCGGCTTGTCGTCGATTTTAACATCGTCAACACGCTTAACCAGTTTGGTCAGTTCAGCTTCGAACTTAGCACGCGCAGTGTCAACTTTGCGGTAGTTCTGAACCTGTTTCTCCAGCTCTACGCCCACTTTCTTGTAGAAGGTGTTAGCAGAGGCCAGCTGACCCGGGTTAGGAGTTGGAACAGACGCTTCGCCTTCAGCTTCAGACGCAACGTACGAAATAACGGTAGTTGCTTCGTCGCCTTCGCCTTCGGTCTTAACGACCATCTTGTTGCCGCCCAGCATCTCTTCTTCGCCAGTACCATGGTCGCGAACGATAGAGACCAGTTTCTTAGCAGAAGCCAGTGAAGCGGTTTCTGGGTTGGCAGCGCCTTCCAGCGAGCTAACCATTTCTTCACCGACCAGAGTCAGTTCAGCCAGCAGGTCAACCAGACTGGTGCAGACTTTCAGCTGCTCATCCAGCTTGGCAGTTTCGTTACCCACGAACTTGCCACCGACAGACAGTTGCTTAACGAAAGAACCAGAGATGGTGTCTTTCTTCTGCTTGCCCAGTGCGCGGATCTGCGCTTCGTATTTCTTAGCGCGGCCCTGAATGGACTTGCCGACGTTGCTGAATTTCAGCCAACGATCTTTCAGTTTACGACCCTGCTCTTGCAGCCACTCGAGGATACGCTTCAGGAAACCTTTGATATCGGTCCACAGCGATTCACGAGCAACCTGACGACGGTTCGCAGCGCCATAGCTTTCGCGAGCTACAGACTGACGGTTGTCCAGACCCCAACGGCGACGAATAGACTCCTGCGCAACGTCCAGTGCTTCCGCAGCGGAGTCAGGCATGTCTTCTTCGGCTTCCATCTTTTCGTCTTCCGGCGTTTCGCTATCCGGATTGGCAGCATCAGCAGCAGCGTCGACATCGTCCAGCTGTGCATCAGTTTCATCAGCATCGCCTGCCAGTACAGCAGCGTCAGCGTCGTTACCGTCGATAACGCGGTCATCGTTGGCCAGATCAGCGAGGATACCCTCTACCGACTCAGCTGGCAGTTCCAGACCGTCTGGAACAACGGTACCGGTTCCTTCGATGGACTCACGAGCGAGTTTCTGTTGAATAAAGTTCATCTTTTCTTTTCCTCTGGGGTGGGCAACGCCACCCCCTTTAATTTAGAAACTGGAAAGCCTTTTCGACGCTAAGGGGGATTAGCCTTTAGCGTAAGCGCCGATGCCTGCACCGATGTAGCCATTCAGGCCGCTGATAACGGTGTTCGCAACGAAAGACACTGCGCGATGCAGAGTCTGGTAGTTACGGACCGCTTGGTCAGCTGCAGAACGGGCTGCGCTCAGAGTTTTGTGCTCAGCGTTGTCGGCAGCAGAGTCGATAGCTTTAGCCGCTGACTGTGCAGCGCTACGCAGTTTACCGATCTCGTCGTCGTAGCTGCGGAAATCTTTCAGCACGCCTTCGAAGCCTTTACCGATAACATCCAGAGACTGAGCAGCAGAGTTCAGTTTCGCGATGTCCGGAGTCGCAACTTCTTTAGAGTCGCTACGGTCGCCAGTTGACAGGAAGCCAACAGCAGTGAAGTCGACGCCGTTAACGGCTTTCTTACCACACTGGATGTAGGCATTGCCCGGCAGCGCGTACAGACGCTGTGCTTCTTCGTTGTCGAACTGCGGAAGATTCTTCATCTTCTTAGCCGCAGTACCGAACAGCTCAACAGTGTCGTAGAAACCAGAGGTTGCTACTGCATTGTCAGACTTAGACGCTTTGGTCACAACGGTTTCAGCAGAAGCCGCTTGGCCCTGCAGATGGCTGATCGCTGATTTCGCTTTACCACCGGTAACGTCTTTCGCCGCAGCAACAGACTGTTCCAGATTGAACTGACCTTCGATGGAGAGCTTGCTAATGAAGCCGCCAGAGATCTGCTCTTTGTTCTTTTTGCCCAGCGTTTTAATCGCAGCCTGATACTTCTTGGCACGACCCTGCGCGGTTTTACCCACGTTCAGGTATTTCAGCTTGGCATCTTTGATTTTGTCGATAACCATGTTGCAGAACTCGATGAAACGCTTCCACAGATCTTTCAGCGTTTCTTTCCAGCCTTCCTGCGCAGCGATGGTCATGCCACGGCCGCGACGGTAGCTTTCACGAGCCAGTTTCGGCTTGTCGATTGCCCAGCGACGACGGATAGATTCCTGCGCCACTTCGGTTTTGCTGATGGTTTCTTCCGGCAGCTCTTCACCGTTTTCAACGGCTTCGCTCGCCTGCTCGATGGCATCTTCGGTACGATCGGTATCGACAGCCAGAGTTTCTTGGTCGCCGTCCAGACGGTCAAGCTGACCATCGATAGAAGCCACTTCGGTCAGTTGCACGTCGAGGTTATCTTCAGAAGTCTCAACGTTGCTCAGGCCGTCAATTGCGCTTGGATCAGAGTTTTCCGCTGACTCACGCGCCAGTCGCTGTTGGATAAAGTTCATGCTTCAGTTCCTATTGGTTATAACCAAATACCCACACGCCCCTGAATAAGGGGCCCCCTCAGGGACGTGCGATCTTTAAAAATACTGCGAGCGAGGATACCATGTCAGACAATCCATTGACACGCGTAAGCCACTGCGCCAGCAGTTCGTGGTCTGCATAAGATAACAGACGGGTGTCCGGCTTCTGCGTTTGATGCGCATTACCCAGATTACGCACTTGCCCGGAGTCTCCGAACGAAGCAGCCATCATTCGACTACCGAGGCTACCAGTCTGACGCACGTATTTCGTACCATGAACATCGTTCATATACTGTTGCATCAGAATGGAGTATTGCCCAACTGAAATTTCGCGGCGTTTTCCATCGAGAAGGAATTGAACCGTCTCATTATAGAACGTATTAAAGGTAAACCCGATTTGCGGGTATTCGTCATATAATACTTCCTGAACGCTTTGCAGCGCGCAGAGACGGAAACGTGCCAGAACCACAGCACAGGCCGGGAGCACGGCGTGAATCACCGCATCATCATGAACCAGCACCGCGTTCTGGCTAAGCAGGTCCATGTACTCTTTGATGGCCTGTTCGGCGTTATTGAAGTCCATACTTCTTCTCCAGTTTCTCACGCTTGTACTTGAGGTCCATCAAGCGTTTTTCCTGGTCTTTGATCAGACGCTCAATAGCCGCATCGCCATTGCCTTCTGCCTGCTGTTTTTTCCACAGCAGAATACGCAGCTCTGCCGCTTTACCGGCCGCCACACATTCGTCGTAACGGTCCATCTGCCATTCAGCGAAGTTCAGACGAGCACGGTAGACCAGTGTCAGCGGGAACGGTACCGCGCTCATGCCGAGCGGGTCGGTTGTACCTGTACCGAAAGAGGCCACGAGGTCGTTGTAGGTATCTTCATCGAAGATAGCTTCCGGAATCTCAGCGTAGTCCGCTTTCAGTTTGTTGATAGGCGTACCTAGCACACGCAGCGCGATGCAGTAAACCATGTTCTGCGTTTTCAGATACTGCACATCGTTCGGGGCAACCGCACCACCGTCGATGTTTGACCCTTCAACCGCGTTCAGCTCAACGGCTGTCACGTAGTTCAGCAGGATGCTGCTGTACTTAACCGTGAAGTCGATGATGTCGAGCATCTGCAGCAGGGTCTGCTTGTTAAAGGTCAGCGACGAGGTCACCAGAGACTTACCGATGTCTTTGGTGATGTGCTGCTCTAAGAAGCTGCGCAGGGTCAGGACGTTCTCTAATGAAGGAATGATGTATTCCAGCATCGAGGCCACACGCAGCCCTTTCACGTTCAGATTACTGGTGCGCAGCGTCGAGACCATGTCTTCGCTCATGGCCTGCACATCGGCGTGTTTGAAAGGTTTCCCTTCCTGCGTCCCGACGACTTCTTGCAACGTTTGGAAACGTGGCAGCAGCGCTTCCCCAATCGCGTCACAGTTGGACGAGAGTTGGTTCTTCAGGTTAACGGACTCAAAGCTTGGCAGTAACATTGCCAGCATGTTCGGAATAGGCATGAAAGACCCCTTAAAGCACCGGTTGAGCACCGGAGCGATACGCTTCGATGATTTTGTTCACGTCGGCAGAGCCAGCCTTCGCTTTGCTGAAATCGTTCTTATCCAGCTGCTGAGAACCGTTCTGACCGCGGGTGTAGATAGTGACACGACCCCATGTCTGGTCAACCACGACGTAGTACATGGTCAGGGTGTTTTCGAACACACGCTTGCGCACGTTGAAGTCGTCGAAGTCACCACCCAGACGCGCTTCTAAGCCGTCGATGGTTTCCTGCGAAACAATCATCAGGGCCGAGGCGTTGTTGATGGACGGAGACAGGGTTAACATGCCAGACAGCCAGTTACCGTTTCTCTTCTCCATCATCTTAGAGTAATAGCCCGATTTGTCGCGGAAGCGATTCTTACGGTACTCATCGATAAGGTCGTTTGAGAACGCGATATCTTTTGCTGCACGGATTTTGTCAACCGCACCCGAACCACCGCTCTTGTTGGTCGAGACACGAATCCAACGCTCCCACATGCTACGGTTCTGTTCGCCGAGCAGGATGATGTTTTCGATTGAGGTCGTATCGGTTGAGCTGACTTCCAGACGCACACGCATCGGGACTTCCAGCTTGTTGCCATTACGCTCAAAGGTCACGCTGAACTGCTTACCAGACGACAGGCTTTCCTGCTCGCTCAGACGCTTCGCGAAATCGCTTTGCAGGGTAGCGCTGGTGCGCTCATTGCTTTTGCCATCGCGCGATTCACGTGCCACTTTACGGCGGGATGATTCACCGACCGCAAGGGCGAGGTTATCGTATGACGGCAGCGCAAAGCGACCCGGACGTGACGACTCGCCGATTGCCAATGCACCCAGTGCACTACCGGTACGAACCGCAGCATCCAACGCGCTACGTTTGGTGGAGATTTTGTCCAGTGTGCCGATAACGTCGACTTCCGGAACACCGGTCAGCAGTGACACGGCGGTCAGGGTTTGCCCCGCCAACAGCAGCTGCATCTTTTCCATAATGCCCGGCAGATAATCCAAGCCCAACAGGCTATCTTCTACCAGCGTGGTATAGTCATTCTGTAGAACGGAGTTGAACTCCTCCAGCGAGTCCGCCCGCTGACGAAACAGCGAGGGGAAGGCAGCTAAGAACGTGATTACGCTTGACTCTACGGTTCTCTGTATCATCTTTTTTTCTAACTCCGGAGTTAATAATGAGTAACGAGACTGAAAACGATCCGGGATATGATCCCAATACCCCGGAGGACTCCGGCTATAGCAACCCGAATAATGCGGATGCCGTGCCCTCAGTCGCGGGATACATTGATGCGCGCCGGTCTACCGTTAACCCGAACAAAGCGTTTAACATCAATGATGAGTTAACGGCATGGACGTCCCGCTTACGTTTGCTTAGCGGCCAAGGGTTGGCTGCACAACGCATGACAAACCCCCTCATGGGTTTCAACCATAGAATGGCCTCCAGCCCTGTTCCCATTAACAAGGAATACGGCGGACTGACATTCTTTACCCGACCGGATTGCAACTTCGAGTTTGACAATATTGCTAACTCGCGTCGCTTCTCGAACATGGCGGCACAACCCAAGGGCTCGCTCGATTACTCGATACTGGCGGCACTCGACCCGGACTTTGAGCTCGGGTTTTCGGATGCTCCACGCAATGCTAATGGTCAGCGAAAAAACCGACTGGGGACACCTTTCCACCCAGACATTCCATTCGATAACCTACAGGCTTTCATACCATTACTCAGCACACAGCTAATGAGCCTCTCGGCCCCGCCGGATGAGTCGGTGGACGTGTGGACTTCGCAGGAAGGTTTGATGCGTGAGCAGTACGGGATGGTCGATTCCACCAACGAGGTGAACAACGCCTACACAGTGTCGGCCACCCTGAATAACCCGTACGGTGACCCGATAATGCGCATGATGTCGGTGTGGTTGGAATACATGGCAGGGGTGAAGATGGGCAAGTTCAAGCCCAAGATTCGCAACTCCATTCAACGTCGCATGGACTACTTCAGCCGCATCTACGGCATTCGCTACGACGCCTTGGGCAACATCTCCCGTTTTTGGACGATGTGTGTGGGCTTTCCAACGAACAACAATGCCGGTGCAATGGCTCAGGTCGATAACTCCAAACCGTCACTAGATGATGACACCACGGTCACCATTAACTGGCAGATGTTTGGGGCACGTTATAACGACCCGCTGTACATGGAGATGTTTAACCGCTCGGTGGCTATCTTCAACCCGGACATGACTCCTGACCCCCGTCAGGAGACGTTCACCCCGCTTGGGGGTAACTCACTGGTGCCGATTCCGGCCGAGCTCTTGCCGCTGTTTAACTACTACGGCTATCCTTATCTTGACTCCGTACGCCGTCGCATCACTTGGTACGTTTACCAAGCCGACTACCGTACTGTGCTGACCAAAGCAGGAATCCTACGCTGATGGATACTTACGACACGCTTAAAAAGAACATGCTATTGCTGGCGCATAACCCCGCGGCGATGCAGACCTTGGCCTTAAACCAACTGGCGGCTGTTGAGGAGAACAACCAAATCGTTCTCATGGACCCAACCGACCCGGTGGTGTTTATCGCTGAGATGGGTATCATGTTGGCCCACGCCAGTATCCAGAGTCAGCGTGAGCTGCTGCCCAAAGTCTACCCGTCCATGGCCAACGACTACGACGACCTGTTCCGTCACATGTCCGATGTGGACTACGTGGATGTCTTTGCCCAACCGTCCAGTGTGCCAATGTTACTGGTGCTGGATGTGGACTCGATTCTCTCTAAAGCCATGCCACTGGTTTCTGACGGGGTGCGCCGAGTCACCTTCCCGCGCGACACGGTCTTTAAAGTGGCGGGCTATGACTTTGCGATTCAGTACCCGATTGAGATTCGTGTGCTGCCCTACGGTACTGTTGAGCAACCGGCGTTTCAGGTGGTGTGGTTAACCGAGAACCAGTCACCGATTACCCCGGTCTCAACGAATGCGCTGGATTGGATTCTGACCAGTGCCCCGAACACCACGTCGCAGCTGTTGGGTATCCGCATCCCGATGTTGCAATACTCGGTGTCGTCAGAGAACAACCACGATACCGTGGCCGGTAACAGTCAGTTCATCATGGACCGCACCTTTACCAATAACTTCTTCTACGCCCGTGTGTGGATGATGGCCTCGGGCAGCAAGACGTGGGTTGAGATTAAGCACACGCATTCCCGTGACGTGTACGACCCACAGGTGGCCACCGGGTTGATTCAGGTCAGTGGACAGAACGTGCGTCTGACTATCCCGTCTATCTACTTACAGACGGGGTTAGTGTCCGGTGAGATTCGACTGGACATCTACACAACGTTGGGACCCCTCAGTGTGGATATCTCGTCCTACACCGGCGACCAGTTCACCTTTGGCCTGCGGGACTTTAACGGGGAGATCGATGAGACCTACACCAACCCCATCAAAGACTTCCAGATTCGCCAGCTCACTGCCGAGACCGGCTCTGTTACCACCGGGGGTCGTCTGCCGTTGACCTTTGCAGAACTGCGTGACCGTGTGGTGAACAACGCCGTGGGACAACGCCAGCTTCCCGTGACCTTGGCACAGGCGAAATCGACAGCGAACGATTACGGTCTGGACTTGTCGGTGCCTATCGACTACGTGACGGGCCGTACGTTCCACTTGTCCTCTGCCCTGCCGGCTTCCACCGTGAAAGGGGTCAGTTCGCCGATTGGTGCCCTGACTGCCCCGCTGCTATTTAGCTGGGATGAGTTAGCAAACCTCTCGACGGTGCGGGTGAACGATAACCGCCTGACGATTATGCCCTCGACCATCTACCGTTACACCAACGGGTCGATTACCGTCGATGCGCAGATGACGGAGTTGGCCAAGAACCTCTCGCCTGATCAACTGATTAACCTCGCCAACGCCGTGCCGTACATGTTCACCCCGTTCCATTACGTGGTGGATATCAACAACACCGCGATTGATGTGCGTATCTATCAGCTGGACAGTCCACAGGTCACGGGGAAACGCTTTGTCTCCACCAACGTGTCTACCACGCTGAGTGTGGTGTCCGGTGATTACGAACTGGTGAGTACCGAGAAAGGGTTTGCGCTGCGCGTCACCACGAAGTCCGAAGCCTCGTATAAGGCGATTGCCGATGACCAGTGCTTTGCACAAATCTCCTACGTCCCGCGTGGCTACACCGGCCAGTACGCGTACATCAACGGCACCCTGATTGGGTATCGTGACGATGAGCGTGTGTGGGAGTTCCCGCTGGAGACCAATCTCGATGTGGACCGTAACGATGAACTGGTGTTGACCAACACCCGTCTGGCCTCTGCCAATGCCACACCGGTACCGGTGGGACTGGAAGCGGAGTTCAACGTGTTCTTCGGTGTGACCGGTTACTACCCGGGAAACTACGAGCGTGCCTCCATGGATGCGATTCTCGTGCCTCCGACCCGTGATGCGATTGGTGTGACGCAGGAGATTTATACCCTGCAACTTGGTAAGGCGCTCTCGGCGTATTGGCGTAAAGCCCGTCCACAAACGGATGGGATTAACTACAAATACTACCAAGAGGACGTACTGGCGTTCTACGAGTCGGATATCCTGAAGTACAAGGACGGCACCGACTCGGTGCCAGAGTACACCTACGACCCGGCAACCAACACCATCGAGTTCGTGTACGAGCACCGCAAGGGTGACCCGGTACTGGATGACAAAGGCAATCAGGTTATCCGCTTTAGTAAAGGTGACTTGATGCGTGATGCCAATAACCAACCGATTATTGACAAACCGCGTAGCCTTATCTTCCGCAGCGAAATGTCAGTTTACGATGCCCGGTATATGTTTGCCACCGACCCCACGGTGCAGGCGTATCTGCGCTCGGTGATTGACTACATCGTGAATGTGGTGACCGTGAAGATTCCTGCGATGGCAGGGAGCTTGCTTGACCAGACGGAAGCGTACTTCGTTCCCGTTACCACCATGGGTTACATCCAAGCGCGTACCGAGGACGGTACCGTGACCCCGATTCAGGCAGAGAACCGCTTCACCGTCAGTTACTACTTGACGGCCGCGAACCGTCAGAACACCGACCTGCTGAAAATCATCCGCAGCAAAACCTCGAAGGTCATCAACGATTACCTCATTGCCAACAAAACCGTTTCAGCGACCAAGCTGGGCGAGGCCTTGAAGTCAGAGTTGCTGGAGTCCGTGATTGCCGTGGAAATGGGTGGGATGGGGCCAGACAGCGATTGGCGTATCTTCACCGTGGTGGGTGATGCTTCACAAGCCACCATTGGTAAAGTCCTGACGCTTGATGTTGACGGCACCATGAAACTCAAGGACGACATTGTCTTGGCCTTTAACCGCCACGACACCGACGCCAAATAAAATGAAGTACCCACCTCCCGCAAAGGAGGTGGGACTTTTCTTTATTTCGCCATCTTGTTGCGTGTGGAGGTATTCGCTACCGCCTGCAACGACGCCCCGGCGATACAGATGCGGCGGACCACATCCATGTTCGCGCGAAGCCCAGTCACAAAGTCATCGGACTTCATGTACACCAGAGACAGCTCACGCCCGTCACCGCTACCGCGTTTGCCTTGACCGACATCCCGCTGGATAGCATCCGCGAGGTATTTGAAGAAGTCCGGTTCGAGTTTGTTGACACCCTCGGCCCATTTCTCAAACACTTTCATGAACTGGTCAATCTGCTGGCGCAGTGCTGTGTAGTTACTCAGTGCACCCCGGTTAGCATCCTTGGTGTAACCCTCAGGATTCAGACACACCAGTGCGGCCAAGATACCACGGGCATCGGTTGCGGTGAGTTTGATTTTCTCACGCAGGGTTTGGAACGAGCTACGGGTAAAGTACGCCCCTTCTTGCGTGGTGTGCAGGCGAATGCCGTTCACCATGTCAATCCCTTCGTCGTAACCGACCAAGTCACGCGACTGTGCAGGACCGATTAACACCGCAGGGCCCATGTCGAAGGAGAAGCCACGGGTGGCGTCATCGACGATGCCCATCGAGGCGTTGTTCAGCTGCTCCAGACCTTCTGAGAACAACCCTACGGCGATATCACCGGCCGGGAATACCGAACGTTGGCCTTTGGTGAACACGCCGTGTGGGTCACGGTAGTTCTGCAACAGACTCTGCTTGTCCATGGCCGCAAACCCACGCATCATCACGTTAAAGTAATCGATGAGTTCTTTCACCGTGTTGCCATAACGCTTGTACACGAGCTCACAGGCGAACTTCATGCCGGTTGCCTGCACAGTCTTCGGCAGGCGGCTGTACGCTTCCTGAGACGTCCGTGAGTCGAACACCGCAGAGGTCACGCACATACCCAGCAGTGCATCGATGGCGTCGAACAGCACTTCGTTCTCGGCTTTCTTTCCGCCCTTGGCATATTCAGAGAACATGTTCATGAACGGTGACTTACCACCATTGGCTGCCGCGACCTTGTTCAGGAAGTCTTCCGCCTTGAGGTCAGTCAGCACTTTGTCAAGCTGTGCGGTGGAGAGGTTGTAGTGGTCGACAGACGAGGCATCTTTGGCATACGCCAGATACGCGTCTTTCACTGCTGTGATGGTCAGTGAGCCCAGTACACTCTTGCCACCGACTTCAACGGCATCAACTTTCTCTTTGACTTTCTCAGCATACCCGCTCGCATCCACATCGCCCTTGCCCCCGAACGGTTTCCCGTTTTCAATAATCCATGACACCACTTTCAGCAGTGCGGTAATGGCCAGCACGATTAAACCCATGCGCCCGGCTTTGGCCCACGACTCCAGCGCCACCAGTGTTTCTTTCTGGTGTGTGCGACTGTAGTTCGAGGTCAGGAGACGTTGTACGTTGGTCGGGATAGTCCCGGGACGTATGGACTCGACGGCCACGGCTTGGTCACGGCTTAACCCCTGACGTTTCACCTGTTCGATAACCGCTTCAATCTGCGTCATCAAACGTGCACCGTACACGAGGTCGGCATCGTTGCGTTGCATGTACAAAGAGAGCTGGTCGACAGAATCGACCTTCTCTTCCATGCGGTCTTTTAACAAAGCGCCAATTTCACCCAGACGCCATTTGGGGTGAACATTGACGGTGCCCGCAGGCCCAGTCATTGAAGTCATGCTGCCTGTCCTTTCAGTTCTAACAGGTAGAAACCGATCGCTTCCAAGAAACGGTCAGCCCACAGGGTTACAGTCGCCCAGACGTCTTCACCCACCGCATCATCAAAGATTTGCTTCACGGTGAAGGCTTCCAGTGCTTTGTAACGGCCCCACGCCGCGTCGTAGCGGTTCAGGTACAGGCCAGACGTCAGGTCTTGAATCGACCCTAAGTCAATCTGCATGATTTCGTTCACATCCGAGATGACAGGTGCCATCAGGGGACGCAGCAGCTGGTTAGCCGCTTCCAGTGAACCGTTCATGCCATTATCCGGTACCGGCGTGGAGAACGCGATAGAGAACGCCACCAGTGCAGTCAGGGCACGGGTCGCCTGTACGCCTTGGCCTTCGTTGGCACGTTTGAAATCGTAGACGAGTCCGCCTAAAGAAACTTTGTGTGTCATGATAATACCTTTAATCAAGTTGAGGGCGAACTGCTGCTTACGCTGAAGAAGCCTTCAGTTTGTTCATGGCAACAGTCAGGTCGTTAGACAGATACGATTCCACATCGCGCTGGTAGTCCACCGCGTCACGTTCACGACGGCCAGACGGAATGAGGTTCTTGTAGATGTACGCATACAGGTTGTCTTTGTCTTTCACGACTTTGAGCAACTCATCAATCTGCGCAATCCCATCCAGCACACGTTGACGGTGTGCGTTGGCGGCTTTGGTGTTGATACCGTCCAGCGTCTTGAGCTCTTCAACCAATGCACGACGCATGGTTTCAAAGCGCTCCTGCGGTGGATCGTAGATGGTCGCAGACGGGTCATTGGCCAGCAGACCAAAGGCGATAGAGGCAGTTGCCAGCAGCAAGCCCATCGGGTTGGTGGACCACAGAATCAGCAATGCCACACGGCCGAGTTCCAGCGTCAGGTGCACACCCATGTTCATGTACGAGGTGCCACGCAGCAGGTACATCGGCGCGGTTTCCAGTTTGTACAAACCAGTAGCCAGATGCGGGGCTGCACCAAAGCGGGCAGCGTAGTCATCCGCAGCACGTTCCCACGTACGGTTACCAAACCCTTCACCACCGGTAATGTTCGGACGCTCTAACAGCGTCGCGGTCACCAAGTGGATATAGATGTTCTCTTTTTTGAACTCACGCACAATGGTTTCAGGCTGGTCGATTTTGGTGTTCAGCATGCGCTCAACGTCTTTGACAACGCGCAGCTTCTCAACATCCGACTCCATGCCCATCATGCGGTTAGCAGCCGCATCGGCAATCAGGTTCACCACCACCCCACGCATCAAACTGCGGAAGTAGTAATAGACGTGACCCACTTCGTGCAGGATGATGGCCGCGATTTCGTAGTCGGTCATTTCCAGACCGTGCATCAGAATCGGGGTCACGTACAGCGGGCTTGACACCTTGGACAGGTCACCTGTGATTTTGGCGTTGCTGTCATCAAACGTCCCGGCCAGTTCGTTCTCTTTGATGAACTTGGTGTACGCATCCAAGTCATTGTTGCCACGGTAATACTGGCGATGGAGATTAGAGACGATCGGGTTGTTGGCATCGAGCTTCGGTGGCTCTACGCCGGCAAAGGCAAACGCCGCCAGACCAATCTCGGAACCGTTACGAAAAGCGATAGTAATTCCGCAGTTCTCGAACACCCACTTTTCAACACCGGAGTTTTCATACCCAGCAGGAGAGAAGTCACCGGCGCGCCGAAAGGCTTCAATCAATTCCGCCAGTGTTGCAAGCTTCTTTTTATCTTGGAATCGAATTGACTCCGCGGCGACGAGCTTTAGCTCAGCCACCGTCTTGGCGCGTTTAGCCCAGTAACCTTTCATCATCTTTCCTTCTAAGAAAATTACGTCTCCACTGGATGCTATAGAAGCCCTATATAGCTTGAGAGACACCCATGGAACAAAATCACTATTACAGTCCCTCTGATATCGCGGGACGTGAATGTAAAAACATTACGTACGCCACAGACGAAGAAAAAGAGAATGACTGTGTCCTCGTCAAAGAGGTCATCCATACTAATGATGGTCGGCAGATACCGGCTATCCGTATTGCTGAGAACGTGAAACGTCCCATCTACATTACTCAACCACAGCATCGTAACCATCAGGAAAAGAAAGAATACGAAGAGCGGGGCAAGTGTCAGGAACTGATGACGACCGATGTAAACATGGCGGCCACCATTCAGTTGGGACTCGGCTATCGGTTTGTGGACAAAAAGAAAAGTCTGCGTCAAGCGTGCAGCAGCCCTTACGTCTATTGGGCAGACTTAACACTTCCCACGTACATCAAAAACCAGTACCTCAAGAAGTGGTCACAGTTCGTTTCTGAAAACCGCATCTGCGTTATCGACGTGGAAACCAACGTGCGTGAAGGCCGTGACCGTGAACCGAATATCATGAGTTTCATCTTGGATGATGAGATTCACTTCTTTGGTGACAAGCCGTACATGGACCGTATTGGCAAAGACGCTGACCAGATTATTGCCAAGAAAGCCAAAGAGCTCTTAACCCGTGTGCCGTTCTTGGAAAAGGACAAAGCCACCGGTGAGGAGAAGTGGGTAGAGAAAGATGTGCTTGGCGATTTCAAACTCTTTGTCTACACCTGTGCAACCCCGGGTCAGTGTATCGTCTCGATGTTCCAGAAGATTCACCAACGACTGCCGGACTTGGTCGTGGCATGGAACCACCAGTTCGACCACAACTGTATCATCAACCAACTGGCACAAGAAGGTATTCCGGCTGAAGACGTTTACTGTCACCCTGACGTACCGGTTAAGTATCGTCGTTGCTGGTTTAAAGAAGACCAAGCCAACAAAAAGACCGAGTCAAAGTCACTGACCAAATCCCCAGCCGACCAGTGGCATGTGATGTACTGCATGGCCTCGTTCTACTGTGTGGATGCAATGTGCCTGTTTAAGAAAATCCGTACCCACGAAGGTAACCGTCCGAACTATAAACTCAGTTCGATTCTGGAAACCGAAATCGGTGTCGGCAAGTTAAACATTCCGGGGCTGGATTACACCGACAACCTCGGGTGGCACGAAAAGGCACAGACAGACTTCCCAGCTGAATATGCCGTCTACAACATCATGGATAACCTGTTGATACTCTTGCTGGACCAGAAGACCAAAGACTTAGCGTCGGCGTTCTCGGTACTGGCCGGTGTGTCAATGTTCGATATCTTCCCTTCACTGCCAAAGCGTATCTGTAATGCCTACACCTTCTACCTCTATGACCAGAATCTGGTGATTGGGGCAACCGGTAAGGAGATGCGTACCGACAAGGACGGTGAGGTTATCGGTACCGACGGATGGATTGTTACCCTGCCCGCGCACATGAACCAAGAGAACGGTTTGCGTAATATCTTGGCAGAGATTGGTGACTTCCATTCCGCGTTCCGTGGTCAAACGGCGGATGCGGACTTAACACAGGCCTATCCATCAGCAACGAATATGTTAAACCAATCACGTGAAACCACACTGATTGAGCTTATCTACGTTGACGGGGTAACCGAAGAAGTACGTCGTCGTGTTGGGGTGAACCTGACCGCCGGTCGTATCAATGCCATGGAAATTGCCACGGACTTCTTCTTGTTGCCAGACAAAGACACCGTACTTGAAACCTTCATGAAACGTATGGCCGATAACGCGGCACACGCTACCCATTAATCGGGAGGAGATATGTTTGCTATTCTGGAAACCACGCTGGGCATGGCTCAAGCAATTAATCCGCAACTGGCGCGGCGCACCGCGTCACGACCTGTCACGACTGTGCGAGAAGAACCGCGCACAGAAATCCGCGAGGAAGAGGAGGAGAAGGGCCCGAGCCAGGAAGTCCAGCTTACAGCGGCGTTCCTCATCGGACGACTAACCCGCAAATAAAAGAAACCCTACTACTCCTTCGAGTAGTAGGGCCTTTACTTTTTAAATGACGTTGAAAGCGTGGGCAACCAGCTGCTTCAGGTCATTGTCGATGATGCGACGAATCAGACGATCGATGTTGTTACGCTGACCGTAATCCGCTTTGTTCTGGGACTTCGCAAACCGCGCCACGTTGTTGATGAAGATAAGGTACACTTCACGCTCGGACTGGTCAGGGAAGGTTTCCATGAAACGGTTGATGGTGGTCAGGCTGAACAGACCCTTGTTGTATTTCGTGGCCGAGGTCACGAACACACCGAAGGCGTCCATAAACGCATCACCGCGCAGTTCCCACAGCTTACGCCATGCCTGTTGCACTTTGGCAATGGCCTGCTTCTCTTCCTGCGTACCCGTAGGCTTGCCCGGCGCAGTAGCTTTACCGGCTTCGTCCAGCAGTTCAGTGATAAGCTTGACTGCGTACTTCTCATCCTGCGTATAACCCGCATTGGACACGACATCTTTGTCGCGCTGTGGAGCATCAACGCGCACGGCGTTGGTGTTGGTATCGTTGCTAGCAGAACCCATGATTCAGTCCTTACGTAATGTGGAGTAGGGGATCGTATTCTTCAACGACGGTTTCACGACCGTGCATCGCGCCCATGGCGTTCAACATGATGTTGGACATCCCGGTGGCGATATCGGCGGCAATCGCGCGTTCTTCCTTTGCTTTATCGAGAGACGCACAAGCCGCGCAGCAGTCCACGTGCCCCCGTTGGCATAAAATAGGTCGACGAATACGAATCGTTTTACCGTTCATCCCTTTCAGGATGTCTATGCTCAGTGGTACGAGTTTGTTGTTCTCGACCATGTGCATACCGGTGTACATAAACTGGTTAGCGGGGGTGATGGTCACCGCATGGGTAAGCTTCGTCCCGCAGTCACCTTCAACGATACGGTGGTTCTGGAAAATCATCTGGATGATTCGTACCTGCTCACCACCCTTCGCGGTTTCTGCACCACGCATGAAGGAACCTTCACGGGTCGAGTTGTACTTGTCAACCAGATACTCCATGCCCGTCTTATCGACTTCCATCAGGGAGGTCGGAATCAGGGTGAAGTCCGCACCTTCTTTAAAGGCGGTCTCGATGCCGTACATCAGGAAAAGCTTACGACGACGCATCCTCGATTTCTTGGAGGCGTAGAACTGAATCGACTGGTCACCCGACAACCATTCGGTATCCAGTGCATCCAACGCCTTCTCAATCTGCACGATAACGGCCGGGTTATCCAGCTCGTCTTTGTGCTTGAGCAGCAGTGCGTCACGGACTTTGTAGGTGTCCGGGTGTACCGACAACGAACGCAGGGTACCGGTTGGGGCAATGGCAATGGTCATCGGGGCAATCTCGCTTAAGCCCTGAATGAACTTCCCTACCATGCTAGGACGAATCGCCTCGTCGTTCTCGGGGTCATCGTCTTCATTATCCAGACAGCGTTTGTAAATCTCTGACTGGTAAACGAGGGCCGTTGGGGCATCCGCCAAATACGGCATGCGTGTCCCGAAAGCGTAATAGATGACAATCCAGTTAAAGACGTAACGCCCTACCCCGGTTTCAATCTTCCCTTCAAAACCCGGATAGTGTTCGGGTATCATCGTGAAGCGGTCTTCTGCGTAGAACAACTCTGCGTTCTTGTCCGCCCCCTCAATCTTAATCCATTCACCCGGACTGTCTTCATCCGGCTCTTCCCAGTAATGGGGATAGCCGTCGATGTAGTTCAGGTCGTACTGCGAGGGTTCTTGGTTAGCTGGAAACTGACAGACGTTGAAGACACTCAGTCGCCAAATCAATCGCCGCCATGCCCCGCTATTACACGCCGCAATCAGGTAATCAAGCTTGTTCATTTTCTGCCGTCACCCCGTATATGGTTTTAAGCGCCTGTAAGCCATCCTGAAGCGTTTGAGTAGACGGGTACCCATCTGTATTCAACGCATCAAAAGACTTCTCTAACTGCGTGTAAGCGCTGTCAAAATCATCACACTGGGCAACACACAAGCCCACACTGTAGATGGCCAGTAATTCGGTAGCACTGACCCCGTTTTCATCCCCGAAGTCAAACTGCTGGATAAGGACTTTCTCATCGATAACCGCCGGCAGGTTCATAAAGACCCACGCACTTGGGTTCTGCGGGTAATAACGCAGGTAGGCTGCCACCCGCGACATCCGGTCATCGCTGTTGAGGTTGTTCTTCTCAATGGTCGCCGCAGAGAGGAAGTTTTGCAGCACCGTCATCACACGCTGTTCGACATTGATAATCAAATCTTCGATGTGCAGGTTGTCATCACCGAACACGTAGCGAATCAGGTTCTCCAGGACAAAGACAGGCGGTTCACCTGACAGCACGATACCGTACAGGGTGTCGACATCTTCGTTGGCTTCAAAGCCTTCCAAGAGACCATGGAGAATCAACCCGGTTTCCTTGGGTTTGTGCCATGCCACCTGTGGGTTAAACGCGATGCCGCATTTCGAACCAAAGCTCTTGGCACAGCGAATGATAATCTCTTCGTAACGAATGGTTTCTTCATTCGGGTCAGGAATGGGCTGATGGTAAATCTCGGTTAACGCCGGCTCATAGCCGTTGTCGAGCAAGATGGTGGTCAGGTCTAACATCGCCGCCGCACGGGTCTCATGGCGATACATGATGAGCTGATCAGCGACATCGTCGTAGATATTCATGGTGTGTGTCCTTCGTAGGGTTCATAACATCGGCCAGACAAAAAAAGAAAGGGGGCCGAAGCCCCCACGATGTTACGTGTTCCCGTGCAACTGTTGTTCCAACGAGTCAACATCTTTTCCGGCTTTATTGAGTTCCTTGGACACCACCGCGTTATAACGCCCCACGACATTTATCATGCGCATGATTTCATAACGGGGTCGGTCAAGGAATTCATCGAACGACAGGTTGAACCGTTCGCCAATACGTTCACGAATGTACGTGTCCAACCAGATGTCCAACAGAGAGCCGGTCAGCGGGTCTTCGAAGTCAGAGAAGAACACCGAGTTAGGCCCGGTGTCATGCTCCAGTGCATCGTCGAATGCTTCCAACAACGTATCATGGGCTTCCTGATACGTGATGGGCTTCCCTTTGCGTGCCTTAAAGAGCGATGAAGCATCGAGCTTCAAGGTCGCGATGATGGTCTCGGTTGAAACGTGCTCGCTGTCTAGCCAATATCGGCGTATTGACTGAGCCAGAGCCTCTGCATTGCGGACACCGCACGAGATAGCGCGAAAAAAACCCGGTCCGGTGAAATGGTCACGATACCACGGAAGTCACCGTCCGCCTCACCCTGCGACTGCTGGCACTGTGGGCAACGTTTGCCCATGTAACCAAACACCGCCAGACGAGACATCTCCGTGAACTTCGTGACTGCCGCTTCAAACTCCTGTACGTACAGGCGGTCCGCTGACAGCTCGGCCAACATGGCTTTGAGTTCGCCACGCACGGTGGTTTTCGATACCTGTCCATCACCCTCATCAACCGAGATGGATTTGACCATGTGCAGGTAACGGGTCAGACGACGAGACTCTGCGTTCACACGCAGGTGGTTCTCACGGTCTTTCTCCGTGGCATAGTCAGTCAATGCACGCGTGGTGGTGTCATTGATTTCCTGCGCCCACTCATCCGTGACATCAAAGAAGTCACCCAGAGTTGCACGACCAAACTCCACAGTCAGGCCATCTTTCTCAAAGATAGCAGCGGCCACCGACTTATGCTGCTGACGGTACGTTGTCTGCTCTTCGTAAGTGATGGTGTTTTCTGACTCATCTTCGCTACGCTGACGGTAATACAGCTGGCGCTGTTCGTCTGCGAGCAAACCGGTTGCCATGCGAATTGCACGGGCCAGATTCAGACGCCCTTCTTCAACGTGGTCACACGTCGGGTTCAGGCAGCTTAAGCCCCACGGAATACCGGTTGGGAACTTCGCTGCCAGCAGGCCAACAATAATGAACCAGTAGTCATCTTTATCGATGCGATCGATAAGGGTGGTCTTCAGGTCATCACCGCCAAGTTCGAGTGAACAGCCTTCCACAAACAGCAGGCAGAACTCGATGATGTTACGCACGTAGATACCGGACGAGGCCGACATCAGTAAGCCGTACGAGTTCATCCCGACACGCGCCGTTTCCAGTGCCATCTGAATATCGAAATCACAGAAGTCACGTTCGTGCGGTGCACGGAAGCTCAGGCAGAAACCCGAGGCCGGCAGGAACACCGTGGACGGTGAACCCGACTTACGTTTACGACGCAGGGCTGCCAGTGCGCCTTTACCTTTGGTCTGCACACTGACCAGACCACGATACGCCTGACCGTCCTGCTGGATACCTTGGTTCCAGACGGTGTCATCACGGGCCATGGCCATGTCAAAGCTTGCATGACGTGTACCCGGAGCCGTAGGCGGGGTATTCGACAGCACCGCTTGCAGGCGGGTAAAGGTGCGCTCTTCTTCTTCGCTACGGAACAGTGGCGCATTACTGCGCGGGTCACGCTCAAGACTGGAGAAGAACTGGTTCACCTGCTTTTGCATTTCAGGCAGTGACTGCATCGGCCCCACCAAGTCACCCATGCCAAGCAGCATCAGGTCTTGGTCTTCAGCACCGATACTGTTGATTTCACTGGTGGCCAGTGAACTGCCTAAACGCATACGCGGGGTTTCGGCTTTCGGGTAGTCCGGCACACGCTCTTCTTCTTTCTCCGGCATCAACGGTTCAGCCTGCGTAGGCGTCTGCGGTGAAGCCGGGGCAGGTTCTTCTACCGGAGGCAAAAAAGAAGGGGCAGCGGACTGTGCTTCTTTTACTGTCGCATCCATAATCGGAGACGACTTTATAAACGGTGCAATCGGTTGCACCTGCTCTTCCAGTGGTTTAGCAACCAGTGGCTCCGGCGGGGTTGGTTCAGCATGAACGTGCTGATGCGTGATATTCGACGGGGCGACATCCTCACGCTGTGGTTGTGGGGCAGACTGGCTCAGCGGTTGAGCGTTCTCCTGCTCTTCCTTTAAAGCCAGCCCACGTTGTTCGTCGAGCATCACCCGCGCCTGAGCAATGCCCAGATTCGGGTTAGCTTCCATGATGGCCATCAGTTCAGCGGCATCATTGTTCGCCGATGGCGCAATGCGACCGGTGCCCGGACGCCCTTCATTGTTCGACATGCGTTTCTTCCTTCAGCTCGGTGACTTGACCTTCTGGCTTAGCCAGCGTGTCGATTGCCTGCTGCTCAGCAGCGGCCTGACGCTCGGCTTCGGACTCTTTCGCGATGTTCTCTGCCAGACGCTGTTTAGCAATCTCAACAGTGGCACCCGCTTTCACTTCACGTTCCACGAATTCGAGGTTACGGAAGTAGTCCTGCATGATTTCCAGAATCAGCCCGGTGTATTTCTGGCCTTCAACAGCTGCCAGCGTCGATTGGTGTTCCAGTGCCAGCTCAGCGACGAACGCTGCGTCTTTCATTTCTTTCCATGGACGCACGCGCAGGTCTTCAACGACTTGACCAGCCAGACGATCGGCTTCAGTGATGATAACCGACAGGTCTTTACTGACTTGGCTGATAAGGCCGATGTAGGCAGCTTTGGTGCGCTCAGTCTGCTCACGTTTGTACGCATCCAGTTCGGTGGTACCGGTGAGCGCCTTGAGGTCTACATCCAAACGACCTGCCACTTTGCCCGACTCCGCCGTGAACATGTCCTGAACGTAGAAGATGCTAGCCATCAGCTTCTCTAAACGTTCACGAGCCAGTTTACGTGGGTTATAGGCGGGTTTCTTTTTGCGCTGGGACATTGTCATTCCTTACCGGGAGGTTGTGTGGTTTACACACCATATACCCGTAACGTTTTTATTAGATATCGTGCGGCACAGTCACCCAAGCATTCCACTCGCTGTCGAACAGACGATAGGCAATCTTGGGGTTCTGGTCCACATTTCCTGATGGGTCATCGCGATACAGCACGTAGCTGTACAGCTCGTAAGACGCCGTCCCCCGGATGGAGGACTGACGCGTTACGTAGTAGGTCTTGCCCCGCTGGAGAATCATCAGCCCGGCTTTGTGTTCCGTTACCATGTAGTAATGAAACGCCGGGCCAATCACAGGGTCAGTGCAGAGTGCTTTAGCGACGTCTTCTGCGCCGGGATACGCCCTTAGAACGTTTTGGAGAAAACTTGCTAAGTTCAATCCGGCGTACGGGGGTTTGGGAAGCGAAGGAGTAGGAGGTACTAGCATTGCTGCTCCTGATAACGTAGGGCGAAAATGCGATTTGGAACGACTTGACTTTCTCACCCAGTGAATTCTTGCGTGAGCTTAAGTACGTCCCGTGTTTAGGGATATCATTGCAGTGCAGGAACCAGACACGCGGGTCAATCGGCCAGCGTGTTGTTGCGCGCGGACGACCGGCAATCTGCTCGTTGAGCTGCTGGTCATCAATTGGGATTGTCACGAACGCGTGCATTAATCCCGGGATATCGATGGCGGTACCGGCTTTGCCCGGAGTTGATACGCCGATATCGGCTGCGATGAAGTCATCATACGAATCCCCCGCATTATACTTAAACACCTGCAAGTAGTCCCACTCGGATGCCGCGAGCTTACGTTGCAAGAATTCAGTAAAGAACGCACACATGTCAACGGTGGCAAAGAACACCAGTGCCTTCTGACCCACCTCGTAGTTCTTGAGGTACGTCTTTTGCATCAAGTCCCACACCATCTCGGCGAAGGACTCATGTGCATTGTACTTGACAAACGCCTTCTCAAGCATCTTGTGGTTATACGGGGTCATCTTCGATCCGTACATCACAAGCTTCTTGTTCTCGATGCTGTAGTACAATGCTCGCACATCCACAACCGGAATAAACGGCACCGACACACGACAGTTCATGGGGAAGCGCTCTAAGTAGCGTTCACCGATAAACTGCTTGCTGGCACCCGGCGTTAAGGTTGCTGACATCTCGACGGTTGCCGGCGGGTTCAACATGATCCCGGCCAGATACACCAGATAGAAATGTTCGTGCACCTCATCACAGCCAACCAGACCCACACCCATTACGTCGTAGAACTTCTCTAAGCACACGGCGTTCGAGTGCGCGGTGCTGATGTACTCTTTGATGAACATCATCAGGGAGGTGGTTGAGAAGATGATGATCTTTATTCCCTTCGCGTCCAGCTCACCGTTTAACCCCATCTGGTAGGCTTCGTAAATCCCCTCTACTCCTTTACAAACGTGCACGCCTTCGGCAGGTTCTTGCAGACCGGTTGGGTCCTCGCTACAGTCGAACTTCCACTTATCAACGTAAGAGGCTCGGTGAATCAACGCTGTCCTGACACCTTTTCTCACCATTACTTTCTGGAAGGTTTTGGTCTTACCCCGTCCGGTCTGTATCGCAAAGATGGTTTGCATCTGCCCGTCAGAACAGGCAGTCTCCACCACTTCGTTTTGGTAAAAGAAACGTGAGGTCTCATCCGTCACCACCATGTCAAAACCGTAATTGGCGAATTCGCACTTATACGGCTCGGCACGGGGATAATGATGTTCCCGGATTTCGTAGTCAACCTTATACTCTACACCCACGTGATTGAGGATGGACTGAATGCGATTCAAGAATGTTTTGTGAAAGATAAAGGTGTGAATGGTTGGCATGTGGACATAAAAGCCATCCCCTTTCTCCGTCACTATCCTTCCGTGGTCTTTGCCCATCTTCGGGGCGTGCAGATTCGCCTGTGCCCAGTCCAGTATCGCCACTTCCATCTGGCGGACAGGCACCTCCACACGTATACCCATGCTCGTGTGGGTAATGTGAATCGTATAGCGCATAAGGCCCCTCTGAGAAAAAAAGAGGGGCGGGTGCCCCTCTCTCTTATTTACTTCGGTAGCGTAGGAAACGCCCCATCATAAAGACTGGCAGGACGCTTCTCATTGACCCAGAAGCCTACGTTGTTGAGATAGTCTTGCTGACCTTGGAACAGCAACATCGGTGCACCACTACGAATCCCAATCAGGGTGTTGTGATCCACGAAACGTTTGCCGCTCACCTCGTTAGCTTCTTCACGGTCAAAGCCCACCGCCGGGAATGAATCGGTTGGGGATTCAACACGTGACACCGCTAACATGATACCCACGTGACACATCGGTACGCCGTTAAGCTTACGCCCAATGTAACGGAAGGTATCAAACAACGCATACGTACACTGCCGCTCAGTAGCGCCACCCATCTCAACCAGCGTTAAGGTTTTCACCTTGCCTTTCTTGTTCATCTTCACTGAGTTGTCGACGCTGATAACGTCATCCGCCTCATCGTTCTTATCCGCCGCAACAGAACGCAGCTTGGTCTCAAGACCCGCAACGAACTCTGCCATGGATTCAGAACGGTTGGTGTAGATAAGCAAGGGTTGTGCGGTGTGCCACTCTTTCAGTGGAATGTGCACGAGCTTCTTCACGAAGCGCAGCTTGTCACGGTGCTTCAGGAAGTAACGTAAGAACGCCTTCGAGAAGTTACCGCAAACACCCATACGGGCATCGACTGATTCTTCAAACTGCAACTCACCTTCTTTGTCATAGCGCTGGAACGTGAGGTCGTTGATCTCCGGCAGTGCCGTCTCATCAACATCATCCATGTTCTCATGATACGCAATCTGGCTCAGCTCAGAATACAGCTTGTCGGAGATAACCAGTTCGTACTCATTCCATGCGCCTGTCAGCGGTTTACCTTTGAGCTTCAGGCCCTTCTGGGAATCCTTCTCGAACTTGTCCAGATACTGCTGCATAGGTGGCGTCAGAATTAACTTCAGCAACGCACGCAGGAAGTCTAAGTGCTTGGTCGAGAGAATACCCTGAGAACCCTTCTCAGAGATAGAGGTAGACGCCAAGTGACCCGGCGAGGTATCTTCGGATAGGTTGAAGATAAGATCGCCCATACAGCCCGCACACAAGCCCTGCTTGGCTAAGTGGCGACAAGTCATGGCACTGCGGAACAACAGCGGGCGGTCTTTCACCTTTTCAAAGTCTTCAGGTTCAAACCGACGCCAAGGTCCGCCCTCATTCTCAAAGCGATAGCGCATGCCTTTCATGGCTTTGAACGCTTGCTTGTGATGCTCAAGTTCCGTAAAGGTAAACTCGTGCGCCTCTGTGGTGCCACAGTCGTCGTAGCTGAAGTTCATGAGCACGTTCGCTACCAACTGCAGCTTACGTGAACCGTACTCGGCTTCGGCGATGTTATCCGTGTTATACAGATGCGACCGCGAGGTGGCTCCCGCTTCCTTAAGACGGGAAGCGAGTTTGTGCAGACCGTTGAAGAAACCTTCCCAGACCTGATTGGTGTACACACGTGAGTCAATCTCTGACGTTTTACCACGCACATACGCTTGCAGTATCTGGTTCATCTTCATAGTACCGTCTTTCACCGACATCGCCAACGGGTTCATGGCAAGGTTCGGATCGCGAAGCAGTATCCCTTCGATGATTTGATAGGCGTCTTCAACTTTGTCGTTGCCTTCCGAGTCGTAACCCGTCGGGTGCTCGACAGCCCAGCGCAGGATTATCTGGAAGTCCGGGTGGTCGTAGATATCCCGCATGGTGTCGATGTCAATCGTGGTGCAATACGGCAGCAGATGCTTAACGGTTAAGTTAAAGGCATCGGCATACACATGTTGCGACAGGATGTACCGCGTATCCCCCAAATCCACACCGGCCTCACGCGCCAATACCGCTGCAATCGACATGAAGTCAATGTGGCGGTCATCGGTAGACACATCCCCCGGCTTAAAGCACAGAGACGAGGGTGTCGAGACCTGCGGATAGTAGCGCGACAATGCCCAGTACGGCCAACTCAACTTTACGTGTCGAGAGGAGACCGGCAACGTCACACCGTCATCGAATGTCACGTCGTAACGACCGCGCATCTTCCAGACTTTCTCCGCAGGTAACATCCTTAAATCACGAATGTGTACAGGACACCCATTCATTCTGCATCCTCCCGGACTGGTCTAATCAATTCAAAACCTTCGCAACGGTGAATGTTACGAATCATCTTGTCAACCTGAGACTCACCGAGTGGGAATTTCTTCCTGTCGATGATGTACCCCGGATTGGTCGGCGTATCAGATTCGTACATCGCCTCCACTACCGTACGGTGTACCACGTTTGAGTTTGCACGGTTGTGCACCTCATCCGCCAGATTACCGTAACCGGATAACAGTCGACGTTCGGACTCACCCATCCACTTCTTCGCAGAGAAGTTAATCGGATAGCCACCCCGTCCTGCATGAGACGCATCGATAGTCCCGAGGTAGTTCAAGTGCATCGAGGAGATACACGAGAACTCACGACCGGTCTTATCCAGACGAAGGGTTTCCACGTGACCCACGTAGAACTTGTTCTTCGTCCACTCCTGCACACCGTCGTAATTGGTGATAAGCAGCTCAGATTTCTCTGGTGCAAACTCACCGAGATTATGCACGATGTCCATGGGTGTGGTGTCGAGTTCGTGCGGAAGCCAGATACGGATAGTAAAGTCGAAGATCTCTTTGAAGAGTTCCACGCGCTTCACTTCTGTGTCATGCTCTTCCAGCATGTAGTTCGCCCAATCGATGTTGTAACGCGAGAGATAGTCGATGAGAATATCAAACGCTTCATTCACCTGATCCTTTTCCAGCATCGGCTTGATACGCAGTTTCAGTTGTTCACTGGCTGCAGACCAATAGATGTGGAACAGGCCTGAATAGGTCGAGCGACGTACCACGGCGTTCTGAGAACGAATGACGTGCACACGCTGACCGAGTTTGTTAATCGGCATCTGCTCATCAGGTAATACCCGACCCACGATACCTTTGGTGCCAGAACGGTCAGTGATTTTCGAGGAGACCGTCACCGGAATCGGATAGCGTACCACAATCTTCACGGTGTACGTGTTGATAGGGTCTTTCAGTGAACGCTGAACCGGCTCCTTTAAACGCTGCAGAATACGCGTGTCCGCTTGGTCACGTTTGTACTCGCCACGTTTAACGGCTTCATCAATCTCACGACGCATCTCACGTTGGAACTCCGAATAGACTTCGTAGGTTTCCGAGGCGAATGCTTTATCCAGAAGCTCGGCTGCTTTAGGCGACCAGACGATGTTGTCGTCTTTGCTCATGGTAAAGTAGAACCGCACCAGTTCCCGATAGAAGTCTTTCAGTGCACCGGCGTAGAGATCCAGTACGTTTTTGTTTTCCGTGGTACAACGGATATTGTTCTGTCCGTTGTTAATCGATGACTCGTCACGCCAGACCTGAATGTCAATCACGCGACTGCCATTGAATTCGGATGGACGCATGAAATGCTCCGGGTCCGCATCCACGTACTCACAATGGTCAAAGAACGGACTGGCATGCATCGTCTCACCCAAGTGAGAATCAATCGCCGCGTACAGCGGGTCATGACGTCGCGCTGCAATCACCAAACCATCGTCACGAATCGCCTGTCCGTATTCCGGGAAATACTGCGGACGACGCACACCGTTGACAAAGCTGCCATACGTGTCGAGCAGGTACTCGTCTTCACGCAGTGATAACATTATCTCACGATAACCCCAACCGTGCATCAGATGTGCCGCAGTCTGCGATATCGTGTACGAATCCTCGATAATGTCCGGGTGCGACATCGCAACCGTTGGCAGGGCCACACCATCGACCAGCTCACCGTCCTGTACTGCATTGAAATCGGTCAGGATGTCATCGCGTTGCAGGTCATTGATTTCACCGCGTGCAATACCACGCAGTTTATCAGTGGGGCGCAGCTCTGAGGTGAAGATATGATCGTGGTGCGTGTAGTTACTGGTCATCGCCAAATCAATCATCGTTTTGTGCTGCGTACTCGCATCACGTTGTTTACGACGAAAGAAGATGGCGTACTGCAAGACATTCGGATCGCCACGTTTTGCATGCCGTGCAAACACCGCACGACGTTGACGACCTTTATCGTTGAACGAGGCCACTTCGCCATCGTCTTCGATGATGTCATTGAACATGTACTTCGCGTACTCGGAGTCGGCTCCGGTGAAATGTGGGGAGGGGGTTGGATGGTCAATCGGTACGGCCGATTTCATATGACCACCGACCATTGCTGCGCGAGAACCAGAAACGTGATCGATTAACGGTTCACGGTCTGCGGATACGCCCTTGTATTCGACATTCGACTGCATTTATGAATTACTCCTTTCGTGTAGCATCATGAGGATAATATCTATCTCTAGTTTCTTTTAAGGAGACACCCGTGTTAGAATCGTTTATCACCCTTGGAAATATTATCCCGCCACCGGAGACAGATAGGAACCGTGTGTTGCGCGACCACGTCACGTTTATGCGCAACCATGCGGAAACCACGGATATGCTGGTTGACCCTGCTCACAGCTACCCAGAGGTTCATTCCTTCTACACCTTCTGCAAAGCAGTTGGCTTAGAGGACATTCAAATCTATCCCACAATGTTATTGAACGGTATCACTAACCCGCTTGCTTTCACGCCTGAAAAGTACACGATGCTGAAAGTCCCCAGTGCACCACTGGTGAACTCCATTATCTCCACCATTCAATAAAAAAAGAAGGGGCCACTGCGACCCCTTTATTTTTTTTTGCTTAGATGCCTAAGCCCCACACGCCACCGTTGTTACCGCTCAGTAACGATCCACCGCTGTCACCGCCTAACAGTGAACCACTACCGCCACCCAGCAGAGAACCCCCGCCCAGCAAGCTGCCGGTGTTGGAGTTACCGCTCAATAAGCTGTTATTGTTACTGATGGTGGTATTGTTACCCACCGCCTGTGCCAACGACATGCCGCTGATGGTTTCGTTCTGTGCGTTCACACGACCGGTACGCTCGTACTCTGCCAACTGAACCGGCGTCATACGCGCTGGGTCCGGTGCGGCCAAGATAGAGTTGTTACCACGACGTGAGACACCGTGACGGGAGAAGAATGCCATCGGGTCATCTTTGGCTGGCTCTTCTGCACTACTGGCAGTGGGCGCAGCTTTCTCGATGTGGCCATGAGACGGCTTCAGACGATATTCACGGGCAGAGGTATCCTGCTCGTTCTCCCCACGCGGGCCGACATTATACGGCAGCGTTTGGATTTTATCGTTATACTTCTCCAGCGAGTCCAGCTCTGAGATCCACGCATCGTCCAGCGGACGCAGCGGTGTGTGATCCTTTAAGCCACGCACAATCTGGTTGTAGTTGATGACATAGTTCGCCCAACCACGTGACAGACAGCCGAAGTACGGACGGTCATCATTGGAACCCGTAACCGGTGGATACCAGCCAAAGATTGCCATCAGCAGGCGATGGATAATCACCTTATCCTGCTTACGACGCAGGGTTGCACCAAAGTACGTTGCAGTTCCGTCTTCGCCTTCTTCTTCAAAGCAGTGACGGAAGTTTGCCGCACGCACGTACTTCACGCCATCGATAACCAGATCCGTTGCAATGAACAACTGCAGACGTTTCTTTTCTTCGATGTTCTCACGCACGTAGTTCATGAGCGTCGTGAAGCTTTGCTGGAGCACCTTATCAAGCTTCGGGTCTTTAATCCCTTCGCAGATGCTGGCCAGCCAGTTGGTGTAACCGGCCAGACGAACCTTCTTACCTTCGGCAGCGGTATCGAGTACGTACTCAATCAACTCGATGGAACGCGACCACAGTTGGTTCATGATGGCTTTCTTCATGAAGCGGTTGGTGCCTGACTCGCCGTACATTACAGATTCGCACAGCGGGTGATAGGCATGACACTCGGTGCCATCGTCATCTTCCATGCCCGCTTTGAGCATGGCCGTGGTTGGCAGCACCAGACGACGACGTACTTTGTTGTACGTGAAATACGCCGGGGTCTTATCATCGCGGTAGACGAACTTGTCGCCATCGCGGTCAAAGCCCCACGATCCCATTTGACTGGTGTAGCAGTCTAAAATATTCATCGGTTAATTGATCCTTGCTCAGAGTGTGAAGTTATCGTTATCGGAAGATAACCCCAAACCACCCAGTCCCAGACTGCCCGAACTTGGCGCATCAGGAATGTTGAATTGGAGATTGCTCTTACCTACCTTGCGCTCGTTATCGACGTATGCTTCGTCGATGCTTGAGAACAGGCGTTCGGTGTCTTTAGCCAATTGGCCGACGTATTTCAGGTCAGTGGTGTTACCCATGTGCAGACGGTTTGACATGAAGGAGGCGAAGGTGAAGAACTCTTTAACCAAGTCCCCATCCATTCTGATCTCAACACGGTTGACCGTACCCAGACGTGCGATGATGAACACCTCAAAGCGAAGGCTGTTGTGCTTGCTCACGGTAATGAACAAACGCTTCAGATCCTGCATCAGCTGGTTGGCCAGTGCACCGGACAACTGCGTCTTCAGAAGACCTTCGACAGAATTCGGGTTGACCATCAGAGTCGGTTCGGTCACGAAGTCTGTATTCAAGTTATCAAACGTGATAGCACACGCGCCCACTTTACTGCGGGCCATGACCTGTGACAGCTGCATTGCGATATCAAACGCAACCAGTGAAGCCGGCGTTGAATAGTCATTCATGGACAACCAGTCATCGGTCTTCTCGATGATACCGGTACGGTTCATGAACGCATCATGCAGTGACGTGATGATGTCCGTGTTCAGCTTCTCAGGGTTTGAGATTGCCGCACGGATATCCATCAGGCGGAAGTTCGCCTTCTGGGCATTACGCCACGCATCACTGCCTAGGCCGGTATTACGTTGCAGGGATTCACGCAGAGAACGGATGAACGGGAACGATGCAAAGCTGCGCATCACACCCATGCCATTCAGTTCACGCTGCACGCCGTTTGCGCCATCAGAGTCAAAGAACGAATCGACGGCCGTCAGCGTGTCGTCCTGACCACGAGACTTCAGGTAACTCGTTGACATCGCATTGACAAACTCACCCGGACTGGTCAGACGCGAGGACATTAACTGCGCCTGCGTTGAAGCCACTGGTGAGAAGATGGTGGTGGAATCCGGCACGAATGCTTCGTTGGCACCCAGCTCAATCTTGCGAACCATGTCCGCTGACTTCGCAATGGAAATCAGGTCGATGGTCGATTCTTGATAGGAGTCCACACTCAGTGCCTGAGACAACACGTAGTTGTCCACCATGCGCTCACTGCCCGGGATAACGTGACGCTGACCGAACAGATCCGGTGCACCGTACGTCTGCTGCATGCCGTATACGTCGTTGATATAAAGCACCATGTCATCTGGCAGTAAGCCCGACAACGATTGCTCTCCACGACTGGTATAACCGGTGATGATAAATTGTGTTTCTTGGCTGCGTGTGTCATTGACAGGGTCAGCCACCAGAACAGCGATGAAGTTGTACACATCGGTATTGTCGCTGTTATAGTTGAAGCGGTCGACGATGTTACCTTCGCCCACGTTAACCAGTGGACGCTCAACACCGGTCGGTGTTGAGTCGAAGGAAACCACATCAGACAGCGCCTGTTGGTACAGGGGTGTTGAAGTCGCGTTACGGCCTTCACGCGACACGATCTCTTTCAGTTCATCCATCGCTGAGAGAGAAGAGCTATACGCCATACGACGACGAATCTGCTCAGGGATACCATAGACCGGGTACATCAACATGTTGACTAATTTCATTTATTAATTACTCCTTACGATACAAAGAAATCGACTTCATCCAGTTTTCTACGCGCTTGGATGGTCAAGAATTCGGCCAGTTGAGACTGGATGCGTCCACCCAGTTTCATGCGTTCCACCGTCGTGGAGTCGCTTTTCAACAGTACCCTGGCCTCTTCGGTACAGTTGAAGTTGAAGTAGTACGGCGCGATATGCTGGTCTAACAACAGACGCAACGATTCACGAGCCGGACTCTCGCTGTTACCGCCACCTTTAACAGTGCGATAGTCATGAGGATAATATCTATCCATCTTAATTTTGATATCAGGTTCGATTGCATAGATGGGATGGCCCGACACATTGCCCGGCAACATCTGACAACTGAGTAACGCCGCCACTTCGTGCATGCCGTAATGCAGATACACTGCCTGAGCAATACCCATGCCGTACTTGAATTCGACTTCGATATCTTTGTACGTTTGACGGTGTGCCTTCGAGTGCAGTGCTGCTGCCACCAACCATTCATGCAGTTCGTAGATAGGCCCGGTGTGGTTGACCAGAATCGAATCAATCAACGTCTTCACCGTGGCCGGTGCGATGTCGATGTTCTTCAGCGTCTTGATAAACCGACGGTAATCTTTGAACGCAACCGCAGTTCGGACAAACTCCTTCACCGGTGCAGGGCTACGTGCCTGTACCAAGTCAATGGCGTTCGTCTTACCCTTCTCACCATTAAATACCGTGTTGCTCGGATGCTGCTTTAAGATAACCGATTGACCGGAAATCTTTGAAGCAAAGCCACCGTCCACTTCACCACGAATCGCATAGAAGATTTGCGAGATGGTGTTGTTGTCGTTGAGATCCGCTGTCGCAAAGTCCGCACCCACCGGATGCAGGCCCAGTACGTAGACCACGGTGTACGCCAGAAGATACTCTTCCAACATATCCGACCCATAGCCCCGAACCGATGCCAACACAGACAGGCTTGTGCCGCCCATGCCTTTGTTCGACTCACGCTGGAACTTCTCAACCAGACAGTTCAGGAACACCCGCAGCTTATCAATGGCTGGCGAACGGGCTACTGCGGTATCCGAGATAACACTGAAGCAACGCACCATGCTCAGCACCACTTTACGCTTGGTGTCTTGCGACAGACCTTTACCACCGATATACGCACCCAGCAGGTTAAACACCGGCAGGAACGGTTTGATGGCCAAGGTTTCAATCAACAGCTCGTAATACTCCGGGCGGATATAGGTCATCGCCTCAGGGTAGTTTGGCGGAAGTCCGTCAAAGTTCTCTTGGAGCTTCTCAGGAATCCACACCTTGTTCATGGGATACAACTGCTTGAACACCTCAGGTGGGTGTAAGCGGTCGATAACACGAATGACTTTTGGCAGATGCTCTTCTAATAAAGAAGAATCCACAGCCGTCAAGTCCTGAACCATCTCGTAAGCTTCCCACAGCTCATCGAGACTTTTCGCCGGAAGCGTAGCCCAGTAACGTTCGAGTTCGAGGAACAACAAATCATCGCGACTCAAATCGGTCTGGATCGTATTACGCTTGCGGTTAATGGCGGGCAGGCCGTCGAACGTGAGGGTCTGACCATTACGCGAAATCGTAATCTCGTCTTTGACCTTTTTGATTTTCATGCGAAAACTCCGATACCAGTTGATAGTTCACGATGATAATATCTATTTCAGATCTTATCCAGTGGGTCCAAATGCTAGCAGTACACATAACCGCTAAAGGGGTGTGGCCTGCAGGCCACACCCATCGCTTTATTAAAGCATGATGTCGTCGAACGACTGGTCAGGCGGTGCCTGACGATTGTTGTTATTGTTTTGCTGATAACCGCCTTGCTGACCGCCACCTTGGTTATTGTTCTGGTAGCCGCCACCTTGGTTGCCTGCGCCGCGGTTGTAACCACCACCGCCACCTTTATTACCGAAACCGCCAGCGTTGTTGAAGTCACGCGGCTTGTACACTTTCAGCAGGTGTTGCAGGAACAGGTCGAAGTCAGTGACAAACGAACGAGCACAACGCTCACGCATTTCCAGATCGCTGATTGGCTGACCGTCGCGCAGAACGCGGAAACCTTTCGCCGGATAGAAGAAGAACTTCTTGGTGCGCTTCTGACCATTGACTTCACCAGAGATAGCCATGAACGGTACCAGGTCTTCACCACGACCCACATGGATAACGCTTGGCGCTTTGTTACCACGACCGTTTTCAAACGACAGGGTTAACTTCTCTGGCTTTTTCAGTGCGTCTTGCAGCGCTTCGATAATCTGACGCGAAGTGCCATACGGAGCATCGAAGTACACGCCTTCGCCTTTGCCCCAGCTGTAAGAAAACTTCAAGCCTTCGCAGTCGCCGTTGAACACGTTAGGCTCAATGTTAAGCTTACGTTGCTTGCCCTGATTGTCCGGCTCTGACAGGGGAAAGAGCGTGCGGTCATTAAAAATTTGTTCGTTCATTTTTCATCCTTCGTAAATGCTGTAGGTCTTACCTTCAAATTAAGACCCGGTAATGTAAAAAACTAGCGCGCGAGTTTACGCAGGTAATCGACCACGTGCGGTTCGTTCACCAGCCTCAGGCAGTTGTTGATACGGTCCATGGTGGTAGACTGCGACCAGTGGTATTTCTCCGCTGCCTTGGTCACCACGTTACGAACCTTCCTGTCAAGCGGATGGAACATGACCCCATCACCGAACAAGGTCAGGAACGCCTTGTTAAACGGAATCTGAGCGGACTTGCCGTTTACCTTGGTGTACCATTCCCTGTGGGTTTTGAGTTTGCCGGTGTGGGATTCGATTAAGGCAAGTTTCGGGAACTCCGAGCGGGCTAATAAGTCCGACGGCATATGGGTGAGCAATATCGTGTCGTGTTCGCCTTTTGGCGCACAGTCGAAGAATTCCGTACCCCACAACTTTTGCCCCACGACCTGTTTGTAAACGTCTTGCTCCAGCGAATTGTAGAAAATCTGTGACGGGGTATTCGCATTGCGAAATGCCGCTTCAGGGAACGTTTTGTTCACTGAGTTAAACTGACACAGGTACGGGACACATAACATCGAAGGGGCTGCAGCCAGTGCCGCAGCCAGAATATTTTTAATATCTTCTTCAATCGATGTCAGTAAAACGTCGGGTGTCAATCTTTCACGATTATCTTCAAACGCGTAGAAAGCGTTACGGAACAGAGTCCGGAGGTTCAGGTACAATACCTGATAGTCATGAATAGGAGGCTTAGCCCCCCAACTGGCAAATTCACCAGTGTGCGTCAAACCTTCGATCGCCAGCGAACTGGCGATAGAGACAGGATAATGCCCAAAAACACGGTCAGTGCTAATGGGTGTCATAGGACTTTCCTGATTATCTCAGCAACGATAGTGGGATTGTATTTCATCCCCGCCATCTCTTCTAGCAGGATACGCTCGGTGTTCTCGGGCGTAATTGCTTCCACCACACTGGCCTCATTGGAAAAGGCCTGCGTGAGCAACTCTTGTTCTTCGGGAGTTGCCACCTTACTCCCCTCGATGTGAAAGGAGTATTGTTTCTTCCAGCGGGCGATATGACCCGCTATCGGAGAACCGGCCTGATATTCAATCTCAAGCCAACCGATTTGTGACGCCGGGTGTTCGTCGATATACCGTAATGCGTCAATACACGCCTCGTAGTGCGCGTCTTGGTCATCATGGTGTCGCACTTTACGTTGTGGACACGCGTACGGATTCTCGTAGAACCAGTTGCGACTCAACGTGTCATTAAAGTCCACGATGGTCATGCCTTTGGGTTCTTCTTCCCCCACTGTTAATCGGTCTGTAGAACCGGTAACGGTGATTTTATCCAACATCTTGCGTCGATGGTCATGGCCGATATAGATGCCATGGCGTACGCGGGACAACCAGAAGGCCTCATCAAAACTTCTTGGTGAGTCAATCATGGGAAGTTGAAACTTGAAACAACCGTGCATGAAAAAGTAGTCAACCTGACTCAAGCACCGGGTGGCCATTAATTCGGCCATCTCTTGTTCCGTAGCAGCAGCATTTATACTATCTGCACCATTAGCCTTGTACTCGTCTTGCACCCAGCCTACTGTGGCTTTGATCACCTCATCGTAAAAGATGCCGATTTTGTCTAAGTAAAGACACTCTGCCCCTATCGCGAGGTTTAGAGTTTCGACAATTTTCGATTGACCGTGGTCGTGAGAAGGTGTGCCTTCAAGAATGCGCAGGGCGGTATTGGTCGATTTGCACCAAGACAACAGCCAAGTAACAAAGCCAACGGACTCTTGCGAATCAGACTGGCGCAGATAGCGGGAATCGTCAAAGAGGTCCCCTGCTATATAAATGGCATCAACTGTGTTACCACAGGCTTCGATCATATCGCGCAGGTACGTGACCATATGCCACGTCGGGACTCGGCGATGTAACAGATGAACATCGCTGAAAACCAACATGCGCGTCAGGGACGCCGCCTTTGCAATCGGACGAAAACTAAAGGTCTTCTCCGCCACCACCATGATACCCACCTTGTGATCCCGCGCTGGAAGCTTTCGCCCCGCTGGCTACTACTGGTTTACCTGCAATGCGCAGTGCCGCTTCTTCCAAACCTTCCGGCATGGGAACACGACCAGTGAGGCCATAACGCTCGAACACAAAGTTCAGAGTCTTAATGGTGTTGTAGGCACGAATCGTGTTCTCACGAAACGACAAGTCATCAATCCCGCCCAGTGTGTCCTTAATCAGGTTCGCCATCATGCTGTGGCCGGTACTGGACATGATAAGGGTCTGGTTGTAAATCTCCGCAGACTCTTCTGACAGTGACGGCTGACCTTCTACCTGACGCAACGTCTGTCCGGTATAGAGCAGTGGCGGGAACGTGAACAGCACGTCGTCGTAATCGCTGTCTGAAACCACTTCAAGCGGTACAAACATTGACCCGACGTAGTTCGCCCACAGCTGCGGGTCGAATTTGTCATCCAACATCATGGCCAGAATCGGCAGACCCTGACGACGGAAGTGCGCTTCTGGAAAACGCGAAGCACCGGCGATGGCCGGTTTCATTTCACTTTCCATTTCTAACAGGCGCTCCACATGAAACTGACCCTCAGGGGTAAGCTTATCTTTTATTGCATCGTAATCGTGGCTCATGTGTTTTCTCCATTCACCGTTTCAACGTAATTCACCGCATCCATCCGCACACCATTGTGTACGACACTTAATTGGATGTTGAGATTAAACCGCACGTCGGAATCAGGTTCGTACGTAACCTCGACGCTACACTCCGGGTCGTCGAAATATTGACCGTACAAGTCCAGCAAATCCTGTTTCACCTGATCGGCCATTGTCTCTGGCTGTTGCGCCAGCATCGCCTTGGTGTAGGCCAGCGATTTAATTTTACCGCGATAGATAACCGTCTGGCTTGCGCCTGCTTCGGTGTAATGATTCATCAACTCACGAATCATGTCTTCTGGGGTTTTGGCCCAGCCGCGGACTGATAGGGTGCCGACTGCTTTTCCCATTTCAAACTCCAGCAAAAAAAGAGGGGCGACCAACCCCTCTCTTTATTTAGCAGGACGCGCCAAGCTGTGACAGTGGGTCATCATCTTCCCAATCCATGTCACGCATCTTCGCCCAGTTCATGTTGACCACGATATGCTTCTCAACCATCGTGGGTCGTTTGGTGCGCGCTTCGTCACCTGCCCAGTGCCAAATACGATCGGTGTCGTATTCAGTCTGGAGATCACTGGTAATTTCGCGGTAGTTCGTATCCGTGTGCAAGTAGCCTGTGCCACGATACGGGTCTACCTTCGCAAAGCCATTCTCGAAGCCTGCCGCCATGTTCTGGTTATACAGATTACGATACTCAGGCATCGCGACCAGATAACCCTGTACAGATTCCGGTGCAAACTGGAACTCGCCCAGCTTGTCCAGAATTCGGATAACATCATCCAGTCCATCGTACAGAACTTTACGAGCGGCCGCATTGGTCTTACGGAATGTATCCAGTGCAATTAACTCGTTGTTGTGCTCTGTGACCCGTTCCAACAGCCCCGGGGATAACTTACTTAAGTCGAAAGTATCCTTGATAGTATCAAAGAACCCCCCACCCTCGGTTTGCTGATGCCACGGGCTCAGTGCCTGATTCCACATGCCCATTTCGTTGGTTACTCCTTACAGTTGTTACTAAAGATCTTCTAAAGCCACACCGACTTCATCATCCTCATCCGCTTCAATGAGGAACTGGTTCTGCATACTGATGAGCTCGTTATGTAAAATCATGCCACCTTCTACCTTATCAACATTGGTCGAAGACATGAAGCCGTTATCAGGACGATACGCTTCGGCAAGATCCATTTCGAGTTTGTCCACTGGACGGTACACCATGAACTGGTCACCATCGAAGTCGCCGTTCGCACATTTGATAACGCGGTCGGAGATTCGGATAGAACACTGGTTCACATCGGTCACAACTTCATCAATGTACAGCAACTGCACGGACAACTGCACAAGTGTTGGGTTACGCAGCGGTACAACAGGAATACCAATGCCACCCGGCGATTCACGAATCAACTCATCGAGAATCTCTTTGACCTCTGGCATAAACTGCATGCAGGCCATTGCAATGATGCGCTCACATTCCCGTGGTGAGTAGCCACGACGCAACAGTTTGTTTTCGATGTCAACCGACATCAACCCAACCATCCAACGCCACGGTGCTTTAAGCTTCCATGCATCATGCGGTTCAGAGATAGGTGAGATTGTCGCACGACCCGAGAACGGGATATGCGTTGCACTGACCTTGCCACGATAATAACCGGGTTTCTGTTCCAGCACTTCACGACGGAAGTCCATGTGGAAATACGCCAGCTGTTGGTTGGCTTTGATCGCACGACTGATTAAGAAACGAGGCTCAATCATCTTACCGCGTGTGTACAGTAAGCTGATGTTCTTGACCGCATCAATTGCACCGGTGAAGACCGGGTCAATCATGATCCCACGACGGCCCTCTTCCGAAACGATAAGCTTCGGTGAGATAATCGGGAGATGACGGGTGAACATTCCATGCGATTGTGTTTCGAAGAACGTTTTCCATTGCTGACGGAGAATCTCGCTGGCTCCCGACGTATTGCGGTTGCTTGGATAAATCTCCTTCCAGACTTCCGGGTCAGTCAGCACGGCAAACACAGACTGATGTCGGTCAACGAAGTTTCTGATCCCACGCTCGAATCCACGTTCGGTTAAGATCCGCTTCACCACCTGCATACGTTTCGAATCTGCATCTTCTGGACGGTAGTACGGGTCTAACATCCACATCATCAAATCCGAGCCACGCTGCACAGTGACTTTGTTACGGTCGAACTTCTTCATCTTACCGCCGTAGAAGGCGTTGAACATTGCCCAGAATCGCGGACTGACGAAAAACTCCATTTCCTCTGGGGCACGAATCCAGACTTCAGATTCAATGCGGTGTTCAGTTACAGCATACCCGCACGTTGGGCAGACAACGCCCAAGTTATAGCGATGGGCAATCGGACGCTCACAGGTGATACTGCAAATCGGTGCACTGTTGAGCTGCTCATCGCGAATGCGGTTTTGCACCAACAAATCAATTTCTTCAGCGACTTTAATCGGGTCACCAGAACGCGCTACGTCATTGATAACCGTTGGCGGTTTAATGTTCTTCGCAGCTGCTTCGATGAACAAATCCTTCAAGTAGTTATCTTGGCATTCTAGTCGGCCCGAGATGCCGTAGAACTTAGGGGCTTTATGCACAGATTCCTCACTAACAAAAAAAGAGGGAAAAGCGGGGGCGTTAACCCCCGCTTTTTTTTCTTACACGTTAACTACGCAGCACCTTACAGGGTGAAGGAGTTGGTAGTCAGGTTCAGGCTGAAGCTGTCGAAAGAACCGTTGCTGCCGCCACCAGACAGAACGAAGGTTTCGTTGCCGTTGTTGGTGAACAGGCTGTTGCTCATTGCATCGTGTGCTTCCACACCGTTCAGCTGCCATGCAGACACAGCAGAGCGTACGCTGTCCAGCAGGGTCTTAGCGAACACCGGATGAATTGCCATATCCAGAGATTCACCAGTAGGACGGAACTCACGACCGCCGTACATAGACGCAGCCAGCTTCATCAGGTAGATGCGCTGTTCTTTCTGATCCATCTGACGGTTAGAGAATGACTGCGCATGCATGTAGCGGTACGCATCAGACTGCTTGTCGCCGAGGTGGGTCAGTACAGACACCAGATCCATGTCGCTGACAGAACGCTTCTCGCCAGTACCTACGTAGATACCTGCGATGGTCGGAACTGCGGCTGCGATGATGTGGCTGGTTTTCAGCTCAGTCACGCCACCGAGGTTCGCGGCCAAGACGTTACGGAACTTGGTGTCGCCCGGGAACATTGCGTCAGCAACGTTCAGCAGCTGTGCCAGAGAGTTCACGTTACCGGTTGCGATTTCCGCCAGCAGCGTTGACAGACCGCCCAGACCGTTACCAGCACGATGGGTTACAACCAGCGCAGCCTGAGCTGGGCAGAAGGTATCCAGTGCCATATCGATCGCGTCACGATTGCCGTCCAACTTCTTAACATCAACTTTCTCACCGCCCCAGCTCAGGTACGATGCTACCGCAGAGAACTTACGGTCGCTGTTGTTCAGAGAGTTTTTCAGCTCTGCACGCCAGCCGCCAATCTGTGCGATGTCAGCGAATGCTGCCAGTGCCAGAAGGTGACGTTCGTACGGTGCTTTAGAACCGGCCATCTGAGAATCGGTCAGCGTGACAACCACTTCGCCCTGCATCTGCTTCAGGTCAGTAACACCCTGCTGCTGAGGTTTCAGGCCAGTGTAACGCAGGTTAACGAAACCAGTTGCTACGGTCTTAGGCAGTGTACGGTCGCCGCCATTGCTCAGCAGAGTTGGACCTGCTTCGCTCTGGGTTTGCTGCTGATGGTTAACAGACAGTGCGAAACCAGCACGCTGTGGGTGAGCATTGCTGTCCGCGATAACGCCGCTTGGTACGCCAGCTACGTTGATTGCGAAACGGTCTGCTTTAGACAGTTTAACATCGCCCAGCGCGCCAGCGATACGACCAGCGATACCGGTCAGCATCTGACCCATCAGCTGCAATGCCCATGCGTCGTCCATCTGCTTACCGAGATCCGGTACGGAGTTCAGGCAGATGAAGGCCATGTTGCTGATGCCGTGTTTATCGGCAGCGGCTTTCTCAACGCTTGCCAGAACGTCTTTGTTTACCAGACTGGCGATGGTGTAGTAAGACTCAACGTTGTTGTTGATAACCACACGCATGCTGTCGCCCTTCTCGAACAGGACGATACCGTACAGCCACTGGTCATTACGCTGCAGAGCAACGTACGCCGCAGAAGCGAAGTCAGACTGGGAGATGGTATCAACCATGCCAATCTTAAAACGGTCCAGTTTGGCGTTCGGGTTTTCTTTCGCGTGGTTCGCGATACGGGTGACGAAATCATTCGCCATGGAAGAGACGGACTGCCAGCCGAAAGCTTGGTCCATCGTTACAGAGGCACCCAGGCTACCGAAGTCCAGAGAGTTGGAACCTTCGTTAACTGGTGCTGAATAAGCCGGTGCAGACTGCTGAGTAGTGGTAGTCTGAGCAGCTGGAGTTGGGGTAACTTCTTTGACCATGGTATATATTCCTTAAGGATTTAATAGAGTAATGTAGTACATCACGGGAATAATATCTGCCTGTGATATTTTACAATGTGGGTAAGCCGTCGCTTTGAACACATATACAGACAGTTTCACCGTTCTGTCACATAGATAATATCAATCTGTAATTATTTAGATTGTGGGGATTTCCTATGTGCAACCAAAGGAGACAGTCATGTTCAGTCACGCCGATTTAAATCAGGCCGCAATCAAAGGCATCTACGCGGACCCGTCCGCTATACAGATTGCCGCTGCTGTAAAAAATAACCAACAACGTATCCGCAGCTTCTTAGAACGTGCAGGTACCCGAGTTGATTCCAACCATTTGATTCTGGAGTTAATCACCAATGTAGGCTACGCGGGAGAAATCACGTACGACAATGTCGAATGGGCCTGCATGAGAAAACTCGCCGGAATCGGTAACGCGCTAAAACTTTCCTCGGTGGGAGAATTCGGCCAAGTACACAATGGCAAATTCATCACCGGCCAAGATGAGATCATTTCGCTGGTTGCACGCCCGGTTGATCCCAATCTGTCTTTTCAGGACTACACCCCGGCTGTCTACCTTTACCACGAGTATACCAATCTGAACTGGCAACTGGGTACGGGCAAACCACAAGGTGTGAGTATCATTGAGATTAACTTGGTGGCCCTGCTCTGGCAATACGCCAAAGGGGTGGAATACTACCAGCGAACCAAAACACCTATAACGTCTCCGGTTTACGCACAACAACACGTAATCGCCCGGATGCTACCCTCGTACATGGATATCGCATTTCTGAATATCCACCGTTGGGTCGCAATGGGACTGGAGGTGGAGAAAGATGTTCCGACCCGTGTTGTCCCTGTACCTCCGTTACGCGACCTTGCAGTGCGTCACGCCACCAAGATAGACGAAGCCCTTAAAAGAGGCTCGCCACTTCCCGGTGTGGTACTGAGACACATTCCACAGTTCTTCTCTACCTACGAACCCTCAACCGCCATTGACCGTATCCTCTTTAGAGAAAGCGGGTCGACACTGCAATCGAATTGGCCTCGGGAGATTGTGAACTGGGAGTGGGCGTTATTCTGTTATCAGTACGATAACCCGGCGATGCAGAAAGACAAGTCTAACCTGAAGGTTGACCTTGAGCGCTTTGAAGATCTGCGGGTACTTGAGAAACTCAAGCGTCCAGTGCAGAACCACTACAAGCACAGTCTCCTGTTTCCGCTTTATCGTATCCTTGAACAAAATTAGCAATTCTTTCCCCTGCGTGAAACACCCGTTAGGATGCTTCATATAATAGGGTAATAAAACCTGCACCGTTTGGTGCAGGGCTTTCTTTTTTTATTAGTCTGCCACGACAGGAATGATTCTGGCATGGTTATCAGCGCGCACAGACAGCACAGGCAGGCCAGAAACAAAGTCATCGTAGGAAAGGTCACGATAGACCAATTGTTGCTTGACATGGTCTGCTGAGAGCGTCTTAGGCTCCACCGTGCCTGCAGGCACATCAATCATGCCAATCACAACACTGTACAACTTCTCAGTGTTTCGACCAATAAAGACCTGCTTACCGAAATAGCTGCCCCGATCCATTTCGAAGTCAGGATGCTGCTTTAAGAACTCACGGGCAGCCGCGTACGCGGTGCGATGCAATGTCGCCCCGAGTGGTGTATCAAAACTCCCCGGTGAGGCACAGTAATGCAATTTACGAACAGAAACCATGGTTACTCCTTAATGATTAAGTTGACGATAACGCATGAAACGATCCGAGCACAACTTATCCACAGCAGTCTTTCGGTAAGTTCGCACTGAGATATCTTTTCCGTCTTCACGGATGGTAATAGCAAAATCAGGAAGCTCAATGAGGCGGGACGCGATAACAGGTACCCCACCGTCGCTGAAGCTGAAGCTTGCATGGTCCTCATCGTTAACCAGTCGGTTAATCAACTCCACGATGACTTCTTCTTCCGTTTGCCGACAGATGCTGAGACACTGCTTATCAACATCGGCATGGATTAGGTATTCTTTCACTCTGCATCCTCCCGCACGATGCCATGCGATTCAATCATCTTTTTCTTTTTGGGGTTAAACGCAGTAAAGCGGATACCCGTTGGGGAAACGTGGTGACAGATAATCTGTTCCAGTCCACGCTCCTCCAACTCCCGGCGCATCTCTGAGGCCATGGCGTGCGCTTTCGCCACAGCCTTCTGATCGTTGTAGTTCATTTATTCGCCAAGTAGGTGACCCGGAAGGGATGCTTGTCGCCTTTGACAACGACATCCTTTATCTGTACGCCCTGTGCTGCGTATTCCAACGCAGCCGTTCGCACCTTCTCTTCGTAGATGGCCGTGAGCTGAGGGTACCCTTTCTTCGCCACGTATTCATGCGCGGTGCGTGTCAGGTGTTCCATCTCATGCGGGCTGAGTGTAATCGCTTGCGTGTTCACATTGTGCACAGCGCGAAACACCAGTCCGTCTTTCCCCTCGAAGTGGCAATCCACCCGAGCTAGGCCCGGGCAATCACGTAACTTGTTCAGGTACTGCTCAACTGCATTACGAATCTGCTTTTCAATCTTCGTCGATAGCATCCTCGTCGTCCTCGTCTTCTTCCTCGTCTTCCCACAGCTCTTCACCGTCGTCGGCAGCACGCAGTTGCTCCATGACATCTTCGATAGAGGCTCCGTAGTAGTCTGACAACAGACGCGTACGGTTCTTATCAATCATGAACACACCCAAGCACTCCAGCGCATGGTAATAAGGTTCTACGGTTGCGAACGCAGAACGGCGAACATCTGCTACGGAGCTAAGATCTTCTGGCAGACCGAAGTTCTCAATCAGGTAGCCCGGGATAACCAATGTGGTATATTTGCGATAGTTGGTTTCTTCAAACCAAGCCTTCGCGCCGTTTTTGATAATCGGGTCTTTAATGCTTTCCAGCCAGTCGTTGATTGCGGTTTTGTTCTGGAGGTTAACCGGAAGCTTCACGCAGTCGTACGGTGGTTCTGGTAACATGCCATACTTCGGTCCGAAGATGGTGTTGTACATGCGATGGTAGTGGTATTGCTTCTCGTCACCGGTATAGGCCGAACGGTCTTTGATGTTCGTGGTTTTCAAGAAGTCACCGTTACCGGCTTTGATGGAGTCCATTACATTGTGTTCGATGCTGGCCACTTTCTCCAGCAGGTCCACAATCTTAATCTTCTCACCGGCTGCTACCTGCACACACAACTGCTTAATGGTTTTCTTGAACTCACGCATGATGATAGGCGGGATGTTCGAGGTACGCAGGGATACCCCTTTGACTTCGAGTTCCGGCTCTTTCTTCAGCTGACCTTCCTGCCCCGTGATAATGGAGAAGTAGTGCTTTGCTTTGGTGGTCAAGGCAAACGAGTCAAACTTATACTCGTTCTTCATGGCGTACAGGAACAGGCGTTTCTTCGCCACGCCTAAGTTCACCGACATGCTGGCCATCAGGTGACGCAGGTGCTGCGTTGCGATGTAGATCATGGCATCCGATACACGGGTCGCCTCTTCACCGTAATGCTTGCCTGTGAACCACTGTGCCCACCACTGTGCAGTCATCATGGTGGAGTCCGTATCTGATACCACACCCACGTTACGAATCACATCAGGCAGACGCGCGATGTTGATTGGCAGGTTCTTGGTGGTCAGGACGTTTTTGATAAGGCAGCTGTATTCACCGATGGTCTTTTGCAGGAACAACGCCGAGCGAATCAGCTCTTTGTATTTGTCCTGTACTTCCCACGGCAATGGCACCTTGGTCTCGTCGTTAATCAACTTAACGTCTTTGAACGATTTACCCTTTGGCACGATATCTGTACGGAACTGGGAGATGATGATTTTCATGTCCCCGTCTACAGATTTCTCAGCGGCTTTCCAGTCTGTGATTTCTTCTTCACAGGCCATGTCCTTGGAAATCAAGGCACCGATGAAGCCACGCATGAATTCGTCGTTGTATTTCGCCAGATGGAAGAAGTCACCCATGTAGACGAAGGCCGCACGCGCCATGTCGTGTGTGCGTTCAACGTAGTGACGAATCTTCGCCATGTTCTCTTCTGAGCGCCAGTAATCCTTCGCTGAGTATTCGATGACTTCCATGGTTTCATCAACCGTCGGCACATGCAGACCGTATTTGTCCATGCACGCTTTGAACTCAACGAAGTCGGTGAGTGTCGAGATGCTGAGGAAGTGGTCGATAACACGCGAGGCATTATCGTAGTGACGACGACCGCCCAGCAGACGTTCGTTACCGGCGTTACCAAACGAGGTCGCCGTACGGCACGTCGATGTCAGTGTAGAGTGCGCTGACTGGTTAAAGAGAATGGTGTACGGTGAGGAGAAGGCACCTGACATCCCGTTGTTCAGGGTTTTAACGGCGTTCTGCTCGTTCTTTTTGTTGGTACCCAGAACCGGATTACCGGCGGCGTAGGCATCCTGCATCTCACCTTTGATCACGCCACGTTTACGCACGTTATCGGCGGTAAACTCGGAAAGCTTAGAACGCTTTGCCGTCTCTGGCATGTAGAAGGTTAACGACGGTGCAAAGATAATGTCCTTTTCGATAACCTTACGGAATAACTTATCAACCGTGGTGTATTTCTCTTCACGGTCACCTGTGTTGGGGTTACGCACCCACATCTTACAGGTCGGGTAGCTATGCTGTAGCTCACCCTCGGGCCCGAACATGCTATTAAGCTGTTCGCGGATATACTCTTCGGTGTATTCCCCGCCGAGCATGGTAAAGATATAATGGGCAACTTGTTGCAGGTACGCGTCTTGAATATCAATATCACGGTCGTACTCGTCTTCCGTTAGCCGGAAGGGTTCTTGGTAGCTCACGGCTAACTCCTGTCCAAGTCTTCATCTATAATAGATAACGCTGCTGTGAAAAAAAAAAGAAGAACCTACCGCCGAAGCGGTAGGTCTTTCTTAACCGGCCATGTTGTCAACGATTTCGTATTTGACATCGCTGAAACCACGGGCAGCCAGAGCTTTGGTCATGAGGTCAAGCTCATCGCGGTTATCCAAGGTCACGGTAAAGTTCACTTGGAGGTTCTTGATGATTTTGACTTCACGGAGCCACACGTCAGCCGCGACATGTAACTTGTTCTGGCTATCGGTGTAGAGCAGGAACAAGCTCTTCTCGATTTTGTTCTCAGGCTTACTGACCAGTGTCGAGTAGATGTTGTTGTGCTTAACGCGAACATCCTCTGTCTTCTGTGCCTGATTGTAACCGATGTAACCCTGCACCACGACGCGGGACTCCTGTGCCAGAGCCTCCGTATCGTAGATGAGGTTAACCACTTGTCCCGGTTCGAACTGCTTAACATCAACTGTCATTTTCGCCCTCTTCAACTTCAATGAGCATTTTCATGTCCAGCATCGCTGTGTCCAACCGACCCGCATCCACCTTCACACGAATCGCTTTGATGCGATGACGATGGGCTTTGGTGAACATCTCCAAAGTGTCGCCGAATTCGTTAAAGATGATTTGAGACAGGTCTTGGCCAAAGCGGCTGATGGTGAATGAGACAATGCCGTCCACCACATCGAAGTTCCCCTTGTTCATCTCCTGACAGATTTCCGCTACCGGTTCCAGTTCATGGAAGATGTGGTCATTGACCTCACCCTCATCAAACTTGGAGCGAAACTTCCACTGGCGATGTTCACGGAGCACCTTCGCCAAAAACTCCTTGAGCTGTGACCGCTGACTAGCCGGCCAGTGCACAGGAACTTTGGATTTGGCGGACAGCACTAAGCCATCGTAAGCGGAGTCGAACAAAGCCTCTGGCGTGAAGTTGATGGGGTTCACTTCAAGCGAGAAAGGTGCAAGACCTTTAATCACGTCGTTCACAGCCTGCAGAAAATCCTGACCGTGATCGATATATCCCACAACGCCTAAATCGATTGAGTAGGCCTGCGGGGCGAGCACTCTGTACACCATGCTTACTCCTCAAACTTCAATAAGGATGTATGCCGTCCTTATCTCGTTCATTTCTAATTTGACCTTCACCGTGTCGGCAAACGCTTCATAGGTTAAGCCTGCATTGGCTCGAGCGGCTTCGGCGAGTTGTAGCAGGTGCTGGACCCGAATCAAACTATCTTCGCTTAAGCCTTCCGACCACCACCACTCATCGATATTGTCTTTCAACTCAATCCACGTATCAGGTGAGATACCTGATTGACGCAGTAACCGGAGCACCTTAGAGACGTCCGGTCGGGTGTAGGTCAGAAAACCTACCCCGTGACATTTATTCATAACCACAGCCTCTAAACACTCGCGGGCATATTCGCTCACGAAGATGTAGAAGAGTTCTGCGGTGCCGGCCGATAAGCGACTCATCCGAGTGAGTGCTTTCTGCATCGGTTCGGGGTTATAAATGTCCGCCAAGCTGAGGTATAGTCGCATCGCATTCCACCACCAAATTAAAGTAATCGTCACCAAAGTAGCGTTGCATCTCGCCGGGAAGCAAACTGTCAAACAAAGCAAAGAGCCCGGTTTGCGTTTCCATCTCATTGGTGAAGAGATCCAGAACAACCTGCATCGCTATTTGATGCTGCTCGTCTGTACCATAACTGTTAGGGAAAGTCTGTAAAGAATCCGTCACAAGCGCGAACTCATCTTGGGTGATGAACAGCATCGGCTTGGTCAGGTTGTCAATAATCGCATCCAGTCCTTTGTCTTCTTGGACTTGCCAATCCCCAACCGGGTCATGGGTATCTTCGAACAACAAATCGACCAGCGTGTCAACGCTACGGGCTTTCGTGGCGAGGGCATAAGCAAACGCGTACTTCTGATAGAGGGCTATGACCGCCTCGTCAGTTTCCACGAAGTTCAAATGCGACTTGTCCACGATTTGATAGATGTGCTCACGAACATGTTCGTAGAGTTTATCCACCCCGTAGCCTTTGACGATGTCAAGCATATCGTAAAGACCACGCATCAGATTTTCAGGCCTCCACCCAGTGAGCCAATCAACTCCATTACGACGTTCATCATAACAGGGGAGATTTGTTCCAGTGTTTGCTGGTTCTCCAGCTCCGGGTATTTGATTTGGCTAAAGTTCACCATCATCTCAACCGCGTCAGGCATCAGGTTACTGTACCGCGCCCCACAGAACTGCGGGAAGCGAGTAATCCAGAATGCTGACTCCGACAGGGCCGCGACGTAGAGTTTGGCAACATCTTGTATTGCGCGTCCATACGTCAGTAGCGATTCACCCTCAATGGTGATACCCCGCGCGTTGAGTTCTCGTGAAACAAACTGCATGGAATTCGGCAGCGTGTACTCAAGCTGACCGACACTGCCCTCTTGGACAAACGAGATGGCCAGATTAATGATGTTGTTCACATCGGTGTTAATCTCGCGCAGAATCGAATTGGGATCGAACTCGGTTAGAGGGCCAGCATTGTATTGGTAGTTGTGGATAAGGAAGTATTGTTCAGACATGGCACGTACCCCAGGGTTAATATTTTCCAGACACCCGAACCCAGACTCCACATCCAAGGTTCGCCTGTAACTGAGAAAGTGACTTCTTCTTCGACCGCATGCCACACCTTCGGTTCATTCACCATGTGATGAATGACGTTATGGTTGGTGAAATAATCCGTGACCAGCGGATGTTCCCACACTTGGCAGTAAACCCATGTACGGGCTTGGTTGTCGCTAATCGGTAATTGGCGACGACGTATCTCCATCAGGATAAACTGCTGGGCATAATAGTCGATCAACTCAGTCGAGTCTTGATACTCAAGATGAGTGAATCGACGCACCACGGCCATGATTTCCTTATACAACTCCGGCGTGTGCAGGAGAATAGTAATCATAACCGTTTTCCTCTAGAGGAATGTAGTAAATGAATTCACCTTGACGTTTGAGTAATAACCGATAGCCTTTCGGTGGCACTGCCAATTCCTCACACAACACCTCGCGTACAGTGCGGGTGATATGAAAGGATTCGAGAAGTGTTGTCCGAGGACGCGACGCACGACACAGTAACAGCACATGACGCGCATCCCACATCCCGTGTGGGCTAAAGGTATCAATCAGGTAATCCAAGACGTCGAGGATAGTTTGCCGGATAGCAACTTGGCAATCATATCCCGTGGTCAGGATGTCCGTCTTCAGCAGACTCTCGTAAGCCCTGAACGTCACGAACTTCAGACTCGTGACCCTCACGGTATCGTCCACCGGGGAATGCCTTACGGAAGTGGATATGTCGAATGTCTTCACCGAGTATTAACTCCAGAGTTAATAAGCGCCCGTTCCGACTGATGAGTGGATTGAGCGTAACCGTTGCGTACGGATTGAATCGAAGCTCCAGACGACGACAAGCTGAACGGATAAGCCGCTCTACCCCGTCACGGAAGGCCAAGAACATATCATCAAACGCAAGCTGTACTAAACACTCGGTCGACATCAACACAGCACGTTGACGTTCGACTTGACCCGTTGGCGTAACACCCAGAATACTTTCCTGAGTAGTCATGGTTTTCGTGACGAGCATCTCGGGGGGTTCAACCACACCGTATGTCACCAGATACGCGTTGAGTTGTTCCTGATTGGCAAACGGTGCAAGCAGGTCTTCAAAGTTCGCATTCTTCATGATAGGGATGGAGAGGAAGATATCCTCCAATGCTGTGTGTAAGAATTGGAGTGTTAACTTTTGGCGTTCACCCTCAGTCAGGGTTAAGCATCGGCCGTAAGGGGATAGGCTGATTGGTTCCCAGATCTGATTATGGACATCAATTGGTTCGATGTGTAGTTTGACCACGTTAGTACAACCCCATTGCTAAAGTAAAACGGCTGATAATGATTTCGGCCAAGCGAGTACAACATATACCATGCAGAACTACCGAAGTAGCGCTCAGCATGCTTAAGCACAGTGCTTGGAATGTCGGGATGCATTCCCGGATAAAGCAGTTCCTGCATCGCGTTGACAAGCAACTGTGGCGTGCAGAGATTCTGTTGTTGGTACAGCTCGAACACGACATGGGTCACATTAGATACTCCTTACGATTAATCATGGTGATAATATCTATCTAAATCTTTTTTACCTTGTGTCATGCCGCACAGAATAGCACTGTAATGTAATTTTAGTATACATAGGTACTGACCCTTAGCCTTTTGCTATGGTGGCCGCAAAACGTTTCTGAGGAGCGTAAAATGAATGTGTTAGATGCTTGCCTACGCCGCATTCGTCGCAAAATCCCAGAGCCAATTCTTCGGGCCGCTTTTGTCCCGGAAAATATCAGGCTCTTAGGTATTGCCAGCAGCGTTGATAATGAAATCATGAACCGCGTGCTGCGTGAGTATGTTATTCCTGAAGTGGCCCGTATCGGTCAGTACATGGAAATCGACTTAACTTCCGCCACGTACGAACCCGACCCCATTGACCAATACAGCCGCGTCTATTTCATCGATGAGCAAATCACCGGTGGACGTGAACTGGTTGCCGCACACGTTGCAGTAACCCCGGTTGCCGGTCAGGCCTATACGTTACCCCCAGCCGGTTCTTATCTGGACGGTGTCTCATCAGGTGTACTGGCGTCGGTTAACAAAGTCGTGGACAGTAACTCGGCCATGCCGCGTATCTCATCTGCAGAGGTGCGCATTGCCGGCCCCAATGCCATTGTGATTAAAGACCCGGGGATGTTCGTTTATGCAACGAAGATTATGGCGCAGTTTGCCATGACCGAAGAGCTGAACGAAATCAAACCGGCTTTCTTCCCGGTGATTGAGGAGCTGGCTGAGTTCGCCTGTAAGAGTTACGTCTACAACAAACTCATCTTCGACATGGATGCCGGTCAGTTACAGAACGGTATGCAGTTCGGTGCGTTTGCAACCGTAATTGAAGGTTACTCCGATGCGGGTCAGATGTTTGATGACACCGTACCCAAAGTGCGTCGTTGCATGGTTCACAACGATGACATCGGTGACCGTTTCAACTACATGTCCGGTGGTCGTTTCACCGCGTAAGTCCTGCCCGCCGAAAGGTGGGCAGTCTTTTCTTTTTTAATGCAAAAAATAAAAGCGTGTTGACCTGCCCGAAGACAGGTCTCACATGCGGGTGTATTTTAACATTGCTGTTGTGTAATAGTTATAAACTCGGTGAAAGATATCGGCCAGCAACAAACTTATCAACGCCCCAATACAGGTCGCAATAAACGGTCGCTCTGGATTCAGTAACCGAAAGCCAATCGGAACAGTGATTATCGCAGTCAGGAAAAAACTGAACACTCCCCAAACGAACATCACTTTCAAAGTACGCACAAACACTCCTCGGTCAGTAGAAATAAGATAACCCTGCCCGGAAGCAGGGTCTTACTTAACCGGGCTGAAAAATATCTTTAAGGTGTGCAGTGGTACCGTGCTGCCACGCCACACCCTCACGCACGATAGCTTCCTGAGCGTTGATGACTCGACGCAAAGAGATAACGTGCTCTGCCGCACCGGCGATAGGATACCGCGGGGGCACAGTTGCTTGACGTACGAATTGGGTAACGTCTTCACAACCGTCTGTTTCAGACCAGTCAATGGTGGCCCCTTTCGGGATATCCATTGGTTGGGTATTGTCAGCTTCATCTGGGTGCAAAGCAAAACCCCACTGAATAGAATTCAGGAGTTCTTTGTCCAGTTCTGACGTTGGCTCAATATTAGCCAAAGAATCCGGATGGGCGCGGATAACGTCCATCGGTCGAACTTTGATGCTCATGATAAAGGTCTCCTTGAGAGAAGCTACAGCACACACTTCCCTATAATGAGACCGGGTGCCGTAAAAAACTTAGTGGACGTTCTCGATACGGTTACCCGTAGCGTAGGCCATGGAATGGATGCAGTCCGTTACGATAGCAAATACTTCATCACAAGGAATCGCACGATCGACCAATGCCTGTGCCATAGAGGCAAAGAACCGCACACCCACTTTTGGGTTGTTGCGCATGGCACCGGCTTCGGCTGTGGAAATGTTGTACTGTGTGGTGTAAACCGGAACATCAGCACCTTCACGCATGGCCATCTCATCGCTGAGCTTCAGGCCGGCAATCCAGCTTTGGAACATAGGCAGTGTGCCCATGACTTCCATTACGTCAGATTGAATTTCATCGATGCGTGAGCGTTCGATAAAGTCGTTTGGTTTGATGCCGTTTTCCAGTAATTCAAAAAAGCTAGATGTGGTTTGCATTGAGGTCTCCTATCGCCTTCTATAAGAAATCATGCATGAAGTAAAAAAAGAAAAAAAAAGAGCCCGAAGGCTCTTTCTCTTATTACACTTTAAAGAATGTCCGTGCACCCATAACCCACTCCTCTTCGGTGTGGACGGCACGGAGTTCTTTAGGCACAAACAACATTGGCTTGATAAGCACCGTACCCGGTCCAGAGATGTAGGGCACATCCACAAAGAAAGCCGGCAAGCTTCCTTGTAATGCCGTCGCCTCAAGTTGTGCCGCGCCGTTAACGAAATGCTCCCCATCAACAATGAGAATCCTCCCGCCCTCCAGATACACACCGGGAATAAACTCATTCGTGCGAATACCAATGTGGTTTGGATTTTGCATGATGCGAATCACATGGCTACGGAAGGACTGGTCTTTCTGTGGATAGAGTTCGCAGAGCTTGCCGAGGGCGAAGGCCAAGCGGTGTGAGTCGCAGTGCAGGTACTTAGTAAAGCACAGACGTTCTGGATTGAGGTTCCAGCCATTCTGCAGTGTGTGGTTGCTGTGACACACGGCCGCCATGGTGAACAGTGTAGCGATGGACTGGTACGCATCCTCGGTATACCGCTCAAGGTTGCGGGGCAGGTAGCCGCTATCAGCATTGATGTCGTACACGTCTTGCTTGGCATCCATCTCTGCAATGCGGGTAGCGAGGGGTCCGCGTTTGATGCGCAGATTCTCACCGATGTACTCAAGCTGACGAGGCCCGCCTTCAAACGCATCGGTTGAGCTGCGCCATAACCCATCACCGAAGTGACGCACGAACTCCAATGACCAAACCGTAGCATGGAGTGTCGGGCTGCGGTACTCCAAGAACTCATTGTCGGTGAACTGGAAGACGGTACGGCCTTTGGCATAACCGGCGAACTGTAAGGAGATAGCATTGGTACGTTTGTACTGCTGCATGTCCTTGACGATGGCGTAGGCTTTCCAGAACTCGAGGTTAGCCCGTGGTAATGCATAGCCTGCCATACCGAACTGACGCGGTAACCAGAGGCGAATATTTCTGGCTTGCTGGAACGTGTAGCCTAATCCCTGTAAGCCGCTCAGTGCATCAATCTTAGGTGCACCACTGCGGGTATTACTGAAGTGACGATTTTTCATTTTTTACTGGCCTCTGTGACAAGTCGATTAAAGTGAATACATCTTCGTTCACAGAGATGATATCTATCCGAAATAAAATAGAGTATTCCCCTCTCCAAAACGGAGAGGGGGTACCCTGGTGTGGTCGAAGTCTTTCTAACTACCTGGGCAGTATCCGACGGGTCAGGTTCAGACACTTATTAGCAAGCGCGCTAATGTGGATTGTCGGGTAGGCTGACACAGCAAGCATCCATGGGGGGAAGCGAACTACCTACCCGACAAACGGGGTTTGCTCGAACACCTTTTAAACCACCGCCAGGCGAGTTAAAGGAATGGTATCCGAGCAATGGGGAACAGACAAAAGCCCGTAATGGCTCTGGGCGTATGTGCAGTAGAAAAACCTATTCGGCTTCTGTCTGTATTGGGTTTTGCGCTGAGACGCCTGCACGTGTTAGGTTGAATGAAATTTTTCCGGAATGCCATTCACAGTTATCTCAGAGCAAAGGTGGCTGGTGATGCAGGAATCGAACCTGCGACATATGGATTAACAGTCCACTGTTCTACCGACTGAACTAATCACCAAGAAATGGGTCAACGGTTATGGGATTCGAACCCACCTAGTCTGTTCGCGAGCACAGTGCATCACAGTTTTGCTTACCGTTGAAAATAGTGGCCGCTTGCCCCCTAACGACTTAACGTTAGACGACTCATCTGGGATTGCTTTGCCCCAGACTATACACCCCGCGCGCCCATTGGTTTCGTCAAGAGGGGATGATCCTTTTAACGTGTGTAGGTGACACCCCTCCGAATCCCACGGAGTTCTAAAGGCTGCACTTAGCGGTCCTCACCATCTACGCCCGCAGGCTACGGTTAACGACTGATGCTTTTATTGGCTGCCATCCCTCAATCGCGTAACGCCGAAGCGTGCTAGGGGAAGGTGTCATTGTAGGGTGAACGCTCGGTATCTAAACCAGTTAACCAAATGGGGGACACTCTGCAGGAGGAGACCCATTCAGATTACACGCTCATTGATTGGCGGAGAATGTTGGATTCGAACCAACGGTACCCTTACGGATACACTCCCTTAGCAGGGGAGCGACTTAAGCCACTCATCCAATTCTCCAGATATGGCAGTGCTGATGGGATTTGAACCCACGATTTCCTACGTGACAGGCAGGCGTCTTAACCGCTCGACTACAGCACTACTGTTTGGCAGGGAAGAGAGGACTCGAACCTCCAACACCCGGTTTTGGAGACCGGTGCTCTACCAATTGAACTACTTCCCCAGAATTGCGCATCGCTTGCTTGGTGGGGTCAACCACCTCACTAGTACACTCCCCGCGAAGAAAGGAATCGCGTAACCGCTAGTAGTGGCGACTAACCACCCCGCAAGGTTACGTTCTTGTGTTTGGTATTCCCGACGAGATTTGAACTCGTGTACCGTCAGTGAAAGTGACGTATCCTAACCAACTAGATGACGGGAATATTTGGTACACCCACGGGGATTTGAACCCCGGTTAACTGCTCGAAAGGCAGCGGTCCTAACCGCTAGACGATGGGTGTATAACTGGTGGCACGGGTTGGATTTGAACCAACGAAGCCCGAAGGCGGCAGATTTACAGTCTGCTCTCGTTAACCGCTTGAGTACCTTGCCAGAATTCTTTATACATAACAAGAGGGTTGTGTTGTGGAATTGAACCACGAAGTGCTTACGTCCGTTTGCCTGCCGTAAACCCAACTCACGCCAACGTGACACAACCATTGCACATATGTACTGAGATAACTTGTTATTTTTGCAACAGTTTATCTAAGCGCACATGTCTTGTACATAATACAGTGTAAACCTGTAATTACATTTTTGGAGCAGACAGTCAGGTTCGAACTGACGACCCTCTGATTGGAAATCAGATGCTCTACCAACTGAGCTATGCCTGCAACATATATACTAACTAAAGGTTAAACGGGTGTCGATGGACTTCTTCTTCTGAGCCTGTCCGCGGACAGGTCTTAGCGCCTCCAAGCACCGACCCCTATTACTTTCAATTCGTGACGTACCGGCCGTTTGAGGTACCGCGCCAACTGCAGCACACAGCTGCTCTTTCGCATCTGGGAACTCAATCCCATCAGTTATTTTCAAATTGTGGGTGAAGGTTGCCTATGTCAGCGAGTCAGCTTAATGGGCTGGTGCTTGACCTTCTTCCTTCACGACGTTCGCCGCAGTTGAGGGCTTGCGCCCTGAAACAGGTTTATGGCGTACAGTCCCACAGCCTGATAACCAATAAGTATCGAGCCTCCAGAAGCGCATGTTGCTAATGACATTCCGAAGAAGGCCAAGAGCATGATGCACAAAGGCTCTAATCATTTTACGCTCATCGAATAAGTTGTGGACGGACGGGACACCTACCGGATTAGCAGTAGTGCTTTGTGTGTCCCGGCTGCGCAAGGCTTAAGGGTCTGCTTGCGGTCTTAGCATGCGATAACCGTTATCTCGCTTCCGTCGCGATGGGGATATCAGCCCGCACCGCTGAGTTGTCAGATAATTACTTCGCTGTGCCGAGGATACGAGACTGATTCTTCAGTAGAATCGTCGACACGGCTTCAAGCAGATCGTCGCTACTGTTGTTGTTGGCAACAACAAGCGTGGTCGTACAAGGAACATCGACACTGCCACCGAAGAATGCGCCGTTAACTTTCGCAGACTCTTTGGTGTACACGGATTGACCGTTAGGCAGTTTGTCGTTAACGTTCCACGTTGACATATCAATCATCTGCAAGCCAGAACCGTCCTGATTAACCGCATCAAGGAACTTGTTGTTCTTGCCCGGAGCCGATACCCACAAGAAGGCGTCGTATTCACCGGTAGCCATTTTGGCCAGTGAACGGATACCGCCTTTTGCGTAGGTCTCAGCCTTACCATATTCTTTCACCAGTTGTTGCAGATACTGCCAGCTGGCATACGAGCCGCTATCAGGTTCGCCAACCGCAATCTTCGCGCCGTTGGTGAGGTCTTCTGCTTTACTGATTTTGCCGTCTTTCTTCACGGCTACCCAGACGCACTCTTTGGCCAACTGGCCAACGATGTCAACGTTCTGCGCTTCGTTCGGGTGCTTGTTGCGCCAGAACTGGAATGCATCTGCCTGCGTGAAGCCAACCTGTGCTTCATTCGCCGCGACTTTGTCGAGGTTATCCAGCGACCCTTTGGACGGGACGACCTGCGACTTGTTACCGAACTCGGCCAGAGCACCGGCTAAGTTCACCCCGTAAACGGAGTTGTAGGTTAAACCCTGCTGTCCTGTGGTGATGACCACATTCTCGCCTGCCAGTGCCGAAAAGCTGAAAAGTGCCAATACTCCAATGAGTAACTTTCTCATGATTGTTGTTAACCTTGTGTTAAGAAAGAAAGCGTGCTAAGGGGAACGTCCCTACCACGTATCAGGTGCTCTTCCGTTTAGGAATGAGTCGCTTGATGACAGGCCAAGCCAGAACGACGACAAAGCCGATAACGAGAACGATACCGAACAGTGTCATGATTCGGCCAACGAAGTGACCGAGCAGCATGAAGAACAATGCCGCCGCGATGTACAACTTGGTCTTCAGTTTCATTCGAGTCTCGAAAGAATCAAAATGGAGGAGCAGGGCGGAATTGAACCGCCGTAAAGTGATTTGCAATCACTCGCCTAAGCCACTCGGCCACTGCTCCAGTGTGGTGGGCCGAAGCCCACCGTTATCTAGCCTGCACAAAATGACTCATGGACAACGCCCGCCGGTAAGTCGGTACGACCGATACAGGTAACGCTCAGGCGGATGCCTTCTTCGCAGCTACCATCACAG